GATTACAAGTTTCCCGTGCTGGTGCGCGGTAGGCATGGCGTCGGCAAATCCGAGGTAGTGTATCAGATTGCTGCTGATCGCAACCTTCCGATTGTCGAGCGTCGTGCAAGCCAGATGACAGAGGGTGACTTGCTTGGTCTTCCCGATACCTGTGACACCGCTATCAGTGGGCGCAAGGCTACCACGTGGAACGCTCCAGATTGGCTTGTGACGGCTTGTGAGCAACCCGTGGTACTCTTCCTCGATGAAGTGGACCGGGCAACGATGGAAGTCCGTCAGGGACTCTTTGAGTTGACCGACAGTCGCAAGATCAACGGCTGGAAGCTGCACCCCGAAACCCTCATTGTCGCCGCTGTCAACGGTGGCGAGCATGGCGCACAATATCAGGTAGGAGAAATGGACCCTGCCGAGTTGGATCGCTGGACCGTGTTCGATGTCGAGCCTTCCGTAGAAGACTGGCTCACCTGGGGCAAGGACAATGTTAATGAAGTGCTGTGGGACTTCGTGAACCACAACCGTCAACACCTTGAGCATCAGGGCGAGCATGAGCCGAACAAAGTTTATCCTTCTCGCCGTAGCTGGAAGCGGTTTAATGATACCGCTGTTCCCACTGGCGCGTTTACCGAGGATGGACAGAACGGCGAGTTGCTGTATCAGCTTGCAACCGCCTTTGTCGGCTTTGAAGCCGCTGTAGCACTTAAGGACTTCGTTGAGAAGTATGAGTGGCAAGTGACGGTAGAGGATCTGCTTGACAACGGACAGATCGAGCGCACCGAGAAGTGGGGCATCAATGACCATGCTGCGATGATCGAGAAGCTGGACGCCTCCGGTGTCCTGGCTGAAACGCTCAACGAGACACAGGTTAGTAACCTTGCCACCTATTTCGTCTCGCTGCCCTCGGAAGTGGCCATGAAGTTGTGGACCGTCCTGGGAGACACCGACAACATTGAAAATGTCGTAGCACTCCACAAGGCAGAATCGGCCTCTGGACAGAAGGTTAGTGAACACCTTGTGGAAATCCTGGGAGGCTCCCAGGAGTGAGGATCTTGAAGGCTGGCGACCTACTAATCAGGGAGCGCGATAAGCGCCCCTGTATCGTCTTGGAGGTCCAAGAGAGTACGAAACCCCAGTGGGGCACCCTGGACGCCAGCAGACGGCGATACAGGCTCTTTGAGAGCCATTCTGGAGTGTCCCGCTGGGTAGTCGATACCGAGGTTGCCGTCAAATACACCCTAACAACCGATTGACATTCACTTGACAACTTTTCCCTGGACAAACCTACGTACCCATGCTATATTGTATGTGTAGAAAGGAAAGAACCCTATGAGCGACGACAAACCCACTCCCTTTGACTTGAACAAGCACACGGCGCGCCTGCTTATGCGCGAGCCGTTTTTCGCTGGGCTGTCTCGGCGGATCGACAAGACCCCGACGACTGAGATCCCGACTGCCGGTGTTCGCATTAATCCCGAACGGGCACAGTTTGAGTTGATGTATAACCCTGACTTCATGGCGAGCCTTAGCGACAAGCACCGACTTGCGATCTTGAAGCATGAGTTTTACCATATCATCTTTGAGCATGTGACACACCGCAAGCCTGCCGATGGCATTAGCCGCCTGGACAACATTGCGATGGATCTGGCAATCAACGGCTTGCCCGACATGAAGACTAACCTTCCCAACGATGCCGAGCCAGGACCACCGACCGGATCGGCTGGTGAGCCCATGAAGGCATGCATCCCCGGAGAAGGGCCATTCGCTCACTTGCCTTGTGAGAAGTCCTATGAGTGGTACAAGGCAGCACTCCAAGACATGCAGAAAGAGAAGCCAGAAGGCGAGCCAGGGGAGCCAGGACAAGGCGAGCCCGGTGATGGCGATCCCTTCGGCGGCATGGATGCGCTGGACGATCACGGCGAGTTTGGCGAGGGTCAAGGCACCGCAGACGAGATCGCTAAGGAACGTCTGAAGGAAGCGGTAAAGCAGGCAGCAGAGGAAGCCGAGAAGGCTAATAACTGGGGCACTGTTTCAGGAAACACCCGGCGCGACATTATGGATCGCATCGCTACTAAGGTTGACTGGCGCAAGGTGTTGCGTTATTTCGTGAAGACCACGCAACGCTCCGACAAGACCAGCACGCCGAGGAAACTGAACCGCAGATTTCCACGCATCCACGCAGGAAAGCGCGTCCGTCGTCACGCTCGCATTGCTATCAGCATCGACCAGTCTGGATCGGTGGATGATAAAATGCTTCAAGCGTTCTTCTCCGAGTTGAACAAGTTGGCCGAGATTGCCGAGTTTACTGTTATCCCATTCGATTCAGTAGTGGGCGAGGATAAGATTTATGTATGGAAGAAGGGTGCAACCCGCAGAACCGAGCGCGTTATGTGCGGCGGGACTTGCTTTAATGCTCCAACCAAGTACGTGAACGAACACGGATTCGATGGACATATTATCCTTACTGACCTGATGGCACCTAAGCCGATGGCGAGCAAGTGTCAACGCATGTGGATGACGACTAAGGCATACGCGGCGCGTCCCTACTTCCAGACTAACGAGCGAGTCATCGCAATCGACAGTTGACAAGCACTTGACATTTCGGGGTAGACAACCTGCCCCGAATATGTTATATTGCTATATACAAACAGGAGATCCCTACTTATGGCTCGCACAACCTACGCCGACCGCTTGAAAGCCCTTATCACCAACCCCGCTATGTCTGCGCGTGACTGCCAGTTTGCAAGCAGCTTGCTTGCCTACTACGTCAAGCGCAAGTCGCTGACCAGTGGCCGCGCTCGCTGTGTGCGCGAGCTTGAGGCACGGTACAGCGCCGAGGCAGTAGCCGAGCGTGCAGCCCGCACCGCACCGCTAACGGCTCGATTGCAGGCGCTCACTGCCCGTGTGACCGAGGGTTCATGGGCTGGCGGGTTCGTGGAGTCTTTGACCGAGCAAGTGGCGTCAGGACGCAACCTAAGCCCACGCCAGATCGAGATCCTGGAGAAGATCGAGAGCGAGCATAGCGACGAGGCTATTAATGCTGCCGCTTCCTGGGATGCCGACTTCTCCGATGACATGCGCGACCGGCTGACCGTTGCGGCACGTTATTATCGTCGCACTGGCTACTTTACTAACCTTGTGGATCGTGCGTTGACCCCTGATGGCCAACCGACCGCATTTATTCCGACTGAAAAGCAGTATCGGAAGGTCACCGAAAACAAGTATGCACAGAAGGTATTGACCGCGCACTATGACGCGCCAAAGTACGCCACTGGCTCGATGGTGCAACTGCGCCCGAGTTGCGGCTATCTCGCACGTTCCAAAGCAGGCGACAAGCCCTGTGTCGTTATCTCGACCACGGAGCCCATCGTGAGCGCGTGCAAGGGTGCAAAGATGTATCGGATCTTGCCCATCGGATCCGCAACTATGATCACAATCGAGGAGCGTCACATTAAGAAGGCGCGAGGAGTATAAACATGAAGAGAATCCTAACCAACAGTAAAGTGATCGAGGCATGGCAGCGCGGAGAACGCGCCGCTAACCATCGTGGCACACTTCAATGTTACAGTGATGGCACGCTGTATAGCTACAACCTGCATATCGGCCAGCGCACACCGTCAGGAGTGTGCATTGTGGGCGATTACACGGCTCCTGGCGGGGGGTTCAAGTCAGTGACTACCTCGTGCCATGTCGGACGCGCCAAGCGCGTTCCTGGGGTCACTGTGATGCACCCGCTTGTGTGGGTCGATTCTCCGTTGAGTAACGAGGAAATCCCATTCTAACCCGAGACAGATTATGGAAGACAACAATATCATTAACCTTGTCGAAATCCTTGAGGAGAAGGAAAGACAGAAAGAGAGAGAAGAAGAAATGGAAAAGGCCGAGCTACGCGATCAACTGCAATGGGTGTTGCAGAAACTCCATGAGAAGAACATCACCTATCGAGCAGAAGACGAAGAAGAAATAGGGTTTGATGCTTATGAGCGAGTTCCTAAACGTAACTGGTTCCAGCGTTTTCTGGACCGCTTTCGATACGATTGACACACACTTGACAACCTAAACCTTGACAGTCACCCCGAAAAGTGCTATATTGTATGCATACAACGGAGAGAACTATGACCACTTTGCCCCTTGAATCCGCCGCATATGCCTGTGAGGGCGTTATTACCGCTGTCGCAGTCCTGTCGCAAGTGCTGGAAGTCCAGCGCGTTGCGCCTGAAGACCCGCAGACCCCTGACGCAGTTAATCTGCTGTTGGAAGCCTATGCACTCGCATGCGTTGGTAGCGGCTGCGTAGCGGAGGCTTAGAATGACTATTAAAGTTGTACGCGAGAACCGCAACCCCCGAGATCATCAGATCCGAGTGGGTGATCTGATTCGGATCGTTAATCACGATCCAACAATGTCGATCCCCCTGGCGGCTGTCCCGCACACTCTCGGCCTTGTCACAGAAATGGGAGAACCGGCGACGTGCCCCGACTACGTGATCGCTGTCTTCCCGCACCTGGGCGAGACAGTCGTATACGAAGACGAATGGGAAGTGATTAGTGTTTGACGTGGGAACCATTGTATCAGTTATTTCGACCGACCAGCCACTTAAAGGGATCGTCGTGCCGAATGGTTTTGATCCACCCGTGCATATCAACGCGGATCTTAAGACTCCGCCCTATCCGTGGGATGATCTTCCCGGTGTATCAATGGTGCTGATTACAAGTAGCGGAGAGTATCAAGGAAAAGTGTATCCCTTTCAGAAGCATCAACTGGAGATTATAAGTGACTCAAGTTAAAGTCAGTATCCCGCCCGCGCTGTTCACAGCCCCGAGCGGTCAACGCTATGCGGTTGCAGGCTCACAGTGGATTCGTGTGCCCCTGGACACGACTCACGCGACCCTTGACCAGTTTGTGAGCTACTCGCCGCCAGAAGTCCAGCAGGACGACAATAATGGATCGTGGCAAGTGCAAGGCTCCAAGGGCAACACTTATACTGTGCGCGTTCGCGCCGGTCAGTGGTTCTGCTCCTGTCCTGGCTATGGCTTTCGGCGCAAGTGCCGACACATCGAGGAGACAAGAAATGCAAATCGGTGATTTGATTCGTTTTGTTAATACGGGTTGTCATGGCGTGGTTCTGTCCGTCCGTCCGTCCCGCCACCACATCGATCCCGACTGGATTTATGTCTTGTGCGGTCCTGATGCTGATGGCCACCGGGCAACAGGCGAACCTACGGCTTTTCCCAGGGACTACCTCGCAAGAGTGTCGGAGGTTATAAATGCAAGTCGGTGATCTCGTAGTGTTTAGGGATGACCGGGTGCCTGGAGTGATTGTAGCAGAAAGGCGCGACGATCCGCTCCCCAAGAAACTCCGTGTGGGTGTATTGTGGATCGATTGTAATGATGTGTCGTGGGAGCCAATCCAATACTTGCGAGTGATAAGCGAGACAGATAATGAAAATCGGTGATCTAATAACATTTCAGATTGACTATGATTCAGAGTGTATTGAAGATATAGGGATTGTCACAGAAATAGAACCGACTCTTGGTTATGCCATAATCGCATGGCCGTGGGGACAGGGGCGACACCGCACATGCGGGTTGCATATATTAAGCGAGAACGGAGAACAAGAATGAATATGAGAAAAGCATATATTATGATCGCAGTGGATATTGCGCTGTGGATCATTATGTTGGGCTTAACGTGGCATTATGTAACATGCCCGTTGACGTAAAAGAGGGAAGAGGAATGTATAAAAGAATCGAATGTAAAGACGGCTTCAGTATGAGCGTTCAAGCAGGACAGGGACACTATTGTGATCCCCGTGACGATACTGGCCCATATAATAGTGTTGAGTGTGGATTCCCAAGCGAATACGAAGAGTTGATCATAGCCTACGCAGAGTCAAGGCACGAACCGACTAAAAGTGTATACGGTTGGGTGCCTGTCGGTGTCGTGACTAATGTAATCGCCAAGCATGGCGGCCTCGTCGGCGGAACAGTGCCTAATGGCGTAGCACCACTAAAAGGGGGCGAGAGTGATTAAAAATATACTATTAGTATTAGGTATCATCATAGTATGGGAACACAGGTATGGTATCATTAAGTTAATAGAAGGTATTTGATGTTTCTGTTTGTCTTTGCTAATGTGGTTATACTTGTATCAATGTGGTACGTAGTGGATCAAAGTGGAGCGTGGTGGTAGTGTGGATGTATGTGATATGGATATTTCTATTCTAAATGTATATTTATTTGTGTTGGTTTGCGGTGGTATGTGGTTTAATACTTTATACCCTGCCCGGATCGCGCTGTCAACGGGTGCGTTTTGATACGCCCACGCCGTCGCATTAAACCGCATGCCGTATACATTCTTATACGGTGCGCCGGGATTGATGGCCGAGAGAAGAAAACATAATGATTAAACGTATCAAGAAAGCAGCGTGCCTATCCCACAGAGTGCTGGGGTATAGTATCTTACTCGCCGCCATATATGCGACAGCGTTGGGTTACATGTATAGTAACGCCAAGCATGACAAGAAACATTAACCTTTAATATGTGTACGGTCAGCTCACGAACATTAACCTTAGCCGACCTGAGCCAAGCGAGCGCAGCGAGCGATTAATGGCCGAGAGTAACAAAAATATATATATAAAACATATATAACAGACAAAGCTTTTACGCGACAGCAGTACCCCCCACCCCCCTCCTACCCGGAATCTATGTCACACTATAGGAATAGATGTATCAGCCGGGCTAGATCCCTTTTCGATATCGCTAAGAAAAAATCAGAATATTGAGTTTGTTAAAAATGCGCCGGTAAAAATTTCCCAAACCTACCTACTACAGGATGGAGACTAAAGAAAAGCGCTTTCGATGCCGCATGATGGCCGCAGACTCAAAGTGTCCAAAGTGTGGTTTCCGAGTACATTGGAGTTGCAACGGAACCAAAGGCTATGCCTACTGCGGACATTCACCCACCGCCACACGTATGTGGATCCCAGGTTCCCCCATAACGTTTTGTGAGTGGGAAGGCAAGTGTAAGCGCAGACCAGACGGAAGAGTAGAAATATTTTATTTAGAAGAGATATAGCATGCCATTCGACAAGCTATATCTCAAAGTCAAGTGCAATGTGTGCGACGGTACGCGCCTTCACAACCACGGACACCATGACCCACATGAGCCGTACAAGTGGAAGAGGTGCCCATATTGCGATCCTAACGGGCACGTCGTCATTGAGGCAACCCCAGACCTTATTGCCGACTACATCGCCGGCACAGACGATTTAACGCGCCAACGATTGTGGGAGAAACTAGTCGAGATTCAAGAAAAGAAATAGTTATAGGCATGAGGGCCCGCTATAAGAAGCAGCAATTCGTTGTTGGAGACTTAGTATACTACCGAGGATTCGAGATATTCGAACGCCACCCACCCGACAATTACGTTGGCATTGTGGTAGGAGAGCCTTCAGATGCATATGCTTCCGGAACATATTATGTATTTTGGTTTAAATCAGGCTTGACAACAAGGATGCATTGTGATAATATGACATTAGTATATGAAACAGAGCGCGCACCAAAAGAGTGATTTAGTCAGATGGTATGACTACTATGAAGATAGAATTGTGCGAGATGCAGGACTGGGCGTCGTTGTACAAGATCGTGGACATGGCGGTATGTACTTGGTGTATAGATTTAAACACGGTAATACGATGTGGTACGACTCATATGACCTGGCCCCTATAGAGGAAATAAATGCTCCAGTTCCCGAAAGGTAAACTATTTATGAATATGGCTGATGAACAAACTTTACCGCTTCGCAATCTTCGTTATCTTATCCGAGAAGCTTTGACAAAAACTGATAAAGCTGAAATTAAGAGTATTGTTCGCAAGGAACTTGAGAGCGAACTTAAAGCTAAGCTTTCCAAAGCTGTTGAGGATGAAGTTGCAAAAGCGCTTAAGGACAAGTCGACGAAAGAAGAGATTGGCGAGATCGCCAAGAAGGTCCTTAAAAAGCTTTACAAGGACCTCTCCATGCATCACCCATACATTATCGACCGAATCAAGGTGTAATTTGAAAGATATTTTTACTGTATTGAACCAATTTGCGTATGCAGGGTCTTTTATCAAGGATCTCACTCATCAAAAGAGATCGCTTGGTTATGTGCTTGAGGTCAATAAAGAAACCAACATGATGCGAGTGCGGTTTCCTAAGATCGGTCGAGATGCTTGGATAGTGTGGGGAAATCACGGCCATTATAGAGTTATTGGTAAATAACGAACTATTTATCACCTAAGAGCCAAAAAACAAAGGATTTTTGCAATGAAACTAATTTACTGGAGTGCGACGGCGATTGCGCTTGGTGCTGTTGCTCCGCAACCTCACTATTTTCAAAGTAACGTTATAGAGCGCGATCATGTGGAGGTGGTTTATTTACCAAACAACACATGTCATATTACGGGACCTTTGATTACACCTGCTGCAAATTATAAGGATTATGTGAGAGCATGCCTTAATAATCAACATTTAAGAAAAAAGATCAACACTTACCTCCCTAATTAAGGGAGAATGGAATTAACTTTAACTGTCGGTGATATCGTCATCGATAAAATAAGTGGTGAGATTGGTTTATTGGTAGAACGCTATTTGCTTACTAATAAGGGCCCGGATGATCCTATCGCCTTGTGGGCATGGGATGTGTACTGGGTAGGTGCGAAAATTATACCTGAAAAAAGATTAACTCCGTGGACTGAGTATGGGCTAACCAATATAATTAAAGCTGGTACTTTTATGCATTATCGGAATATTTAATGTTGCATTGATGACCAATAAGTGTTATATTATTAATATTCAATCATAGGAGATATAATGAATTGGAATGTTTACAAGGTGTTTAAAAACGGCAAACGTGCTAAAGCACCGATAATAACCTTTAAACATGCGGGCAAGAAAGAAGAAGTAACTCAATATTTTAATGCAAATATTAAGAAAAATTTTAACGAAAAAAATCGCGGATTAGAGTTTGTGGTTCTTCGAGAGGATGAATGCCAAGATCGTGCCGAAGAAAAAACCCACCAACAAGAAGAGGTCGCGCTTAAAAAACAAACCATTGTCCTGGCGCGCCTCTTAAAAGAGTCCGGCGTCAAATCAAAGCATAGGATGGTTGGCGGCCTTATTTTTGCGTCTGCCACAAACTGGAAGTGGCAATGGTGTGCACTGGAAGCCGGCTCAAATAATTATATCGAGGGACTTTCTCCTCGATTCGATAACCCCACGGAAGCGCATCGATGGATGAACCAACAAGTCCAAACTTTAACATAGAGTGGCGGATTAAGATTGGGGATATCGTAAAAATAATGCGTTATGATTATGACGCTTATAGTGTTCCGGTTTATGGAGTTGTAGTTAGTAGAGAGGAAACAAATCAAATCTATATGTTTCCGGCCGTCGAGGTCTTTTTATTTGAATCCCAGCAAATTGAGATGTTCCCTGCCGGCACAGTGGAAGTAATCTCTAGTGCTTAAAACAAACTTTAACATTCTTTCTTATGGCGCCATTTTTTTAAATTTAGGAATCTTGTTTGTAGCATGGCACACAAATGAGGTACAATTACAGTTTTTAGCAATTTTCAACATGATTATGCTCACAATTGGTCTTTTATTAAGATCACCGGAGAAAAAAGACAAGCAATAACATAGTTATTGTATGAAGAATTTAAAAAAAATTGCCATTTTGTGTGCTAGCCTACTAATAAGCTGCAGCGATTATGAGTTAAATCCAAAAGTAGAAGAAATTCCTATTATTGAATCGCCCAATATTGAGGTGACACCTTCTTCTCTTAATTTTGGACACTTAGATGCCGGCGTGGGCGAGTCCAAAGCCCAAGTCATTACAATTACCAACGTGGGGAACAAAGATCTTAACTTATCCCATGTTGGCTTAGATGCCGCTGACTTAGTGTATACAATTACACTCCCCCATTTAACGACGCTAGAGCCCGATCAAGCGACTCGTGTGACAGTTACTTATATACCGCGCACGTATGAGACGAATTCCAATAGTGTTCTCATTAATTCTAATGACCCTGACGAAGCAGTGGTGAAAGTACCCCTAAGAGGTGAAAGCTCGGCGCCGGTTATTGAAATCGATCCGACTTATTATGATTTCGGCACAACCTATATTGGATGCGAAGCTAAAACTGTAGTCGGCATTACCAACGTTGGTGATTCTGATTTAGTGATCACTGACATCCAATATTTTGTTTCTTACCCTCCGGAACTTTCCATTGAAATCGACACCGCCGCCATGGGTCCCTTTCCATGGACATTAGAACCCAACGAGAGGCAGCTTGTTACTATCTATCATGAACCATGGGACATCCAGGAAGATTCTGGCTTTGTCGAAGTACACTCCAGCGACCCGGCTACGCCTATAGCTCAAGCCGATCAAGAAGCTATGGGGGATTATTATGCCTGGGCCTCTGACTTTTACGAACAAGAAGAAGTAGCGAATGCCGATATCTTGTTTATAATTGATAATTCGTGTTCAATGCACAGCCATCAAACCAATCTTAGTAACAACTTTTCTTCTTTTATAAGTGTCTTTGCTAATTCTGGTGTAGATTATCAAATCGCCTTCATTACGACCGATAATGAAAATTTTGTTAATGGAAAGATAATACGCAGTACAGATGCCGATCCCATCGGAGATGTTACGGATATTATCAGCCAAATTAGCATTACGGGCCATGGTCTTGAGCGAGGATTATGGGAAAGCTATGAAGCCACGCAGGCTGGTGCAGACGCAGGTCCTGGAAGTACCTTTCTTCGAAATGACTCTCGACTTGTGATGGTTTACCTCTCGGATGAGCGCGACGGTTCCACCACATATTCGTCGATGACACCTACTGATTATGCCAACCATCTCCTGACACTGAAACCTTTATCCGATCAATTATCAATTAACGCAGTTGCTGGCGATCATCCGAATGGCTGCAGCCCTCCATACGCCCAGCATGGCGCCGGCTATTATGAAGTCGTCCAACAACTGGGAGGAACGTTTATGTCTATTTGTGCTACTGACTATGGATTACAGATGGATACCTTGGCGCGAGATTCAATTTTATTAAGCGCGTTTGAGCTTTCAGATATTCCCATTGAAGAAAGCATTATTGTAACAGTAGATGGCTACCAGTCGACCAACTGGACCTACAATTCCACCGAGAATGCCATTTATTTTGACGCGTCGGCTATTCCTCCTACAGATGCAGAGATTTATATAGATTATGCGGTTTTAGCCGAATGCCCCCAATAACCCACTAGTTAATGTGTTAGAGAACACTGAAAAGGAGACACATTAATGAAATTTTTAAGTATAGTACTCGGCGCGCTGTTAGTAAGTCCCACTCACGCCACCGAAATCATTAAAACCCACGATACTGACACCCGGACAATTGAGATAAGTTCGCAGATGTCTGACACTGAAATGGCCGTGCGGGGTGCCGCAGTGCGAGTAACGAGATTTGGAGAAGGCGGCCATGGCTCGGGTTCCCTGGTGCAGTATAAGGACGTCCAACTTGTTTTGACAGCCCAGCATGTAGCTGACGCCATTATTGGTACACCTTATCGTATTACCCATGATGGTGAAATACGCGAAGGTATTTTAATATATTCAAATGAGGCACACGATATTGCAGTTTTATGGGTACAAGTGCCATGGCCACGTGGACACGCACTAAAGTGGGATCCCACCACAGAAGTTGCTGAGGTGGGATCAAAAATAACTTATTCGGGCTTTCCCGGGCCACATAGTTTGATGACTTATCGTGGCCGTGTTGCGGGTTATGAGTTAATGCCTGATGGCTCTACTAACATTTTACTCCACACTTATGGATATTTTGGATGTTCAGGCGCCGTAATTTACAACGCAGACAAAGAAATTGTAGGAATCCTATGGGGAATCGATAGAGGGCGTATTGCCCCTATAGAAGATATGATATGGGTATCTCCGATACAGAATTTAAATATTGATTTATCATTGCGAGGATTGTGTCAGACATTACGTAATGAACCACGCGCATGCCGATGAAATATTCATGGAAAGGCTTTCTTGGCGAAGGCAAAGAATCAGAAGTTGGAATTGTTGCTTGTCTAAACGATGAGCAACAATTTCTTATTTTAAGACGTTCAGAGATGGATGATCGAGCAGGGCAATGGACAATGCCGGGAGGACATATTGATCCAGAAGACAGTTCTATAGAAGCCGGCACACTTCGAGAATTGAACGAGGAAGCTAATTTAACGTGTAAAATTAGTAATTTAATGTATTTGGGCTCTCCAAAAAAGAAAAAATACTATTTTTTGGCTCTTAAGTGGTCGGGAGAAGTAAGTGTAGATAAGCCAAATCCAAAAACTGACGAAATTGAACACGATGACTACAAATGGGCAACAATTAATGAGATAAAAGACATTGACGATACTAATATTCCGATCTATTTACTGGAGAAAGCTTTAGAAATCCAAAAGGAAGGTGAAGAATGAGGTTTTTAACACTATTTTTGATGTTCTCGACCACTGCGATGGCAGACACGCCAGAAGAACCAACAAACGAGCGACAAATCGTTTACAAACAACGCACAGAAATTGACTTTGAAGGTCTTGAAATCGAGGGAACACTCGTTCGACCTCAAGGCGCCCTAATCTTAGACAGAACGGCTGGATCATTTAATCCTCTTATCCGTTTAAGAATGGATTTCGAGCCAGAATTAAACAACTCGGTGAATTACATAAAATGAAAACTCTCGATAAAGCTTTAGAAGAACTTTCAGCCGCAGAACTGGCGGAATACGAAGAAGTCATCGAACTTTGGATTACATATGGTGGCGACTGATGAAACTTATAATGGAAAATTGGCGGCGTTATTTAACAGAACAAGAAGCTTCTTGGGGAGACTGGACAATTGAAGAACTCGAAGACTTAATTAAAAATGCTCGTGAAGAAGAGAATGTACAAGCCAAAAAATGGCTTGGGAAAACAATGGGTATTGAATTTATAAAACTCATTCCTGTTCTTGGTCACGCATTAACTGGAGGTGAGGTCTTGAGCGGTCTTTATAAGAAGCACAAGCGATCTGAGGCAGAATCCGATGATAATCCTGAAGATTTTCCAATTTTAGATATTTTAGACGTCGATCCTTATCTTATTCAAACACTCGATCAAGAAATTTTAAATAGTATTGATGAAGAATATGAAAAATATTTACATGGCTTGCCGGCCGGAACGCGCATAAAAGACATCACCGATATTAATGATTTTATTCGAGGAATCGTTGCGCGCCAAACGAAGAAGCATGTTACCATTGTTGATCAAAGCGGAGAAGGTTAATGATCAAGGTCCGTATTGGAAAAAAGAAATCGCATTGCGGCGAAGCCAAGAAAATAGGCTTTGGTCAGGGCACACCTCCAAAAGGTGAATGGTATAAGAAGCAAGAGATCGTCGTTGAAGACACAAAACTCCTCCGCGAACTCACTGAAGACGAGCTTGAGCGCGCGCTAGCTGCCGTCGAGGAAATCGATCCCGACGAATTGGCTTTTAACCAAATCTTTGGCGATAAAAAGCGCCTCGTTATTGATTTTCCTGTCGCTAATTTAGATTCAGAAGCGGGACGCTTCATTAACATGTGGGGCGATCTGGATGATGTGGAGACCGGCAGCGGCTATAGCGCCGATTGGCAAAAAGGAATTATCTCAGGACTGCGCACTATCAAAGATGAAAGTCTTGTTGGTGTGCCTGCCGAGATAGAGCGCGCCGCGTTTGGTTTCGGTGGCGAGAAAGAAAAAGGCCCGAAACAGAAGAAAGTCCAAATGAAAATTGGAAAATTCTTTGCCAAAATACACGATTTAGCCACAAAGCGTCAAGAGATTATTCAACTATATTGGAAAAAGCACCACGAAAAGCATTTTAAAGGCGACCGACCTTATAGAGGGGGCCAAGCAAACTTTTCTCACATTCCAGTCGGAGAGATCCGAGACCTAATTGGAGACGAAAAAGTGGAGCGTTACGATCAACTGACCAATCAGCTTAAAATGTATTTAGGCACCAAAGGAATGACCCGATTTGCCCAATTTCCAGACACCGCCCTCCGCGCTGGCGAATACTGGCAGAAAAACGCAGGTTTTATTAAGAAAAACATCGACGGGATGACTAACGATAAATACGCCATCGTTATTACGCGTGATCCAGTCGATATGTTTCGCATGAGCGACTTCAATCAAATTACTTCATGCCACTCTCCACCATCAAGACCTTCGGAATCGGGCAATTCATATTATAAATGCGCGGTTGCTGAGGCTATGGGTCACGGAGCAGTCGCCTATGTAGTCGACAAGACCGATTTGCTGGCTGCTGCTGACGCTGAGGCGCTTCCAGAAGCAGAAGACAATATCCAGGAAGGAGAACTTTTTGCGGACGAGACACGGGGCTCTCACGTCGGTTATGAAATGGATCTGGTTCCGCTCTCGCGCATTCGTTTGCGTCAGTATCGCTATTACGACAGCACCGCTCTAGCAACTGACGCAGCAGACTATGCAAAACCTAGCATTGAAGGCGGCACACAACTGGCTGTGCCTGAAATTGGAACCACACCATATGGTCTTAATATCCCAGGCTTCCTTGAACGCTTAGAAGGCTGGGCGAGAGAAAACCAGCAAGAGGCCATGACCCAAGTACCCAAGACGAGCAAAGGTAAAATAGAGTCGGGAGCCTTTGTACTTTATGGAGGAGCTTATGAAGAAGCTAGAACGAGCGGAGGCATGGGCCGCCGCAAAATGCTTGCAAGCTTTTTTGAAGTGCGCTTTGATGAAATGACAGGCGAGCCTCGACAAGACACGTCGACGGAACGCAAACTGCCAAAAGATATTGGAAAAGGAATAATTGAGTTTACTGAAGAAGCAGTCGCACGAGTTGCGATGCAATGGAATGACTCTTGGCATCGGAGTTCACCCGGAACTGCCGAACACCCAGGCATGCAGGTCTTCGCCCGAGTAGAAGACATGGGACAAAACGAGGATGGCGGATATGATTTTGCTATCGAGGGATCCGCAGTGATGCGTGTATTTTGGGATGCCGATGAGTGGGAGAGGCTACCAAGAGCCGATGAGACAGATTGGATAGATCGCGAGGTTGCAGAATATGGCTTTGGCTTTGTTCAGGATTTAGTGGTCATTAGGCGTGGAGATATGATATATGCTAAATTCGATATTAACAATAATGGGGTTTATAATCTCTATCATTACGGTACGTCTATCGAAGTTGATTTAGTACATACTGGGGTAACTCACTCGCCAGACGGCTTCGAAGAATATTGTCTGGAAATTAACAAGATAGATGATGTTCGAGAAGGACTCAAGGCTGTTCTCTCCACCTTTTTTAAACGCCAAGGCTGGCTTCAAGGGGGCGCCTACATGCAGTTAGCCATGGATATTGAAAACGACGAACTGACCTCTTATGAATGGGATCTCCGAACAGACGGAGAATATGAAGACTCCTATGAAGCCACCGCCACCGTTACACATGACTTTGATCCCGAAGAGTTAAATATCAATCCTGAAGTGTTATTGGGGATTCTTGAAGACCGGGAATTTAGATTGCTGGTACGCACTCAATTCTTGCATGCGTTGCAGAAAACGACAGGCATAGACTTTCAGTTGGATATCGTGCCCGAGAAAGTAACGAATATTGGTGGGACGCTGCGGTTTCCATTTACTTTTCAAGTTACAGCCGATGACCCCACTGAACGTGTAGAATTATTTCGCGCTCTCGTTGAAGAGATCGACGACGAAGATGATATTGCGGCGCGCTTCGAGAAAGCGATGGCTCACGCACTAAACAACATGAAGCCCGTAGCGTATCGACAGAATTTGGACGAGAACAAAAAATATGATGCCGATTGGGCACTAAAAAGATGGAAACAAAATTTTAACTAAAGGAAGAGAAAATGAGAAAGAGATTAATCGAAGCATGTGCATTTATGCTTTTGTTAGTAGCATGCACAACGTTAGTGTTTGGTATTGCAGGATGCAAGCCCAAGTTAACTACCGACGATAGCACAACCCCACCTATCCCCCAGGTAGATGATTCTGCTATTACAATTTCCCCCACCGATAGCGATGATCGCTCTTGGGTAACTTGGGAGACTTGTTCACAAAAACCAGGAGATCATCCCTGTGATTTTGAATTGATGGATCAGCATGGAGATATGGTGAGTCTATACGATTATCACGGAAAGGTTATTGTAATTGATCTGTCAACAATTTGGTGTGGGGTGTGTAACAACATCGCACAAGAAGGTGATGAGTGGCTCAATGATTATGGTGCGGAAAACTTTATCTGGCTAACTATCTTAATTGATAATGCTACAGGCGATCCTCCCACATTAGCTGATATCCAGCATTGGGCTACGGTATACGGCATCGAAGTGCCTGTGCTAGTAGGCGACCGAAGCTTAGTAGATCTAACCGCTGAAACGGGTTATCCGTGCACCGGTTGGCCAACACTAGTTGTAATCGACCGAGAGATGGTTTTACAATACGGTATTAATGGATGGAATGAAACAACCATTCGTGGGTGGGTGCAAAGTCTGTTATGATGTCCTTGTTGCTACTCTTGGGGTGCACCAACGCGCCTGTCATCGTAGTGCAAGAGACAACTACGCATGAAGAACGCCAACTCCATAAAGTATCAGAGACTATTGATGCTTCGTTCTTTAATCGTGGCCCACAAAGTCAAGGAGGATGGCAGGGCACCCCCGACATCCGTGTGTGCACCACCGCACCCATTTCTCAGCGGAGAGTAGAAAAAGGACTTGACTTTTGGCGAGAACTAGGTTATAGTTTTGGTAGGATATATTATAATGATGTATCGAGACATTGTATTGAAGATATATTTTCATATAATACAATAATCATTGATTTGATTGACGGAACACACAGAGAGCCAGCGCTCGCCACCACAACGTCGTGGATTGACCGAGAAACCCGAGAGATTTTGAAAGCCAAAATTGCGCTTAAAAATACATGGGGCGAAGCCGACCGAATTCTAGAACACGAGCTTGGGCATGCGCTAGGCTGGCTCGACTATAATCAAACTGGTCATATTATGCACCACGAATGGAGTCGAGGAGGACTAAATACCATGGGAGTGGAAGTCCAATGAAACTTTTAATGGAAAATTGGCGAGAGTTTTTGAATGAGACCTCACCTCCTTTTGAAGAGATTCAATCTATTATTGATCAAAATCCTTATTTAAAAGGCAAAGTTAGTGCAACTGAGGAGACAGTCTACGATATGGGGGATAAATATCTCCTGATGTCGGGGGTTTCCCACATAGCCGAGCGCCACCAAGATAAATGTTTTCCAGGCTCTCTTTTTCTCCAAGATGAGGAAGTGATAAAGAAAGCAATTCTCAATATTGTAGCCCAAATGCCCCCTGCGGAAGGAAAAGCGCTAGCTATGCCTTCGGGGATTTCTGGACTTGGAATGGAGAGATTAGTCAAAACAACACCTGAAGAAGTCGCCGGACTTGAAGATTACACGATGAATGATGGTACAATTGTTAAAATTAAACGCGAAGGCAATAATCCCGGGCAAGTAACCGATAAATTAACAGTTATTGCTCCCTCTATTGGCAACATAGGTGGAAAGCCTCTACTTTCTCTAATAACTGCGTTTCCGGGTTTCATGGGAACTGGGCGCGGCGGTGACGGAGATATTGAGATCCTTGACCGCAGCGATTTTACAAAAAATGGATATTATTTTTTAATCCCAGAGGATTGTAAATGAAACTCCTACTTGAAAATTGGCGGAAGTATTTGACGGAGACAATCGGATTAGACGATAATCCTGATTTATCACAAGACGGCTTTGAAACGGCAAAATTGCCTATTCCCTTAGAATTTAGATATGCAGAAACAGACGAGACCATTGAAACAAAAGAAGGTCCAGTAAACGCAACCGCCGGCGATGCTATCATGACCGGCACTGAAGGTGAACAATGGCCGATCCCCGCAGAGAAATTTGCAGAGACTTATGATGATTTAGGCGACGGAACAGCCGCAAAGAAAAACATTCCTGTTTTTGCTAAAGAAATGGCTGAGCCCTTCCAAGTTAAAGTATCATGGTCAGATGATTTATTACAAGGCGAAGCAGGAGACTATTTAGTTCAATACGGCGTGGGTGACTACGGCGTTGTGGGCAGAGAAATATTTGGAAAAACATATAAATGAAACTCCTACTTGAAAATTGGCGAGAGTTCATAAATGAAAACCAAGAAGGATCTGGGCTGCTTTACCACGCCACCTTGTCTGGTGAGAATAACAGCATTGTTCGTTCATTTATTGATAACGGGATCGATCCAACGCGCGCTGGGGGCTTTGGTCAAGGTGGAGGCTTCTATCTTTGGACCGATATAAAGGATGCCCATCATTATATTAAAGGCTTGGTTTACGGCATGAAGGGCGCTTCGAAAGAGGAGGAGGTCGAAGGCAAGCCCATTATAGTAGTGGTTGACGAACCAGTTACTCCTCAAAACTTTGATATTGATTATGAACTGTATGCTAAGGGGCTTATTGGTTTTATCGAAGGTAACCTTGATTACTTTAAACAAAATGGTGAAGCCCTAGGTATTATAACAAAAAAGCTTGACAGTCATTTGAGTGTTGATAAAAAAGCACTTGGCCTCCAGGGCGGGAGGAAGACTGTTGCTCGATGGGATTCTCGCGCTTCGTGGGATAGTGACATACATGGAGAAGACTACGGAATTGATATTGGCACTGGTGAACTGTTGGGAATGGTGGCATCTAAACTTCATGAATTGGACCCCACAAAATATGAAGAGTTTGAGAAGCAGGCTCTCCCGCCTGCCCGGGCTTTAAAATACAATGGCGAAACAAAGATTTGGCCATTACGCATTGAAGATGCCGAAGGCAATGTTCTGTGGAGCAGAGAATGAAACTCCTACTTGAAAATTGGCGGAAGTTTTTAAACGAGAAAAAATGGGAAGACTTTGATCATCCCAAGAATCAATGGGCCGATGTTTCACCCAGTGATATCAAAGCCGCACAACATCCGATTAATGTAGACTTATCTGATGAATTATATGATCTGATTGATGTTGCATATGCTGCCATAGGAGGCAATTTTGATTTTGCTAACTCTGGCGATCTTCCTGGCGATCATGATCAGTGGGGAGCTATTGACATCGATGATGATCCGGAACCAGATGCACTTCGTGTTTCCAAAACAAAGCCGGCCGGCTCAAAGATGACTGTCGCAGGTCATGACGGGTCCAAGTCTGGAAAAGATGCCTATATTAGCAGGACTGCCGAATTATTATCACAACCGGGACACTATGCGGAAATGTCCAAGAAAATTGCGGATATTATGATAAAATATTATGATATCCCGGCGGTCACCGACCCCGAAAAAGTACAGCAAGTATTGGGTCCTAATAAGTCTATCAAATGGCTCGGACCCCACCCAGAAGGAAAGCATCCTGGCATTGACGGCTGGTATACGAGAGACATCGGTCCCAATAAAGATATTCTCAAGATTATGCTTGGGAATCCAAAATGAAAATTCTATTTTTACACGGACTTGAATCAACCCCAGGCGGAAGAAAGCCCACGACCATCTCAGATGCTGGCTACGAAGTGATTGAGCCAATTCTTCCTGCGAACAGTTGGAACGATAGTATCAGCGCAGCCCAAGAGGCATATGATGAAGAACAACCAGATATCATAGTTGGTTCGTCCCGGGGAGGAGCAGTTGCTATGGCCGCTAATCTTCCTGCACGTAAAATGATTTTAATTGCGCCGGCGTGGAAAAAGTATTGCCCTGGTTGTACTATTGCTCCCAATACAATTATTCTTCATTCGCCTGATGACGAGGTAATAGCCTTTGCAGACAGCAGACTATTGTCGAAGATGTTCGGCGCCGAACTAGTTATAGCGGGCGATGACCACCGCATGAATGATAGCGGAGCATTGGCTAAGATGATGCAGGCAATAGATAACTCATGAAACTCCTACTTGAAAATTGGCGAGGGCTATAAATGGCAATAACTCTAGAATATATGAGGCGTAAACAAAAACAACTGGAAAGAAAAATGCGGCGCGAAGCTGAATTGGAAGCTGAAAAAGAGGCAGAACGAGTTGCTGAGATAGAGGCCGAACTTCGCGAACAGGAAGAAATTGCTGCAAGGGCGCGCCTTCTTGTGGAACAACAGGAAGATAAGCGCCTTCATCAGAGGTATCTTAAAAGAAAGCAAAAAATAGCAGATCAAAAATGGGATAACCAGTTTGACGCTTTAATGACTCAGATAAAAAATCAAACCCAAAAGGATAATAAGCTTGAAGAAATAAGGTTTATAATCCAAAATCGCGAACCCTCTCTTCAACAGCTTGATTGGGATACGTGGTTATCCGTTCCTTTCAATCAAAGGCTCGCTGAATTGGATTTTGAGCGGGCGATGGAAATGTTTAAGCGCGATAATCTAATGTCTGCACGGCGTAAGAAAACGCGCGGGAAGTCTCCCAAGATCGATGCTGCTGTTAATTATGCATTATCATTCACTGGCAATGATGCAGTAGGCGCCCGCGCAGATTTGGTCGCAACATCGTTTACTCCTAATGATCCTACAAATAAAGGCTTTTCAAGTTCTGACAGAAAACCACTTGCAGAATCAGGATTTACTATATCATTTTGGTGGAGACCAGACCAAAACTATCAGGATTCATTTCCTATTGGCTGGAAAAGAGATACACATGCCAGATTTGACTTTGGAATAAGAAATGCATCAAAACCATGGTTTGGTTTAGGCAGTTCAGAATTAAAAGGCGTAACTTGGGAAACTATGTTTGATGATTCAGGTAATTCAGATTTAAAAAACACATTATTGGATAGTGGCGAAGGAACAGACCCCGGCTCTGGTAATCATTTAATACTGGGTAAATGGTATCATCTTGTAGCAACATATGCAGGTACTGATAATCCTGATGGTGATGGTTACATGCTCCGTAAAATATATTTAAATGGATATCACATATATGGGGGATTTGGTGAAGCAAAGCAATCTGTGAACTGGACGAGCCACACTGGCGCTCAGATGGCCCGGGGTTTAGCTTTTGGTATGCGCGTAGTAGTAGCTTCAGGAACGGACTCAGAATCAGGACTAAGAAATGCTAAATATAACAACGGAAACGCATGTGGGCTTGATGAAATAGCTATTTATAGTGAAGCCAAAGATGCCGATTGGGTTACGAATGTATATAATGGTGGTGTGGATTACAATCATAAAGATTCGGGCGGCGATGGTCTTGTAGGATATTGGAGACTTAATGAAGGTAATGGAAATACTGTTAAAGATTTATCAGGATATGGTTGGCACGGAACATTCACTAATGCTTCATACGGAACAAAGATTGATGCCGCTATAGCCGATCTACCACCTTCAGGAACACCAACTTGGATCAAGGTACCAACAGGATACGGTCAATAATGAAACTCCTACTTGAAAATTGGCGACGATTTTTAAATGAGGAGCAGGAGTACGAGATTTACTGTGACATGGATGGTGTGCTTGTAGACTTCGAATTAGGGGCCGTAGAGCACATCACAAGCGACTTAAAAAGCGGAAAGGCTTCCGAGCTAGAGGAAGAGCTTGGACGCGATTATATCACCGCTGAGGATATTAGGTCAAATAAGTCCGTTAGAAATTATATGTACAAAGAATTAGAACATAACGCAGAATTTTGGGAGAACTTGCCTTGGATAGAAAATGGTCCCGAATTGTGGGCCGCAATTGCTCCATATAATCCGAATATATTAACAACCCCTATGGGATATGGATCCGAAATTGGCAAACAAGCTTGGATTGATAAAAACTTAAGCCCCCTCCCCCAACAAGTTTTTATGTCGAGAGATAAATATCGCTGGGCCGATAAAAATAGTATTTTGATCGATGATTGGACAAAAAACACCATTCCTTGGGAAGAACACGGCGGCATAGCTATTTTACATCGAGATTCAGACATAGAAAAAACACTGTCAACACTGCAGGAACTCGGACTGCAAACTAATTAAAAGAGTGCGGCAGGAGGCAACAATATGGCTGATGGAGAATCTTGGGATCAATATTCCCGACTAGTTTTACAACAACTAGAAACACTTTCAAATGGCATTGAAGCTTTGCGTGGAGAGCTTCAAGATGTCAAAAACCAACTCACAGAATTAAAAGCAAAAGAGGATCGGGTACAAGACTTAAAAGATTGGAAAGAGAAGATTGACGAGGTCGCGTCTCCTTCTCAGCTACAAAATGCGCTACAAGAAATAGAAGATTTAAAGACCTTTAAGACAAAAGCGGTCACTATTTTTGCTGTAGTGCAGTTTTTGATGGCTGCAGCAATAGCTTTATCTAGGATATAGTAGCTATTTATCATATGGGATTTGACTACATAGATGAAAAAAAATTTAAGCGATTGGTTAAGCAAATTAGTGGAACCATCACTGAGAGAGATGGAGAATTAGTCCCCTATCACTCCATAATCGGTAGTGGTGCGATGTGGTGCTATCAACCGAGTAACAAAACTATGGTAAGAGTTCTTCGCGGTACAAAAATCTTTGTTTTAGATTATGGAGACGAAACAGACGAACGCTGTCTGGCGTTAACCACGGATGGGGTACCCATTTTGATAAAAAAAGACGAAATTATAGAAATAGGCTTTGATTAGTGTTATTTAAATTTGATAAATTTTGGAAAATTATTTTAGTAACGATAAGTTCGTGGCTTGTCTACGCCTGCGCAGGTTATGAATTTACTACTATCACCTTGTTATCCCTTATATTAGCGGATAACCTTTTTAGTGCGACAAACGATGGCAAAAAAAAGAAATAAAAGTAAAAATTATGACATCACAGGAATTGTAGAAGTCATTAATATTACTCCGGGACATCGGAAAGCAACTATATTGAACTTAGATGAACGTCGTTCGGTAGAAAAAACGGAAATTTCTGGCTCAATAGTTATAAAAAGAGCTATTTATGAAGCAAATGCTACAAAAGAACTCTCGAACCAAGAAATACCTGCCGAACGACCCAGCGATGAAAGGTAAGACACTATATATTCTTTATCAATTTGATATGAACAAAGACGAATTAGTGTCTGATGGCCCTTATTTAAAAAAGGAAGAAGCTTATAATCACATGCACGGTTTTTTGAAGAAAGGTATATGTGCCTGGGTAGTCGTCTATAATGGATGAACAGGAACCATTTGGCACGATAGCTGCTAATAGTTTAAAAGTAGGAGATATTGTAGAATGGTCGACGTGGGATCCTAGCCGTGATAATTGGGAATTGAATTATGGAATTATTATGGAAATTAAAAATGAGGTAAAGGGCAATCGATTGGTTTCGGTTTCCGTAGTGATGCCGTTAGTAGGTCCAAAACAAGAAATTGAATTTTTTACTCCAACTTTAAAACTTATTTCTGAGGCCTCTAAAGTAGGCGACTAAATGAAATCGATTATAGACCATATAGCCCTTAAAGTTGAGGATCTAAAGATCGCAGAAGAGTGGTATTGCAACAATTTAGATGCTGAAGTCACTTTTCGAGATAAAAAGTACACAAGATTAAAGGTAGAAAATACTAACATTGCCTTAATCGACAAAAAATACTATCCTTGGGAGCATATTGCAATTTTGATAGAGAACAAAGAGGATTTGCCTCATGATTTAGGAAAAACTATAGAACATCGCGATGGAACGGTGGGAGTTTATGTAAAAGACCCATTTGGTAACTATTTAGAGTATATCTGGTACTCTGAAGAGCAAAAAAAGGTATTTTTAGATAATGATTGATATTATTAATCCGATGATTAAGCAATTTATGCCTTTTGCACAGGAAAAAATGGGTTTTCACAAGCCCCCTAAATTGTTTTTGCGTGGATCTCCTAAGAACGCTGCTAACCCACTGGGGAAAACGGCATTCTATGATCCTGCCGCACAAGCTATTACCATATATATTACAGATCGTCACCCTAAAGACGTTATGAGGTCACTATCACACGAATTAGTACACCATACACAAAACTGTCGGGGTGACTTTGACAATGTCGGAGAAATGGGTGAAGGATATGCCCAAAACGACGAATATCTGCGCGAAATGGAGCGCGAAGCATACGAAAAAGGAAATATGTGCTTTCGAGACTGGGAAGACAGCATCAAAAGTACTATTTATTTTGAACATCTACAAAAAGGAGCTAAGAAAACGATGTCTACTAAAGAATGGAGAAATGGAGAATTAACCACGATTCTCTCAGAAGCTTTTGGTTTTAAGTTTAATCTTGACCATCTTACTGAGGAACGAACTGGTTCAGGAATCGATCACGGTGGTGACGATGATGAAGAGGCTGAGGAAGAGACCGAAGGCACAGCCGATAGCAAACGCGAAGAAAAAGGTCTTCGTGATGAAGGACAAGTTTCAAGCGGTCGCAATGGGCCAAATGACAGGCGCCCAGATCCACGGAAGCGTCCGATGGAAGAGGAAGAAGAGCCTTGGGGAATGGATACGGTTAAAGATCCGAAGCCCCACAAGCGCCAGGATACCCTTGCACTCCCCGCTCGTAAAAAATGTGAGGATGGTTCGAAACCTGATCGACGAACGGGCAACTGCCCTGATGAGCGTGTACAGGTCGATTATCGAGCGTCCCCCTACGGACTTGAAGAAAAAGCTGAAATTACTGAGGTTCAAATCCGCGAAGCTGCCAAACGTGTTTTGGCTCGGCTCAAAGGAGGAAAATAAATGGGAAAATCATGGAAAAGACGCTGGAACGCCGCCCGGTTGGCCTCGTATAACACTACTACGACTGACACGGTTACAACTACGGCACCAGAAGTAGAGACAATCACAGTAGAAACAACGACTCCCATAGTGGAAGCGACAGCGGCAGAGGAAAAAACAACTTCCCCTCAAACCACTACAAAGAAAAAGACAACTACTTCGACTCGTACTGCCCGAAAAAAGGTAACCAATACAACAAAACGCCAAACACGCAAGAAAACCACTACTACCGAAGCCACAACTCACACTACTTAAAGGAATAAGCAAAAATGTCGTTAAATAAAGTCTGGAATGATTTCTTACTGAATGAAAATCTTCAAGATAAAAATATTTTTACTTATTTGCAAGGTTTAGAAGAAATAATCTCCAATATTAAGCCAAAATCGATGACAGAAGAGCGTCGTTTGTCTTTGGCGAGGCAGCATCTGAAAGAAGCTCGCAGATCTGCACGCAGAATGCAAAACGAACTCCAAGTTCTAGAAGAAAGGCTTAATGTATTGGAAGAAAGCCTAAACGAGGGCTCGTAATGGGTGGTGCGGCGGGCCATATGGCTCATCCCTTCGATTTGGGATGGGTAAACTCGGGTTCTGACCTCTTAGATTTCTTTGAGAAGGCAAAAACCTATGTTGAGAAGAAGGGCGCTGGCTCCGTCAAGATAGATGGCGTCAATGTATCGTTCAAAGTGGTCGGAGACGACGAAAACAAGCAATTTGCGGTTGATCGCGGCTCCTTAAAGCCAATAGACATCGATGGAATTACGATGGACCGCGTTGATGACCGTTTTCCAGAAGGCCACGGCATGCGGCCGGCGATCCGGACCCTTTTGACCATTTTAAATGAAGCTTTGCCCGATATTCAACAAGAATTAGAAGAATTAGGCATGTGGGACGACCCATCGCGCTTTTTAAACACCGAATATGTCGCCGGAACGACAAATGTGACTCAATATGATGAAAATTTCCTTGCAATTCACGGATTAAGCCAATTTTATCAAAAAACCGCTAAATCTGGACCCAGCAAAGGAAATATACGCCCTGGAATGGCGCGCCCGGAAGGAGTAAAGGCTCCAAGCGTCGAAGTGGCCTATGATCCTCAAACAATGGACAAATTAGTCACGAAACTCAATTCTGTAGCCGAAAACTACGGTTTTAAGGTATATGGCTCCGTTCCAACCGAAAAAATCGACGAAATCGACTTTTCATCGACTTTATCGCAACCTTTTACAGTAAACGTGTCTCCTGATCGCCAAATCACTAAATCTTTGGAAGAATGGTTGCGCGAAGTCCAAAATCCACGTTATAAAGTGGTCAAATTAAAAGATGGGACCAAAATACACTCTCTACATAAACAACTTTATCTTAATATCTTAAATGGAGAGACCCCAGTGGTAGATTTACTTGATCAGGCAGATGCGCAAGATGCTATTTATGGTGCAGTGCTGATGCACGCCACTCGAATGCTTGGAAATGATGTTATGAAGGCCCTGACAAGCCCGATGGGCGATGTAATGAACCATGAAGGTATTGTTATGCGAGATGAGAAACTTTTTGGACCAAATCCTGTCAAAATCACCGGAGACTTTATTGTTGGTAACCTCGGAGGCGGATTTGGACAGGTCACTGAAGAAGAAGAAGAAATAGAGGTCATCGACAACGAAGATGCAGATCCTGTGGGAGAATTTGCTGGTGGTGAAACGGTTGCTATTGTCCCCGGCGCATTTAAGCCGCCACACCGCGGCCATCTTGCAATGGTAGAACAATATGCCGATGAAGCAGACCGTGTAATAGTGTTAATTTCAGCCCCTGTGTTAGCAGGTAGAAAACTACCTAATGGGCGCGAAATTACTGCTGCAGATTCTCAAAAGATTTGGGAATTGTATGTTGATCACTTACCAAACGTTGAAGTAGAGATTTCCTCGCATGCTTCTCCCATAAATGCAGCTTATGAATATGTTGGAGAGGAAGGACCACTCAATGCGGGCGATAGTGTTATTCTCGGCTGCAGCAAAAAGGATTGTGATTGGAAACGATGGATGGGCGCTGAAAAATATATTAAAGATGGGGTAAGCCTGCTACCGCCCGAAGGTGTTTCCCCGACATATCGGGATAATGGTGAGCCATTTAGTGCTACCGAAATGAGAGACTTGCTTGGGCGCGCACAAGAAGACTCAGATGCAATTGAAGAATTAGAAGAATTTACCGGCGAAGATAATGTTTTTGATGTTTTGTCTATTTTGGGCCTAAATGTTGGTTTAAGTGAGATGTCTTCAATGGGTGGCGGGGCCGTCCAAGGTGCAGCCGTAGGAGCCAAGGGAGGACCTTGGCGCCACACTGATATTGAAGCCGAGAACGAAAAAGAAAAGAAACGTAGTAGACTTAAAAAAGAAAATATAGATTTATCTATGGTTGATGAAGTAATGAGACTATTTATGGAAAGAGGGATTATCCAATGAAAGCTGAGCAAGAGCAAATCTTAAGAGAGAATATAAGACAGTTAATTGAAGTTGTCAAGCAAAAAAGAAGTACAGTCCAAGAAACACTGTTATTAGAAGAAGAACGCCTCCGCGGGATCGTTAGAGACTTAATTGATGTTGAACTCCAATCGCTCCGCGAGGATACTACCCCTGACAACGACCCGGTGCCCAATAAGTCTACTGGCATTAACGTTCTCGAAGATCTTTTGAAGAAAATTATTCCTGTCCTAGAGACTGATTATAAATTACTTACTACCGATGCCGAACAGCGCCAATCATTCCGCGCGCATGTTATTAATGCTGTAGTTGATGCCTTAACACCTGCTGAAGTTAATAATGAGGCTGGTGAGGAGGTTGCTGCAGCGGATGCACTAGAAGAAGAAGTAGATATAGCTATTGGCGATGAAGATAAGTTTATCGATATTCGAACTGATGCAGAAAAAAGTGCTGATGATGAAGAAGTCGAAGAGGACCCCCGCGATGGTTTTGGCGTCGCCGGCGAAGATGAAACTGGACGCAATGTAGCTTATAATGCCTTTAAAAAGATTCAAACTTCAATTATTGATTCTTATGAATTATTATCTAATCCTGAAGACCAAGAATTGTTTTATGATTATTTGATCGCCAATCTTAAATTGTATTTTGATAAATTCGAAGGCGAATTGGCGCCAGACGTAGAAGAGCCCACAAATCAAGCCTATGACGATGCTAAGAGCGAAGAAGGCGATATGGGCGCGCCAGATGACACTGAGATGGATTTCGGTGGTGATGAAGAAGAGATAGAATTAGAATTATGAAAATTTTAATGGAGAATTGGCGCCAATTTATAGAACATGGCGCGTCGACACCTGAGAATGGAAAAATATATCTTTTCGAAGATGAAAAGATCACAGAAGCATCTTTTAGCATAAGATTAAATCTATTAACAGAATCCACCACAGAGATAGAAGGCTTTTTGCGAGAATGGGAGACGTCTGCCGATTATGTGTTAAGCAAGAATGTTCTTAATGAGGGCGTAATGGATTTAGTTTCTCAGGCGGCTGCAGTGTTGAAAACACTCGCAGAGAAATCTTGGGATACGGTCACAAGTGTCACTTCAAAAGTTTTAAATTTTATTGAGAAATTTAAAGAAAAACACCCCAAAATATATAGCGCCCTCAAATGGGCCTGTATAGCAATAATATGTATAGCGGCACTTTATCTAATAGCCAAAGCCACAGGAATGACAGCTGTTGTCCAAGCTATGGAATCACTTGCTACATTCCAATGGCCCGATGTAGCAATTTCTGAATTGGTAAGAGATCTAACCAACCAACAGACAGTAGATGCTCTTCGAAACCTACAAGACGCATTATTAAATCGAGCAGGAGACATAGGAGTAGATCTGGTGCAAAGTGATCATCAAATCCTTCAGGATCTAGGAGATAAAATCTTAGATTCTATTCCATCGGAGCAGTCGGCTGAAGCAGTATCGGATTTCTGGGGTCAGGCGATGGAACGGTTACAGCAAGGCGCCCAGGCCGGCACGGGACAAATTGAGACCTTCACTCCAAATTAGATATCTCTGAGAAAAAAATGATAAAAAGTTCAAAAAAGAACTTGACAACCAAAAATAAGAGCGTTATACTAGCATTGAAGGCTAAAAACCTTATAGATGATAGTTTGTTAGTTTCTATTAATAGTTTAACTTTAGAAGATCTAATAGCTATAAAGTTTGAACTTTCAGCTAACCATATAAATAATAGACCTTATGGATTTGACATTTGGAGAAAATCAAGTTATATTATAAAAGAGGCTTTACTAAAGTTTGCGCTTTCAACCACCAACTCTAAAAAAGACGCGGCAAGGTTTTTAGGTTTAACCTACAGTGATTTTAAAAAAGCCATTAAAAAATACAAGGTAACCAACTTTTTTAACGACGATGTGGAAGGTTTATAAATATAACGGACACTATATCATGGGCGACTTGGTCGGCTCACACAAAACAGAAGCTGCCGCCATGAAAAAAGCAAAGAAAGAAATAAAATTTAAATTTTCTGTGAGAGAAAAGAAAAAGAACGAGATACTTATTTGGCTTGATGGTGAAAACCACGAACCACTAGGAGTTATCACACACGAATTAAAGGGGACGAAACGGCCTCGACAGGGTAAGGAGAAAGGATAGTGCAAGTAGTCAAACGTACCAGCAGACTTTAAATGCAGATACAAAACATAATTGCTAATAATAATAACAATTTCGAATCTGTCCGCTTAGCGGCTTAATCGGGTGGTTACCTAAAGCCATCAATCCAATTTAGGTATTTATCGCAACAGGATGGTAAGCGATATCTTATAGCCATCTATCTTTTTGTTAGTTTCTGATAGCAAACTGACGCATCGATTGGAAAGGGTGAGGGTTTAGCTTGTCAGTCGATTAATCACCCCGCTTTTGTTGATTTTCACATAGCGGATGCCGGCCGTCAGACCGGTAAAAATCAACTAAACTTGTGAATGACTTGAATTTTAATATGCTTTGGACGCGGGTTCGACTCCCGCCGTCTCCACCATCTTACTAAGGAATGCGTATATATCAAAATAAAACTAAGACAGCCATATTGCTTATTAATTTAAAGGCGGCTTCTACATCTGCTGCGACACATTGCCGAAAAGGCGAAATTTCACAGGTTACGAATTCATCAACAGAATATCGTAAAGTTGCAAGAGATCCACTATTATATAAACTAATGATAGTGCGAGAGCCCTACCAACGAATTGAAAGTTTTTATAAAAGTCGTTTTTATGTGCCTTACTCTCAAGATGAATGGCAAAAGCTCTTAAACACAATCACAGACTTAGAAATATATCAATGCCCTCTAACAGGCAAGTTTAAAGAGAGAAAATCCGGAAATAAATTACCGTTTTGGGTACGTATGGTAAATCATATATGTGAATATTTTGATAAAGAAGAATATTTTGCTGAAAAAATAGATTTTGAACAGTTTGTTATAAATGGGGTAGGAAAGGGATATCACGGACTTGGGCATTTATATGAACAAACCCGACTCTTGGAGCGCTCCCAAATTAACGCCGCGGCGGTAAATGAAATTATAAAACTTGAAAATCCGGATTTTACAAACTTAAACTCTTATTTTAATATAAATTTTGCTCATGAGAATAAAAGCTCGATAGACACGACCTTAATTTGGACGTCCGAAATGAGGCAAATAGCTTATGAAAAATACAAAAAAGATTTCGAAGAATTTAAATATACAAGATAATGAATTAACAGACGAACAATTAGAAATAGTATGTGGCGGAATGAGAAAAGAAACATTCGACATATACGCAACAGATTTAATAAATAAAAATTTATTCTACAAACAAAAGGAAAAACAATGAAAACAGTAGAAGTTGGAAACAACGTAAAAGTCCATTACGTAGGAACCCTTACAGATGGCACAGAATTTGATAGCTCGCATAAGCGAGGCGAGGCACTTCTTGTAGAAGTGGGCTCTCCTGGGCTATTAAAAGCTTTTGACGAAGCAATCGTGGGAATGACCGAGGGCGAAACAAAAGAGATCGTACTCTCCGCTGAGGAAGGATATGGTCCCCGAAACCCCGAAGCAATGCAAACGGTTCCCAAGGAAGCCTTTGGCCCTGAATTTGAATTTGAAGAAGGTCAGACTGTCCAAGGCAATGGCCCGTATGGACCTTTTTTAGCTACAATCAAGCAACTGGAAGAAACTCAAGTGGTATTGGATATGAACCATCCTCTTGCTGGTGAAACACTCAAATTTCAAATTGAAATGTTAGAAATTATTACGGAAGGAGAGTAAAATGAGCTTTTTAGACAAATTTAAGAGTATTATTACATTTGATAGGCTAACAGTAGGAAATAAGGAAGTAGAATCAACACCAACAACCTCTACTTCCTCCGCTCCCGATCTGTCGACGCTTAAGGTTACGGAACTGAAGGCTCTGGCTAAAGAGCGAGGCATAAAAGGCTATTCTACATTAAAGAAGGCAGAACTGTTAAGCTTGTTGAGTGAATGACTTATTTGTTATTATTGCTAATCGGATGTCTTCCGCCATTAGCTTATAGAAATTACGCCGGATCTAATTTCGATACTACTCGAAGTCCTTGCGTAGATGCTCTGTACGTTAATTTGGATAATTCCACCTGTGATGATGCTTTAATTTTCGATTTTCCTTATCATGATTATTTCATGGTTAGATGTATTGACGATAACCCTGGAATAATTGATAATTGGACAATCCACTCTTTTTATATCACTTCTCGATATAACACCTCTACATGGACCACGTTTATGATGGATGAATCATATACGTGGTTCTGTTCTGACCAGCAAATGGTCGTATATACCAAACCAAGGAATTAAAATGGATATAATTTCACAAATGTGTTTTCTAATGGCCGCACTTACATTCGGTGCTTTAGCAGGACACTACACAACCAAAGATTACTATATCAAACAACTATTAACAAGGAAGGAAAATGAATAGATTAATTTTATTACCCTTGTTGCTTGTTCCAGCATGCAACAAGGACTCGGGAAAGGATGCTCCCGACAGTGGCGACAGTGCCGCTGTAACTCCATTAGACCCACAAGGTCGAATTGGAGGATTTGTGACGGATGAAAATGGACAACCTATCGAAGGGGTTCTCATTTCTGCACAAGAAACCACGGCTACGTCGGCCGCAGATGGCTCCTATACTCTTTTAGAGATGGAGCCACAAACTGACATCGTGCTTAAATTTAGTAAGCGCGGCTATGCGTCTAATTATAAGGTCACTTCATTGATGACTTGGGAAACAGTCGCATCCAACGCAACTCTTTTGTCAATTGACGGAAGCGAGACGTTCTCTAGCTTTGATGAATCTTATTTTATCATTGAGGATACTACTGTAGCTTTTGAGCCTAATAGTTTCACGGATAAATCCACAGGACAGCGTTACAATGGCGATGTTACTGCTGAAGTTACTCACGTTGACCCGTCAACTGACGAGCTTTCTGGCGCACCCCGCGATCTGTCTGCTATTTCTAACAGTGAAGACTCTCAACTAGTTTCTTATGGAATGGTTGACGTGTCATTGTTTGGCGAGAATGGCGAAGAGCTTTCGATTGACTTGGATAAGCCCGCAACCCTGCGCATTCCAATCACCAATGGAAGCCTTCCAGACGGTCTCAAATTGGAGCCCGGAGACATTCAGAATACTTGGTCCTTTGATCCCCTCCAGGGAACCTGGATCGAAGAAGCAACCGGCACTGTCAGCGCCACTGACGATCAGTTGTATTTCATTTTTGAAGCTCCGCACTTTTCGTGGTGGAACTGCGATATGGGATTCGTTCCATCGTGCGCAGAAGGTCGTGTAATCGACTTTCAGGGCTTTCCGGTACGTGGAGCCGATGTGACGTGCGCCGGCGGTCAGACGACCTCTACGGCGGTCACAAATGACGATGGAGAGTATCAATGCAGCATCATGGTTGGCGATTATGTCAGCTTCACCGGCCACACTTTTGTCGGTGGACAAGATTGGCAAAAGACGAAGGGATCTATCTTTATGGATAGTGAAGGTTCATCGGCTGCAGACTGCGAACCGATTCCAGACATTCAGATTGATGTCTGTCGCATTGCGGGAGCAGTTAATATTGAAAACTATGATTCTATTGTAGATATCAATGAGCCTCAAGGCGTCGGAGCAGACGGAATTTCTGCTGTCTTTTGGGAACCCCCCGGACCTATTTCATATTGTGAAAACCCTTGGGATAGCTTAGAAGCCGGCGAATGCTGGAGTGGAACTAATGAAGAAATTGTTTCTATGTTCCCAGAGAGCGCTTTCCCTGGAATTCCCGATAGTGCCCGTTCCGCAGGCAACTGGGTTGAACTTTCCAATGATTATCGTTCTTATCGAATGGAGAAAAGCTTTGAAGGAACTTTGCCCTTTTATGTTTGGAATTCTCACGAAATGGAAGAAGGTCGTATCTTAACAGATCGCCCGGACTTCAAGCAAGGACAAAATATCAGCGTCGAAGCCGATGGCGACTTTACGTCGTATTTTGGCACCTGGAGCGTCGAAGAATTTGCGACCATACCTGACCAAGTATATTTTTCTGCAGACAATCTAGTGTACAATGGCGGCGGCTTACTCGTAGATTATGGCAACGCTAGTGGAGATCATGTCTTCTTTGCAGCCATTTTAGGAGAAAACCAAATGCTTTGCAAGTTTGATAACGATGGTGGGTTTATGGTACCCGCTGACGCTCTCAACAAGCTAGATGCAGGATGGGGAGGAGCATCGGTATTTAATCTATCGATGGAACTTTCCGCAGGTCCCGATGGCTTGCCAATTTATTCGCAAGTATTTTCAGGAGAAACTGTTCCTCTGCGAGTTGAGTAGACTAAGTAATAGGAACTTCGGGGGCCAGAGCAATCTGGCTCCCTTTTTTATAGGAGACAAGAAAATGGACAGACTTCAACAAAGGCGCGATCAAATTCGTGCACGCAACCGGGTTCGTTATACTGCGGACCAAGAAATCATGAGAACATATCACATTAATGCTGATTTAACTCGTGAAACTACCGATGAAATCGAGAAGGCTCTGTGGGAGTTAAAAGACTCGATGGATCTGCCAACAGAAGAGATTGAATTGGCTATTGCTTCACGTCGATTAAAATAAATTATTTTTTTATCCTTCTGTTAAAAAATATGGTATAATTATTAATGAAGGAGAATTATGAGTGGGAACTATTTTTGCGTTTAGTCTCGGATTACTTTATGCAAATTTCATGGAATGGTACGTCCACAAATATTTCTTTCATGGTCTTGGAAAAAAACAAAATAGTATTTTCGCTTTTCACCTAAGACAGCACCATATTGAATCACGCAATAATAAGTTCCTAGATACTCGCGTAACCAAGCGCGAAACACTGGGGCTTTTAGCGTTTCTGGCGCTCTATCTGCCGCTCTATTCTGTAGTGCCCGCGTTTTATATAGCGCTGGTGGTATATGGGGCGGCATTTGTAATTGTGCACAAACTTTTACATATATACCCCCATATAGCTAAAAGGCATTTTTGGTGGCATTGGAACCACCATATGCATAATCAAAATAAAAGTTGGAACGTCGTCTTTCCTCTAATGGACTGGATCACGGGTACTTTGGAGGAACGCCAAGATGAAAGTTAAAGTCGCGTTCTACAAAGGAAAGGGCAACTGGAAACATAAGATAGTGCGGTGGTGGACAAAAAGTCCCTATAGCCATGCCGAACTTATCATGCCAGACAATTACACATGGATAAGTATCAGCCCTCTTTTGACGGCCACAGTTTCAAAAAGGATTAAAACTGATTTTGATTTAGACAATTGGGATTTTGTATCTTTAGAAATTGATGAAGTACAACATGAAGTTATTCAAGATTTTTATCAAGAAACAGAAGGGTGTAAATACGACTGGGTGGGAATGATTTTATCTCAATTGTTGTCTTTTAATATTAAACAAAAAAACAAATGGTATTGTAGTGAATGGATCGCTTATGCTCTCCGTATTGCTGGCATAATCGATTGGAGAGTAATAAAAATTTATGATCAAAGTGATTTGTCTCCCAAAAAGCTTTATGAGATTATAACAAGCCAAAAAGAGGAACAACAAGAATGTCCTCCGGAAAATTAATCGAAGAAATCAAGGCGGGCGATTTGGTTCTCTTAAGAGAGCGCCGCAAAAAATATAAGAAAAGGCCCGCATTAATATTAAAAGTTTTGAGCGATCATGAGCGGATTTTTGTTGAATCTACGATCTGGACCGATTTTCACTATATGGTATACACTGAAGGAAAGACTATGTACGTGTCGGAGGGTCACATAGATCGAGTTATAAGCAGTAATGAAGAGCCGGAAATTTAAAATAGACGAATGGGTACTATATGACCCTTATCTATCTGGTGAAAACACTACACTACGACTCAAAGCAGTGGTCCTGGAGGTGCTAGAAAATGATTTATTCTATGATTACAGGATTTTTATCGACGGTAGGGGTACTATTACAAAAGTGCGGGAGGAGAATCTCTTTCTTTGTGAAGAAACTACGTAATAATGAGGAGCCACCATTCCGTTGCCCTTGCTGCGGTTTTGCTCCTTGCGACTGCGATGACCATTAAAAAGATAAAATTACTACTTTTAACAGCTTTAATAGTGCTCGGTTGCCAGCCAGATTATGGTATGCAGTACGAGGTGATAGAAGAGATCCAGCCAACTGAGGTAGTTGTAGATTCGTTCGTACAACCAAGCCCTCCGACCAAATTAGATGTATTGATTGTGCTTGATACTTCGGGTTCAATGAACGATAATTTTCAACAAGTAAGCACAGGAGTGGAGTTGTTGCGCGGAGATATCGAAGCCCTAACACTTGATTATAAAATTGGCTTTATAAACTCAGGATTGGTCAGTCCGTATTTTGCTGGTCCTTATGACTATAATTCGGATTCTATTGATTTTTTGTTGGCCCCTTATATATTGGGCGCTGATTGGTACGAAAGAGCGTTCCAGACAATGCATGGGTTCGTCTCAAGCACACCTGAAGGCATCGCATTCTTTCGAGATGATGCAGACAAATTAATTATTTTTGTTTCTGATGAAGACGAGCAAGGAGCCATCCCAACAAATACTTTTCATGATTGGCTTGTAGACAAGTTTAAAGGAGTGCAACATGACGTAGTGGCCATTGTGCAAGTTGAAGATGGTGAATGCGCAAGCACTTGGCAATATGATGTAGGTCAGAAATTTATTGATTTAGTAGCTTATTATGGAAAAGTGGGAATTGACATTTGCAGCGATTGGGAAGCGTGGCTAGCCGACAGCACATTTTTAGTAGGTGAGATTAATTATATAAACCTCACTCAAAAACCACTCGAAGACAGCCTTGTAGTTTATAGAAACGGTCTGGAAACCGCACTATGGTATTATTTGCCTAGTACTAACACGGTATATTTAGACTTTGTGCCGGATCCGGGAGAACTCATTGAAGTAGGATATGTTGTTTTATAAAAATACTTGACTTTCTTTTAGATGGTGTTATAATATAAAAGGAGTCAAGGAGGAAATAGTGGACCCGAATAACGAAAACAATAAAAGCTGGAAACAAGAAGGTATTTTTGATACTTATAACGAGGCTGATAGTACACGAGCAGTAATGCTCTCAATGAATACTGATAATAAGCTATTAGTAAAAGTAAAAAGGTGCGGACCTGGAGGAACGCGATTTAAGGTTAAATCGTACTATCCACCCGAACCTAAAAAAAATAAGAAGAGGAAAAATTAATGACGATTCACCGCGATATGTATGATGTTAAGAAAGAAAAGCCAACTGTAATGGTTTCTGGAGGATTTGATCCAGTGCATGCCGGACACATTCGATTAATTCGTGCGGCTGCAGAACATGGTGATGTAATCGTTATCGCCAATTCAGATGAATGGTTGTTCCGTAAAAAAGGATTTGTATTTATGGATTTTGATGCCCGGGCAGAAATTTTAAATGCAGTTAAGGGTGTTGTGGTGGTAGATTCGGTTGATGATAGTGATGGCACTGTTTGTGATGCTATATATCGCCATCGGCCTACCTATTTTGCCAATGGTGGTGATCGAGGCCGAAATAATACTCCGGAGCAATCAGTTTGCGAAGAATTGGGAGTAGAATTATTGTGGGGAGTTGGTGGAGATAAAAAACTAGCAAGCTCCTCCGATCTTGTCGAGAACGCACGCAGTTTTGAGGAGAAGCCTCCGCGCCGGTATACTAGTAAAGTTTCCGAAAAATAATTATTTATGGAAAAGTACTTGACAAATGCCAAATTTTAGATTATATTGTGAATTAGTGTTATTTTCCCTCGCAGGATTTATAATATGTTATATAATTGATGGAGGGTTAGGATAGACTATCAAAAAAACGATATTGTGTTGGTAAAATCAGTTGCAGGCGATGCAATTCCGCTAATTCATGTTCGCCTACTAGAAAGAGAGATCAGACCGCCCTCTAAGGGAAGCACTTTTGATTGGCCCGGATATTCAGGATGGATGGCAACGCCAATTTATCAAAAAGAGATCGAGATTTTAAAAAAAGAATGGAACATTCCATTTAAAAAAGCAAACAAAGATTTAACATTTGTTTATGATAAAAATATCATTAAAAAAATTATTTAAAAATTGGGGTGTAGTTCAATCGGCAGAACGTCTGACTGTTAATCAGAAAGTTGCAGGTTCGAGTCCTGCTGCCCCAGCCACACACCATAAAGGAGAAAACATGACTGTTGCAAACAATACACAGCAACTTAAAGAAGCAAAACAAGAGATTTTACAATTGCGCTTACGTATTAGCCAATTGGTTGACGAGATCACAACATTGAAGGCAGACGTTCGCACGTTCAAGAATAGTGTTGCAGAAGATGTAAAGTATTTGACCACCCGCGTCGATGGCTAAGTGGAAAAAATTTAGTAAATTTTCACTAATTTGGTATAGCCAGCAATTTGCAATTCCTTTTTGGATTGTTGGACATATTCACTTGCATCTTAATGATTACCGTGATATAATAGAATTATCAAGTTCGGCTGTAATGCATTTTATGGTCGCACTTGGTTTTTGGTTTGATTGGAAAAATTATGATAAAGGAGAATAAATGTCATTTACTCAAAAATTAAAGAACCTGGAAGTTGATCCTTCCACAACGGCAACGTTGACTTATATTGATGGGGTCGATGTATTCGTACACAATGAGACAGAGATTGAAACCGCCCTGGCCGAGACCAATGTGGTAAATCAATTATGTGAATTAGTAGCCACACCCGGTTTAAATGTAACGACTGCATATGGAACTCATATTTTGCAAGAATTGCGCAACTCCCACCTTCTCGAAGAATATGAACGTGGTAGTTTTGAGTTTTCAGATTATCTTACTGGTGTTGTCAGTGAGAATTTCTATGAATTTGATTTCATCGATGCAAACATTCAAAAATTTGATCATAAGCGTGGCTTTTGCGAATTGCGCGCCGAGGTTAAAGTTCCAGTTGGTGAATTGATCGACGCGAGCGCTTTCTTGAGTACCTGGACCGTTTCTGTGCCGACAGAAAATGGCGTCCTTACTCTAGAGTAAAGCGCGTCCGCTGTATCGTCGGGTAAATAATAACGATACGTGGCTGCCGAACGTCACGCAGGCAGGGGTTTACGGTCATCCTTGGACGCTTAAAACCGTTTCCTCATAGGCTAAACACAAATGATTATTTTTCATCAATACGGTGCACGAAGAACTGGCACCAATTATATTCAAGCCTTGTTAGAAGAAAACTATTCTAATGTAATGGTGTTAGATAATATTGTATGGAAGCACGGCCCGGCCCCATCGGCAGACGAATTTATTGGGTATTTTCTTCAAGATAGAGAAGAGCATTTTAACAACACATGCGCAGGACGCCAAGACTTATATGAATGTCTACAGAAAAAAGTACTTACTAATGAAGTTATACCTCTCTTAACCATTAAAAATCCCTACGCCTGGGTCGAGAGCATGTGGCGCTATGCGAAAAATTTAAGGCTATGCGATCCCCACGAATTAGGAACTAAATATGTTTTTTTGGATCCTACACAAAAATTAAGCTCTCAAGAAGAGAACATCACTGAATTAATGAACTCATATAATCAGAGATATCAACAGTGGGGGCATACTACACGTTTTGTTGTACGATATGAGGATTTATTGATTGATTATAAATCAATTCTTTCTTTTTTCGAAGAGCAATATTCCTTGCAGCGAATTAATAAAGATTTGTTAAATATTAAAAGCGGCTGTGATCCTATACCTGTAAATTTAAAACGCATTAATCCGGATTGGGATTATGCAAATTATTATTTAACTGAAAGTTACTTAAAAAATCTACCCTCAAACATCATTGAATGTATTACAGAAGCCACAGATTGGGGCTTGTTTGAGAAATATCAATATAGTGCAATTTAGGCAAGTGAACTATATAAGAACAGCATAAAGGCCTTTCACTTTAATTATAATGGCTAAAAAAAATTACGTTTTAGATACAAGCGTGTACCTTACTGATGCAGAAGCAATTTATAGCTTTGACAATCACGATATCTTTATTCCACTGAAGGTGCTTGAAGAGGTTGACAAACATAAAAAACGTCAGGATTCAGTCGGGGTTAACGCACGCAAGATTATTCGCATACTAGATGAATTACGCTCTAAAGGAGATCTCCACAAGGGGATTCGTATAGCGAAAGGAAAAGGCATTTTAAAGGTAATGTCTTATGGTTGCCTTAAAAATTCATTACAATTTCCGCCCGATCTTGATTTACGCATTCCAGATCATACAATCATAGCGACAGCTTTGGCTGTTAAAACACTAGAACCAAAGCGTCCTATCGTTTTAGTTTCTAGAGACATTAACATGCGTGTTATTTGTGATTCTATTGGAATCGCAGCACAAGATTATATTATTGAGAGCGCAGTCACATCCTCATCAGAATTATATCAAGGGTTCATTGAATATCTGGTAGATGATGCTGTGGTTGATAGATTTTATAATGGCGACGATATTCTTATCGAAGCAGATGAGATTGAGAGCGAGTGGCATCCGAACCAATATGTTATGATGGTATCCAATGCTCATCCTAAGAAATCAGCTTTAGCGCGCTTTGACGGTCACCACACGCCTCTTAAAAAAGTAATACATAGTAGCATTCCGGATTGGAAAATTAATTCAAGAAACAAAGAGCAGGCGTTTGCAATTGATTTGTTGATGGATCCTCGGGTGAAAATTATTAGTTTAGTAGGCAGAGCAGGCTCAGGCAAAACATTATTAGCAATTGCTGCTGGTCTTCAACAAACAATTGGTTTGAGACAAGACGAAAATTATTATTCTCGACTTATCGTGTCACGACCCGTGCAGCCTCTTGGAAAAGATATTGGCTTCCTTCCCGGAACAATGGAAGAAAAGATGCTGCCATGGCTGATGCCCATTCAAGATAATCTCAAGTTTTTAATGGGGGATAGAACGAATCTAGAAATGTATATCGATAAAGGAAAAATCGAAATAGAAGCTTTGACATATATTCGAGGGCGCTCTATTGCCAATGCGTTTATGATCATTGACGAAGCCCAGAATCTCACTATGCATGAAATTAAAACAATTATTACCCGGGTAGGAGATAATACTAAAATTGTATTAACTGGTGATATTGAGCAAATTGATAATATTTATGTAAATGAAACTTCTAACGGTTTGGCCCACGCAGTTGAAAAATTTAAAGAATATCCCATAGCAGGACACGTTACCTTTAAAAAAGGTGAAAGAAGCGAAGTTTCCACTCTCGCATCAAAAGTATTATAAAAAAAGTTGCATAATCAATAAAGGTATGTTATAAATAAAATAGGAGTTATTATGAGCGACACAGATACCACAGTCACAGAAGAAGATTTGCATTCAAATCCTCTCTTGGCCGCACCAGTTGAAGGGACCACAGAACTTAAAGAATTTTTGGTTAATTATACTGGCACCAAATTACAACCAGAAGATGAGCAGGTCACTGTTCATATGATAGCTGAAACAGTGGCAGCGGAATTCCCAGAGTTTATGTTCGCAATCGCAGAAGAAAACTTTTTAAGAGGATACCAACTAGGATTAGAAGATGCTACAACACTTGAAACAGAAACAGAAGCAGATACAGGAAATGAAGAGTGATTTTTACACTTCGCGCGGAACACACGTATACTTTAAAGACGACTTAGAGAATGACGAAATAGATACTGAAAGAGTTGTATCAAAAGTAGAGAGCGCAATTCCAGATCACTTATTATCCGAATTAGAAATGATAATTATCGGATGGTTTGATGAATTTGAAGAACGTAATATTAATGCTTTTTATAAAGATGGAATTTTGCATGTTTCTAATATACAAGATGATGAAAAAGACATGTTTGATGATTTTGTGCACGAAATAGCCCACTCAATTGAGTCGCCCTATAGTTATGAAATCTACGGAGACCAAGAGGTGCGAGATGAATTCCTCCGAAAACGCACACTCTTACACGATAAGTTGTGGGCCCTAGATTATAAGGCGCCTCTTAAGTGGTTTTTGAATACCGAGTATAATAAAGAGTTTGATGATTTTCTGTTTAGTACTGTAGGAAAAGACAAGTTGCGTTTAATTTGTATGGGATTGTTTATCAATGCCTATGCCGCTGTCTCTTTAAGAGAGTATTTTGCGACCGGGTTTACAGATTATTATCTACACCCCAATCATAATTTTTTCAAAAAAGTAAGCCCGCAACTTTATAAAAAACTAACTTTTTTGAATGAAATAAAAAATCTTGACACCGCCTTCTAAACAGGCTATAATATATAAAATGGAGTGCCTGTGCCGCATATATCTTATTCTGAACTCAAAGACTGGGTTCATTGCGCCTTTTATCACAAACTAACAAGAATCGATAAAATCGATGGATTCAAAGGAAACGCCTTCACAGCGTTTGGAACCGCAATTCACGATGTTTGCGAAAAGAAGTTATTAAAGGAAGACATCAACGATGATGAACATTTTCTCAAATCTTTTGAGGATAACTTAGCTAAACTACCTGCTGATGTTGAAGTTGACCCAAAGCTCGTATCGGACATGCGAGAACAAGGAAAAAAGATCTTGCCCGAGATTCAAGAGGCTTTAGATGATTATTTTGAGGAATATGAAGTACTTGCAGTAGAATTTCCCTTAATGATGGATATTGAGGGCGAAGAAGATTATAAATTTAAAGGTTATATCGATGCGATTGTCGTAACACCTGATGGTAAGATTCACATCTTTGATTGGAAGACTTGTTCATGGGGCTGGGATTCACGCAAGAAGAATGACAAGATGGTGACTTATCAGCTTACTTTATATAAGCACTTTTTTGCCTTGGGCGCCTGTCAAGATCCCAAGAATATTGAAACGCACTTCGCGCTTCTTAAGAGAACAGCAAAGAACAACAGAGTAGAGTTCTTTCGAGTCACAAGTGGTCCCAAAAAGACACAAAATGCGCTTAAAACACTCCATATGGCAATTTGGAATATTAAAAAGAAGCGTTATATCAAAAACAGATTATCATGCACTGCCGGTTATGGTTGTAAATTTCATAACACCAAGCACTGCCCATAAGGAACCAAATGAAAAAAACAAAAATCTTAACTATATCGGATCACCCTTTAAGTCCATCCGGAGTTGGAACACAAACCAAATATGTGATTGAGGCATTATTGAAGACAGGCCGATATCAAATTATCTCTTTGGGAGGAGCTATGAAACATGACGATTATACTCCCAAAGCTGTAAGCCCCTATAACGATGATTGGAAAATATTTCCTGTAGATGGTTATGGGAACCAAGAAGCCATTAGGTCTATTCTGCAAAAAGAAAAACCTGATATGGTATGGTTTATGACCGATCCTAGATTTTATGGCTGGCTTTGGGAAATTGAAAATGAAGTTAGAGCCGTGTGCCCTATGGTATATTACCATGTTTGGGATAACTTTCCAGCGCCCAAGTATAACGCTCAATTCTACGATTCAACCGACGAAATCATATGTATATCTAAGGTTACAGCGGCAATAGTAAAAGAAGTATCTCCGAATGTATCATCTTGCTATATTCCTCACGCAGTTAATTCAAACATATTTTATAAGTTTAAAACTGACGAAAAGCTCAAAGTTGTGGCAGAACTCAGAACACGCGTTTTGGGAACCGACAATTCTCCCAAGAAATTATTCTTTTGGAACAATCGCAATGCACGCCGGAAGCAATCAGGTACTATTATTTGGTGGTTTAAAGAGTTTTTAGACGATGTGGGGCACGATAAAGCTGTCTTGTTAATGCATACAGACGCGCGCGATCCTCACGGACAAGACTTGCCTCATTTGATTGAAACGCTAGGGCTAACCGAAGGACAAGTATTGATTTCTACTCAGAAAGTTCCCCCCGAAGATTTGGCCAATATGTATAATGCATCAGACTTTACCATAAATATTTCGGATGCTGAAGGTTTTGGACTGGCTACTTTAGAATCCCTGTCTTGCGGTACACCCATCATCGTTAATATGACCGGCGGGCTCCAAGAACAAGTGACTGATGGTGAAAACTGGTTTGGCTTTGGTATTCAGCCAGCTTCAAAAGCGATTATTGGTTCTCTGCAAGTACCTTATATTTATGAAGACCGCCTTGCTCAAAAAGATTTTCACAACGCACTTAAAAAGGCAATATCAATGACTCCCAAGGCTTATAAGAAAGTTTCGATACAAGGTCGAGAACACGTTAGAAAAAATTATAATTTTGATAATTTTGAAAAGCAATGGGTCAGTAAGATTGATGAAATTGTAGAGAAATATGGTTCGTGGGAAAATAGACAAGGTTATAAACGCTGGCATTTATTGGAGGTGGCATAATGCGTAAGAAAATTATTTTAAAGGGTCCTCTTTTGACTCGTTCTGGTTATGGTGAACAAGCACGTTTCGCTCTTCGGGCTCTCCGGAGCCGGCAGGATCTATTTGATATCTATATCCAGCCGTTACAATGGGGCCAAACTTCTTGGCTAAGCGATTTAGATGAGGAACGTGTTTGGATCGATCAAGCTATTGAAAAAACAATTCATCATGTTCATGCCGGCGGCAAGTTTGATATGTCCCTTCAAGTGACCATTCCAAATGAATGGGAACCAATGGCGCCAATAAATATTGGGTACACAGCCGGAATGGAAACAACAGCCGTAGATCCTGCATGGCTCATAAAAGCAGAAGAAGTGATTGATAGAATAATTGTTGTTTCAAGCCACTCTAAAAATACCTACGCTTATACCGCTTATGATGCCACAGATAACCACACCAATCAGAGCGTCACTCTCAAGCTAACAAAACCAATTGCAGCAGTCAACTATCCGACTAAGACATATGAGGATTTGCCCGAAGTTGAATTAGAGCTTAAGCCCGATTTTAACTTTTTAGTTGTAGCTCAAATGGGCCCTAGGAAAAATTTAATGAATACAGTTAAATGGTTTGTTGAAGAATTTCAAGATGAAGAAGTGGGTTTGGTGCTTAAGGCAAATATGATGAAAAATTGTCATATGGATAAGCTTAGAACTCATCAGGATTTAAAGGCCTTTGTTGCACAGCTTAATAAGAGTGATATGAAATGTAAGATTTATCTTCTCCATGGAGATATGACCGATAAAGAGATGCACAGCTTGTATAATCACCCTAAGATTTCGGCTTTTGTTACATTCGCTCACGGCGAAGGCTTCGGGCTTCCCATTTTTGAAGCAGCATACTCGGGTGTTCCAGTAGTTGCTACAGGTTGGTCCGGACAATTAGATTTTCTCGTTTCGTCCGACAAGAAAGAAAATTTTTATAATGTTTCATATGATTTAGGACCCATTCCAAAAGAAGCTGTTTGGGAAAATGTGGTTCGCGAAGGAACAATGTGGGCTTATCCCCGAGAACAGTCTGCCAAAGAAAAGATGCGCGCCTGCTACGAAGATAATAAAAAGAAACGCCAAGCACGGTGGAGCAAGAATGCCAAACGCTTGCATGAAGAATTTACGCCCGAGAAACAATACGCAGCGTTTGTAGAGGGAATGTTAGGCGAAGCGCCCAAGAAGATTGATTTAGAGGACATCCCTAAGATCTCTATTATTACTTCGGTATATGACGGAGACGAATATATTCGACCATTTATGGAAGATATTACTCGACAAACGATCTTTAAAGAAAAATGCGAATTAATTATGATTAATGCGAATTCTCCTGGAAATGAAGAAGAGACTATTCTAGAGTATCAAGAAAAATATCCCGATAATATTATATACAAAAAGCTTGATGAGGATCCCGGGATTTATAGTACATGGAACATAGGCATTGAATTGGCCACCGGTGATTATATCACAAACGCAAATTTGGATGATCGTAAAGCTGCTCACTCGTTAGAGCGTCACGCGACGGAACTGACCACTAATGAAGATGTAGATTTAGTGTACGCAGATATGCTTATTACAGATCAACCTAACGAATTGTATGAGAATAATAATTCTAATGGTCGCCGATATAACTTTCCCCCCTTCTCTCTGGAAAATCTCAAGATGGTTAATATGCCCCACGCTAGTCCAATGTGGAGAAAAGAGCTACATGACAAGTATGGGAAATTTGACGATAAGTATAAATCCGCCGGAGATTGGGAAATGTGGCTCCGAGCAGCATCTCAAGGAAGCCGGTTTAAGAAGATAGAAAATGAAGTTTTGGGATTATACTATTTCAACCCCACAGGAATCTCCACAAACCCCGACAACTTTGGTTGGAAACAGAAGGAAGAAACAGAGGTTTACGAACGCTATAAATAAGATATGAATTCAAAAAAATTAATAACTTTTTCTTTATGGGGGCAAGATCCCAAATATTTAGTAGGAGCCATTAGAAATGCTGAGTTGGCTCAAGAGATATATCCCGATTGGATATGTCGATTTTATTTAGGAGCTAGCGTGCCGCTTCCTATTAAATTGCAATTAAAAAAATTAGAGAATGTAGAAATCGTAACAATGGATCAATGGGGCGATTGGCGTGGTATGTTTTGGCGTTTTCTCCCTGCCTCTGAGTCAGGAGTAGAGGCTATGATTTCTCGTGACACAGATTCGAGATTAAACTTCCGTGAAAAAGCGGCCGTTGATGAATGGCTGGAAAGCGATAAGGGATTTCATATTATGAGAGACCACCCATTTCACAAGTTTCCAGTGCTGGGAGGAATGTGGGGAGTAAAGGCAGGAATTCTTCCCAATATGGCTCACATGATTAATCAATTTGCACAAGAAGATAAATATGGCACTGATTATGAGTTTTTTGCTCAAGTTGTTGTCCCTCATATTCAAAACAATGCGCTTGTTCATGATGAATTTTTTGGTGGAAAGCCTTTTCCCACCCCAAGAGAAAATTATCAATTTGTCGGTCAAGTCTTCGACGAGAATGAAATAACTGTTGAAGAACACATAGCCGCGCTTCGAGCGCACTCGAAATGAAGTTTTTTAATTTAGACTTGCACATATCAGTTATCGCCGATATAAAGCGCATTTTCACAGATTTGGGACATTCAGTAGACAATTGGAGTATCTCGGGCCACGCTCATTTGATGGGATCTCCCACAGATCAAGTAGATATAGTCAACCAGCATACTTGGCGCCACCTTGATTCTGAAATGATAGAAGAATTTTATAAGCGCTATGAGTCAGACTTAAAACATTATGATGGATTTATTGTTACGCATACTCCGTGTTTCGCGATGCTGTATGAAAAATTTAATAAACCGATCATCACAGTCGCAAGTACACGATACGAAGATCCCTTTTCGAATGATATGATTAAGTGGACAAAGTTTAATCGTTATCTGCAAGGGCAAATAGATAAGAATCTAGTCATTCCGGTTGCCAATAATAAATACGACAAAAAATATACGCAATTATTTACACAACGAGAGTGGCAGCATATTCCAAGCCTATGTGAATACACAGAAGCTCAATATACAGGCACCACTAATCAATTTTTATATTCCTCTAAATTTAAACCGCAAATTCAAATCGAAAATTTAATAGAAAAAGAAAGAGCATTTCCCCAAGGATACACTTGGCAGCAATTAGCTGATTATAAAGGCATTGTTCATATACCTTATAATATCTCTACTATGTCAATATTTGAGCAATATATGGCAAATATTCCTTTATTTTTTCCGTCCTGGGAATTATTGTATAAATTACGCGAAAAACATGGTAACCATGGAGTTCTGTCTGAGACATCCTGGAACCAAATACATCGATTAAGCTCTAATTCGATTCTTTTTCCGGGAATGAAAGATCCTAATAATTTTAACAACACCGCCGATATGATGGAATGGGCCAGACTCTCAGATTTTTATGATGAAGATAATATGCCCTATATTCAATATTTTAATTCATTCGAACATTTAGGTGAATTATTAAAAACAGTTGATTTAAAAATCATATCCGAAAATATGAAAGAACACAACAAAAAAAGAAAAGAAAAAGTATATGAATCTTGGAAGGAGATTTTATCAAGGATAGAACAATGAAATACATCTGTTATAATTGGATGCCCCTAATGGCCACACAAGGTTTAGATCTGCCACCGCAGTTTTATACAAATGCCGGTACCTCTCGACTGCACGACTTGCCTCCCCTCAATCCTGCGAGTTTACAAACAAATGAAACAATTTTTGTTAAAACAGATTATGTTGTAAATGGATATTTCCAAAATCATTATTTACGGCAAATCAATACAAAATTTAATCTTATTACCGGCGTATCTGCTTATCATCTGGGGAGGGATGGAGGAAATGTTTATCAAGCAATTTTGGATCATCCCCACTTAAATAAGTGGATTTGTTCGAATCCTCCAGATATTGATGATGACCGAATCATTCCGATGCCTATTGGTTTTCAAGAACCAGATCGACAGGGAGGATATCAAGAATTTCTAGAACAAATTCAAGAATGTCGAACTCCTTTCGAGAAGAAAGAAGACGGTGTTTTTTTGCCTTATCATGATTTGAGCACAAACCCTCAAAGGGCTCAATTATTTCAAAAGCTCAGCCAGTTGCCCTTTGTACATGTACAAACAGAAAAACAAGATTTAATAGAATATTATGCGAGCTTAGATAAGTATAAATTTGTAATTGGTCTTGAGGGCCGCGGCCCCGATATTCATAGGAATTATGAGACCCTGCTCGTTGGCTCCATACCAATCGGTGTTAAAAATGTGATAAAACGCGTATTTGATTATCATCAGGTTGAGAGCGTCTTTTTAAATAATTGGGATGAATTAAATAATAATTTATTTGACACGTTGCTGCAAGCCGGTTATAATACTACTATAAATGATGATTTTTTAATAATAGACAAGCACGTTTCTCATCTTAAAAAAATGCTTACTAAAGGAACACAATAATGCCCGGCCAAATAAATCGAGGTACATTTTTTGGAGATCAAGTTTATAACTTATCACTTAATAAAAATTTTAAAAATTATGTGGAAGTAGGCACTTGGAACGGTGAAGGGAGCACCAAGTGTTTTATGGATGCACTTCTACAGCGCCACGACGAGTCCGTTCTGTATTCACTAGAAGCGAATATTGAGTTTTATACTCAGGCGCGGAGCTATTGGGATCCTTTCATGCTTTTAGTGCGCTCCCCCACGCCTAAATTACATTTATTATACGGGCGTATTATTGAAGCAGAAGAATTGGTATCCGCAGAAGAAGTACAAAATCACTCTCGATTCCACCAGCATCCCTGGCTGGAATGGCGTACTCGAAATATTAAAGAGTATGGCGAGTGTGAAAATGTTATAGGGCAGCTGCCATCTGAAATTGATGTATTACTATTGGATGGTGGACAGTTCTCAACACGGTCGGAATTCAATAAATTAAAAGATCGAACAAAGATTGTATTATTAGACGACACACTGTCTTTTAAGACAGAAAAAGCCCGTGAAGATATTTTGGCAGACCCTGATTCGTGGACCGTAATCTTTGATAATGTCGCGGATCGCCATGGCGTTTTTATGGCATGCCGCAGCGAATTTGCCCACCTCTTGCGAGATTAAAATGAAAACAGCAATTTGTTTCACGGGCACCTGTAGGAGCTTGGAGCACACACACGAGAACATCAAAAATCTTCTGGTGAACACAACAGGGGCAGATGTATTTTTATTGATAGCCGACAATCCGCATGCGCACAAAGTACATGAGTATTTTAATTTGCCTCAAACCAAAAAACTTATAATAGAAGAAGAGCCTAGCTATGACTTGACAGGATTACAGTTTCGACCCGGCTGGCCTCCCCCTACAACAACCACACAAATATACTATAAAATGATCAAATCGCGCCAACGATGTGATGAAGTTTTGAAAGCCTATGAAGAAGAAGAGGGAGAGGAATATGAACGAGTCATATTTTCGAGATTAGACGTTAAATATTTTAATGACGTAGCACCACTTATAGACAAAACCGATCTAAACAATTTATATGTACCGGATTTTCATAACACTTTCGGAGGCGCTATTGATGGGTATAATGATCGATTTGCAGTAAGCAATAGAAAAAATATGCACATCTATTTTGATGCTGTAGAAAGTGCTCACCCCTTTGTAGATAGCGGAGGCCGAATCACGGCCGAGACGCTTTTAAAATGGCACTTAACAAACTCCCAGGTGAACGTTATGCACGTACCAGTGCGTTTCACCCGCGTCCGACCAGACGGTAGTGAAATTGACGAACGCCTTAAGAATTTCCAACCCGGTGTACATCGAGACTCATGAATAAATATTTAGTACTTGGTTCCTCGGGGCAGATTGGTGCCCCCCTAGTTGAGTTTTTGCGCGCTCGTGATCACGAGGTATATACTTTAGATATTGTTGAAGATAAAGCAGAGGATCTGCGCTTAGCGCATAACGAGCTTCTTCTCAAATACGCTGCGCAGGCAGACTTTGTATTTTTCTTGGCTTTTGATGTAGGAGGCGCAAAGTATTTAAGCAAGTATCAAGATACCTTTAATTTTATACAAAACAATATTCAAATTATGTCAAACACGTTTGAGACCTTGCGGCATCTTAAAAAACCCTTTATTTTTGCATCAAGTCAAATGTCGGATATGAATCATTCCACATATGGATTATGTAAAGCCATCGGTGAACGCTATACTAATGCGCTGGGGGGACTTAACATTAAATTGTGGAATGTTTATGGGTATGAAAAAGATTTAGAAAAGTCACATGTTATAACTGACTTTGTTTTAAAAGCTCTGCAAACCGGAACAATAGATATGCTAACAGATGGTCGTGAAGAACGCCAATTGTTGCATGTAGAAGACTGTTGTCGTGCGCTCTATACACTGAGCACGCAATTTGAAAAAATTGATAAAAGCATAGATTACCATCTAACGAGTTTTGTATGGGACTCTATAATGGATGTGGCTGTCCAAGTAGCTTCAAATTATGAAGATATAGTTATAGAACCCGCAACGAGCACTGACTTAACTCATGGTAATTGGCGCAAAGAACCACCGGAGCATATTTTGCAATATTGGTCGCCATCTATCACCCTGCAAGAGGGGATCAAGAGGGTTATTAAGGAAATTGAAAGTGGACTATCAACTAAATAAAGATTTATTAAGCATCTTAAAAGGTAAGAGAGTTGCCATAGTAGGACCCTCTCCACATTTAATGGGACATAATATCGGCGAATTGATTGATTCTTATGATATTGTATGCCGCGTTAATGAGGTGCACCCCACTGGATATGAAAGTGATTACGGGGATAGAACCGATATTGTATTTCACAATTGCGGTGGCGCCTTTATAGATTTCTTTGGCCGACAACTAGTGGCTAAGTCTATTATATCGAAATATCTCAAATTTGTGATATGCCCTTGCGTAAAAAATAATGGGAGTGATAATAATTGGTCTACATGGCCTGATGACTATGAGAGTGGGGTTGTTGCTAATTTTAGAAAAATTAATATATTTAATATCCCCTTTCACTGGATAGGGATGAAAAACTATAGACAAGTATATAATCTATACAGTGTAGAGCCAAACACCGGCCAAGTAGCAATTTTAATGTTACTGAAGCATCAGGTTGAAGAATTGTTTATCACGGGATTCTCTTTTTACCAACAAGGAGATATGCCTAGTGACGCGCACCGTCCTGGTCACACCCAACTCGGGCGCGAGAATATTGCAGTTGGCAATTCAAGTCATTCTCAAAACCCTCAAATGCAGACATTCTCACAGAATATATTAAAGGACTATGGAGAACGTATCGTACTGGACTCTGTTCTGAATGATTTATTACAGTGTGAACATTCTAACGTAGTAGAGTTGGCTTAATGAAGATAGTTTCTTTAATTTTAGCCCGCGGCGGCAGCAAGGGAATACCAAGAAAAAACTTAATCCCACTGAATGGAAAGCCTCTCTTATATTACAGTATTACAAATTCACTAAAAGCAGAGGTAAATGAAACCTGGGTCAGTACAGAAGATAGTGAAATGAAAAAGACATCTTTAAGGTATGGAGCAAAAGTGCTTGATCGACCACTTGAGATATCTACGGATACCTCAAAATGTGAGGAAGCTTTGTTACATTTTGCCGCTAATGTTGATTTTGATATTTTGGTTTTTATACAAAATACATCTCCGTTGGTTAGCCCCGAAGAAATAAACAATGGCATTAGGAAAGTTAAATCTGGCGAGTTTGATTCGGTATTCAGTGCTTACTTAGAGCACTGGGTGCCACGATGGTCCACGGATATCACCCCAATTGGGTGGAATACTAGCGCACGCCCGAGAAGACAGCAAAAGCCAGAAGTATACGTAGAGAATGGAGCCTTTTATATAACCACCCGGCAAAATCTTTTAGAGTCTGGGGTTCGATATAGCGGTAAGATAGGGATTGTTGAAATGCCGTTTTCCAGGAGTTTTCAGATAGACACAATAGACGAGGCAAGATTAATAGAAAAACTGATGAGGGCAGTATGATAATAGCAGAGATTGGCCTGAACCATATGGGTGTTGAGGCGTACGCCGAATATTATGTAAATCAATTATTAGAAACCTCAGTAGATGCCATTACTTTTCAAATTAGAGAGCCAGATTTTTATTTGCGAAAAGAGAGAAAAGCTTTTGTTTTAGATATAGAGCTATACCATAAATTAAGTAATAAGATCCAGAGACAAGGTAAAAGCTTTGGCCTCGCGTTATCCGATATTAGTTTGCTTAGCGACTTAGATAGATCTGTAGATTTTTATAAAATTTTAAGCAAAGACTTTAATGATAAGTTTATAAAAGAATTTACGGAAACAACCGAAAAACCAATTTTCATTTCAACGGGCCTTAGCTCGATAGAAAATATTCGTTCGCTTACAGAACAGATCACTCCGGAAAATAATGCAAGAATTTCTCTGATACACACTCAGTTGAGCCATGATATTTCTGACGTTAATTTAAACTCTATTCTTAAATTAAGAGATTTAACTGGCAATTCAATTTCTTTTGGCAATCATTGCGAAGACTCTCGTGTGTGCTTTATGTCCCTTCCTTATAATCCACATTCAATTTTTGTATATGTGAAGGGCAATGAAAATTTAGAATATCCGGATAATGAACACGCTCTTAAACTTAATGATTTTGGAATATTTTGTGAAGATATGAAAAAACTCATGAATGCAATTGGAGACGGAGATAAAAAAGAAATGACTAACCAAATAAGAGGACAAAAATGAATAAAGACAAAAAAGCAATCGTTGTGGCGGGCTCAAGAGGCATCGGGAAAGCAATTGCCGATGGAATTCGAGAACTTGGATACGATGTAGAAGCGCTATCCCGCACTGCTTTAGATACATCAAATTTAAAAAACGTTAAAAATTTCCTTGACAAAGGGCCAGAAACTGATATACTAGTATTAAATACCGGAGGTCCGCCCGCTAAAGATTTTTTTGATATAACGGAGGAAGACTTCAACAAATATTATAATCAGTTATTTTTAAGTTTCTGTCTTTTGCTACAGAAGGTAAAAATTAGGGATAATGGGTTTGTGTTTTTGGTATCTTCGTATAACATAAAAGAACCAAATCCAAAATTGATATTATCAAATTCTTATAGAATAGCTTTTACTAGTGTTCTAAAATCCGTTTCAAAATTATTTGCAGCGAGAGGGATTAATTGTATAAATATAGCCCCCGGACCAATTAAAACAGATAGGCTTTATGCCTTGGTTGAAGACATCAACGTATTAGAAGAAAAGCTGCCACTTAAACGAGCGGCCGAACCTCACGAGATAGGGGACTTTGTTAAATCCATTGTCGAAAACAATATTAAGTATTTAAATGGTGTAACAATTAATTTTGACGGTGGACACTCAAACTATATTTTATAGTATTAATATTAGCGATCAATAAAGATGAAAAAAACAAAAATAATTGCGGAAATAGGTATTAATCATAATGGCGATATTGATTTGGCAAAAAGACTAATTGATGCTGCCGTTGTAGCCGGCTGCGATTATGCAAAATTTCAAAAAAGAACACCCGATATTTGTGTACCAGATCATCAAAAGTCCAAGCTTAGAAAAACGCCTTGGGGCGAAATTCCATATATCGATTATAAAAAAAAGATAGAGTTTGAAAAAGATGAATATGATGAATTGTTTGATTATGTAAAAGGAAAACCAATAGAAATATTTGCATCTGTTTGGGACAAGCCGTCTGTTGACTTTATGAAAACGTATGGAGGCCCTATGAAAATAGGCTCTGCAATGATAACAGATACAGAACTGTGTTCGTATGCTAGAAAAAATACGGACTTGTTAATAATATCGACAGGAATGAGCACTGAATCCGAAATTGAAAAATGTGTCGATGCTTGCAGCCCAGATGTGATAATGCATACAAATTCTACATATCCCAGTCCCGTTTCAGAACTAAATTTAAATTATATTAATTGGTTATTAGAGAAATGGAATTGTGATATTGGATATAGTGGACATGAATATGGTTTAGTGACAACCTACGCAGCCGTAGTAATGGGGTGCAATTGGATCGAAAGGCACCTGACTTTAGATAGAACCATGTGGGGATCTGATCATTCTGCATCAGTTGAACCTCATGGCTTTATTAAATTAGTAAAAGGAATAAGAGACATTGAAAGATCAATGGGTCCCCCAGCCTCGCAAAGAGTTTGTTTGGGAAGCGAGCTTTCAAAAAGAAACAGCTTGAGGAAAAAATGAGCAAACTTAAAATTGAGATTGGTGGAGGGGCCCACCCACGCCCTGGATTTGAGCAGTTTGAGAGTGACGGCGGATTCAATATTATAACTGACGAAATACCATATGAGAACAATTCTATTGATGTGGTTTATATGTCTCATATTATTGAACATATACCGTTTTATTGTGCTCCTAACGTTTTAATTAAGATACACAAGAAATTAAAACCCGGAGGGTATCTTAGGGTGGTGTGCCCCGATTTAGAACAAATTATTGAGGCATATATAAAAAAAGATTATCTTGCTTTTCCAGCTTATAAACACGAGATCTTCATCGACCCCGATGGACTGCTGCCGCCCATCGAGGGTGCTAGCGGAGGAAGTCTTAGGAATAAATGGGGCGGCATTCATCCTTTGAACGTCAAATTGGGTATTGGTGGACTTTTTCTTAATCAGATTTGCTCGCAGGCGCCTAATGGCACGGGAGATTTAGATATATATTCTGGTGGACAGAAGGTTTCTAGCCAATCTCATATAAGTGCTTATGATTTTGAGATGATGCACAACTTGTTGAAATACGTTGGTTTTTCTAAAATTGATAGAACAGAAATAACTTCTTTTGATACTTGGAATAAACCGGGACAACTAGCGGTAAATGCGCGGAAATGAAAAATGAAAATTTTTGTTGACATTGATGAAACTATTTGCAAGTATTTGGGTGAGCGGCATTACCCGAGTGCTATCCCCATAAAAGAAAGAATACTTAGAATCAATGAACTTTATGATGAAGGTCATGAAATTACGTATTGGACCGCAAGAGGGGCCCTGACCGGTATTGACTGGCTTGATATTACAAAAAAGCAGCTTAACGACTGGAACTGCAAGTATCATAAATTAAGCGTTGGCGAAAAGCCTGTATATGACTTATTGATATGCGATAAAGCGATCAATAGTAATGAATATTTTAAAAAAGAAGAGGCTGAATAGCAAAATGTTAGATCTTATTGTCTTTGTAAAGTCTTCAGGAGCCAACGTTAGACTTGATAATTTGTATGACATGGTTAATTCCTTTATTGTTAAAAATAAAAATTTAAATTATAAATTTTATTTTGCTGTTGACAGCGGGATAGAGAGTTCTCTAACGAATATGTTAAAAGAAATTAATCATGAGGACAAGATTTTAGATATTGTTACCACCAATAATTCGTGGGCAATTGATTTCAACATCTTTCTTGATACATATAAGAACGCATCAAAATGGTTGTTAATCACTCATGATGACGTAGTGTTCGAAAGTGATGATTATTTCAATAGGATTACTGATGCCGTGAAAGGATACGAAGAGCAGATTGGGTGGGTAACTTCTACTAGTGAATATTACTATAAATATGAAAGAAAAATGATCACTGATACCTTCCGTCCTGGTTTTTACAAAGATGCCGCCAATTGGGGCGCAATGTTTCAACTTCACACACGCGATTTAGATAAGCCTGATTATCCCAAAGGACCTGTAAAGATCCATGGACCAATGTCCGCAATTATGATAACAACAATGAAATCAATGCAAAAAATTGGATTTTGTGAAGATTGGACGCGCTATACTATGCTAATTGATGAAGACTGGTCCTTGGAAGCGCTAAAGAATAATTTATGGAACGTGTGGGTGCCACATATATATCATCTACACCCTAATAGAAAAAATTTAAGAAAGGCGAATAATCGTTGGATGGAAGAAGCACACGCCGGCCTAAAGCAAAAATGGGGGTTTGATACAGGTAATCCCACAACTACAGGATGGGAACAAGGTGTCTCTATCCCTTTAGAGGATTTAAGAAAGATATATGAGAACACCAATATTCCTTGGTCTTCTTATCGAAACAGCTATGATTGGGAATATCTAGATGATGACTGATTTTTGGAAAAACATTTGGGATACTAAAGGTGATAGCGCCAGCACGGACCTGCTTTTCCTAGATGGCTATGAACACTTAAATATTGAATTTAATAGCCAAGACCTTTGTGAGAAGATTGCGCACCTAGGCGAATTTGAATATGGAGAAAAAATCTTAGAGGTAGGCTGTGGCTGTGGATTTTTGGCTCGCGAATTCCAGATCCATTATGCATACACAGGTGTAGACTATTCAGAATCAATTATTAATAAACACAAACAACTGTTCCCGACTCACTGTGTAGAGGTGGCGAATTCGGACAGGTTGCCTTTCGAAGATAATTCCTTCGATAGAGTTTTTTGCTTCGGACTTTTTCAATACCTGCCAAATGAAGAGCATGCAGCTAAAACAATAAATGAAATGCAACGGGTGTCACGGAATACAGTATTTCTAGGAGATCTTAAGGACTCCACCACTCGTCAAGAACACTTTGTTTTTCCAAAAGAGAAATTAGATGCCCAAGGCTTTAAAATGTCGGATTGCCTCTATGACGCGTCAGACGTCGAAAGGTATAACGCAGTTTACGGAGGAAATAGATGATTTGGAATGAAATTTTGTGTTTAGGAGACTCCATCACATATGGGGCCCGCGACCGATATGGTCGCTCTTATCCTGCAGAATTAGGCAAAATTCTCTTTGAAGAAACTGGAGAATTTTATTATTGCCATAATTATAGTCAATGCGGAGACACTAGTTCAGATCTTCTAAGAAAGGCGTGGAACGCTACCAAAGGACACAAAGAAGCGAAGTTGGCGATCATTATGATTGGAACCAACGATACTCAAAGTGGCATACCTCCGGAAATTTATCGCGACAATCTCAGACAGATTGTTTCAATCACTAAGATTCATGGTAAGATACCTATTGTTGCCACTCTTCCGCAGTTGGGATTTACACCTTTATATTTAAAAAATTGTGATTATATTGATTTGTATAATAAAGTAATTTTAGAGCTATCGAAATCAATGGGCTTTGAAGTATGTGATATGAGTGACACAGAGAAATATTATATTGATAACGTACATTACACACATGAGGGCTATAATTTGCTAGCCCAAAAATTTGCAGATAAAATTTTAAGTTTACAAACAAGGAGATAGAATGGGTACTGGATATAGTGTAGGAGTAATTGGCGGAGGCTTTGTGGGTTCGGCCGTCGCCTTTGGATTTGGGAGTAGTAACTCGTATGATTTTGAAGTCAAGGTATATGACTTAGATCCCAACAAGAGCACACATTCATTTGAAGAAACGGTTACGCAATCAGACTTTATTTTTATGTGTCTCCCGACACCTTCGAGAGAAGACATGTCAATTGACCTTTCATACATAGAAAAGAGCATGGAACAAGTAAGCAAGCTGGTTGATCCGTTTGAACAAACAGTGGTTATTAAGTCCACTGTCATCCCTGGCACCTGTCGTAGGCTATCGAAAAAATATGGTCTTAACATCGTATCCAATCCTGAATTCTTGACCGAGAGACGGGCAAAATGGGACTTTATTAACGCTGCTCAAGTTGTAATCGGAAGCGATGAAAAGGATGCCGGCTCCAAAGTAAAGAGCCTTTATGAAAAAAGATTTTCGTCTATGAAATATTTGGTAACTGACAGCACCACTGCCGAATTTGTTAAGTACATGTTAAACTGTTTCTTTTCGGTTAAGTTAAGTTTTATGAATGAAATGTATCAAGTGGGACAGTCTTTTGGAGTAGATTGGGACGATGCGGTCACTGGATTAGTATCTGATAGTCGCGTCGGTGATTCACACGTCACCGTTCCTGGCCCAGACGGCAAGTTTGGCTTTGGTGGCCATTGCTTCCCCAAAGATATTAATGCCATGATTAGATTTGCTGAGCGATTAGGGGTCGATACCAAGGTGTTGAAAGCAGCGTGGGACAAGAATTTAGATATTCGTGAGGAAAACTTGCGATGAGAGTTTTAGTAACCGGTGCAAAAGGAGTTGTAGGCTCTAAATTGAGTGAAACTTTGACGTTAAAAGGCCATAGTGTTTTTGGTGTTGATTTGTTTCACGCTGAAGAACTCTATGGACACGGACTAGGAAAGGTAAAGAATGACAATTATTTTCGTTGTGATATCGGAGAATACAGGCAGATAAAAGATGTCATCGAATATGTTCAACCTGAGATTGTATTTAATTGTGCTGCTGAATTTGGGCGCTGGAATGGCGAACACTTCTATGAACAAGTATGGAAAAGCAACGCCATTGGTTTGAAGAATATTATTAGGCTACAAGAGCAACACGGATTTAAACTTATACACTGTTCGTCATCCGAAGTGTATGGCGATTATAAAGATGTGATGTATGAAGATGTATTAGAAAAAATACCGATTAATCAAATGAATGATTACGCAATTTCGAAGAAAGTTAATGAAATGCAAATTAAAAACTCCCAGGTTATGTATGATACTCAAACTGTACTTATTCGTATTTTTAACACATATGGTCCTGGCGAATGGTATCATCCTTTTAGAAGTGTAAATTGTCTTTTTACGTACAATCTTTTACACAACAGGCCCATTACGGTTTTCAAGGGGCATACGCGAACGAGTACCTATATCTATGATTGTACTCGAACCATTTCAAACATTATTGATAACTTTAAGAATGGAGAAGTGTACAACATTGCTAGCCAAAGTCACCATACTATCGAAGAATTAGTAGAGATGATATTAAAAGCCACTGGCGCAGATCCAGGACTTGTTACTTATAAAGAACACTTAGAAATTTTGACCACAAAAGATAAATTTGTAGATGCCAAAAAGGCTCGCTCGGATCTGGATCATCAAGATACAGTATCATTAGAGAAAGGCGTCCAGAAGACCGTTGAGTGGATGAAAGAATATTATAGATTATGAAAAAAATAGTTCACATTGTAGGAACGCGTCCAAATTATGTTAAAGCAGCACCAGTAATTAATGCTATTAATTTTGGAACCCAAACGATCATCAACACAGGGCAACATTATGATAAAAGCTTATCGGCGGATATTATAAAGTCTCTAAATATGCGCCCTCCTGATATAAATCTAAATATCCCGAAAGGTTTAAATGTGTTCGATAGAATCTGCCATTTGCTGACAGATATTGCGCAACAACTGGCGGAAATAAAACCTGATATTGTAATATTATATGGAGATGTGGACTCAACATTGGCGGGAGCGCTCGCAGCTACGCGCTTACTCATACCTACCGCCCATGTTGAAGCCGGCTTACGAAGTTTTGACAATACAATGCCTGAAGAAATAAATAGAAAGATTGTAGACAGATTAGCATCCATGCATTTTGTAACAGAAAAATCAGGAATTACCAATTTAAATCATGAAGGTTTTAGCACCAGTGTGCACTTTGTGGGAAATACGATGATTGATTCTTTAGTTGCTGTCATGAATAGTGATTCATATAAAAAGTCTTCTTATGAAAACGATGATAATATTTTATTGACTTGTCATCGCCCCTTCAATGTGGATACAGAAGACGCCCTACAGAATATATTAAAAATGTGTCAGTCTATTGACGAAAAGATTGTCTGGCCAGTGCATCCCCGGACTGCACATAAAATGCAATCTTCTGAGAACCTATCGCAAGCTTTTAAGGATACTTCTAATTTGGAACTAATTGAGCCTCTAGATTACTGTAATTTTTTAAAAATGATGGCAACTAGCCGCCTTGTGATTACAGATTCGGGAGGGATCCAAGAAGAAACAACATATTTAAAGATTCCCTGTTTAACGATTCGCCCCAACACCGAACGACCGATTACGGTTGAAATTGGAAGCAACATTTTGAGTTCATTTGAAGATGTTTCTTCTTATGTGGAGATGGCTTACAAGAACGAATATAAGACTTGCACACTTCCCCCTAAATGGGATGGCGCCGCCTCTACACGTATTGCTGAAAAACTTTTAAGTTTTATGGAGAAAATATAGAATGAGCGATAGAAGACATATTTCATTTGTAGGCATTAAAAGAAGTGGAAATCATGCAGTACAAAACTGGATTTTACATCAGATCCCAGAACCTATTTCAGTGATCAATAATCACCAATCTGATGCCGCAAAGCGAATTACTCACCCTGCAGATTTTGATGCACCATCACTGCACACGGGCGCCATGGAAAACGAATCGGCAATGTACACGTATGAAAATCTAAGCCTTCAAGGAACAGGCCATGGAACTCCAATGCATATTGATGACTTTAAAAAACTACCTCCCTATAATTATTTGGCAAATATATTATTGTTGCGCGATCCGTTTAACAACTTGGCTAGTTTATACCAACACGCGCTGCGACGTCCCGGGATGGAGCCCCCTCATATAAAGAACTTTATTATGTTGTGGAAAAGCTATGCGCACGAGTTTACAAATAATACCAATTTTTTGACACCCCTCGACACCGCCCTGAAGCCTGGAAAAGTGTGTATCTCTTATAATGAATGGTTTAAAAGCAAGCCATATAGACGTGGTATATCTCAACAATTAGGATTGTCATTCAATGATAATGGGCTACAATTCGTTAATGGATTTGGAAATGGAAGCAGTTTTGATGGTGGGCAGCTACAAGGAAACGCCCAGACAATGAACGTTCTTAATCGATGGCGTACCCTCGAAGATCCCCGAGACTCCAAAACGTTTCCTACATATCCATTTCGGGTCTTGTGGCCAGATGCGCTTAAAATATTAGCTCAAGAACGAGACCTAATGTGGTATGTTCAGATGATATTTCCAGAAATTTTTGCAGAAGTAATAAGACAATAACAATTATAGGATTTTAAAAATGAAAAACAAAGAAAACACAATGACAACTCTTCTACCAATGACCCATGTAGATAAAGGATGGGGCTGGGAACGCTGGATTGTTAATTGTGAAGAATACTGTGGAAAATTATTATTCTTTAACAAAGGAAAACGCTGTTCTTGGCACTTTCATAAATTAAAGGATGAAGTATTTTATTTACAATCAGGCAAAATGATGATATACTATTCAGATGAAGATGATATTTCTATGGCCAAACAACAAATTTTAAAGGCAGGCGAGAACTTTCATGTATATCGCGGCCTGCGACACCAAATGGTAGCTTTGGAGGATTCTGAGCTATTCGAATTTTCAACCCAACATTTTGACAGCGATAGCCATAGAGTATTGAAGGGCGACTAATGGATATTTATTTAAACTCAGGAGTATATTTTAATAATGACTAAAAAAATCTTAGTAACCGGCGGCAGTGGAATGGTAGGCGCCGCATTACAATCTATTTTACCAGATGCAATTTATATTTCATCTAAAGACTTTGATTTACGCAACCCTCTTGATGCTGAAGCCATGTTTGCCATTCATAAGCCGGATTGGGTTATTCATTTAGCTGCGCGAGTCGGAGGAGTCAAGGCTAATTCCGAATATGTGGGAGAGTTTTTCTTGGACAATGTACTCATAAACACTAATGTTTTAGAATATTCTCGCCGCCACAATGTAGAGAAAGTAGTCTCGTTATTGAGCACTTGTGTATATCCTGACAAAGCCACTTACCCCTTGACAGAAGATCAGTTTCACAATGGACCACCCCATCTTTCTAATTATGGCTATGCGCATGCCAAGCGCATGATAGAGGTGCAGTCCAGAGCGTACAGAGAACAATATGGTTGTAATTTTATAACTGCAATTCCCAATAATCTATTTGGAGAAAACGATAATTACGATCTCGAAGACTCACATGTGATGCCGGCAATTATGCATAAAATGCTATTGGCCAAACGAAATAAACAAAATATGTTATTATGGGGGGATGGCAGTCCCTTACGCGAATTTACTTATTCGGTTGACTTGGCTAAGATTTTATTATTGTTGTTAGAAAAGTATGACGAACCCGCGCCAATTAATGTTGGCAACACGGGTGAACACTCGATTAAAGAAGTAGTAGAGTTGATTGCCAACTTTATGGACTTTGAAGGAGATATCCAGTGGGACACATCTAAACCTGCAGGCCAATATCGCAAACCATCGGATAATTCTAAGTTAATAGAATTAGGATGGGCGGCTACAGACTATACCGATTTTGAAGAAGCGTTAGAAAAATCATGTAAGTGGTTTACAGATACATATCCAAATTTAAGAGGTGCGAAATGAAGAAAACAGCCTTTATAACAGGCGTCACGGGTCAAGATGGCTCATACCTTGCCGAGCTATTATTAGACAAGGGTTACCGAGTAGTTGGACTTAAGAGAAGAACCTCTTTGATTTGTACTGAACGAATTAATCAGGTTTTTGATAATCCTAATTTTCATTTGGAATATTATAGTCTTCACGATCCTGGGGTACTTTATCGCTTGGTTGACAAATATGAGCCCGACGAAATTTATAACCTTGCCGCCCAATCACACGTTCATGTATCTTTTGATGTGCCCGAAGAAACAGTGGACACCATTGCAATGGGCACCTTGCGAATTTTGGAGACAATTCGAAATGCATGCCCCCACGTTCGCTTGTATCAGGCTTCTTCATCTGAAATGTTTGGAGATAACCCCGAACACCCGCAGAGTGAATCGACGCGACTGATGCCGGCTTCTCCTTATGCGTGTGCTAAAGTTTTTGCACACCACCTTATAAGAAACTATCGAGAATCATATGGGATTCATGCTTCTAGCGGGATTTTGTTTAATCATGAATCACCTCGACGTGGCGAAACATTCGTAACACGGAAGATTACTTTGGCTGCAGCCCGTATTCGAGCTTGTCGCCAACAGAAACTGTATCTCGGGAATCTAGATGCTAAGCGCGACTGGGGCTTTGCAGGTGATTATGTAGAGGCTATGTGGCTGATGCTCCAGCAAGACAAGCCCGATGATTATGTTATTGCCACTGGCGAAACTCATACTGTTAGGGAGTTTTTAGAGGTTGTATTTGAGCAAGCCGGCTTAGACGTAAACCAATACGTCGAAATCGATCCTCGCCTATTACGCCCTCACGAAGTGCCACTATTGTTGGGAGATTCTTCCAAGGCTCGTAGAGTACTGAAGTGGGAACCAAAGGTAGATTTTGTAGGATTGGCCAAAATGATGTTTGAGCATGATTTTGAAAAAGTAGCTTATTTATGATCCTCGTAACTGGACATAAAGGGTATATTGGTAATAAATTATTTGACAAACTTAACACATTAGGTTATGATGTATGTGGAATTGATTTACACGCTGGAAACCCAGCAGAAAACGGAGACATCAGAAGAGACCTATTCTCTTACGGCACATCTTGGTATAATCCCCCTCCCGATGTAATATTCCACTTGGCTGCACAACCCAGCGTACAATGGTGCGTTGACAACCCTTCTGAAGCCCTCTCTCACAACGTGTTAGGCACTTCTAGGGTGTTGGAATTTGCCAAGCAGGTCAACTGTCGGCGAGTAATTTTTGCTAGCTCAGCGGCCATTTATGGGAACAATGGTTCACCCGATAGTCCTTATGGAATGCACAAACTTATGTCCGAATATGAATGTAAACTTTATTCAGAATTATACGATATAGACACTGTCGCCCTGCGCTATTATAATGTTTATTCTGCAGATCAACCATATGGCGGATCTTATTCTACTGTAATATCTGCTTGGATGGAGATGATTCGCAATAATCGTCCATTGAGAATTGACGGTGACGGTTCGCAAACAAGAGACTTTGTTCACGTTGACGATATTGTTGATGCTAATATATTTTGTATGAATTATGAAAAGAAGTTTTGTGGTCGCCACTATGATGTGGGGACAGGTCACGAAACGTCTCTAAACGATTTAAAAGAAAAGATAGACACACTATTAAGTGTGCGCTGGGAACACAAACCAGCCAGAATTGGAGATATAGCCAATTCAATTGCCGATACTGGACCTTTAGAAGAATTAGGATGGACATCCAAAATTAATATAACTGAAGGGTTACAGGATTGTTTTAAGCCATAAAGGAGAAATAAAATGGAAGAAATGCAATTATCAAATCAGGCCCTCGGAGCCATTATGCTGGCTCTTCAAGAGTCTTTAATGAATCAAACGGATATTGTTCCGATTCTTAAGGGATTTAAGCTAAAAGAAGGCACTGATGGACTCACAGTAATGAATCCTCCCACTGTTCGCTTAGACGATACAAATGTTACAGAAGAAGAGCTAGAAACTCTAGTTAAGTAATGCCCCGATATCGATATAAATGTCATGCCTGTAACGTGGAGCAGATAATATTTCACAGAATTGCTGAAATGATCACCACTTGTCCTCTTTGTAAAATAGAGGATAAAATTCAAAAGCTACTCACTACTCCTAACATTAAAACATCTACTGCGGATGTGCCTAATGTAGAAGTGGGTGCTGTTACTAAAGAACATATCGAAGCCAACCGCGAGATTTTAAAACAACAAATACAAGAAGCAAAAGAGGAAAAATATGAGCCGTCTTGAAATAATTTTGTCAGCCACGCTGATTTTATCAATTTTTATAAATATAGGTTTGATTGCATATGCCCGGGCAGTTGTGATTCGAATTTTATCTGTCTCCGAAGAATTAAATGATTTGCAAACAATGATTGGATCTTTTACGACCCATCTGCAAACAGTGTATGAACTTGATTCTTTTTATGGAGACGAGACACTAAGAGGGTTATTAGAGCACGCCATTTCTCTCAATGAACAAATGGATACTTTTGATTACATTATCTCGTTAACAGAAGCAGATACCCCATCAACAGAAGAAGGATTAGATGACGACACCACCCAAGAAGAAGAGAGCCCGACGTAAAAATCATTATTTTACCTCGGATCATGAGGAGGCAATAATTCGATATGCAAAATCTACTTGCCAACGCGAGCGCACAGAATTATATGTACAATATATTCAGCCGGCCTTTAATGAAATGGTTGACAAGATTGTTTTTACATATAAATTTACTAACTTGCCAAATTGTGATTCATTGCGAGATGAGTGCAAAATTTGGTTAATGACCATTTTAGATAAATACGACCCGAGCAAAGGCTCTAAAGCCTTCTCGTATTTTTCCGTAATTACTAAAAATTGGTTTATTCACAAAGTTAAACGCCAACAAAAACGCAACAAACGTGAAGTGGATTACGATAATATTTCAAAAGCATATGAAGAAGAATTTCTTTCAACAAATGACTCTTATATCACCGAGCGTGAAGAAAATGAATTTTGGCAATCCTTCTATAAAGAATTGCAATCGTGGGACGCGTCCCAGATGAAAGAAAACGATTTAAAAGTTTATCAAGCGATTAATATCCTTTTTGAATCAAAAGAAGAGATTGATATTTTTAACAAGAAAGCTATTTATTTATACTTACGAGAGATCACCGGGCTGAACACCAAGCAGATTGTGAATTCTCTTAAAAAGTTTAGAAAAAAATACTATAACTTTAAAGACGACTGGGAAAACGGAGCCTTATGAAAAATCAAGATTTAGATACTTTGATAAACGAAGCGTTAGGTAACATTCGAGATGATCGAAAATCGGCCAAAGAATTTTTAAATGAGATTGCTACTCAGATTGCCAAGGATCCCGAACAAAACAAGTATCTAAGTCCAGTTGCCGCAAAACACGTTGAAACAATGCAGCGCTCCAATGAACAGCTTGTGAAGATTATTGGGTTGAGACAGAAAACTCATACACAGCTAGATATTCTCTCCGACAAAGACAAAGACAGTATTTTTGATATGTTGCAGGGAGATATCGAAGATGCCGTTTAATAGCACAAATGCTTCCTTTGCTCACGAAGCTCTGGCGGCTTCGCAACAAGCTGTACGACAAGCCGTTGCCACGAGTACTGACCCGCAAACTTTAACTATGACTGGCGTTGTGATTTCGCAACCTCTTCCTTTGAGCAATGAGGATGTGAGAAATTTTGTAGGGGATCTTCCCGCAGGAGCAGCTGCAGCCACTCCAAGTAATAACATTATAGGAAGGTTCTTTTTTAAAGTACGCTTGTTGTCAACGGGAGCTTTCTCCCCTCACGAATATTTGACCAATCCGTGCGAGATGACAACAGCCACTGATACTACTTTCGATTGTATCGCGGATTTGATTGCCTTACATACTACGGCTATTTCTGTAGGCGGCTATAATGGAACTAGGCCAAAAGTTGGCGATCATGTAGAAATAGAATTACACAAACTTACCAAAGGACGAAGTTTTTGGTACAATATTCAAACAGCAACCTTTAAATCTATTCTCGATGGTTCTGTGCAAAGTAGTCCCGCTGCACGCGAGCTTTCTACTGAATGCGCAAATTTAGCTACAATGTTCGAACACCAAGATATGTCCTTACTAGGTAGCGGCACCGGCACGGGAACAACCATGGATCCGAATACTGGTGTAACTACTACACACACACCCGATACAGGTGTTTATCTTCCAACCAATACAGCAATTACAAATGGCGGACTCCCCGATCACAACTTGATCGGAATTGCTACTGCTGGACACAGAACACAGCCGCGTCTATTGAAAGAAATTGTAGAAGACTGGAATGAGTTAGCTAGAGCTTTTAATGCCCACTTCGAATCTGAAGGATGGAAGTTGGGAGCCTGGGGAGATCGTACTTTTGATAGACAGGTAGAGCTTAAGCAGAAAGAGTTGAACGGTACCGGCAACCCCGCCGCCCGCCCGGGCTCATCTGATCATGGCTGGGGAGTTGCGGTAGATATGCATTATTATGACGCGAACGGAAATAGACACTCCAAAGACCAGGGCATGAACTGGGATGGAAGAGCATTCTTGTGGTTGAAGGAAAATGCTGGCACCTATATGTGGATGCACCCTTCTTGGGCATGGCAAAATGGCAGCAAGCCAGAACAATGGCACTGGGAATCTACTAAGAAAGATCGATTAATTCGCAGAAATACTGTCTCTTGAAACACAAAAAGTAAATTATGAGCAACACAACACCATTATGGTCTATTTCCGGGTTTACCGCCTCGGTTCAGAATTATGTTCAATCTTTGGCCTCCAGGCTTGAAGAAGGTCAAACGCTACAGTCGGTACCTGCAAATAGCGGTGTCCTACACACCGAAGTCCAAGAACCAACGGTTAATTTTAATCCTGCACCAAGTCAATTTGAAATTAATCACAAAAATGCTTACATTGTTTTAGGCTCAGATCGTCCTGCAGGATTAGCTAGCGGCTATGGTGCCCTGGGCGCTCAAGGTGCCAATACTATTGATTTAGTAGTAGGAAGAATGGCCGCGGCCGAAAATGTTGCAGACGGCACCATTGTGGATTCTAATTTTGGTGCAGATGCCGCACGTATTTATATTAGTCAAAAGACCGACGTGGACACAAATTTTGGATTAGCTGATGGGAACATTGGTTCTATCAAAGGGCATTCAGCTATTGGAATTAAAGCTGATGGTGTGCGTATTATAGCGAAGGAAGGGGTAAAAATTGTAACCGGGAAATCGGATGCCTTTCGAGGATTTGGTTCGGGTGGAGAGCCCAATTCTTTAGGGGGTACCGTTGAAACTGCACCGCCGATTGAATTAATTGCCGGCAACAATACAGGAGTAAATGAAGTACCGGGCGTTCCATTTGTGGGAATGGGAGAGACTATCAATTTCTTGCAGGGGATTGCGAGAGGAGAAAACACACGAGACGCTCTTCGAGAATTATCCGATCTATTAGAAGAAGTGATTGGCGCACTGATGAATTTAACTTTGATCCAGGCGCAATTCAATTCAATTTTAGGTGTTACTCCTATTTATTGGCATGCTGCAGCGGCTCCTCAAACAGCAATACAGTTTATGTCGAAAGTTCAAATGGCATTATGGCAAACACGGATCAACAAGACCATTTGGGAAATCAACCATTTACAGCCGTATGGATACAAGTATATTTGCAGTAAGAATGTGTTTGCCACATAAGTATTAGAGATAGAATGGCACAATCAGAATTTTTAAAACTACAAGATAAAAATGGCGATCAGCTTATAGATGAGTGTGGTGATCAGCCAATAGTGCCGGAAGAGCCCCCATGTCCGGATTGTAAAAAAGATCCATACGCGACAACACCAAATTGGAAAACCCGTAGTGACGATGAACCGTGGCTTAATAAAAAACTTTGTGCTTATCAGGTCACCATTACTACAAGCTATACCACCGCAGCTGCTAGTTCGTCGGATTCCGATTCTGCTGCGAATGTATATATTAATAAAAGATTTAAAGAGTATGCTGATACGGCAATAGAATCGTTAATTGTTAACTTTAATAAAAAATTAGATGCAGATTCTAAGAAGACAGTAAAAGAGTCGCTGGAATACACACGATTTGATCTAAACGTTCGCGCCAAATCGCGCTTAATATTGCTTTATTCTGTGCCTTCTTACGTTATCGATGCGTTAGAAGAAGAGGATAATAGCGAAGATCCAGAAGATCCGGAAGAAGAATTCACCGGTGCAACCGTAACTTATGAACCGGCCGATTCCATGAGCCTTAAAATGTTGCGCATCCGCAAAGCTCTTCATCTTTATAGGCGATACTATGCCGTTCATCGTTATCAAAAAGGTGGTACCATCGTTCTAGATGGAACCAAGATATACAATATAGAAGATTATGGGGATAATGGTGCGTGGGGAGATTCTCTTACGTCGAAGATTTTGCCCGGTATTGATGCTTTTCTTAATTCTAAAGGTCTCGATATCCCTAAAAGTAGTTCTGGCACACGTGGCGGCGGCTTTTTTAAAAAGAAAATTTCTAAATTAAATATAAAATTTAATGCCGATTATAAAATAATAAGAATAGAGGCCTTTGTAGGTGATTGCAAAGAACCACAGATTTTTAAAGGTAAAAAATTAAAATCTTTAAATAAAAAAGGCTCTGTTTTCCTGGATAAAACCGCCATGGCCTACTTTGCTCAGATGGATGAGATGCACCGCGCCTTAGTGGCCCGCGAACCGATGCCGTGGATAGAATTTATACTTAAATTTACGAAGCCGTTGCCGGAAGAAATGTTTAATTATAGGGCCGATGAGAATGAAGACGATCCCCGGGCCTTGACCTGTGTGGCAGATCGTCTTAAAGAAGACGCCAAACAAATAGGAATGGACATCTTGGATGAATCTTTTAGTATTGGAGATGCCATTGCCTACCAGTTTAATAAGAATGTTTGCAAAGAAGATCTTGACGAAGTAGCTGAAGAAGAGGAAGAACTAGGTCTGAGACCTGGATTCCGAGCCCGGAGAAAGCGGTTCACTAATGCAGTCAATACGGTTCAAGATCCTAATAATCCTGAGAATTCTCAAACCATGGCCGCCTTTGCTAAAGAACAGGCTTATAAAGAACTCCAGAAAGATCAGCTAAGTTTCGAGCTACTCTGCGCGCAGATGGCCGGCCTAGCCGAAAGTGGCACTATTTCTGTGCAAGATATGTTCGCTACGACTTTCGATAGAATGAAATTATGTGGATTCCAAGTACTCTTGCTAGACACTATGAAATGTTTAATGAGTGGGATGACATTAGATAAAGCGTTGAGCGCCCTCGTTCAGTCAGCCTTGTCAGCAATGTCGCTAGAAAATTTTGGTATTTTATTTATAGGGCTGCCTCCGGATAAGCAAGCTCGTTTAGAGGAACTGGTCAAAAGGAACCTAGCAAGTGGTAAAGCTTTTGAGGAGGCAGCAATACCCCGCCATGGACTTGGAGATACGAGCCTCACCCCGGAAGAAGAGGAAGAAAAAGCTCGCAAAGAACGCGTAGCCGAAGCGATGGCCGACGAAAGAGCGGGCGCTAGTGGAGGTGGTGGTGGCACGCTCGGAACTGCTGCAGACATCAAAGCCCGCGAAAACAGCGCAATTAAGAATTTAGTGTTGAGACCATGGGAGAGCGCCCAAGCTGTTGCCCATGATCGGAAACAACGCCGGAACTCACCAGAAGATGATCAAGCCGAAAAAAGAACCTTAGCACAGCAGTTCGATTTGCAAAACGCAAAACAAGAATTGGATACTACGCGTGTAATGGAGGCATATATAGCCGCCCTTATAGAAGAGTACTCTGACGATTTGCTTTTTGTTATCGATATGTTGAACGAATTTCCCGGCGCTCCGCTCATTGCTGGTATTATTGGTTCTTTCGATTGCCCCACTTCCCCTGTTTTTGAACCAACCGCAATGGATTTTATTAAAAGTGTTGACTTGCCCTTCTGTAGAAGTCCTAAAGATATCCAAGTACCAGTTCTCAAAAATCCTTTTGGATGGTACCCGGCCAAAGCCGACTTTGCTGATGCTTTGTTTGAAGCGGTAAAAGTAGCACTCCAGAAAGCTCTTATCAAGATCATGATGGAAATTATGGTAAAGACATGTCAAATATTTGGAAGGGCTGCTTGCAAGGGCTTAGAAGTGGTGGGAGATTTGGCTATGGAAAAGGCTACCGGTGGAAATACTGCATTTGCTGATCTTGTAAAAGATACAATTTGTGGCCCCGATGCCGATGACGAACAAGTAGCCGACACAATTCAAGATATAATGACATCTTTGGGCCCCGGCGCCGCTGCCCTTGCCAATACGGAAGAAGCCACTAATTTTACAGAAGACGTGGCCTCCTCGACTACTCAGAGTGAAATGACAAATGCACTTTTGGGCGATTGTAGTGAAAGCTTTCTAGCTATTGTCGATACGATTATTGAATTTGATTATCCTCAATATCGAGAAGGTCTCCCTAACCGCGAAGCTATCTGTCGATTTTTTACGAATGTGGGCAATTTAGCACCTCCCAAAGTTAAACAGGATATGAAAGATTTCGCTGATCAGCTTCCTGAAAACGAATTGGTGCCGGCTAATCCGAGCTTATGTATAACTGATGAGCAACAACAAGAATTTTGTGAGTTACGCCAAGAATTATTAGAAGGGCGCGCCACACCCGAACAGATTCGTCGAATGTGTGAAGATGATCAAGAAGATGACGCATCTGATTTAGCAGAACTTGGCGCTGCAGCCCAAGGAGCCCCTCCCGCACTACCTTCCATAGTATCGCAACCTGGATGTGATGACGGGCTGATTCCGTTTGAATCAGAAGAGGCAGTAAGCGCTACAACTAAAACTATTGCTAATGGCTTAGAACAATTAAAAGTACAATATGTAAAGGATATGCTTGGTCATGGCGGGTTTGGCATCTTTAATAGTAGTGATGATTGGGGAATGATGAATTTACTCCTATCAGATACACGCGGAAACGCGCTTACAGTTCACAACACAAAAGCGAATAGGGGTATTGGACCTGTTATGGATTATATCACTAACGAAAAGTTTACTGCGGCTGACTTTTTTACTCTAGGCTTCAGCATGTTCGTAAAACCAATGCCGACAATTTATCAACACTCGGCATTGCCCACAAAGGTAGCATCTTGGATGCAAGATACATTGCCAGATGGTTGGGGTAATTTTGAGAGTACTAATGATTGGGGCCCCTCATCGGCAGAATATTATTCTTTTAATGAACTGGGCTTCTGGGGATTTTTCGGTCAGGACGTGGATTTGACAGAATTGCGCACTGGATATAATACAGAATTGATTCCTCATTTTGGCTCTACCCTTTCCTTGGGTGGCGCCGAAGTTCCGCCGGCAGATAGCGTGGAAGTATTAAGATTAGGACGCAAAGCTACTCCCGATTTATCTCTTGCCTTTCAGGATAATGCGAAAGGAGAAACAAAACAAGATAATCCAAGCTGGGAATATGGCTTTGATATTGGACTCTATTTGAGTGACCTATATGAGCCTTCAACGCTTAAGTATTCAGCACTAGAATTACAAGCTGGCCCTCGAACTCGAATATCCACCGGACCCACCATTGGCGCCGCCCCGGAAGCTTCATTACAACAATTTGATAAGATTGTGAATGTTCCTAATAATAATTGTCGAGTGGTTATTTCGGATTGGGAGAATAAAAACCCTCCAGCAAACATACCCATTGCCGCGGCCCTGATGGGGCCCACTGCTTTGGCCGCTGCCGCGATAGCCACAGCCGCACAGAATATGCTTGACGATAAACCCACTATAGAAACAAAATATGAATTTTTTGCTGTTGATGATACTTTAGATAATATAAAATTTTCGTCATATCCTAAGTTATTAGCAGCCTTCCAATATCAAAGTGACTACCCCCCACAGTTAATTTTGCTACAAGAACTCATTGAACAGGCTAACGATGGTACAGTTATCACTATTGAAACTTTAAAAGCGGACTATGATCAAGATAATGCGAATATCGCCGCCGAAGTTCGCGAGATGTTGGAATACAACGAAGACGCTTTTAAATTTGGCGCCTCATTTGAAACTTTATCACAATCAGATTTTGATTATTTGGATCCGGACACTGGAGAAGAATATAATTTTGATAATGATGAGAAAGTATTAGGAGTTAGCCGAAATCAATGGAACAATGAGCAAAATGGCACACCTGAAGATACTCGGGTTTTTTATCTCGATCCAAATCGAAAAGGATACAAAGGAACCTATAATAATCCTCCGCTCTATATTAAGCCGCTCAAAAACAAAGGCTGGATGGGTTTTATAGATGCTATTTTCCCTAATTTTTCAGAATGTAAAAACGCTAATACTGATTTTGTAGATTTTGGCTTAATTAAAGAGCGCGTCCAAGATACTTATGACAAGATTCCTGAAGATATGCGCATGAAGCAAAGCGCTGAATGTGCGATAGAGCTTCCGTATCATCGAATTCTGGAGCGCGCCGCTAAATCTGGTATTGAGGCACTTATATCAGCCACGCTACAGATTTTTATTAGCACTCATTTTGTTAAATGCATGCCAATGTTCAGCTATTTAAAGCCCTCTTTCCCTCAAAATTATAGCAATCTTTATATTAGTTATATGGTGGAAGCTTTAGAAACAGCACTTAAAGACGCACAAGGCCCGTTTGCTGAGGCTTTTAATACTTTTAAAGATAATGAATTTTGGTATGCGTTTTTAGAGCAAAGCGTACAGCTTTATGGTCGTCTAGTAGACGCTGGCACTATTGTTGATGTCCCTGCCAATATTCAAGGAGCCACAACACAATTAAATAATATGCAAAGCGTATATGAATACCCCACCAAGGAAGATTTAGTGCAAGCAATTAAACTTGGAGATGAACCGTGGTATCAGATCTTTAATCTTCCGGGTTATCGATCTGAAAAAAACCTTGAAGCGGTTCAAGCCACAGAAGACGTAGCGAAATTAATCTTAGGGGAACTTTTTAAACGAGAAATTGAAGAATTATCCTCTAAATATGCCGATAATCTAGAGATGATTGGTTCGCCCGTAGTTTATGAAAAGCTTCCATATTGGTTTGTTTCTGAGGCGTGTTATACCGGTGGCGCTGGTCTTAATTTGAAAGGCAAGATTATAGAAGACATTTCGGACACCGACTTAGAAACACGCACTGCTCCCTTCTATACTAACGGCGGCGAACTTTATGTAGATGCCCTAAAAGACCCTGAATCTACCTTTAAAACAGGAGAAGATTATGTAGGCTATTATCATACACATACGGATGAAAACGGAGAAAAGGTTTTTATGATGGGCAAAGAACATCTCCTTAGCCCGCATGATATTTTGGCGCCCTATGTTAATAAAGTAAAAATGATAGATGGCGATGGCAACCGCATTGGCGATATTGCAGATTATGGATCCATCGTCTCCAGAGTCACTCTACCTTTTAAGATAGAGAAGTATATTAGTATCGACGGCCGAAAGCTACCACCTTCGGCTGCCGTTACCGAGATCAAGCAAAATGATGATACAACAAACCTGTCTGAGCACTATCCCGGTACGCTAGAAATAATTTATCGCGATGACGAACAAAAGATTCCGGCAGGTTTAAAGGGTCACTTAGGAGTTCGCCATGGCTTAGAATTATCTTATGCAGTAGATACCACTTACTACACTATAACAAATGTAGAAATAGACGCTTTAGATGTATCGATTGCAGATTTCACTATTGCAGAGCCCGACAGTAAGCTTTTGTTGTGCTTGATCAATAAACTAATAGAAGATGAAAAATTTAGAATGCTGACTGAATATATATTTCCTGTCAACAAGTTCACTGCGCTAACCGCCGTCTATAACGATATGGCACTTTTTCTCTCTATCGGACAAAACATCTATGAAGAACCGGACAATCCCGAGGCAGAAAGCACCGGCACCTACGCAGCCGGTTTCGACACCAAACCAGGACTTAGATTTGATTCTGAGGGGTATGCTTTGGAAATAGAAGGTTTGGGAGAAGAAGAACCCCTTCCTGACCCAAACGGATTTGTAGGTGGAAATGACGGATGGGCAGATTATAAAAAGAGAAAGCGATGGAATTGGCTCCCAAGTCGAGTTGAGTGGGATCAGTGGGATCAAATAATCTTAAGAAAGTCCAAGAAAACTATTAAAAATATGTTTAAGACTTACTACTATGCGAGAGACTTTAAAGCAGGAGACCCGCTTCTAGATGAAAGCCCCTCTGAGACATCTAAGAGGCTTTTGAAGAATTATTTTGTGCCTGAACCTTATGGAAAACAGCTTGTCGGTGTCGGCAAGCGTAAAAAACTTGTACCCAACCCATTTGGAAAGTCAGACAAAGAGTGTCGGAAAACCGACGAGTAAGTACTTATGTATGGATATAAAGAATGTCATCACTTAGTGTAAAACTGCCATTAACCAAAGATTCAGGTAACGGGTTTACCATGAATAAAAGCATCGTTGGGATGATTAAGCAAAATTTTAAAATGCTTTTGCTCACAGTCCCAGGCGAAAGAGTAATGGAACCCAACTTCGGTGTAGGTCTAAAGACGTTTTTGTTCTCTAATTACTATGAAGGCTTGGAAAGTCAGATATCTCAGAGAATTAGAGAACAAGTAGCAACCTACATACCGACCATAACAGTAAAAAACATTCAGTTTTTAAAAAGCAATATTGATGTCAACACTTTAGGAATTAGAATTACGTATGAAATACCAGCTATCGGACTTCAAGATTTACTTGAATTCACTATTTAATTTGAGGTTTTTTTAATGGCAGACGATCAGAAAAAGATTTTACCTATCGACTATACCCATAGGGAGTTCCATACAATCCGGAATGACTTGATGGAAATTGCCGAAAGGTTTTATCCGGATACTTTCCAAGATTTTAGCGAGGCCTCTTTTGGTAGTATAATGTTGGATGCGGTAGCTTATGTGGGCGACCAGCTTTCACTCTATTTAGACTATAATGTCAACGAATCCTTTTTAGACACCGCTTACCAGCGCTCTAACATTCTGCGCCACGGCCGCGTGCTTGGTTATAAAGACCCCGGACGCCCATCGACTTATGGACAAGTGGCATTATTTATAATGGTACCGGCATCATCTACCGGTATCGGCCCTGATAGACGCTATATTCCTATTTTGAAACGAGGAAGTAAATTTACTTCCCAGACCGGTCTAAGCTTCGTTTTATTAGAAAATGTAGACTTTGCCGATCCTAAAAATCCTATGGTAGTGGCACAAAGTGATGCTTCTACAAATGCTCCCACTCAATATGCAATTAAGGCTTATGGAAATGTGGTATCAGGCCAGTTTGCACAAAAGCAACTTTCAATTGGTCCTTACCAAAGATTTTTGAAGAGAAAGGTCGGCGCCGATAATATATCTGAGATTATCTCAGTAACTGATTCAGAAGGAAATGAATATTTTGAGGTAGACTATTTGGCTCAAGATATTGTTTTTAAAGAAGTTGCAAATGATAATTTCAAAAACGATAATGTTCCTTCTGTGTTGAAGCCACTGTTAGTCTCTAGAAAATTTGTTGTTGAAACCGATAGGAGCACTACCTCCATACAGTTTGGAAGCGGTAAGGCCGGCCAAACTGATATTGTTGCTGCGCCGCAAGAAGTAGCGCTTGAGGTGTTCGGTAAAGATTATATTTCGACCACCACATTCGATCCTTCACGCCTCTCTAATAGCGACAGTTTTGGAATAGTACCCTCTAATACTACATTAACAGTTGTATATCGAGTTACCAACCCTACTAATTCAAATGTTGCCGTGGGCGGAATCAATACTGTCTCGAATGCCTTATTGTCCTTTGAAAATCGCCCGTCGTTAGCTACGACTACAGTAAACCAAATTCAGGTCTCACTAGAGGTGCTCAATGAGACTCCTATCGTGGGAGATGTTACTAATCCCTCTAGTGGCGAGCTAAAGCGCAGGATTTTTGACACGTTTCCTACACAAAATAGAGCTGTTACCCAATCGGATTATGAAAATCTTGTCTATCGAATGCCTTCTAAGTTTGGCTCTGTGAAGAGGGTTTCGGTTCAAAAAGATCCAGACTCTCTTAAGCGAAATCTTAATTTGTATGTGATTTCGGAAGATTCATATGGAAAGCTTATTGCTACTAATATGGTTATCAAGAACAACATAAAAACATGGCTTAATCAATATAGAATGATCAACGATACTGTTGATATTTTAGATCCCTATATAGTTAATCTCGGGATTGATTTTGTTGTAAAAACTCAAGCCGGCTCTGATAAATTTGATGTATTAAACCGGTGTATAAACACACTCGCGGGCAAATATGGGGAAGGCTTTTTTATTGGCGAACCCTTTTATATTAGTGAAATATATGAAACACTCAAGCAGGTAAAAGGGGTGCTGGATGTGATAAAAGTTAAATTAACTAATAAAGTGGGCGGAAGTTACGCCGATACGATTTTGGAGATTAATGATAACCTTTCTCCGGACGGCTCTTATTTACTTGTTCCCAATAATGTAATTTTGGAAATAAAATTTCCCACCCAAGATATCCGAGGAAAAACTAGATAATGGGAATTAAAAGATATACAGCGAATGCCGATACTACGATTGTTAACGCATTTAAGCCTAGCTTAGAAATTCGAGGTACCGGCTCTAATATGGGCGAAGCTGATGTTATGGAGATTTTCTCTATTTATGGGCGCCAATCAGTCTCATCTTCGAATTCAACAGGCTCACAAGAACTTTCACGAATTTTGGTTAAATTCCCGATGGATGGAATTACAACTGATCGTAGTAACGGTGTTGTACCAGCTAGCGGAAGTGTAAGTTTCTATTTGAGATTGTTTAATGCCAAGACATCTAAGACAGTCCCACGCGAATTTACTTTGGTTGCGCGCCCAGTTTCAGGTACATCGTGGCAGGAAGGCATTGGCCTTGATTTAGAAGGCTACAAAGATGAGGTTAAAGGCAACACCGGCGCCAACTGGATTTCTTCTTCAAAGGGCAAGCCTTGGGGGCTAGTCGGTGGTGATTATTATACTGGCTCTGGAGACACTTATACACAAAAATTTGGCACCGGGTTAGGAGATTTAGAAATTGATATTACTCAATTAGTAGAGCAGTGGATCAACGGGGATTATGCCAACTATGGAGTGGGCGTCCACCTCACAGCTAGCCAAGAAGCTTATTTTTCTGGATCCACTGCCGGCGCCGTTGGAATGGCCAGCGGAAATGTTCTTGCGTTACCAGACGGTGCGACGGAATCTTATTATACTAAGAGATTTTTTGCGCGCGGCACACAATTTTTCTTTAAAAAGCCTGTAATTGAAGCACGTTGGAATTCTGCGCGCAAAGATGGCCGCGGCGACTTCATGTATAGTAGCTCTTTGGCTCCAGCCGCAGATAACCTTAATACACTTTATTTGTATAACTATGTCCGCGGACAACTAACCGATATACCTTCAGTAAGCACTGGCGCGATTTACGTAAAGCTTTATTCAGGCTCAGCGGCCCCTACAGGAAGCAGTCTACTTCTCCACGATTCAAAATATAATGTAACAGGCGGACATGTCACTACCGGCATTTATTCGGCTTCGTTATGTTTGACCGCTGGAGCAAGTCCCCTCAAGAATGTTTTTGATGTGTGGCACGATGATGGTGTGGTTGAATTTTTTAGTGGCTCGATTAAACCAAAATTATTATTAGCTAACCAAACAGTAGAAACTCCTGTTTATTTTATGAAGATAACAAATCTACAAGACAAATATAGAGAAAACCAATCAGCCCGCATGCGTTTGTTTGTGAGAAATAAATTCTGGAGCCCCACTATTTATACTAAAGCAACGCAAGGCGTCGAAAGTTCTACGATTCAAAGCGCTTCTTACGAAGTTTATAGAATCTTAGATGGCTTTACCGCTATTCCCTACGGTACTGGCAGCGATCTTCACACAATGTTATCGTATGACGTTTCCGGCAATTATTTTGATTTTGATATGAGTTTGCTAGAGCCAGGATATGCTTATGGGTTTAAATTTTCATTTTACGACCCTGCACTAAGCACTTGGCTTGAACAGCCATATGTGTTTAAATTTAGAGTAGAGGATTATGAGTATTAAAAAACTTTTTGGCTCTGTGGAAGATGGCAGAAATTACCTTTCCGATACAGACCAGAAAGAAGCATTCAAAGATGTAGAATCGGAACGCAATTTAGAACAGCTTAAAGAAAAGCAATCTAATTTCGTTCCGCAAGTCGATTATTCTGATCCTAGGTTCTTTGCTCGCTTTGGATCTGCCTACTACTATTATAAAGGCGCGATGGAGCGCATTACGGATTATTATCCTTATGATGGTTCGGATGCCGAAATCAATGGCTTCTACAATAAGCTTTTAGATGTAGAAAAATACATTTTCAACAACTTGTATCCACGCACGAACGGATATGTTGAGTTAGGCGAGGCCACAACTACGTCACTTAGCAAGCTTAGCGGCGGATATGCCACTCCCACTACCAAAGAATATATCACTCTCAAGGGCGGCCCGAACGCCATCGACTCCGCTGGTTCATTAGTTAAAGCTAGCAACAATCCATACTCAGACAAGTTTCAATATTCAAATGTATACGACACTAGCATTTATACCACAGCGGGACTTCCTTCCGATTATGGTGTAGGAACACGCCAATCAAATCTTCAATGTAATTTTGATACTGGTGTGTCTATCGAATTTTGGTTAAAGAAACCCACTTTTGGAACGTGTCCCGAAACTGTCTTTGATTTATGGACAAGCGGCTCACAGAGCGGCTCAGTAGATTATGGGAGAATCACCGTCGAGCTTACAGGCGCCTCTGGCGTCAGTCCTTTCTTGCTGACGGTGCAGTCAGGAAGTGCAGTATCCATCGAACCCGGAATGACGGCGGCAGGTATTTTTCAGCAATCGATTGGCTCTGGTATAACAGCCGCCTCACTCGATACCTGGACTCATGTGGCGCTGGTGATGTACAATACTGGTTCTGATTTCGCTTCAAAATTATATATTAACGGCGGACTAAACGACACCTATGTAACTGGATCTACGACTATAAATCAACTTAAGCAAAAAGATACTTTTGCGCGCATCGGTGCATTATTGACCGCTCCATCTGGCGCTGCAGCCACCGCCGACAGCGCCGTTGCTGATTACGATGGGATTAATAAACTTAGTGCCTCGATGGATGAGTTCCGATTTTGGAAAGAAAAGCGCTCCGGAGAAGACATTGGGCGCTATTGGTTTTCCCAGGTAAGGGGCGGTACAAACACAGATATTTCTAACACGACCCTTGGTGTCTATTACAAATTTAACGAGGGCATAACGGAAACCAGCAGTGTTGATAGCAATGTTTTGGACTATGCCGGCCGTATCACCAATGGCGTATGGACGGGCTATGGAACCAACTCTCGAAGTACCGGCTCTGCTATGATAGAGTCCAGTGCTTCCGCACAAGAATATAAAGATCCTATTATATATTCCTCACACTCCTCAGTATCTAATTTGAAGTCTGAATTGCTGGCTACTGGATCATATCATGATGCACAAAATAATTCAATGTTTCGAAATTATGCCCCATCTTGGATTATCGAAGAAGCAGAGCAATTGGGCAACAATAATCTAGATGTTGTCTCACACATTGTAGGCACTTATTTTGATAGAGTTCACCTGCTTTCACAACAGGTGCCCAAGTTGAGAGGTATAAATTATACTAGTGCTTCTTCTGAACCAGTTCCATTCGCCCAACACTTACCACAATCATTAGGTCTTTATACTCCCGAAATCTTTATCGACGCAAATGTGATGGAGAGATTCTTAAATAGAAACAATGACATGTTGTTTGAAAATGATTTAGATGAAACCAAAAATCTGATCTACCTTAATCTTTATAATAATCTAGCTAATATTTTTAAATCGAAAGGCACCGAAAGATCTTTGCGAAATGTTCTTCGATGTTTTAACATTGACGAACAGATTGTTAAAATAAATACTTATGCTAAAAATACAACCTTCCCGCTCAGCAACAATTATGAACAAGTAATAGAAAAAGTTTCTTATGCTAATTTCGACAAGAAAGAAAATCGAACTGCGGTAATTTATCAACGTGCTGATAGTACAAATCCGAATAGCCGAGGTTATATACCGACTGGATCTAAACCCGGTAGCGAAGGAGGAACTGAATACGCCAACTACGAAATGCAATATGGTTGTACAATCGAAGGACAGATAATGTTCCCGCATTGGAGTGTAGACTATTCCGACAACCAACGCGATTATACCACCGTCTCTCTTTTTGGAGGGATTACTCCTTACACCTCGTCGGCCGATGGTCTTACTGGGGCTGACACAAGTGCCAACTATCCGGATTATACCAATTTTCAAGTTCAAGCCATCAAGACCGGTCCAAATTCTAAAGATGTATACTTTAAACTAACATCTTCTGCTCCTGCTTACGGTGTCCCCGAGCAATTTCCCACATTAACCAGTAGTGTTTTCTCGAATGTGTATGATAACACTACCTGGAATCTTTCGGTACGAGTTAAGCCCAAGCTTGATGGACCTATTACTACTGTCTCAGGCGCTTCAGTAACCCAATATGACGTAATATTTGAAGGAATTAATATTGATTTAGGGACTATCGAAAACAGCTTTACTGTGGGAGGTGTCGTTAGCGCTGCGACAGGCAGCGCTTCTGACTTCTTGACGCGCCCAAAGCGACTCTATGTTGGTGCCCAGCGAACTAATCTTACTGGCCCCGTAGTACACAAATCAGATGTTCTTGTTGGTTCGCTGCGCTATTGGGCCAAAGCCCTGAATACCGGCAGCTTGAGCCAGCATGCGCACGATATTGATAACTATGGAATTTCAGGTTCTTATCAAAGTGTGGCGGCTATTGACACTGCCAACAAGAGTGCCGATGTTTTAAACCTCAACACACTAGCTTTAAATTGGGCTTTTAATCAATTAAGTTCTTCCAACTCTACGGGCGTCTTTGTGGTGCCTGATATAAGCTCTGGCTCAACATCGTTGGCTACGGATTATGGGCCCATGGGTACTATCACTGGCTATCAGCATAACGGTTATGGATACGATTTTCCGAATAGCAGTACCGATGCAATTGAGAAGAGACTCACCAATACGTTTAAATTTATTTCGCCCGAAAGAGCGACGTCCGCCGACGCAATTCAAATTTTATCTGAAGACGACAAGGTCTTTGGGATTACAGAGACAGTACCAAATTATGTCTATACTGTTGAAAAAAGCATGTATCGCGCGGTTTCTGAAGAGATGCTTGATTTCTTTGCAGGAGTTGTGGACTTTAATAATGTTATAGGCGCTCCAGTTAATCGTTATCGCGGCCGTTATAAATCATTAGAAAAACTGCGAGAGATCTTTTTCCGCAAAGTAACAAAAACAAGCCAAGTTGAGAAGTTTGTTGAATATTATAAATGGTTCGACGACGCCATTGGGCACATCATGGCTCAAATGGTTCCGGCCTCATCCGATTTTGTTGCGGATGTTTATAATACAGTTGAGAGCCATGTCCTTGAGCGTAATAAATATCAAACCAAGTATCCAAGCTTGGAGACCAAACAAAACCATCCCGAAGCTCAAATGGAGGGTGTTGGCGGCCTAGGAATTACTTACAAAAACTATTCTAGCCCAGTGCCAGCCTCTCCTCGTAATACCAATCAAAATATACAGTATTGGCTTAAAAAAGCAAAACGCTCTGAACCAGAAATTACCTCGGGTAATCCCACAATTGATACGCAAAGAGAAAATATGCGTCAAATTATTAATACTGCGCCCCGAGCATCGACAAAGCCCGGCGAATTAATGACTTCCGGCATCGCCGGATCCGGAACGAAGTATTTTCAGGATTTCTATCCTCAAAGAAATTATCAAAAGCTTTATAAATTAAAATCTTATGATGCCGATGCTTCCATTCACGGAGGGGTAAACTTCAGCAAAGATCAAAATATTCAGTATACCTATAACTCTCTATATCCTTTTGGTCCTGTTAGTACCGAAGAGAACCGATTTATTCCTTTGAACGTTCTTGTTGGATTAACCTCTGATCTGGTATCCATACAAGATTTTGAAGATGATCGAGAGTTACGCAGAAAAGTAAAAAGAGTTTTCAAAGTGCAGTCTGCACGGCGGTGGTATCAAGATGAGGGATATAGTGATGTAAAATCCTCTATGGCCTTCCCTTTTAATATAATGAGTTCATCCCTAAACTCTGGATATAACAAAGAAGTACAAACAAAAGTTGGCGCCAACATTGAAATTACAAACTTGCACAATGATACTTACGGCCAAGCGATGGGCACCCCCATGCAAGGGCCCTTTACCGAAAAATACGTAGGAGGACACCAATCACGTCACATCACTTATAATTCAGGCGCAACAGATACCTACCTCACACGTCCTGAAGCCTGGAAGCTTTTATTGGGACAGTGCGCAGATCAAGGCTCCGGCGCCATTGGCATGGCTTCTCCTACCTATCCTTATCCTGATATTGGAGCCCCCCCAAGTTCTGCTTATGGTCGTATTGATTTTACTTCTAATCCGATTACTGATAATTCTGTGACAATAAGCGATGGAGACACTAGTCTTACATTTACAATTCCCTTTATGAATACATACGCTACTCATCACGCGGATCAGGTCAGAAGCTATATTGTTATCGGCGGAGACAATTCCTCTAGCTACGGCAATCCGACTTTAGCAGAACCTCAATATTTTGATATTGACGCAGGAACTTATTCATGTTGGATATCGGGAAGCATCCCTATGACTGGCAACGGAAACCTTATTATCATGGGTGTGAACCACGCCACTTTTAATTTTAGCCTGATTGATGATGGGTCAACTCCCCCAGGATCCTCCCCGGCATCTAAATTGAGACTTACACAACAGTGGCTCAACGGCGCATCCGCGGGCTCTACAGTGAATTCTTATTGGACTACTGACAACAAAGAAGTGCCTTTAGGGCAGTGGAATCACGTGGCGGTTACATGGGATGCTACTACAACCGGCAGTACCGAGCCCGTATTTTTTGTAAATGGAGTGCAGGTCGATTCTTCGCGCGATGGAAGTGCCGTGCCGACAGCCGCTGGATCTACTTTAAGACTTGCATTGAAAGCCCGCAGCGGTCTTCCTTCTGGAAATCCGAAAGTTACATGTTTAATAGGTGGTTATAATGCATCAAATGCAATTAGTGGCGCCATGGATGAGGTCTCCATATGGCAATTAAGCATGAGTGCCGATCAAATTAGTGAATTATATGCTACGGGAAGTGTAACTGATCTGATGCAACATTCTGTATATACGAGCAACAATTCCAATCTTAGAGCATGGTATCGAATGGGCGACGATCCCAATGATGCTATTGATGGCACAGGAGTTTATGACCTGGGAACCAACTCTATAGTCGACCAAACCGGCAGATATAACGGCACTCCTGGCGAAGACATGACCGTAGATTTTGCCACAAATGTTATAACAAGCTCGGCAACAGGAGATAATATAGCCTGGACACGCGGAGGCAACACTAATGCTACTGCCGTTAATTTGACTACAGCTATCAATGCTCAAAGCTTTAATATAGTAGCTAGTAACCCCGAAGGTGACGCAGAAACTATTACGGTATCTAACACTAAATATGGAGTTCCGACCTCCACTAAAAAAGAGGCCCGCGGAAGTCTTGGAAACGTAAGCCTATCAAGAGTCGGCTCTCGTATCAGCGTAGAAGGCATGCAAGGCGGAAGCGATCCACAAATTATAAACTTTAATGCTCCTCGCGCAACTTATTATCGTGAAGAATTAGCTAAAAGACCAGTTAACATTCGCAACATTCAAATGACCACTGGGTCCACTATTATTGGAAATTACCAAAACAACTATGAAGTTGTTAGCACGGTTGGAGCTTTCGCTAATCCGCGAGATTTCATCGAAAATCAGCCCACGCTGCCTTCTGTGATTACTACTAAAACCAACTTGAATCGCGGCGGAGCCAATCGTTTTACGGGAAGAACTGGGCAAGCAGTATTAAACTATTTAACGCTTGATCGAGCATCTGGTAGTCATTACGATTTTGAGCTTGATTATGGCATAACTGATAACAGTGGCTCTTATGCCAATAAGTCGGTTATCATCACGCGCTTCGGAGCCCCCGGCTCTCGCGAGACCATGGCAAGAGGATACCAAGACTTCAAGTCTTCCGAATTCTCAGCATACAATGCCACCCCTTATAGAAACTTAAGCGTTTTAAATGCAGGACAATCAAATGAAATAGACGCCCAAACTAAAGTGGGGGGTTTTGGCTATATTGTAAACGATCTTCATAACAGGCCTTTTGGTTTAAACCAACACTTAACACGCCACACCGCACGCTTTGGACGTGACGATATGGCAGTAACAGGCACAACTTTCGCTACAGACGGTCCAGGCGCCTCCTACAATCAATTGCCCGGATTTCACAAGGTACATCGAAACGTCAAGAGAAGACTTGAAACCATAGGAGACGGTTCACAGGTAACGGCTAGTGTATACGATAACTGGTATGTTAGACATCAAATCCCACGATCAGATATGCAATATACATGGATTACCGCATCTTTGGTAAGCAACAATGATCATTTTGGTTACTTGCCTGCCAGTTACGAAGTAAGCACTTCGGCAGGATACACGGAACCTTATAATTTTGTGAGCGCCAGCGATTTTGGAATCTACCAATACACCGGTTTCGGTGGTGGACTCTGGCGATTAGGCGCCACTAAGAAGATGGTTCAAAATTACTATACCATCGGTGTTGATGCTGATTTTTTACCCTTAGACTTTGCTGGGATGAATACTATTATATATGACCACTTTTCTGCAAGTTCTAATGTGCTCGGGTTGCGCTCACCGGAGAGTGTTTACGACTATAATCTCTATGACCCACCCCAGACTAGGTTTTATTTCAACACTACTGTGATCACAAACGCGGGATTGATTAATCCAGGCATCCCGGGCTGGCTATGGGGCGCTCCGATTCCCAAGGGCGCATTCGACGCGCGCGCATTTAACCTGTTGAACCTTCACCGTAATGGCCCTTACGGATGGCCAATCTTTAAGCAGATTGATTATAACAATCCTCTCACTCGTTATGAACGCCGCAATAATCAGATTTCAATCTTAATGGCCGATTCTGGCGCTTATGGTACCGATTTCAAAACTTTCGACTTAAGTCCAGTTTCAATGCGCGCACACCCTGGCAAGATCAACTTTGATAATAATTCTCAAGATATGACTATTGTGGCTAGTCATAACAACGCGAGAATCTTTTTTAAGGAAGCTGAACTTAACGATCTTGTGAATATTAACTATTCTGATATTGTAACTCCCTTTGAGCAAATGCTTGACGTCACGACTATGGGAGACAGGTATAGCACCAATTGGATTATGTATAGTCAACAGTTATACCCATCAGAGAGAAATGAGTTTGAAAGCTATATCACTAAGAGAACTGGATATAACAATAAATTCTGGCGTTCAACACAAGCGCAGCGTATCGATCAAGCTCAAGGTGACGGTGTTCCTCCGTTGCGAGGCGGAACCCTTATCCCTAATTCGTGGGGATGCCCGTGGCTCGCTCCCCTTCCGGATCAGCGCGCCGCAGCAGGCATGTATGGTGGCAACTATATTCAACTTACACAATCATCATGGCCATTAGATCCTGTTAAGGATTTTCTCACGCGTCCTCAAGCTACTCGGCACCCACGCTTAGGTGCCGGCTCGCCGGCTTCCTACAGAGAGGGCGGTATTAAGTTTAGAAACTCAGGCTCCGGCGAGCTTCAGAATCAATATATTATGCCGGCATTTCGGCCCTCTTATTTAGCATATGTGGTTGGTGTTGGAGACTTTGGCTCGCCCGGTGCGCTATATTCTCGTAAACAAACACTAGGCTCTTACAAATCCGTTGTAAGTCCCTATGGCATTGTGCTGCCTAGCACGGGCGCCCTATCTTCTGCACTAGATCCTCGCGAACAAATTGAGACTTTTGCAGGAGAGGCAGTTTGGGATTGTCCCACTTATGCCGGCATTAACATTCAAACTGGAAGCACCTTTACTTTCCAATCTCAAAGTTCCGATCCTTGGTTTAGCGATTACGAGACATTCCAGTACGATTTGAAACTAGCAGCGAAAGACTATTCTATTGTACCGGAATTCCGCATTAGCGAGCATATTGCGGATTTTAAGAAATATGGATTATTCGGTGCACATAATAGTGATATTTTCGAAATTCCCGGTACCGGCATTAATAGTGCAAAGAGCAGCAGCTTCTACCGCGATTATTCTAATTCTGAATTTATGAAGGGCTTTTTAAATATTAAAGAAGATTCCGGTATTTTACCACGCGAGATAGAAATCGAATGTGAAGCAGCCATTAGATTTAATCCTTATAAAGGATTTTACCCCGTTCAGCGCTCATTAGATCTTGTATCCCAATGGTCTAGTTCCTATGCAGACGGGATCACTGTAACCGTTGATGGAGATGGCACAACCTCGATGGGCCCAACAATTGGTTCCAGTAGTTTCGGACAGAAGTTGCTTACCGATATGGGGCTCTATATTAGACCTATGATCGCGCCTCTCTTTGCGCCCGGTATTCTCTACAATTCTATTAAGTCTGGAATGGCGGTAGATTATCCTGTTGTCACAGACGATACAAAGATATTGCGCTGGCCGTTTTTCTCTGCGTCTATCGACACCTCCGGGGTCGCCGACACGATTAAGGGACCAGAGAAGCGAGATACTTGGGCTTTGACAATCAACCCAAATACCTTAAAAGTTAGCGCTAACGATACTAACGGATATGATGGAAAGTCTTTCTTTGATAAGAGACTTCCATTTGAAACCATGATCAAGCCTGAAGGTCAGATAGATGGGATGCAATTCATTGATATGGAATCAAATATTTCTTGTTCAGCTTTGACAACTGCTTCATTTGCTAGTCCTGCTGTCGATGATAATTATACTTTAATGGCTAGCAATTATTTTGCCGAGATTGGGAACTTTTTCCTTAAAGATTCTCACTATACTAAATTAGAATCAGATATTATTGCTGATAAGCTTAAATTTGAGAGCGGGAGCGTGTATGCAGCGCGCATTAAACTTAAGAGATCCTATATCGGCGCACGTACATATGAAAATGAAATCGATTCCGGCGGGTTTACCTTTGCTGCTAATGGAACCCAAGGCCGATGGCGCCTCTTTGGCGGCGCCGGCCAAGAGATTGATGATCTACCATATCCTTCCGGTGCTTATTTTCCTGTGCCTCAAGATCCAACTCGACAAGACGGCTTTAGAGAGAGTTTCACCCTTTACAGTCGACCAACTGCCTTTGGCCCGCCAATAGCCGCTTTGCGCAAGACAGGATCAAATGCGCATGTTCCCAATGATACCACGGTTGCGCAACTCGAAACCGCGATTAGCGAACAAACGGGTAATTACCCTCACGATTCTATTAATGGGTTTAACTGGGCGTTTACTCCCCCTTACTATGATGGAGAATCATGGGCAGATGTTATTTTCCGACCTGATTCCACTAAAGAATATAGTGTCCAAGATATCTTAGCCGATTCTAAAGTACGCTACTGGCGCCATGACGCCGGAGGTCCCCATGGCGCGGATTCGTTAGGCTTCGTGGGAAACCTTTCCGGAGCTTATATTGGTTTGTCCCGCGGTATTTATGATGGAGAAAATATTAACCGTAATGCGATGCAAATATCTGCTAGTATTAATTTGTTTGGATTTGAACAAGTGCCATTTACCGAAAGAGATGCTTTCGGGAACGTGGTAACTACCCGCGACACCACGACAGGAACTCGATGGGTTCTCCAGCCTAAATTTGAAACCCCGCACTTAAACTTTAATGATGCTTATAACCAAGCACAAATGCCTATTTATGGTTCTGCTTCTGTGCCAATTGGGATTTGGCACCAATTTGGCAAAATCCCCACAAATCCAGAGGTAGGAATTTTCTTAGAGATTGACGATATACCAGAACAATGGCAAAAATATCACTATGATATGTTTTATTATGACAGCATCTATAATGATAATAATGCGGCCTCTTTTGTGGCGGGCAAAACACCATTTAGATCATTGACTGATGTTTTTGGATTCAAGTCCAATAGTAAATCTAAACGTCTAGGAGAATTGGCCGATTCGCAAACACTTAGAGAGGCTATTGTGGCTATCCCATATTATACGGAACAAACCCCTGGTGATTATAGTTTGACTACCGAGAAGACCGCCCGAACCCAGTATACTAAAAAATTCATTAGTATTCCCAAGGAAAGAATACAAGCCGCAGCCGAAGAGCAAGTGGGTTCTCTAGAAGGAGATTCTTTGGACACTGCGGGGTCTTCGATTAGAAAGCTTTTACAGAAGATGGATCGCTACGTCCTTCCTCCGCAATTTGATTTTAAATCTAATAAAAACATTGATCCTATTGCTATGTATATTATAGAATTTGAATATAAACTAGACAAAGACGATTTGTCCTATATTTGGCAAAATATGGCACCGAGAGATTATAAGAAGCTTTCATTCCAGAAATCATCTGTAGCCCACGAATTGATGGACACAGAATTATTATCGGGGCATAATATTCTTGAGAGCGAAAATTTACGCTGGATGGTGTTTAAGGTTAAACAAAAATCGCAAGCCTTTTATGATGATTCTGTGGTCGCACAAATCGGACAGACAACTAGAGACGCCTTTATTCAGCAACGCCGAAGAACCGAGCAAGGCTATAATCTAAATTACAACTGGCCTTATGACTATGTATCTTTTGTTGAGATGGTTAAAGTAAACGCCAAGGTGCTTTATGGCGGCCGCAGCACCGGTGTTCAAGGAGAACGAGTGCCTGCTGGTCAAAACGAACGTGTTCCTGTCTTAGAAACGCCAGCGCGCGAAGGGTCGCGAACTCTTCCGAGAGCGGCAGCAATAAATGAACAAGTAGCGGAAAGAGTACGAGCCCTCCCCCGGAGAGCACGACGCCGCGCCGCCCGCGGAGCCAGAGGCCGCCAAGCGACTCTTCCGCTTGCCGATCAACAAACACGAGCAACTGCTCGTCGCCAGGGGCGCCGGCGTAACAACACTAATACCACACGCCGCGCAACTAATCCGACTCGCACGCGAAGAACTCGCCGCGGCAGAGGCGGTGGCGGTAATCGCGGCGGAGGTGGCCGCGGCGGCGGAGGTTATTAATTATGGCTAAATTTTTAAATAAAAAAGAACAAGTTATCGATTTTAAGCTGACTAATTATGGTCATTATTTATTATCGATTGGCAAAATGAAGCCTGTCTATTATGCGTTCTTCGATGATAATGTTTTATATGACGGAGAATATGCTGGAATTACCGGTAGCCAAAACAGCATCCATGAAAGAATTAAAGATAACACTCCGTATTTGGAAGGACTTACTCATTTCACAAATATTGACGCTGAAATTCTGAAAGTATCCGAAGGCACTACAGACGGCACCGGCGTGCCCGTTCTTGAGGACGATCAAGGGCGCCAGTCCAAGTTTTATTTTGCATCGGATCTTACCGCTATAATGCGCGAGCCAAAAGTAGAAAACTTAAAAGCTTCTTCAATGATTGGAGATGCTGCTTTGGATGGGGATAAACAAAAAGCCGCCGCTTGGAAGGTAGTCTCATTGCAGGGGCAAATTTCTGCTTCCTCTCAAGTGGATGCTAAAAATGATATTCGTATCCCTCAATTAGATATTCAATTAAATTATGTTAAAAAAATCATTAGTTCGGAAATCGATGCCAACCCCACAGATATTCGCGATTTGATGGATAATGTTGGAGGCTTTGTTGATAACAAGGCAATTACATTAGAAATGGACAATTTGATGATTTATGCCGAAGAGGTTAATACTGAGCTATTTACTGAAAATTTTGATATTGAAGTGTTTAAAGTTGAGGCCGGCGATTATGGCTGCAGTGGTTCTCTTCATCCCGCCACCGGAAAGTGTGTACCGAATTCATCAGGCGAGGGAGGAGTATATACAGGTTCATATGCCGACTCTTTCGATAGAAAATATTTTGAGAAAAAAGCCTCACAAATAGTTAATAATATGATGATCTCCCCCACACCTATAGAAAATATAGGACAAGTATTAACTACGGGAAGTGTAGAATATTATTTTGATGTTAAAAGAGATAGTGAAATAGACGCAACAACTGCATGCAAGAGCGCAGAAATATTTAATAGATCATCTTATTATATCGATCTTGACTTTGATTGTGATATGGAAGATGAAGATTTCAGTATATTAGATATTTATGGTAGAGTAACGGAGTCCGAGATATGCCCGACTTAAACATTAAAGGAAGCACACTAGATAATTTTGGTGAGCATTTGCCCACCCCTATTATTGAATATGTGGGCATTCGCGCCGACAAACTTGAAGTCCAAGTTTCTTTGTATTTTGATTTCACGGATCTTGAAAAAGATACAGTTACATTTTTAGAATATTTCACCGAGATAACAAAAGCTCCGCTGTATGTAACTGTTGCTTATGTGATTGGTGATACCTACGCACAAGCCGTCATCGACAAGACCCAACCGGATATTTTTAAAGAACTATATATGACGCCCGGATCCGTTTGTGCTGGCGCACAATTTGATTTCAAGGATGGTTCTCGGGGGTGTGCTACATATTCGAATTATAATACCGTTTTTTTCGATGACGCTAGCGGAGCGGGAGACTGGATCGTTTCGGATCAAAACTTTTATACTGATGATGATAAAAAAATAGTACAATATACCACGACCCTTACCTTAGATTTTGAAGTCGGAAACAAAAATTTTGATATTAATAATTTAGACAACAATATCTTTATAGCTCCTGCGACAGGCACTGATAATAGTCTAGCTGATGAGTTTGGCGGTGCCATCACAGTTTTTGCTTTTTCTTCGTGGTACGATCTCGCTTCACCGGAATTCTCGGGCTGGAACCCGGCCACAAGTCAACAACCTTTTCCTGTTAAAGAAATTGAAATAGACGATGGCTATAGGAAGCTGCCGACCTTTTATATGGATTTAATGCCCCCGCTTGCTCGTCAGCAAGTATCTGATATTTCTTATCAACAAGTTTTTAAAGACGGAAACGCATACACAGATCCCGAAGTTCTCTTTGCAGATGCGGCCGGCATCGTTTATAATCATACTCCTATTTTATCTATTAATGGAAAATACTATAAACAAGACGGCTACACACTGGAACAAATAGTAGAAGATTTTAGTAGTCTTATATCAGCCTCTGCTATCTTAGACGAGCCTACCACCCAATTAGAATCGATTTTAAATGATTTAGCCTCGACGCTCGAAATCTACGGAGAATCTAGCGAGCTTTTAATTCGTCTTAACTTGATCCGTATCGCCTTTCCAGAAAAATCGACTGCCACCGAAGTAGGAAGATTTTATGAATTGGTTAAAACTCGATTCTTTAATGCTGAACAGGGAGTAGCAAGCGGTACTCAAGTCTTCGAACAACTAGTTCATACATCTAAAGTTCGTGATTTGCGTACTGTGCTACATGGCACATATACTCCTACTGACCAATCAGAGGTGCCTGTTATTTACGGTCAGAATAGAGGATTTAACGAAGGATTGGTGACTTCTTTAAAAATCTGGGAGTATGGAGCAGACGAGCAATCCGATAGCTCGGTTTTTCTTAGAAATGGTTTTTGGTTTTTTGATATGGAGTCCGCAACGGAGAATTATAGCAATCTAGGCCGCGTGTTCTCTATGTCCGGACTCAAAGCTAAATACGGCCCAGAAATAATTGCGGCCTCTTTTAAGGTCAAAGAAGCACGCGTCAAAAAATGGATTTTTAGCGGAGATCCCCAGCGGCCGCAGGTACCTCGGAATTTAGAGGGGTATGTAGAACAATATCCCTCGGTAACCGAAATCCATGAAAGCTATCTAGATTGGGTATCGACTATCACGAGTGAAATTGATTACGTGGGGTACACCAATGCACCAATCTCACATAAATACATTCCGCAGACGTCCAAAATAAAGATGGAAACTAATAGCGCGTTCCCTGATCAAATGACAGAGACCGGCATCTATTTTTCAACTGTCGCCCCAACGATAAACCCACAAACTGGCAAGCCAGCGTCCGTCGATCCGTGGGAGGGCGTCTCTCATTATCTATCGTATCTTTTATTAAGAGGAGTAGATGCTTTGGCTGACAGCCAGCTAGACAATTCATATGGACTAATGACTTTCCAATTTCAAGATATAGAAAAAAGCTTTGAGTCCCAGGCCGGTTCGAAAGCCCATAAGGATAAGGATATAGTTTATTCATTCGAAGTTGATGTGGAAGACACCGGCAAGGTAATCATTCAAGCGTTAACTGCTTCATATATAGACTTGTTTGAAAACGAACTAAAACCTTATTATAACTTTGCGAGCGAAAATTGCAGCTATAATAATGTCGATGGAAAATTCAATTCTTTTTTCACGGAAGGAGTAATGAATTATTACAGCAATGTAGACAAAGATCGCACTCCGTGGGTTTTGGCCGCGGCCCAATTCATCACTTTTCGCGATATGACCACCAATGCCTATGGAGGAGATATCGAAACGATGACCGAGGCAGCCCGTTCTATTGTCGGAAAAATAAACCCGGTTAATGGAAATCTGGAAGACTTAACTGTATTTTATAACAACTATAAAGAATTTGCCGACTTGTATTTAGAAGAAGGAGATGTTTATAAAATAGTAGAGGCGATGGAGGATGTCACCACTTACCAATTTGGCCAAAAGAATGTGTCCCATGGCGATAATACCGTAGTACAATACTTCCCTCTCCCGGATCCCGTGCCAATTACTACAGACGCGCTAACGGCACCTACGGGATGCCAAATTGCATCATGTCCATCCGGTCAAGAACTTCGGCTTCCTACTGAAGAAGGATGTTACTGTGATGACTCGAATATCACGACCGTGATAGAGCGCACTATCACGGCCTGGGACAACTCAAACACCCAGTACGAATACGGCTCAACCGCCTATAGACAGTCCGAGACCTTGCCTGACTTTGTCGACCGCATGCATGGATATTTCAAAGATATACTCCGAGGCTGTGTTGATTGCAGCCAGCGCGAGATCTCACATACGACCCATATCAGTCTGTCAGAAGAGTCCAAACACCGCCACGGACTTGAATGGGATCAGGTTTATGTCGCGGCCTCAACCGAGTGGTTGGAGAAGTCTTGGCGAGAATACTATGATGAGATCGAGAGCGTGCTCTTGTGGTCCTCCGAGAGAGAAGAGCATAAAGATGCTTTGATTCTTTGGTGTCAATGGGCTTGGAATAACTGTCACTTAACCAGCCATGGCCGCACTGCCACAGGCGTAAACTGGGAGCAGTACATAGATGGTAGCTCATCTACCACCTTGGAAGCCGGCCCTGGCTGGGGCTATGGCTTGAAAAGTTCGTAAAAGGAGAAAATTTAAATGCCTAAAATGATACAAATTAGTTCTTTGATGCGAAACAAGATAGTTATCAAAGGTCGACCCCTGAGAAAGAGTAGCGCGATATCGAACACTAAAATTGAAATGGCAAATGATATTTTTGTCAATACTGGTGCCCTGGTCCCAGGAGCAGCAGAGAATGCGAACGTAGCGAAGATGTCTCAAAATGTTTTAGCAGTTATCGGATGTAGTATTGATTCCACCACCGACAGAGATTTTTCTCTGTTAACTCAACAAACTGATACCGAAGTCATTCAAAACCCTAATATTATTGATGAGACCAAATGGGCCGAATTAAAAAATGAAAAGATCACGGCGCTAGATAAGTTTCCAAGTGTAGATGATAACTTCTTTAAACCTGATTATCCTATTTCTATAACTGCCAAAGACCAATGGCTGTCTCCGCCTCAAGCGAAAGAAGTAATAAAAAATTCTAGTGAGGTTGTTAAAGACATTTTAAGGATCAACTTGAAGACTCCTTATAAAAGAACATTACCCCAATTTAAGTAAAAAGGATGGTGTATATTGCCAGCAAAATTTGAGTATATAAAAGGCGGCGCCATAGCTGAAATACCGTGGTTTCCCGCTGATCCTTTGCTGCTAAATAATTGGAAAGCAGAGGCTATTGATTTAATTGAAAACAGTTCGTATGATTTTTGGGTCTGCGGCGGCGCCCTGGAGAAGTGGTTTTCTTGGGATGTTGATGTGGTGTTAACGGGGGAACTGCAAGATTTAGCCGAACTCAAAGATCTTTTAGATAATATAACACAATTAGGCTTTAATCATCGGCAATTGGTGGATCTATATTGGTGTGATGATTATAGAAAGCCTTTCGAGTCTGGACCATGCAAACACCTACAGCTTGCATGTGATGCGTATGCCGAAACTGGAAGGTGTACTCTTGAAGAATGTCTAATACAAAAAAGTATAGAAGTTATCCTCCCTACTGCAGCTATTATAAAAAATGGACGGCAAGTGTGGAGCGCCCCCGCCAATTCCATCGATGTAGGGCATTCATTGTGCAAATATCAAGCGCGCTCTCCGTCTGTCAAACAGATAAAAAGAATTGAAAGTGGAACTATTTATAAAGGCACCCCCCGTCGTATTACGCGAGATTTAGATTTTAGAGATATAATCTACTGGTCACACCAGTAAGCAAGGAAACCCCCCCCCAACATGACAAAACAATGGTACCAGCAGCCTGCTAATAATAACGGGTGTACTTCTCCAAAAGTGCCGTGCACAACTTCGGGGTGCAGCGGGTGCTGCTTTCCCCAACAGAACACCAATGGAAAGTGTAGTGATGGCTCTACTCCTCTCCAGCACGGTACCAATGGTAATAGTGGCAAAACCGCGATGTCTGGCTGGTGCAATTCGCAGGGTTTAGTTGATTGCAATACTCAGGGATGTACCACTAAATGCTGTACTAACTTACAGAATACCCAAGGTAAATGTGGTGATGGTTCCTATCCTCCACAAGCAAGCGCTGCCACCGAGCCTAGTCCGGAACGAGATTTGTATGGCGGATATCCCGACATCGATCTTTATAACCAGACTCCCACTGCATATGGCACTCTTTATTTGCTAAAAGATTTCGGAGGAAATTTGGGGGCCGGCAGCTTTGATATTGATTGGATGACAACAGATTTATACAGTTATACTACTGTGAAAGCTCCCCTTGAACAAGGCGCCCCTTCCGCAAGCCCAAGCGCAGTTCCCTCGGTTTTTGCCTCTTTGGCAGGAGTGGGAGAGTTTCGCGGCGCCGAAGTGGCCACAAGCCAAGTGTTGAATGATTATCTGGAGGCGGATCCGCATATACATCCTGGTTTAATAATAGGCGCGAGCTTGGCATACACCCCGGGCGCGTCAAATGCAGGGTGGGAAGATAACGGGTTAGATGAGACTGGCGTCCTGTATGGGATAATTTTTCTTGGCGACAACGCGAGCCCCGCCGGAAATCTGGAAGAATGGCCTGAGCCTTTCGATTGGGATGAGTATAACGCTTATATAAATGCGCGCGGATACAGCCCATGGGCGGTGTATGTGACGTCCGGCGGCCAATATGAGTACCTGGAGGCTCCTTATTTATTCTATGATAGGACACTAGAGCTACCCTACTTATCCTATAAATTTGGCTATGGCGATCCACAGGATCCACAAAATACCTATGACACGTCAGGCATGGCCTCATATATCAAGGCCTTGACAGACTGGACAATCGAAACGCTTGCTGGACAAATTGTAGCAGATGAAATTCCCAATCAAATTATCAATAATGTTATTGATTATGGCTCCATCAAAGCAAGTCAGTTGAGTAGCTTCGAGACTACCGAGGCTCTGCAAAGCGGCATTGAATCAACCACTTACACACAGGATTCTGAGGGCACCTAATGCCTATTTTTACAAAAGAAATCGAGCTTATTGATGCTAATGCCTTCTCGGGTTCTATGGAATCCCTCCGCAATGAATTAGGAATTTATTGGGAAACGGAGACAACTCCAAACGGCACCGTTGTTACTACTTTTAAAAGGGGACTAGAGGGTTCTATTGACTATACGCTAGACCAGAATAGTCAGATTTCATATAAGATCCTGGCTCTCGGGGGGATCACCTCACACTCAGAACGATTGCGCTATGTAGAATTACAACCCGCATTTCAGGTAACAGCTTCCACTGACAAAATTGTTCCTAATTTTAAAATTCCTGGTCGATTCTATGGCAATGAAGCTAAAATTCGAAGCGATAGTGAGTGGAAGGCTTATCTTTTAGGTGGCACTTATGGAGAAAAAACTTATCCTGGAATATATTCTACGGAGGTGTTTGACGATTATGGCACCTCTTATGGGCTGCCTTATGGCTTGGCCGAATTTAATTCCTTATATGGGCTAACTGGTGGCGGCTATCGGTCATCTTCCATTGTTTATCATTATAATCAACATTTGCCCAAATTTGAGTCATGGGCTGCAACTACCAGCACAATCTTGCTACCTAATATAGCCCAAATGGGGCTGTTGAGCGAAACAAGCGCCAGTATTTTTCCTATAAGCGAAGTTGTTACGCGCGATGGAGAATATCCGGAGAGCTTAGAGACAATCTTACAAACGTCACTGACCGGTGTGCTACCGCACACTTATTATACTGTTGATCTGTCCGAGCCTAACAAGTATGTCGATGTGACGAAAAACTTGCGAGACTATTTGGAGGCACTTCCCTTATATCCTTTGAGTGATAAAACTGTCAGTACTATAAGTATTGGAAGCAACAACCTGCTTTATAACAAAGATTCAAGCAATCTGATTTTTGATGATATAGCCGGCGGAGACGCAAGGACTATTTTAGGGAATTACCCTATGTATACCTCTATAGATTTTTATAGACCTGATGATGAAGGCACCTCTTTTCGAGATATCTTTAATGAAACCGATTTTTCTTCCGAATTATTAAGCCTGTTAGCTGCTGTGTTTGAGAGAAACAGTACTGAAAAAACTTATGTAACGAAAGTCAAGCAAGACACCATATCGAACAAAGAGCTTAATGAAACAGAAACGGTGAGTTCGACCGGCATCCGGGTTTTGGATGCAGTGGATGCTTTGACTAGCGGCTATACTTTAATGGGGGATCTTGCACCACTAAATGTCAGAAGCCTTCTTGTACCAGGGTTGGCTGCTGCAGAAGCCGGCGGAGACCAATTTGCCGAGGGCGCCCTTAGTTTGGATCCCTTATCAAATAGTACGCGTTTTTTAAATTCTTACACCACCCTTACCACACTGACGCGGTTATTGTCATTGCTCGATAGTGACTATGCAACTGGAGACATCGCTGCAGATTTAAACCATTTCGAGAGTAACATACCAGGCAAAAATGGAATGTACACACTTCTACAAAAAGCCGGTACCCCCAATTATAAAGAGACAATAGCCTATAGACTTGAAAAGACAGATGCTCTCGGCAATGTTCAAAATGTGTGGTTCTACAATGAGTCCCCCAATAGCTCCCGTGACACCGGAGAGGGATTGTTCCAATATTGGGACTCACAAGTAAAGTATGGAGAGACTTATACATATAATATTTATGCGTATGTGATGATCACAGGAATGAAATACCGAATGGCAGACTTGCGAATTGGAAAGAACATCGGCACCGGTAGCATAGTAAACAGCTCTGCGGATAAGTTTTGCGTCCAATTTCAAGACCCCACCACAGGAGAGATAGCAGAACAGCTTTTTGCTAGCAGTGATAGCAAATGGAGTGACTATAGTGGTGTACAATACCATGGCGTGTATAATGAACTGGCTACCGATAATACTTTCTCTACTAATGCTGAAGCCTTGTCGACATATCCTTATTTGGCCGACTTTAATCTTTATTATGAGCCTACACTTCAAATCTTACAAATCCCCGTCACCTCTAATACTGTGACGATTTTAGACAACCCAGCGCCGGGTTTGGATGTTGTGCCTTTCCAGGTGATCGACAATTCACAAAAGATCGGATTCTATATTCAAGCCGAAGTTTATCAGCCTGCGGACACTTTTCCTACTATTATTCAAACATCAGATGAGACATACAAGACTAACTATTTGGCATCTACTGGGTTGTCGGAGAGCGATGAAATTGGAAGGCCTCCAGTTTCAGATCAGGCTTTTATTCAAATATTTCGAAGAGATACAAAACCAGCTACTTATAAAGATTTCAACAACCATCTTTATAAGACAATCTCTTTAAAAATTCGCGGTGACGTTTCTACCGACATGTCGTATTACCAACCCAGTAAAGCATTTCACGATACAATAGAGACTAATAAAAAATATTATTATGTGATGCGGTTATTGAACGCGCATCAAGAGCCCGGATCTCCTTCGGCTATAATTGAGGCTGAATTGGTGGATGATGGTGGCTATAAATATGCGCTCTTTAAAGAGTTGTTTGAAGAAGATCTTGCAGACGAAGTTTTTGTCAATCCTTCGATTAAATTTAAAAAGCTTTTTCAAATTATTCCAAATTTTCAACAACTCGCTTTGGATACCAGTAATGTAGATTTCACTCAGACTGCGGAAAGTCAAATCAGCGCACTATCCGTAGGGGCCCCGGGGATGGAAGAATCAATTTTCGATCAGAAATTTAAAATTAGATTGACTTCTAAAAAAACAGGCAAGAAAATTGATTTAAATTTAACCTTTAATTTAACGGAAGAAGTATAATTACTCACGAGAACCAATATGTCATTCTTAGATAATGCCGGCACTATCATACTCGACGCAATCCTTACAGATGTGGGTCGCCAACGATTGGCTCAAGGAAACTTCCAAGTCACCAAGTTCTCATTAGGTGATGATGAGATTGATTATAAGCTATACATAGCGCCTATTGCTAATAATGATCCTCCGGCTTGGACCTCCTTTAGCGATCCGGCTGGATATCTTATTCTTTCGCAATCTTGTTTTGAAGCGCTTAATAACACAAGCGCCACTATAAACTACGGACTTACTTCCTTTGAAAGAAATGATCTTCTTTATTTGCCTGAATTAAAAATTAATTATTCTGGCTCTGCTAGTACAAAGGGTAACACAGGACAGCCTCATGAACACCCGGGTATAGCGCGCCCAGTTAGTGGATCGGTTTTTTATTTGGCAGTTAATGGTGAAACTAGCAAAAAATTGAAATCTGCGCTTGGAAGTACTAATTATATATTAGAGAGCTTAGGATATAATAAAACAAAAATCGTAATTGAATCCGGAATCACCACTGACCAACTGGCCGGCAATTTAGAAAATTCGCGAGCATTCATTGTACAGCCGGCTGTGTTAGACACTTATTACTATGTTCATGTAGACAGTCGTTTTTTTGTCAACATTATAGGCTCCGGCGCCGATGCAGTTTTTAAGAACAGAACCAATGGTGAATTAGAGATGAATTTTAAAACTTTTAAGCCACATACGAGAATATCGATAACTAGCCCGCTCGATAAATTTGATTCTTATATGGTAGCAGCGGGACCAAATAGAGTTTATAGTACCAACAATACGGGACCATTGACGGATCGTTCTATTTCTGCTATTGCTGGACCTCGCGGAACTGTTATGGCTTTGGGGCTCACTATCGTAAATGAGATAGGCGGTAGTTCCGGAACCACACGAAATCAAAAATATACTATTTTTGGAAAAAATGATCAAATATTATTTGGTGGAAGTGATAAATACGATTATATAGATACGACTATTTATGTTAAAGGCGCAACAACCGGCGCCCAAGTTCAAATTCCTTTGAGAATAATACGCTATGCTGGCACATAACAAACTAACTATTTATGGTAAAACAAATAAAATACACACTATTTATACAAGAGAGGAAAAATAAATGGCTTTTTTAGACAATTCTGGCGACATAATCCTTGACGCAGTATTAACCGACACCGGCCGCCGCAGGCTATCCGAAGGGAACTTTCAAATTCGAAAGTTTGCGCTTGGAGACGACGAGATACAATACAACCTTTTTGACAAAAACAACCCGTCAGGCTCAGCATACTACGATTTAGAGATCTTACAGACACCCGTAGAAGTCGCCCACACTAAAGCTTCTGAAATTCAATATGGACTTCTCACTTTAACTAACAACAATTTGTTATACATGCCCTCTTTGGCCTTAAACGAGCTAACAACCCAGTCCGTATTAAAATACCAAAAAGTCCTATATGTTGCAGTAAATGTTGAAACAAGAAACAAAATAGTAAACTCCTCTAATGTCGATGAAAAATATGTATTAATGTCCAACATCCGGAATCCTACTCGCGCTGTAGTGGTTGAATCCGGAATCAACACAACAGACCTTAAAGGCACCCCTGCTAACCGCACGGCCTACTTGCAGAGTACGAACCTCATAGACTCAAGTTTTACGGTATCGGTAGATTCTCGATTTATTAATGGAGTGTGGGGGACCGGGCCAGCTTCCACTTTTTCTAATAATACCGATGGCGCCCCTAATGTGGCGTTTGGACCTCTTGTGAACGCGCGCGGCCCAGGCACCTCTAGAGGACTCGTCAACTTTCAAACTTATGCCGCTAATACAGTAGATGATTTGGTGTCTTACTATGCTTCTCAAGGAGCGAACTTGGACACCCTTATTTCGGCTATCTCGGGTCCACGAGGAACCGCAGCCAAATTAAACTTTAATGTACCTGATGATTTGCGAGAATTAGCAGGGGGAACTAGAGCTACCGAGTGGACTAAATACGGACAAGTGGCGCAAAATGTATTTAGTACTGGTCAGCTATATGATATTATTGACACTTTCACCCTAATAGCCGGCTCAAATACAAATGCTTCAATCCAAGTACCCTTAAGACTTATCCGGTACGTAAGTGGCTAAATCACGGAGATATTAAATGCCCCAAAATTATCAATTATTAAACCCCAACACAGATCGCACGACTACCAAGACGTTGTTGCATGAGGCGATCCCCGTCACAGGCGCTATTTTAAGTGCCACCTACGGAACTTATCCAAACGAGGGTAATATCAAGAACTATACTCATGGAATGTTTCAATCGGTATATGATTATCCTTATTTAAGTTCTTCAGCAAATCACATCTTTGATATTACAATGGGATACGACGAAAGCTCTGTCTTATCGCAGTCTTCACACACGGCGGTGATGATGCAAAAGAAGAAAATTAACATTTATAATCAGATGTCGCAGGTATTGTTGGGATATACCGGCTCAAATAACGAAGTTGAAATTTTTGAAAGTGATTTAGACTATGGTGACAATGATCGCCAGATGAGAGAATGCTTTTTCGTTAATTTCTCTCGGCTTCTTAGTAAAGATCAAATTAAACCGGGCACCTTCTCTATCACCCTTGGTTCTGGCTCATGGGCTGCTCCATATAGTGTCGGCGGCGGTGGGCGCCTCACCTTGACTGATAGATCGGCTTCCCTGACACAAGGAACCAAGAATACTCCCGGTGGAACTTATGGAGTTCTTTATTCGGGTAGTAATGCTGATTCGCGCTGCGGATTAGTGTTTTATGAAGCAGCAATTGTAGTCCTCTCGGCTTCGTGTTGGATGTCCGGCGCTACAGAGACCTCGCGCGCAGACTTTTACAATCTGGACTACACCGAGCGTTCTACTACAGGCTCCATGATCTCTTCATCGATTTCCGGAAACTGTGATGCCCTCCGACATAGAATTTATGACCTCTCTTATAACAACACAACCGAGATCAATTCTACCATTTATTTCTGTAGGGCTCCTCATAATAGTTTCAACTATAGTTCGAACCCGACCTACACGACAAGCGGCAAGATTAATGTGAAAAACGTCGCCTCTGATCCGCCGGTGTCTTATATTACTACTGTTGGGCTTTATAATGCACAGAATGAACTCCTCGCTGTGGCCAAGTTATCGGAACCGCTCAAGAAGGATCCTTCAAACGAGATTACGCTGCGAGTAAGATTGGACTACTAAAATGTCCTTCAAGAAGTTTGGACAAAATGATATCCTTATAAATACAATGATGGCAGAGCCTCATTGTGAATTCTTCATTTATGATGGGGATATCTTTTATAACAATACACCGAGCAAAGCCGGCACTTCTACTGCAGGCGGCGGCGGTTCTGCTGTGTCTGAAGTTCGTATGGTATCCCCCGGCAGTATTAGCTTGTATGAGTACAATATTGATCGACCAGATACAAGCGGGGATGATAAGATTATCGGTGAGGCCGGCCCTCACTCTAGAGGAGGCGGCTCTTATACCCAGGCTGTCGCCGATCTTGGACCAGAACCCCAGACATTTGTTCAATATACTGGACGCATCTATCCTTGGATTTCCAAAGACAGCGCCGGCGCAAGCTGGAAAACAGTTAATGCTACCGGTTATGCTACCGAATATATGTATGGTGATGTTCTAACCGGAACCTATCCTCTCTCCGCCTCAATAGTGCGCAAATATATAGTCGGCGGTTCTACAGGTCCCACTTTTGGCGCGGTGGGGGAGACGTCTGGCTCCGGCGCCGACGAGGTATCCATCGAGGGCAAGTTAACAGCATTAGGAGATGGTCCTTCTGGTTCTCTCGATAGGCACTTCTATAGTTTAAAAGGTCGTTTAAATTTTTATGGCATTCGAAGTGCGCACTATAAAGTTTCTGCTTCTCTAGGATCGGACTCGTGGAACAAAAATGAACAGACCTTAAATTTAATCGCCATTCCATCAATAGCCTTTGGCTCTCAAATCAAGCCCGGAACGGTCTCTTTAAAATGGTATTATGACGGCGGCCTGATTGGAGAACTTCAAGACCGTCGACAAAACGGAGAATTAATTCAAGTTTCCGCTTCCACAGGGTATACAGCTAATAATAATAAAGTTGCAGGAGTTATTATGTACGATGAGGGATACATTGTCTTAACTGGCTCGTGGGCTTTAAATGCGGCTGCTATCCCATTACAGACGGCCGTGAATTCCTCTCCCACATGGCTTTATTTTGGTGTCGGTGCGAATGATGGACTTAATCAAAGTAACACTGGGACTAATTTTGCAAAAGCTTCTTTTAGCTTATCTTTCAAGGGGCAGACGAAAACACAAGTAATGACACTGTTTACGCATGCTAAGCGTGGAGAAGCCAATTTCTCTAATAACCCCACATATTTAAAGTATGGACAAGACAAACTACAATATACCTCTTCACAAGTTTATGAAGAAAATCCTGATCAATTCCTTGCCAACACCGTCAGTTCGAGTTATAATGATTATGAGGCTCCGTTTAAACGGAGTGTGTATATTTCCAAAGTGGCAGTCTATGATGAGAATAAGAATATGATCGGCGTTGCAACGTTAGCAAATCCAGTTCTCAAAGAAGAAGATCGAGACTACTCCTTTAAATTAAAATTGGATATTTAATGATACTTGGTGTGGATATTTCCACCAGCATCACAGGTTTTGCGATTGTTACCGATAACGTGCTGGTATATTATGACTCTATTGATTTGCGAAAATACAAAGGCTTTTTCGCTAAGACAATCGCTATAAAAGAAAAGATACTGGACATTTTCGAAATGTACCAGCTTAATAACGATGACAAGATGACTGGAGATTCTGAGTTTCCTATTCAGCACATCTATATTGAGCAATCTCTCCATATGTTTATGGGAGGCCGCTCATCAGCTAAAACACTTTCAACACTCACGCGCTTTAATGGCGTCGTAGCGTGGCTTCTCTTCGAACTATTTGAAATCGAACCACAATTTATCGGCGCTTCGTCTGCTCGCAAGCAAGTCGGCATTAGAGTTCCGAGAGGTGAGAAAGCAAAACAAGTTGTTTTGAAATATTTACTTGACAACGAACCCACTTTTAAGATACAATATACAAGTAAGGGCAATCCCAAACCTGAATCTTATGATCGGGCGGATGCAATTATAATCGCGAGAGCGGGAGATATAATTGAGCGAGAAAAAGAAACACAAGATTCTGTGTGATGTATTAGGATATTCACATACAAATGGTTCCGAAACACTTTTCAAATGCCCTGCGTGCGATCACCACAAGCTTAAACTCTCTGTTAACATCCGCAAGAATGTTTTTAAGTGTTGGGTATGTGATTATCGTGGTCGTAATATTCGCCGGCTGGTTCGTCGTTTTGGAACGTTTGTTCAACTACAGCGATGGGAAGAACTCACGGGTCGCCACGATCTCGATAGATTTGCTGAGCTATTTGATGATAGCGTTCGTGTGGACCCTCAGCCCACTTTGGATCTTCCAGAAGAATTTGTAAGTCTCGCCAGCAATGTGCCGGCAACTGGTGTATACGCTTATAAATACTTGTACTCACGCGGTATAACAAAGGCCGAGATTCTTAAGTGGAAGATAGGTTATTGTTTCAGCGGCGAGTATCGCAACCGCATTATCATCCCGTCCTTTAACGATGACGGCAATGTCAGTTATTTCATCGCGAGATCCTATAACGGAGATTCATACAAGTATAAGAATCCCAGAGCATCTAAAGACATTGTGTTCAATGAGCTATATATTGATTGGAACGATGACTTGACAATCGTGGAAGGGGTGTTTGATGCCATTACTGCCGGAAACAGCGTACCTATTTTGGGGTCCACTCTGCGATCTGACTCCGATCTCATCCGCAAAATCGTGTACAACGATACACCAGTCTTCGTTGCACTCGACCCCGATGCGCGAGAAAAAGAGAACAGGATTATTGAGACGCTTCTTAAATACGATGTCGAACTTTACAAGATTGACGTGAGTGGTTACGAGGACGTGGGCTCCATGCCGAAAGAGGTTTTCCGAGAGCGAAAACAAAAAGCAGAATTCATAGATAGAGACGACTATTTACTCATGAATTTACTCTCGGCAGTATAAACCGCTTGACATTTACAGATAGATCGCTTATAATAAGAATATGAAAGTAACAGCACTAAGGTGTAACAATTGCAACACCCTAATTTATTCTCGTACTCGTCACGATATGAGAGGCTGCCGGTGTTGGAAGAACGATTACGATAACATCGGAATTGCAATTGACGGCGGGTTCGACTATTGCAAGGTTCACGCCAGTCCAAAATCAGACTATGATTTTATTGCCGAGTATGATCTTGGAGAGGTTGACAGGAAAACGCTTTATCAAGATTGGAACACTCGAACCGATAATTATGGGATGATTACAGAATGAACGAAGAAAACGACTTTAGACTTGTGAGAGCTTTCCCGCTCCTTTATGCAGATAGGGGCGGCTCTAAGCAATCAACGCTCATGTGTTGGGGCTTCTCGTGCGGCGATGGCTGGTTTGATCTTATCTGGGATCTCTCAGAGAAGCTTGAGCCGATCATCAAGAAGTTTGTTGATGAAAATCCAAACCTTGAATGTTCGAATTGCGGCTGCAAGAAAGACAGACACTATGCTTGCAAGACCCGCAATCCCGGCAGGTGCCTATCGGTTCACGTCGATCCGGATTCAGATGAGGAGCCCCCTGGCAACTATTATGCTTGCTTCTGTGATAGTTATGTGTCAAGTCATCCAAGGGCTGTTCAGGTGAAAGAGAAGTTCGGATCGCTTAGGTTCTATATGACATCAGAAAACGACGAGATCCGCAGCCTAATCGGCGAAGCCGAAGCAAAATCGTGTGAAACCTGCGAGGAATGCGGAGATCCCGGCAAAGAAAGAGACACAAGTTGGATCCGAACGCTCTGCGACGGATGCTATGAGAATTGGGAGCAGATCCGAGCAGCGAGATGGAGCAAAGAATGAAACCAACACTTGAGTCTGGTGATATCATAATCCGTCGCGCAAGTAATGGTTGGATTGTATTTGTAGAATCAGAGCACGAGCCAGATCACTTTATCACTCTCCTTTATGAAATCCCCGACACTGAATTCGGGGAACAAGAGTGCTTTATGAACCTTTTAGGAGCAGAGTTCCCAGAGCAATTTCAGTCAAAACATCGTGGCGGTATTCAAATGGAGTTGCGAACCAAGGGACGAGAGCATTAAGAAAAATATTGAAGTGATTGAAGAATAATGAGCGAGAACACCAAAAAAGAAGATTGGCAGAGACTAGAAATCACAGATGTGATCGACAATCCTGACGGAACTTCAACATTAGTTTTTGAACTCGAAGACGAGTTCAGAGAGTGGTTCAAGAAATCATTCGGATTAAAAAGGTGGAGCGACAAAAGGTTCGAGAAGGTGTTTCTTGAAGCAATTAGAGGCTATATAGAGAGGGAGACCGGAAAAGATTAATCTTTATCGATAGAGAAGACTATTTATTGATGAATTTACTCTCGGCAGTGTAGGAGAGCCCCGATGAAAGTAACCAAATCAAAACTAAAGCAGATTATTAATGAAGAACTGGGACAAGAACTCCAAGAACTTTATATCCCTTTTATTGGCGGGAAACTTCCCGAGAAAGAATATGCAATCCGTAGGAAGCAGTTGGACGCCATTGGCGATATGGCAAATGACCTAAGCGCGGAAGAGGAAGAACAATTCTTAAGGTACGCGAGCCGGTTGGTAGCACCCAAGGAGGAAGGGGAAGGCTTTGTCCTGCTGAGCGACAGGATAGAAGCTGGTCTTCTAGGACAATTGTTTCAACAACTGAGGCGCCTTCTGTATGACCGTCACCCTAAACATAAAGCACAGAGTCTTATGAACCGTTTTGATCAAAACGCAGATCGGTTGTCCAAAGAGTTGGGCGGACTAGCCCAAGAAATAGCCGATCAGAAAGCTGATGCTGCGGCAAGAGAAAAGGCCGCCCGGGAAGAAAGGTATGAGAGGGAACAACGAGAAGAAGAAGAAGAAAAAGCAAGAGCGCGAAATAGGAGAGACGCAGAAGAAGCCCGTTCGGCGCAGGAGTACCTGAGTATGTCCGATGCAGAACGTACTCGACTGCGCAAGCGGTCAGGATCGTCGTCCCACCGCGTTAACCCCGGCTTTGCAGGCTCAGGAAACATGGGCTATGGAGAATCACTCGATAGGAGAATCCCAATGAAAGTAACCAAAGCACAACTTCAAGAGATCATCCTTGAAGAGCTTACAATCGCTTTAGACGAGCTTGGCGCTGGCAAAGGCGCCGGCATGAGCCTGCGCGCTGCCCAACTCGGTGGAACCGGACACGGCAAGCGCGATGAAGACGAAGAATACGTCGATCCCGAAGTCGATCCTTATGAGAAAGCGCTGGAAGCTCCGTTGGCCGAAGAAGAGGATGACGAGTGGATTCAAGACGCAGAGAAAGATATTAAAAAGCGCGGCACCGAGGGTGTCTGCACTGGGGATAAATTTGGTGGTCCCACATGCAAGCCTGGAACGAAACGATACAACTTAGCAAAGACGTTCCGGAAGATGGCGAAAGACCGCAAAAAATAAAAGCTTGACTCTTGCTTGACAATGAGTTATACTATAAGAGTATCTATGCGGAGGGTACGTGAAGTTTGCACATATAAGTGATACTCATATCAAAAATCTGAAGTATCATTATGAATATCGAGTCATTTTTGAGCAGTTGTATGAAACGCTGCGGGAACAAAAAGTCGATTACATTATACACTGTGGGGATATAGCCCACACCAAGACCCAGATCTCACCAGAGTTTGTTGAGATGTGTTCTGATTTTTTTCGCAGTCTCGCTGAGATTGCACCAACCTATATCATTCTAGGAAACCATGACGGCAACCTAAAGAACAGCAGTCGTCAAGACGCACTGACACCGATTGTCGACGCGCTCAATCTGCCGACACTGCACTTGCTTAAAGATTCAGGCGAGACTCATTTGAACGACGATTTCTGTTTGAATGTCTTGTCTGTTTTTGATCGAGACAACTGGATGAAGCCCACCAATACTGACAAGATCAATATTGCACTTTATCATGGCTCAATCTCTAATTGTAAAACTGATACCAATTGGACGATGAGTTTTGGTGAAGATGATATATCTATCTTTGACGATTTTGATTTTTCTATGCTTGGTGATATTCACCGTCGCCAATTCCTAGATCACGATGGACGCGTTTGGTATGCTGGCTCAACTGTTCAGCAGAACCATGGCGAGACCAACGACAAAGGTATTCTCATTTGGGATATCAAATCTAAAGACGAATGGGACATTGAGCCGATTGTGTTTAAAAACCCTAAGCCGTTCTTTACAATCCCGCTCACACTCAAGGGGCGGATGCCTCGCAATCTCCAAGTACCCACTGGCGCACGCCTGCGATTGGTTAGTAACAATAACCTTCCGCTTAACACGATGCGCCGAGCAATGGACATTGCGAAGCATCGCTTTAAGCCCGAGAGCATCTCGTTTCTCAACAGAGCAGCAGGCGAGCGCGGTAATGTAGAAGATCTAACTGACGGTATTAAGACAGAAAACCTGCGAGACATTAAAGTCCAAGAAGAACTGATTGACGAGTTCCTTTCAGATTACCAGACCGATGCCACAACCCTAGAGCGCGTGTTTGAGCTTAACAGCAAGTACAACAAGATTATCGAGGACCGAGAAGAGATCTCTAGAAACGTAAACTGGAGAATCAAGTCGTTTAAATGGGACAATCTGTTTAATTACGGAAAGGATAACTCCATCGACTTTGAAAACCTTAACGGCATCATTGGCGTTTTTGGAAAGAACTTCAGCGGCAAATCTAGCATCATTGATGCGGCCCTGTATACATTGTTCAACACCACCTCAAAGAACGAGCGCAAAAACCTCAACGTTATTAATCAACATCAAGAATCTTGCGAAGGCGTTTTAGAGATCGAGATCGGACACAAAGTCTACAACATTAAGCGCACCTCTGAAAAATATACGAAACGCTTGAAAGGTGTTGAGACCTTAGAAGCCAAAACAGATTTGAACTTCGAAGTCTATGACCCTGTCACAGACGAGACAACATCCTTAAACGGCACCACACGCAATCAGACGGACGCAAATATTCGAAAGCACTTCGGGTCCATGGATGATTTTATGGTGTCTTCTCTGGCAAGCCAGCACGGTGCATTGGGATTCATTGATGAGGGTTCGACACGTCGAAAGGAAATCATCGCCAAGTTCCTCGATTTGGAGCTGTTTGACCAAAAGTTTAAGATGGCCAAAGACGACTCTGTTGAGGCCAAGGCTCTCCTGCGCAAGTATGAGGATCGGGATTACAACACTGAGGTGCAGGCATTAGAAACCAGCTTGGAAGACTTGACTGTACAAGCGGAAACTAATCGCACAACTTGCGAGGATTATCGTAAAGAACTTAAACTTCTGAACGAAGGAGCGAGACGCTTAGACGAGAAGATCAATTCTATTCCTGGCAAGCTTATTGACATCACAAAAGTCATGACAGAGCAAAAAGATAAGCAAGTGTTGTCGAAGTTGTTGGAGGAGAAGATAACAAGCCAAACAGCACTGGCACTTGTCAAGCAGCAGAAAGTGGCAATATCAGAGAGCTTATTAGAGCTTATCGATCATGCCACCCTCACAGCCGACAAAGCAGAAATTGATACTTTAGATCATAGTATTATGAATCTTCGAGAAGAGATTGAAAAGATTGGCAAAAAGGAAAAGCTTTTGAAGAGTATCCCCTGCGGCGATTCTTATCCTTCGTGTCGATTTATCAAAGATGCCTATATTGACGTAGCTAACAAGCCAGGAATTGAAGCAGACCTTCACGCGGCCGCTATGCGTTTAGAAACGTTGTCTCCTGACGACACAGCCGAAAAGCTTGAAGAGTATCGTTTAACGCAAGAACTGATTGTAGAACTAAAGGCGGAAGTTGCCGCGCTGCAATTAGAATGCGAACGTAATAAGAACACAAAGGCCACAACTGATCAAGAATTGATCACTCTCACCACCAAGGTCGCTGAATATAAGCAAAACAAAAAGGTTATTGATGGACTTGAAAAAGTCATCAAAGAACGACAAGGTTACCAAACTAAGATCGAGACTAAAAAAGAAAAGATTGAAATCTGTGATAACGAGACATTAGAGATTGTACGACAGGTGGGTTCCTATGAAGAGAAGATTGAATCTCTCAAGGCTCAAAGTAAGGAGTATCAAGACCTTCAGAATAGTTATGCGGCATACGATTTGCTTATGCAATGCATGCACCCTAACGGAATCGCTTACGATATTATCAAGAAAAAGATTCCAGTCATTAACCAGGAGATTGCAAAAGTTCTCGCCAACATTGTTGAGTTCGAAGTGTTTTTTGAGACCAGCGGAAACAAGCTTGACATCTTTATTAAGCATCCTAAGCACGACGAACGGCCCATTGAAATGGCGTCAGGTGCAGAAAAGACAATGGCCGCGATGGCAATTCGTTTGGCTCTTTTAAGTGTTTCTTCACTTCCAAAGTCGGACTTGTTTATCCTCGATGAGCCGGGCACCGCATTGGACGAAGAAAATATGGAGGGTTTTATTAGGATCTTGGAACTAATTAAGGTATATTTTAAGAACGTTCTCTTGATCTCGCATTTAGACTCTCTCAAAGATTGCGTCGACATGCAGATTGTAATAGAAAAGAAAAAAGGCTACGCAAAGGTAAACCAATAATGAAATTATTAATGGAAAATTGGCGAAAATTTGTCAATGAAACTGAAGAAAATCTTCACGAACTGGATAAGGGCGCGCTTTATGCGTTAAATAATCCAGGCACTCCCTTGGCAACTTACGTCGCGGTACTTAAGAAATATGCGAATGATCCAGAATTTGATAAGATCGCCGGCGCAGGCCAAGCCGATGGCCAGCCGGCCGATGAGGTGGCTAAGGTGCAGCCGGGCGCTATAGCTGCACAAGATCTCACAGCGACCCAAGCAGAAATTGGATTTGGAAATAGTCTGGCTGATCAGGTAGCTAATAAATACGACGCCACTAAAACTGCTCTTGGACTAAACGGATCTCCAATTGTTATGGCTTCGAAGTCAGGTCCAGTTCCAATTTTAGTATACAATGGAAAATATATTTTAGACGGGCATCACCGGTGGTCACAAATTATGATGGTCAATCCAGGTGGTACTGTTAAGGTCGACAATTTAACTGGACCCGCTATCGACAATGAAGAAGAGGCTCTTAAGGTTATGCAATTCGCCATCGCTGCGACTGCTGACAAAGTAGTGACAAAGCCATTTGAGGGTGAAAATTTAATGCAAGCAAACGAGCAACAAGTAGCGAACTTTGTTCTTAAAAATGTTACTGATGAAGTCTTGCAGCTTTTAGTTCAGGCTGAGAAGATTGAAAAACCAGATAAACGCCTCGCTGCCCAATATATTGCTGGTAATCTGCCGGTCATTAAGAAGTCTGCCGGCCGGTTCTCTCGCGAGAAAAGTATGCCTCAAGCCGGCGACTCTGGCGTTTCACAGGATGCGGTTAATCAAGCGCTTGGCACAGGCAAGGTTAACTTTGATAGCCCCAAGCCGGCCGACGCATATGGGAACCGCCCAGAGAAAAAAGCCGCAGAATAATAAACGGAGATTATAATGAACAACCCTGACGATTTTGATTTTGCCGAGACAGCAACGGAAACCAATCCGCCTGCTCTCGAAACCCCTAAAACTAGTGAGTTCGACGACTTTGATTTCGTCGATCACTATGGAGACGATGAAGAAGTAACCCACGAGAATTTGCTTCCGGAGAACACTGTTCCCGCATCACTGAACTGTGCCATTGTTGGCGTAGGTGGAGGTGGGGGCAAGATGGCCAAAGCCTTTCTCGATCTTGGCTACAACAGGACTCTGCTTGTTAATACCACTGCTAAAGATATCCCTGACGCTGTGGGTGATGAGCATGTGGTTTTGATTCCCGATGCCGATGGCATTGGAAAAGATGTGAATTTAGGAAAAGCTGTGTTTGATGCAAACAGTACAGTCGTAGAAGATGCCCTCCGCACAAAATTAGGCAAAGTTGACTGGCTGTTCGTTTGCGCTGGAGGTGGCGGTGGAACTGGTTCTGCCGTCGCTTCTCTACACAGCGTCTTTGAGCGCTACCTTAAGTCGGTACAAGCCGAAGGCGAGGTAGTATACATTACGTCGTGGCCGACCGCACAAGAATGCTTGAATCCAACAATTAGCAAGAATGCGTTAGCTTTACTTAATGATGTTTCCCAGCACACTCACATCGTTTTGGACAACGAACGCCAAGTTAAATTGTTGCGCGGAAAGGTGGGGATGCTGAATCTGTTTCCTTCTGCCAACACGGCGTTTGCAAAGTTAATGACTCAAATTCTCAAACTCTCCAGCGATAAATCGCCGATTCAATCGTTTGATACCAAAGATCTAGAAAGATGTTTGCGAACCCCACAAAGAATGTTTATTGGATCGACAATGGTAAAAGATCCCGCTACGCCAAACCTAGGCGCTACGATTCTTCAGAATTGTATGAAGCGTTCTCCGTGTCCCGCCCCCAAAGGTAAGCCCCAAACCGGCGCATTATTATTGATTGCGTCGTCTGAGATGGCAAACGATCCAGAGATTAGCAAACACATGGATGCAGCGATTGGATATGTTGGCGGCAGAACAGACACACTTTTTTCAGGTGTTTATATTAATGATAATGTACCTGGGCTCGTTGCCATACTATGTATGAATGGGCTACCCAAAGGAAAATAATAAATGAGTACACCACGAGATTTAGCGCGAGATACATGGGCAAGAACGAAGCAGCTTGTTTTGCTTAACGGCGCATTAGAAGATTATGTCCTGCTCGCCGTTACGAAAGTAACGTGTTTGGCTATCGGACTTGCCGCTGGCTGGCACATGTGGGGAGGAGTATAAATGAAAATCACCAAATCCCAATTGATGCAGATTATTAAAGAAGAAACATCTAGCTTAAACGAAATGCCGTATCGGCAAGGGGGTCGCCACGCCGGCTACGACGCCAATTGGCGCCGCACGTTTGGTGAGCCAGATCCCTCTCAAAAAGATACGGAAGCACAAGCCATTGCAGACATGGATGTGGGAATTGCGCGAGAGTTTGCGCAAGACGTTGTAGAATTTGTACGCCAGAATGTAGCTTCTGAGCAGGCACCAGCCCTGGCAGAAATGTCGATGGGGGACTTTTTGAGACTAGCTGCTGATTTAGCAGGCGATGAGCCGCTGGTAACACAAGTCGGAGAATAAGATGAAAGTAACCAAGTCCCAATTGATGCAGATCATCAAAGAGGAGATTACGAATATGAATCGTGGACTTCGAGAGTTTGCAGAATGGGTGATGGAAGTAAATGGACATATTGAAAGCTTGTCTGACGAATATGTATCGGCAGACGAATTGGCCACCGACGTTAATCTGTATGATTTATGGTACCAGGGAATCCCGGCTGCCGCGGCTGCGCAAGATCTTATAAGCGGTGACTATTGATGAAGCTTTGGAATAAACTAAATCACTGGCTCGACTGGCGCGGCATTAAGTGGACCGACATTATCGGCTCGGGTGTAGCGTTTGGAACAATCATCGGACTAGTTATAGTATTAACCTGGGCAGGATTGCAATGAGAGAAAGGCTTCGAAGGTTATGGAGTGTAGACGTGCTGGCTGTAGGGCTGGCATTACTTGCTTTGGCATACGCGTGCTGTGTGCACCATCGAGCCCAAGAAAGATTGAATGAAATTGAAGGCGTGGTTAACGAAGGAATTCATATTCCGACACAGCCAACTCCACCAGTGAGGTTCGAACCAGAATGTCAATAAAGATTACAAAAAAGAAACTGATGGAAACTGTGGAGAAGGAAATGAAAAATGTCCTTCTAGAGACATATTTGCGCATCCACCTTTCACAAGTTTTAACAGAGCGAACTGAGGGAATGTCGACTGCTAAAATTGAGGCGCTGCTCTCATCTGTGATTGACAATTTGGAGGGTATCGATATGAGTATCGATTACCTCACTTCAGCGATAACTGGTCATGATCCATATTCTTTGGGGATCGCACAGAAGGTGGCCGGCCGCGGCGGCGGACGCTTCTCTCCTGTTCCATCCCCTCCGGAACAAGTCTCTGAAGCGGAAGAATTGTCGGAACTAAACCCTAATAAAACATTGGACCAACAAGAGCCCGAGGACTTTGAAGAGCCCGAGGAAGATCCTGACGCTTTAAGGTCCGATACAGTTTTAGGGGCCACCGGAAAATGGCCTGAAGAGCCTTCTGAGCCAGCGCAACAACGGCCTCCTCGTGAATATCGAAGTAAGGCCATTGAACTTTTGGCTTCGTTTCATGTAAATGTTGATCAGCAAGCTATAGATGCAGTGGCGTGGCAACTATACCACAATGCCATGGGCGCCCCCACGCAGGCGATGGAAGAACCCCCGAAGAAACGAAAAAGATTTAAGTTTTTTGAAAACGTAGGAAAACGCCCTAATGCTGAGCTACTAGCTTTATTGCGAACAATGTTGAAAACTGCCGAAGATCCTTATGCAGATGAACAACGACTCCTATCTTTAGGAGGTGAATTAGAAGACATGCTCGGCCAATTGGCGCCGGCAGCCGAGTGGGCCCAAGAGCAGGGCTATGACCGGCCTACATATAGTGAAAACCTACAGCAGTATATTAGAGAAGAACTCGAAGCTTATTTGGAAGAAGAGGAAAAGAATAATCCTTGGGCCATATGCACTAGTTCTGTCGGCAGAGAAGATAAAGAAAAATATGAGAAATGCGTAAAAAGCATAAAAGCACAAAATAGAGGAAAATAAAATGAGTGTATTAAGTAACTTATGGAATAGCACCGTCACAGCCGCAGGTCACGTATGGAGCGTTGCCCTGGATTTAGGATGGTCAGTATGGCACGAAGTCAAAGATGGCATTAGTCGTTTAAGCTGGTGGTTATTGGTCGGATTGGTCTGGCTCGATGGACTAGCAGTAGGCTGGTGGCTGTGGAGTAGCTAGTGGCTGAGCATAAAGGATTTTTAGATACGTGGTTGTTAAAGCTTACTTCTCGTAAGTTATTGGTATGGATAACTGCGTCTGCATTAGCCTTTACCGGGTATTTGACGAGCGGTGATTGGGTAGTTATTAGTACCGTCTTCATTGGCACCCAAGGTGCCGTCGACATTGTTGAGAGATTCAAGGGACGCAAGTGACACCACAACAACTGATCATCCAGTTCTTAGTAAAGAATTGGAAAGGAGTATTGATCGTTCTTTTGTCTGGCGTAGTGATGGGCAAAATGCGCTATGACTATAAGCAGATGCAAGCGGCATACGAGGCTTCAGAACAATCTCTGCAAGCTCAGATTGCTGGACTGCAAGAGATCCACAAGAAGCAAATGGCGGATATGGAAGAATCACTACAGGTCTACAAAGATACCTTAGATCAAGTAGAACAAGATTACCAAGAGAGCCAAGAAGAATTGCTCGAAGAGATCGAGAACCGTAGAGAAGAATACGGAAGACAATTCTCTCAAGACCCAGAAGAACTAGCGGAGACTATAATGTTAATGTACGGATTTAATTATGTTCCTTAGTCTATTATTAATGTTAACAGGCCCGGCCCAGGCCGAGGACGCAGGACAATTTACCTTTCTAGGGCACCAGCAGTGTGCCCCGTTTGAGGGTGTGCTTTTTGATGTGCCAGCGTTGTCTGAAATCATGGCGCGCCAGTCCACCGCCAATCTCGCATGCCAAGCACGAATTGACTATGAACTTTCAGTTGAAATTGCAAGCTACGAGCTAGAACTTCGCAATTGGGAGATTCAGTATAACGCCCTACATGAAGAAAGCAGTCTTCTGATCTTCCAGAAGGATGAAGAGATTGACCACCTTCAAAGAACTCTCTTGAAGCAATCCCCCCGCAATAATTGGATGTGGGCCGCCGGCGGTGTTGGAGTAGGAATCTTAAGCACCTATGCAGCCTATAGGCTGTTTAATGAGTGATAAAGATTTCGATAAATTAGCTGCGATAGAGCAGGCTATTTCCCAAAAATATGGCAAAGAAGCAATTCAAAACCCACGCGCAAATTGGGACGAGACCAAAGAGAAAGAATATCTTGTACAAATGCGAGAGTTATATAAAAAAACAGATAAGAATGAAACCTTCCAAGAGAAAATAGATGTAAATGGCATAAAGGTTTCAAAGAAACTATTTAATAGAGATTCTTTACAACATTGTTCTGTGTGTTCTGCGCTAGCGCGAAAGGTACTGGATGATGTTTGTTTTCTAAAATTTGATTGCTGCCATAAATGCTATGTTAAATATGTAGAAGATAGAGAAGAAAGATGGGAACAAGGTTGGAGACCACAAAAAGGAAATAAATAATGGCAACAGTTTACGAAATCGTACAAGGCTTAGCACAAGCCGCCGCTAATGCATATGATGGCGCGTTAGGAGAAGACTACGAGCCTGATAAGCCCGGTATTCTTCGCCGAGAAGAGGGTAATGCCCTCATCGATCAACGAGTGATGGATGGCTTCAATGTGAAGTTTTATGGGAATATGATGTGCCTTAGCTATCAATCAGAAATCCAACTTAAAGAAGTTATCGCCGGCGGCTTTGAGGAAGATATCGATCAGCGCCTCACTGACATTTCAGGATGGCTTAAGAAAGAATACAAAAAGATTACTGGCGATTCGGTCAGCCTGACGGCCGAGGGTGAAGTAGATATCCGCGTGGAAAATTCTTCTCGGGTACGAACCTGGGTAGTGGCGAAGAAGCACTATCGTGTGGGTGGCTTGGACGAATCTATGAATGATGATAATCGAGGTTCCACCAATCCTGTGGAAGCCAAATGGAAGACCTTTTTAGATCAAGGCGGCTGGAATGGTAAAGGCGGCACGCGCCCCGATAACGATACGAGGAAGAAAGAATCATGAAAATTTCGATTGCACGACTCAAAGAGATTATTATGGAAGAAGTTGCGGGAGCAACCACTGAAGGTCACGATAAAGATTGGGGTATGGGCAAGGACGAAAAGTCTCGCACCCGACCCGGAGAAGAAGATTATACCGGGCACAAGGGAGACGAGTCTCATACGCACCCCGGAGAACTGGATTATGAACATGATGGAGAAGATCTCGAAGGAAAAGCCAACCGCGTTCTCGCAGACTTACATGATGTAATGACGGCCGCAGGCCTTAATGTTGATCTAACTGCGGATGTAAGCGATGATGATATCGAAGCCGAAGAAGAAATAGAAATCGTAGATGATGAATGAGTTTTCAATTAGACAAGAAACAGCAAGTCAACGAGATTCTGAAATGCGGTAAAGACCCAGCTTACTTTCTCACAAACTATGCTCGTATCTCTCACCCAATGCATGGGTTGATTTTATTTGATACATATGATTTTCAAGATGCGCTCCTAAATGACTTTAATGATTATCGCTTTAATGTCATCCTTAAAGCACGTCAGCTTGGCATCTCTACAATCACAGCCGGCTATATCGTATGGATGATGCTATTTCATCGCGATAAGGCCATTTTAGTTATGGCAACCAAGTTCGCCACCGCCGGCAACCTCGTCAAAAAGGTTAAAGGTATCATGCGCAATGTACCAGACTGGCTAAAGATTGCAACAATCAGCGTTGACAACCGCACATCTTTCGAGTTGTCCAATGGTTCCTCTATTAAAGCCGCGTCCACTTCGGGCGATGCCGGTCGTTCCGAAGCACTGTCTCTTTTGGTTCTCGACGAGGCCGCCCACATCGAAGGCTTAGAAGAATTATGGACTGGTCTATATCCGACGTTGTCCACAGGTGGGCGTTGTATTGCGTTGTCTACCCCAAATGGTGTGGGAAACTGGTTTCACAAGACCTGTACCGAAGCAGATTCTGGAGTAAACAATTTTAATTTAACGACGTTACCGTGGGATGTCCACCCAGATCGAGATGAACAATGGTACACTAAAGAAACAAGAAACATGTCCAAGCGCCAGATTGCACAAGAATTACAATGTAATTTCAACACGTCTGGTGAAACAGTGATTGATCCCGAATGTATGGAATGGCTGCTATCGAATGTTAAAGAGCCCAAACATCGCACGGGATTTGACCGTAATTTTTGGATTTGGGAAGAATTTGATCCTACCTGTAATTATTTGATGGTGGTGGATGTATCTCGTGGCGATGGCGCCGATTTTTCTACATTTCATATTGTCAAATTAGAAACCTTAGAAGTCATCGGAGAATATCAAGGAAAACTAACTCCTGATTTATTTGCTAACATGCTTAATCAAGTCGGCCGAGAGTTTGGAAATGCGATGATGGTAGTAGAAAATAATAATATTGGCTATACAGTACTTGACAAACTTGTAGAATACGGTTATCCTAATATATATTATTCTATAAAGTCAACGCATGAATATATTGAGCAACATCAAGCTGAATATAAAACTAACACGATTGCCGGCTTCTCTACTACACAGAAGACCCGACCTTTAATAGTTGCAAAATTAGAAGAGTTTATAAGAAATAAACTAATTAAAGTGTATTCATCCCGCACGGTTAATGAAATGAAAACTTTTATTTGGAAAAATGGAAAGCCTCAAGCTATGAAGAGTTATAATGATGATTTGATTATGGCTTTAGCAATTGCATGTTGGGTGCGTGACACTGCTATTCAAACTAATGCACGTGATTTAAACTATCAGAAGGCGTTCGTAGATGCAATTATTACGACACGCACTACGATGAACACGACTATTTCGGGCCAACAGGGGTACAAACAAGAGAATGCCCTAGATAAAAAAACGACAGAGGCGGCAAAACTTTATGAACAATATAAATGGATTATTAAGTGAGATTATAAATGGCAATTCAAGATAAAAACCCAGCAAACTCTGAAACGAGCTTATTCAAAGCGTTAACGCGTCTCTTCTCGGGTCCCATTGTTAACTATCGTTCTCAATCGGGACGTCGCATTCGGCGTCAACATTTAGATAAATTTTCCTCTCGCTTTAAATCGGCATCGGGGCAACAGTTTAAAAAGACACTTTATAATCCTTTAGATGTTATTGCTACAAATGCGATTCAAAACCAACGACGTTCAGAGCGTTATGTAGATTTTGATCAGATGGAATATATGCCTGAAATCGCATCTACGATGGACATCTATGCAGATGAGATGACAACATATTCTGAACTGCGCCCGATGCTTAATGTCCGATGTCCTAATGAAGAAATTAGTGCGGTACTGGATGTCTTATTTGATAGCATCCTTAACTTAAAATACAATCTTTTTGGTTGGGCCCGCACGATGTGTAAATATGGTGATTTTTTCCTGTATGTTGATATCGATGACAAATATGGAGTGACATCTGTTCTACCGCTCCCGGCCCAAGAAGTTGAAAGACTAGAAGGTAAAGATGCCACCAACCCGAATTATGTGCAGTTTCAGTGGAACTCTGCTGGGATGACCTTTGAAAACTGGCAAGTTGCCCATTTCCGCATCTTAGGAAATGATAAGTACATTCCGTATGGAACATCAATTTTGGAGCCAGCACGACGCATTTGGCGCCAGCTAGTGTTGATGGAAGATGCTATGATGGCATATCGTGTTATCCGTTCTTCTGAGCGCCGAGTGTTTAAGATTGATGTCGGTTCTATTCCTCCCAATGAAGTCGAACAGTATATGGAAAAAATTGTGACCAACCTTAAGCGTCATCAAGTTATTGATCCTGAAAACGGACGTGTGGATTTGCGATACAACCCAATGTCTATCGAAGAAGATTATTTCATCCCAGTTCGCGCTGGCTCGGTCACAGAGATCAAGAACCTCGCCGGCGGCACCAACACTACCGATATTGATGATATCAAGTATTTGCGTGATAAGCTTTTTTCCGCACTCAAGATACCTCAATCTTATCTAACGATGGGAGAAGGTGCCGAAGAAGACAAGACTACTCTTGCGCAGAAAGACATTCGTTTTGCAAGAACCATTCAGAGACTCCAAAGAGTTATTATCGCAGAGCTTACAAAGATTGGTATCATCCATCTGTACACATTAGGCTTCAGAGGCGACGACTTATTAAGCTTCAGCTTAACTCTCAATAACCCGTCCAAGATTGCAGAACTTCAAGAAATTGAGACCTGGAAGCAGAAGTTCGACATTGCCGCTGCAGCCACAGAAGGTTATTTCTCACGGCGCTGGGTGTCCGAACATATCTTTGGTATGAATCATGAAGACTTTGGTCGCAATCAACGCGAAATGTATTATGATCGTAAGCACGACGCCGCTCTTCAGGCAGTCGCTGAAGCTGCTGCAGCCGAAGGCGCCGGCGGCGGAATGGGAGGCGATCTGGGGGGAGACCTTGGAGGCGATCTCGGAGGCGATCTCGGAGGAGATCTTGGTGGTGATCTTGGCGGAGGCGAGGAAATGCCCGCAGGTGAAGCCGGCGGTGATGAGGGAGGTGGCGATGATTCAGCGCTCCTAGCCGTCCCACCCGGCTCTCGTAACGAGCCTCGTCTGACCCCTGGAGCAAAGGGAAAAGTATATTATCCTAAGAAGGTTGATGGCCGACCAGCAGGAGCCCGGACGCGCTCTATGGGCGCGAAGTACAATCGAGAAAAAGCTAGCTCGGCTATTCGGAATGTTGTCCCAGGCGCTGAGATCGGTTCCCTCGCAAAGATGGGCAGCTTGGGAAATGGTATTTATGAAGGACAAGCACCTATTTATAACGCAAGTGAGCTTTCTGAAGAAGAAAAGCTTTTTCACGTAAGCGATTCGATACGGGCGCTCCTTAAAGGATTAGAAGGATTGGAGAATAATAATGAAGGGTAGACATAACAAAAAAAGAAATACCGCATTTGTTTATGAGGCGTTGATTCGCGAAGCAACCGCGGCCATCTTAAAGAAAGACACGATACAGTGTAATAAGATCGTGGACCTTATTAAGAAGCACTTCAAACCAGGAAGTCTTTTGCGACAAGATTTAGAATGCCATCGATCTCTTTATGAAAGTTGTGGCTTCGATAAAGAAACGTCAGAAAAGATTCTACGGGAAGCAAAATTAGCTAGCCGTCTTTTGGATTTCACTGGATTGTTTAAAGAGCAAAGCGCTCTTATAGATGACATAAATAAAGAATTAGACTCGTCTGTTTTCAATGCCTTTGTGCCCAACTATAAAACTTTGGCATCGATATCTCAGATTTTTTCGACCAAGACATCGCCTCGCGATCAAGTACTCTTGGAGCAGGAGATTGTTACTAGTATGTGTAGAGAAGGTACGGTCGAGACAGAAGAAAACGATATTGATAATTTGGTTATTAAAACATTTGTAGAAAAGTTTAATGATAAATACGGCGACGACCTCTTGCAAGAACAAAAAGAACTCTTGACACACTATATTTCATCTTTTGCTGACAACGCGCTCGAACTGAAGATTTTTCTTAATGAGGAAATTGGGCGACTTAAAGAATGTTTAAACAAGGCTAAAGACGTTGACGAAATTAAAAGCGATCCTGAAATGTCTACCAAAACTCATCGAGTGATCGAGCGCTTAGATAAGTTTGCAACAGTCGCTGTTAACGAGGAATTGCTTTTAACGGTGCTAAAAACTCAAAGCTTAGTAAAGGAAATCTATTCAGATGGCAATAACAGTTAGAATTGGACAGGCGGCAGACGACGCAGTAGTGCGCCTTGAATTAGATGTGCGTAAGAGTATGAATGGAGATCTGATGATTTTTGATCACGGCGATATCGATATCGTACTTTCTACACGCACCAACAAGATCACTACCTTCCCCAAAGAAACCTTGAATGATTTAGTTTACGGAGCCCAAAATCGCTTGTTTGCCGAATTACGAAAGAAAGGCCTTGTCGTAGCAGATTCTATTCAAGCCGGAGGCTTTTATGGATCGGTTGAAGCACTAATGGAAGAAGCATCGTCAGAAAGCTTAAGCACTCCGAAGCTGGCTCTCATTAATATTTCTAACTTTATTGAAGAAGAGCGCCCCTACTTTGAAACAACAGAAGCAATTATTGGGATGGCTGACGACGAGCTTATCCATCCGGATAAACAAGACTCTACTGAACTTGGAGAAGTTCCCCAGCACAGTGACCAGGGCTCTATTCGTCCAGGCTTTATTCGCGATCCATACTCGTTGAGCTACCTATATACAATTTAAATGAAACTCTTATTAGAACATTGGAATCGGTATCTCCAAGAAGAGGAAGAGGCGCGCCCTCTCTATGGCGACGAAAAAGAAGATGCCCCTGACTCCGAAGAGTCGACCGAAGAATTTCAAAAATATGTAGAAGCAGAAAGGAAAAAAACTATGGCGGCATGCGCCGACGTTAGAGAATTTGAGCCCGAGCAACGCTCCAGCCCAGAATTTGCAACCGCTTTAGAGAAGTGTAAAAAAGCTAATGAAGAACTAGAAAACAATATTCGAGAAAAATCTCCTTTTAATATTGGTGATAATCCCGACAATGCTCCCGCAGACCCTACACCCGAAGAGCCTCAACAAAACAAGGGGCGAGACGTACAAAACGTAATGCGGTCAAATCAAGTTAAATTAACCAACGTTGAGAAAGAAGTTGGTTCGATAGAACAGGATTTGGAAACTATTATACAGAGAGTTCAAGCCTTATTAGGTCGCGTCCGACAGGAACTTACAGAAAGCGATATTCGAGAGATCATCAAAGAAGAATACAAGCTTTATCAGGAGCAGTAGTGGAATTATTATACTTTATATTGGCATCTTATGGTCTTACCCAGATCTTAGTCTACGGAAAAGTCTTTGATGCTCTTCGTCCTACGAGAGGATGGCTTGGACAACTGTTCAGGTGCCCCATGTGCATTGGTTTTCATGTAGGGTGGATTTTAATGCTACTTTCTCCTTACACAGAACTATTTAATTTTGATGTAACACCGGTAAATTATCTTATTTTAGGGTGTCTTTCTTCGGGGACATCTTATATTCTTAATATGATTATCGGAGATGAAGGAATAAAACATGAACACAAACGCATGGAATAATAAGTGGATGCTGCAGCCGGTCAGACGGTGCTGCAAAGGTTCTTAGCTATGGGAAAGAAATTACTAAGAGAATATTACGCGCTTTGCGAAGGCGGCGTATGCCAAGATCTGTTAACGGAAGATGAGAAGCGCTTCGTTGCTAGCGGAGGAATGATGCTTTCGGGCAAACTCCAAGAAGCAGATGTGCAAAACGGCAACGGTCGTATTTACCCTTACCGTGTATTAATGCGAGAAATTGAAACTTACAAAAAACTCGTAAAAGAAAATCGTGCTCTCGGAGAGCTTGATCATCCAGATGATTCTGTCATCAATTTAAAGAATGCATCGCATATGGTGACTGATGTATGGATGGAAAATAAAAATGTGATGGGCAAAGTAAAAGTACTGGACACCCCATCGGGCAATATCTTGCGCGGCCTTGTAAATAGCGGCGCACAGCTTGGTATCTCTTCACGAGGAATGGGATCGGTGAGTGAGGCTCAAGGACAAACAATCGTCGAAGACGATTTCCAACTTATCTGTTTTGATTTTGTATCGGAACCCTCAACACCGGGAGCATATATGATGAAAGAGGCCAAAGACTTAAGCACTCCCAATGTCTTTACCAAAGCTGATCGTATCAATCGCTTATTGAACGAGGTATTGACGGATGAGTGAGCAATGGTCTAGTTATAGTGACCAGCAACAACGCGTTGCAACCTGGAGAACCTTTTTAAACGAAGGTTCTTTTCTGCAACGCTTGCGAAAAAAAAGCGCTCCCGGCCTGGAAGACATGTCGGATGCCGAACTTCGTGGAGTATTTGCGACCGACCCGGATCCAGCAAACCAGCGTCAAGCAGCATACCTCTATATTAGACGTGCAAGCAACACTGAAGAGCAACAAAGCCGCACAGAAGAATTAATGGACATTGCCAAGTCTAAAGATCCTACACCCACATCGCGTACTGGGACGACTGCCTTGGGTGAACCGGTCCCCCCCATCCCAGATGAGCCCTCACGACTTAGCACACGCATGCCCACCACTACTCCGGCACCAGTCGAAGACGAAGAGATGGTCGTTTGGGCAAAAAAAAGCGCACCTCCACTAAAAAAGGCTCTTGAAAGTGGGGGTTCCAAAGATGTAGCAGAGGCGCGCACTTGGATCGCACGCCGGACGGAGGAAGAAAAAAACGCTCTGATAAACGCTCTGGCAGATATCGGACACACTTTTGTAGAAGACGATTCCGCAGATGAGAGCCCTGGTTCAGAAGAGACAGATATACCGGAACCTCTTCTTAATAGCGACGACCACACTTTAACTGTGATTCATTTTCTTGGATTGGATGACGCACCTTTGGATTCTATTCATTACCCAACAGACGAAGCCTGGATGAATGCATCGGAGAGGCAGAAGCGAATCTGGTATCGTTATTACGCGGATGTTATACAGGATCGCGGCCAGGATTCGGACGGTGAAGATCCTTTATATAGATCATTTCACAGCTTTTTCTTGAAGCCCGAGACGGATCTCTTTCTCCCAGAAGCGTTTCGCCAGTGGCTCGCTTGGGAAATTGAGAATCCTGAAAAAACACCTGAAGTAAAAGCTTGGTGCGGCGAAAAAGAATGCACCCCGGCCGACATTGAGAGCAAACGCGAGTCACTTAAAGAGCTTTATATATTGGAAGAATCTCAAATGAGACGGTGGCACCAATTAGCAGGAATTAACCCGAGAGTATTATGAAAAAATCAGACCTTAAACAATTAATCAAGCCACTTGTCAAAGAGTGTATTCATGAAGTCCTCCTTGAAGAAGGGCTTTTATCCAATGTGGTTTCCGAAGTGGCGAAAGGGCTCCAGACGACCCCGCTTGTGGAAGTGCAGCAGTCTTCGAATCAGGGACCAACACCATCAGTCGGCATTCAGACGACCGAACAAGACGTGGCGTCACGGGCTCAGTTAAAAGAATATAGAAAAAAGATGATGGAAGTTGTAGGAAAAGATGCGTATCAGGGAGTGGACTTATTTGAGAATACAGCCCCACTCTCAAATCACATTCCAGAACAAGGAAGCGCAGACTTAGGAGATCCCAGTGACGCTGGAGTGGACATTAGCTCTTTAGTAGGAAATTCCTCTAAAATTTGGCAGGCATTAAAGTAGACTTATGGCCCGAGCAACCCACATTAAAGTAACTGCACGCGAGTGTCACGGAAACACCGAGCGCATGATCCGACGTTTTATTAAGAAAGTAAAAAAAGAACGTATTATTGAGAGCGTTAAGGACAAAAGACACTACAAAAAACCTTCTGTTGCAAAGAAGGAAAAACGCATTCGTGCGGCTCGGCAAAGGATCCGAGACGAACAAAAACGAAAGAGAGCGCAACAAAGGCGCGCTAGAAATATTTAGGCACTATTTATAGTGTATATTAAAAATTTAGGAGATTTATAATGGCAAATTGGAATCCATCATGGAAAACAGAAGTAGGTTTAAACCATGTTGGGGCATATCAAGTTAGTGGGCAACCATACGCTTCTGGCAATCTTGACTGTGGAAATGCAAAACAAGTTGAGTTCCCCTATGTAACTCGATGGTTTCAGGTTATTAATCGAGAAGCCTTCCCCGTGCGTGTTGGGTTTTCTCAATTGGGAGTTTCTGGGAGTAATTATTTTACTTGCCCGCCCTCTGCATCGGCTGCCCCAAGTAGTACGGGAGTGCTGGAGGCAAAGGTTTCTGAAGTGTGGCTATATAGCCCGGGCAACCCTACTGCCAAGGCCGATGTTGTGGCTGGCTTAACTAGTGTTCCGCGCGGAAGAACGACAGTTTCATCTTCCACCGATGGGCTTCTCCCATCATGGAGCGGTTCAGTAGGAGTAGGCTAGAATGGCCACTTTTGGATGGGCATATATAAACTGCGAAGACTCTGGTTCTGCTAGCACTGGAGGACAAGCTGATGGTCCCACCGGATCAATACAGTTTGTAACCGGCTCTAACGCGACCAGTGGTTCGGCTAACTTGTTGTGGTATACCGCATCGTATGGCGGCTATAATGCCAATACACTTGTATTAACAGGCGCATTGGTCGTCACCGGTGCGATTAGTGCTAGTCACTTTCACATTGAAAACATAGCAGTTATCGATGCCACCGGCTCTACTTATTTTGGTAATAGCTCCGACGATTCGCACGTTAGAACGGGAAGTCTTTATATTTCGCAGAACACTATTCTTGGAAGCGATTATACAGCCGACCATAAAATCAGTGGCAGTCTTCAAATTTATGGCAGTAGTTCTGTCTCTGGTCCTGCTCTCGCTATCGAATATTCACAGTCGGCCGGAATTCTCACGGTCCCCGGCTTACGGGTTCAATATACACAAATTACAGAGACTGCCGGCACTACGGGTTCGCAAGGCGACTATATTATTGGAATCCGCGCCGGCGATGCAAACACTAACTATCGGCTCCCCAGTGCCTCCTTAGCTGGAACGGGATCCTTGCGTGTCATTAAGGATGAGGTGGCATCGCGCTCAGGAACAAAAATTTATGTTTCCTCTTCGTCGCCCGATACCATTGATGGGCAAGCTAGCTATATATTGACTGGCACAATGCCAGCTATTAATTTGTATTCTGACGGACACGATTGGTATATATTCTAGGAGGTAAAAGTATCGTATGGGCTACAATACTTTATCAGGTACCGTCCTTGCTCCACTAGAATTTATTCCTGGCGACTTAGTAGTTGGGAATATCCTATCTGGTAATTTAAGCACTTCGGATGGATCCTCTGTTATTAATGTTCCGCGGGTAACCAATCCTACCGATAATGCTATTCTCACCAACATAGGAGGAGACGCCAATAGTCTTACGTGTGAAACTAATCTCACTTTTGATGGCAGTGAATTAGTAATCACGGGGTATGTGACGGCCAGCATTGGATTGTCTGCCTCTTATTTGGAGGGAGACGGAAGCCGTCTTAGCGGTATTACAGGCGGCGGCGGCGGTGATGGCATCTTCACGATTATAGATGGCTCTCACGCATATGTCACCAGTAGTCTTAATGTTGGTGGACAGACATCACCCACTCATCAACTGGTGGTTAGCGGCACTGTTTCCTCTAGTGTTAATGTGTCTGCTTCAGCATTTTATGGATCGGCAATGATTTTAGCCGGCGGCTTATCCTTGAATCGAGTATCGGTGAGTGGTCATGTAACAGCTTCTAAAAACGATTATTATCTAGGCGTGGATTCTACCAATACAGCCATAGAAATTCGCCTCTTAAATGCTGCTCTATTGGACAGCGGCCAAACTTATGTGGTAAAGGACGAGAGTGGCAACGCTGATAACAACAATATAACGATTAGGACCAGCGGATCCCAGACTATTGATGGACAAAATGCAGTAGTTTTGATGTCCCCTCACGCATCAATCTCGATTTATTGTAATGGGTCCGATAAATACTTTATTTATTGAGTTTTTATATACTGGCGCCAACTAATTAATAGCGAGCCCACATGCAAATGTGGTGCTTGGGGTGCTTGCTGTATAACAAGCATCCTGCCTAAAAAAAACTATAATATGGAGGGTTTTTAAAAATGGCTTATTTATTTCAATCGGGTAGTATGGAGGCACAGCTTTCGGGCGGTATGGACTTCAACTATTCTAATGTTGAAACTGACAAAATGATGGCGATCAATTCTGATGCGACATCTCGCGCCGCAGCAGCAGGTGTATTCGGACTTGGTGCCGATGGATCGGCTGATGGTGCGTTATACTGGAATGGTTCAGAACTCGTGGTTGCGGCCGCGACGACGGATATTTTTGCGGTAGGCGCCAACGGCGTTAATCTTTCGCAAAGCGGAGATTACTACAGTATTCAAGGTACCAGCGTTCTTAACGCAACTACTCTTGGTAGCGCAGTCGTCGCTTCGTCTCTGACGAGTCTTGGCACTCAAGGTGAAGCTCTGGATATGGGCGACAACAACATCTCTAATGTTGGGGATATCGACTGTGATAGCATCAGTGTTGCTGATGCAGCAAATGGTCTTGATGTTATTTTCGGTGGTGACAGTGGCACTAATAAAATGTCACTTACTGACAATCTGGCAATTGCGCTTGATGTTACACAAGGTGCGAATTCTTACCTCAAGTTTGTTACAACGGACGGGTCTGAACAAATTACTTTTGGAAAGAACAGTACATTTAATGGCACAACTATTGCTGATCTCGGTACTGTCACGACTGCCGACATTAACGGTGGTTCTCTCGACGGCGTCACTATCGGTGCCGCTTCTGCAGGTGCTGGTACTTTTGCCGCTCTTATCGGAACGAGCTTAAGCGTTAGTGATGGCGACATCACAAACGTTGGAGTTCTGGAGGCCGACACTATTCAATCCGATGCAGATGCATCGGGTTTGAATATTAACTTTGATGGTAATACTGGCACCAACAAGATTACGATCAATGATGGTTTAGCTACCGGTCTGCTTGTTGAAGACTCCGGTGGCAATGATTTCATGATCTTTTCTACTGATGGCGATGATAACATTAAATTTAAAAAGGGTACTACATTTAATGGCACGACCATTGCTGATCTCGGTACTGTCACGACTGCCACGTCTATTACGTCGACCGACTTAATTGGTACTAACATTGATGGTATTATCGGCGCCGACACTGCTCGCGCTGGTACTTTCACCAGTCTTGATTGTACCGATGGCGCATTCGCTGTCGCCAATCTTGACATCGACGGTGCAACTGACATTGGCGCTGCTCTGGTAGACGCTGACTTGTTCATTGTTGATGATGGTGCTGGTGGAACAAACCGTAAGAGTACTTTGTCTCGACTTAAGACTTACATCGGTGCTGGTAACGAGGCTGTGGAAGTTCACGGCGTACACGGCAATCAACTTCTGAGTGGTGGCATGAATGTTGCTACAGGAAGTTTCGCTGCAAATCGCACCTGGACTCTGCCGCGTTGCAGTAGCATTTCCGAAGGTGAGATCTATCGCGTCAAAGTAACGGGCTTGGACGGCAACACGCTGACCGTGGCTGTTAACGCTAATGATTCAATCGATGACTTGGCTGTAGATGTTGATCTCGAACTTAACTCAGACAATGGTTCTATCTCGCTTATGTGCGTCGATACTGACTCTGCTGGTAAGTGGAAGATCTTTTAATCTCGAACTTGTTTCAGATGAAGAATTTCATTCTTTAAAATATTGGGCGCCCCTCCTTGTGGGGGGCGTCCTCTTTTTTATAAACTATTTATAGCAGATAAATAAAATAATATTCTATTTACAATGGACCCTTCTTATGGCTTATAATATTACTGCTACTAACGTAAAAGAAACTCAAGATTCTTTATCTCAAAATATGCTCGACAAAGAGTCGGATCAGGAGATTAGCGGCACCAAAACATTTTTAAATAACATTAGCGCTAAACAGTTTAAACTACTTGATGGAACACCATTAAGACCTACGGCCCTTGAGACTATTTCTAACAATACGCCCGGCGCCATTTTAATTTGTAACGGAAATACTACCGCAACTGGCGCGCCCAATCTTACATATAAGAATAGCACTCTCTCAGGGCAAGAGGCCGCCTTCGAGGTGTTCAATGGGTCTGCTAAGAAATTAACTGAGATCCCCGCCGCGGCCCTTGAAGGAACAGTTCCTGCCGCCACATTACCCCTCGGTAGTCGAGGAGGACTGTCAGTGCACAATAATCAACTCATCATTGACCCAACGACCCCCTTGTCTATTCGCACCCAAGGTCAAACATTGGCAGATCCAGATTTATTATTGATATATGATGTCTCTAAAAATGAACTGCGCAAGACCACATTGCAAGTATTGCATGATGATTACTTACATTCTAAACTCAAGCACCCTGGGGGCCAAGTTAATAGCTTACAATTTAAGAAGGGGACTGGTTTTGGCGGAAGCGCTGGATTGACTTTTAACCCTACAAAGCAAATCCTAAATGTCGATGGTCATTGTGATATGATTTCATTGACGACGACCAATAGCTTAACAGTAGGTGGGTCGCTTCATCAGGACGGCGCGCTACATCAAGCGATAAAAACTATTAGTGGCGACTATACTGTACAGCAAGACGATTACACGCTGTTAGCGGATGTTTCAAACACTAGTGCGTGTATCACACTACCCGATGCTACTCAAAATGAGGGAAGAATGATCAACATTAAGGGCATTAACTCGACAAAGTATACCCTTCGGTCTCATAGTTTAATGATTAAAAGCGCCGGCGGCTCAATTGACAGGTTTGATAACGTCACTCTTAAAATGAATGGCGCCTCACGCACGCTTCAATCAGATGGAATAAATTGGTGGATTATTGGATCTAGAGGAACTTGATTTCTAGTTAGTAAAAATGGAGAACCTAATTAATGGCTTATAACACCTCAAAGGGCCCCCGTGGACTAGGCGATATTCTCAACGAAGAGGATACCGATACTCAAATTGATTTCGGTAGCGATGAGATTACCTTTAAAACTAATAACATAGGGCGCCTGACGATTGCTAATGCGCATGTATCTTGCTCTGTAAATGTCTCAGGCTCCGCTTTTTATGGCGATGGCTCCAATCTTACGGGACTGACTCCCGCTGCAATCACGACCTACAATAGCGCCGCAGACAATCGTGTTATCACTTCGGTAAATAGTACTACTGTTCAAGGCGAAAGTGGTTTAACATACGACGGCGCCGATTTGGTTATAGTAGGGAATGCGTCTGCCTCTCTTGGTGTCACTGGCTCTGCTCTTTATACTGCCACAACCACTATTGATAGCGCACATGTGTCAAGTTCTCTTAATGTCTCCGGAGCCGCTTTTTATGGCGATGGTTCTAATTTGAGTAATTTGCCACCATCAGGAATCGTATGGGATGGCTCTACTGCTAATGGTGTTGCGACATATAAAAACGGTGGCGAGGCAACTGTAGAGTCAAATCTAACTTTTGATGGAACAGACTTAGGTGTCTCTGACAAGATCGTTCATATAGGCGATACAGATACATTTATTAACTTTACAGAGGATGACATAAACTTTCAAGCCGGCGGCGTCAATTTTCTAGATCTCACCGAGGACACTCAAAACGAAGCAACTTTTAACGAAGGTGGTGTTGATGTTGACTTTAGGGTTGAGTCGGTTAACGACACACATATGATTTTTGTTGACGCTGCAAATGATGCTGTTAGTATTGGTGTTTCCACCGATACGCCGGCCGCTGTGTTAGAGATTGCAGGTGACGCTGCTCAGGCGAAACCCACACTTACTATTGATCACGCAGAAGATACCAACAATGCTGTTAATATCAACGCAGATTCCATAACAACAGCCAAAGCTTTGCGCATATCTGCTGACGCCTTAACGACGGGTAACGCTCTTTATATTGACGACGCTTCATCAAACACGGGAACAAGAAAAACCGCGCTCATAATTCAGAATAATGCTGCAGCAATTAACGCCCAAGCACTAGCAGTTCAGTCAGACGGTGGCACAACAGGAATAAAACTAGACAAGAATTACTCGGATCTCACTGAAGCCTCAATAACCGGCTTGCACATAGACTGGGATAAGACCGGCGCTTCCACGTCAGACAACACCATGTATGGTATCCAACTTGACATGGATAACACGACAGCCACCAACGGCAACAACTACATGTATGGCTTACACGTCACCCCGACGCTTTCGCACGCTGCTGACGCCGGCGGAGCCTTTCTATACGGTGTGTTTATTAACGCGCAAGGCGGAACAAACGGCAGCAGCCTTGTCCAAGGGGCAAGAATCGAAGCTGGGGGCGGAGACGTCAACTACGGAATCCAACTTGATGTTGAGGACGGTGGTGTCGATCTTAGAATTGAAAGTTCAGCCGATAGTGGCGATTACTTCCAGATTCAAACCACTACCCATGGCGCAACCACGATCTCAACAGTTGATGACAATGCTACTGCAGCCCATCTGGTATTTGATGTGGATGGAGATATTACTTTAGACCCCGCCGCTGGCACTGTTGATGTCGCCGGCACTCTCACAGCTTCGGTAAACATTTCAGCATCCGCATTCTATGGTGACGGTGCGAACTTGACAAATGTAGCCACCGACGCTACGGGGTCCGGAGGCGCCGGCGATATTCAATTTTTGAGAAGCACCGATGGAAGCTTTATGTCAGATGGAGCTTTATCTTTTAGCACTGGTTCTTCGGGCGCCACGGGAACTGCATTAAGTTGTTCCAACTTGGTAGTAGGATATGGGCTGAAGCTCCCCTACGCAGTAAAAACTTCAAATTATAGTGTGGCGATTTCTGATAATATCATTTACATGAGCGGTTCACTGACTAACATTACCGCTTCGCTACCAGCTGCATCTACGGTCGATGGGAGTGTGTTTTATATTAAAAATATTAGCGCTCACCGTGAAGCAGAAGTGCGTCCCAACGGGAGCGAACTGATTGATAATGCTGCTTTACAATCTCTCGAAGCCACCGAAGGAATACGAATTCAGGCTCTAGCTGCGGGGGGAGGAGCTTATACTTGGGCCATTATTGGCGTGTCAATGCCGCTTCCATAGTATATCTAAGTGTTAACAGTGCCTCTCCTATATAAAAAGAGGTGTTTTACGATATAAAATACTATTTATTTTGAATTAGTATCATTTTAGGAGTATATTAATGTCCACTCTTTTGAAAGACGCCATCGTCGACGCTCAAAGCTTGCGTGAAGCAGCTTTAAAAAGCGCGGAAACTACCGTGATTGACAAATACGCAACAGAAGTTCGCGAAACCCTGACTAAGTTATTAGAACAGGATGAGATGGAAGATCCACTAGGCGCAGAATTAGAAGCGCCCCCCGCAATGGACCTAGGGGCCCCCGAAGGTGGTATGGATCCGATGGGCGCCGAAACTGACGCGGGCACTGGAGAACAAGTAGCCGCAAATATTCCCCTTGCCGCGACGGACAACCTTTCAGAGAACGAAGGCGAAAATTTAGAACGTCTTCCGCGTAGTGGAGAAGACGTCGAGATAGAGATTAACCTTGATGCTCTGCAAGAAGCAGTTCGAACTCTCCACGATGAACAAGAGATCAACCTCAATGAACAAACACTGGTAGAACTCCTGTCAGAAGACGAAGAGGATCTTGAGGAAGTGCAATCACCCGGTGTCTCGGCAGCAGCCGAAGCCGAAGCAGACGATGATCAAATGAATAGTCTCCTGAACCCCGGCTCGAAGAAAGAAGATGATGAAAACGTCGATGCCGCAGAGATGTCAGCCGAAGGCTTAGAAATCACTGATGAATTAATTGAGGATATCGTCGAAAGATTGACGGTAGACATGGGCGCCACCTTAAAAGGTTGGGCCGGCCGCTCCTCAGAAGATATGAAATATGAATTGGAGAGAGCGCTAGCACATCGTCGCAGCACTGATTTCCAAGATGAATTAGATACTTTAAAGAAGGCTCAAGAAGAGTTAGTTTTCGAAAATAAACAACTTAACGAGTCCCTTGAACAATATAAGCAAGTAACTGGAGAATTACGACAAGGATTGAATGATGTCAACCTTTCTAATGCTCGCTTGCTTTACACGAACCGTGTGCTCAGAAATACCTCCTTAAATGAGCGGCAAAAAACAAAGATTGCCGACGCTATTTCGAAAGCTGGTTCAGTAACAGAAGCCAAGACGATATATCATACGCTTGAAAACGCAACGCCGGCCGCACCACAGCGCGGCCCACAATCGTTGAGTGAAGCCATTACTCGCCGCAGCACTTCTGTTATTCGTGCTTCTCGTCAAGAGAGCACTCCATCCGATCCCATTGCGGAAAGGATGAAAAGACTAGCAGGCATCAAATGAGATGCCAAAATACAATTATATAAGGAGATATTTTAAAAATGGCTGGTATTATTGATAGGTTGACCGAAGGTGTTGTCAACCGTGATATGCGCGCAGAAGGTCACGCTTTGTTATCAAAGTGGGAGCGCACAGGACTTTTAGAGGGTCTTGATAATGACCGTAAGAAGCAGTCTATGGCTAGGTTACTTGAGAACCAAGCTAAAGAGCTTCTTCGTGAAAACTCTACGATGTCTGGTGGTGATGTTGAAGGCTTTGCAGCCGTCGCGTTCCCCATCGTCCGTCGTGTTTTTGCAGGACTGATTGCTAACGATCTTGTTAGTGTTCAGCCGATGAGCTTACCCTCGGGTCTCATCTTCTTCCTGGACTTCGTGTTCTCGCCCAATTTGGGAGACAGTACGGGTCCACAAACCGACCGGTTTGGTAACCTTGCTGACAAGTCCATTTATGGTACGAATCAGGTTGGTTCACAAATCACTGGCGGTGTCGACTTGGTCAGCACTGATGGTAGTGGCTTCGGTGGTCCTCGGACCTCTGCCGCGCGCGGTTATGCATATGCATCCCCGAGTGGCTCCGTAACCAACACCACGGCTCAGTACGCAGTACGCGCTCAGTTCAACCTTAATGGTAGTGAAACGGACGCAAACAAGAAGTATATCGAGTATGATCCCGATCTTCTTGCGTTGTCTGGAAGTGGCTACAAGGTTAGTGTTTGGGACCTTACAAAGCAGCTGTTTATCAACCAAGACGCTGATTTCGACAACGTCGCAGCTTTCGAGGTAACAAGCACTGCATTGAACACTGCACTTTCGGGTGTTGTTGGTGACAGCTACGCGCTGGTACGTCGATTGACACGCGTTGTCACGGCTGCTGATTCCGCTCAATCTGTGGAGAGTGTACGCTTTACTGTCGTTTCTCTCTCTGCCTCGGTTGGACACATTGCCGAGTCCGGCAACTGGGTAACCCAGGTTCCGATCCGTGACAACTTCAATGCTGCAACCGCTATGGGTGCTGTCGTTGGTGCTGCGGTTTGGGGACTCGAAGGTAACCCTGAGATCCCCGAGATCGACATCAAGGTGGACAGTACGGCTGTTACCGCGATGACCAAGAAGCTCAAGGCCAAGTGGACCCCGGAGTTAGGACAAGATCTTAACGCCTACCACAACCTTGATGCTGAGGTTGAGTTGACCAGCATTCTCTCTGAGCAAGTTGCTCTTGAGATTGACCGCGAGATCCTTGGTGACCTCGTTGGTGGTGCAACTGCCGGTACTTATTACTGGTCACGTTCACCCGGTTTGTTTGTCGATAAGACGAGTGGCGTGGAAATTGGAGCAGCTACTAAGGCTCCCGACTTCACCGGTACTGTGAGTGAGTGGTATGAGACCCTCATTGAAACTATCAATGATGTCTCCGCACAGATCCATCGCAAGACATTGCGTGGTGGTGCTAACTTCATCGTCTGCGGACCTGAAGTTGCCAACATTCTCGAATTCACGGCTGGTTTCCGTGCCTCTGTTACGGCAGATGATGAAACCGGTACCGTGGGTGCTGTCAAGACTGGATCTCTTTCCAAGAAGTTTGACGTCATTGTTGACCCATACTTCCTGCGGAACGTGGTTCTGGTCGGACGTCGTGGTTCCTCTTTCCTTGAAAGCGGATATGTATACGCACCTTATGTGCCGTTACAGACCACACCCACTATCTTTGGCCCTGAAGACTTCGTGCCCCGCAAGGGCGTGATGACTCGGTACGCCAAGAAGATGGTGCGTCCCGATATGTACGGTCTTGTTATCGTGCGCGGTCTCTTAGGTGAGTCCGGATCTGCTACCTAAAATTAGCGGATAAATAAAACTTAGCCCCTTGGTCGAAAGACCGGGGGGTTTTGTTTTGCCTAGACTATTTAGTGTAGGCGTTGTAGGAGGCGTCTATAGTCTGTGCACAGCGCAGCTATTAGCTAGCAGGTTTATAACTTGCGCAGCACTACATAATTCAATATATAAGGAGGAATTTTGAAATGGCTGTTTCACAAAATATTGCAAGATTGCGTGCCCTCATGCAGGGACTTGCGGTGACCAATGTTAAAAGCATGGGTTTTCAATTAATGCAACTCGAATCCAAAGAATCGGTGGATGGAGGACTCGACGATGGGGCTAATACCTCACCACAGGCTCTTTCTTTGACTACTTTACTTTCTCTTGTCACTACGGCAGCAGGCTCCGGAAGCGTTTCGCTTGCGGCTGGCAACACTACTGGACAAGTTAAGTATGTGGTATTAAAAGAGGTTGGAGGTTCCAAGAGTCTCACCCTTAGCTGTTCGGCAGGTGTTGGAGGTACGGCATTGACTGCGTCGATAAATCAGGCTCGACAAGCGCTTGGTTTAATTTATGATGGGCAGAACTGGCAAATTTTGCACACTGCGACAAGCGGTAGTGGAATCCAGGGCGGAGCCGGCGGAGTTTAGTTTAAACTTTTATAAGAAACTATCTGTGTCTTTATTAAAGCCCCTCAATTTCGGTTGGGGGGCTTTTCTATCGAGACCAATAATCAAAAATGTCGATTTCCCAAATTTTTTCCCCGGTAAATTTTTGAGATTTTCGTTTTTATGTTTTAAAAAACTAATTAGAACAGCGGGAGTTTAATATATGCCAACCAACCTACAACCACGATCTGAAACAAGTGCTATAGTTTTGACGTCTACAGGAAGTGTAGACCTAGTATCTGGTTCTTTACCCTTTGGAATCTACACAGGTTCTGCCGATTTCTTAAGTGGTGCAGCCCTTCAGGTAGCTTATACCTATAAGAAGCTCGGCGGAGATGTAATAGACATCGAACTGACGCCTTCAAACGTCTATGCGGCGTATGAAGAAGCGGTCTTAGAATATTCGTATATTATTAACCTTCACCAATCTAAAAATGCTCTATCCACCTTCCTAGGAAATGCAACAGGCACCTTCGATCACAAGGGAGATCGGAAAAGTGGTCCCTCTAATATCAATTTAAGATATCCAAGATTTACAACTGGATATTCTCGTCGCGTAGGTGACGGGGCGGCAGCAGCAGGCGGATTTGGGGGCACTGTGCCCGAATATTCGGCCTCCTTCCAACCTCAAACCAAAGTGCAGGACTATGACCTTCAATCAATCATCCAGAGTGCTTCCGTATCAGGAGTGGATGATGCCGGCACTGGGATTGATTTCCAAAATAAAGTTGATAATAAACGTGTAATCATCACAAAGGTGTTTTATAAGTCTCCCCGCGCAATGTGGCGTTTTTATGGCTACTACGGTGGGTTTGGCGTTGTTGGCAACATGTCAACTTATGGTCAGTTTGCCGATGATTCCACTTTTGAAATTATTCCCACATGGCAGAACAAAATGCAAGCCATTATGTATGAAGATTCGATCTACACTAGAACTTCGCATTATTCATACGAAATTATTAATGATCGCTTACGAATTTACCCAGAGCCCACTACGTGGAGCGATTCCCAGCTAGATCGTATTTGGGTAAGGTTCTATGTTGATATTGTGCCATGGCAGGAGGATGGAGATACTAAAACGGGGATTGAAGGCATTAATAATATGAATACGGTTCCTTTTGACAATATTCCCTATGCCAATATTAATGCTATTGGAAAACAATGGATTAGAAAATATGCATTAGCCCTCTCTAAAGAGATGTTGGGGCAAATTCGTGGAAAATTTACCACTGTGCCCATTCCGGGAGAAAGCGTGACATTAAACTTTGCGGATTTGTTGTCGCAGGCCAAAGAAGAACAAACAGCACTTAAGGATAAACTTATGGAGATGTTGAAGGAGATGGAGTATCCCGCACTGGCTAAGTCGGATCAAGAACTGACTGACGCCGCAACTGAGGTATTAAAGATCACACCTCTTCCAATTTTTGTAGGATAATTAAATAATGGCAGATAATGAATGGGAAAGACCTAAAAATCCTCCTCCTCCTCTTTTCTTGGGGAAGAAAGAGCGCAATTTAGTCAAACAAGTTAATGACGAATTAATTGAAAAAGTCATTGGCCAACAGATCTTATATTATCCTATCGATTTAGAGACTACCAACTTTCACGAGCTTTACGGCGAGGCTATCAAAAAGACTTACTTACCTCCCCTCCGAGTTTATGCATTGGTAGAATTCTCCACCGAAGCTACTGAATATATGAAGAATTTCGGAGTAGACAAGACTTGGGAAATTGCAGTATATTTCCATAGACGCCGCTTGACCGAAGATCAAGACTTATATGTGCGGGAAGGCGATTTTGTTCTATATGGCTCCAATTATTATGAAATTTTAAAAATTGAAGAGGAGCGGAAACTCTTTGGACAGGTTGATCACACCTTCCAGATAAAAGCAACGTGTAAGCGCGCGCGCAAGGGACTATTCGATGCTACCTGATAATTTTGATTTTGCAATGCTGCCTACAGGAAGCGTGGGCAATACCACCTTTACCTTAGAAGAGATAGGGATGCTGGCCTCCACTATTGAGAATATAGATTATTCTCTGGTATCGTGGGTAAAAGAAGACTTGAAACTCAGCACTGTTACCAATGAAGGCTTTAAAGAAGTCCCTGTATTGTGGCAAGTTCCTGAAAGGGCGTATCAGGTTAAAAATGAAAAATCCTTGCGCGATGACAACGATGCGCTGAAATTACCTCTTATTAGCGTAGAAAGAACAGGGATTGTGAAAAACCCTCAAAATCGGGGATCGTTTCAAGCTCATTTGTATTCTAATAAGCACAACCAGCGCTCCGGCCGATTTGTTATTGCAAAGCGCATTGTTGAAGACAAGACCCGTAATTATGCCACCGCGGTCGGCACACGAACCAATGCCGGCGGCACCCTCCAGCGTAATTATCCCCGCATTAATAAGCAAGTAGTAGTACAGTTTTTATCAGTGCCTATCCCGGTATATGTGGATCTGGAATATAAGATTATAATTAAAACAGAATATCAGCAACAGATGAACCAATTGGTATCCCCCTTCATTGGGCGAACAGGTCAAACCAATGTTTTTGTCATGAGGCGTAATGGACATCTTTACGAAGGCTTTATAGACCAAAACTTTACTCACAATAACACAGTAGCTGATTTAGCTGAAGATGCTCGCCTCTTTGAAACCGAAATCACTATTAAAGTCTTAGGGTATCTCATTGGGGAAGGCGAAAGCGATGATCGCCCCATTGTGACGATGGAAGAAAACATTGTAGAAGTTACATTTCCTAGCGAAGGACCGGTCCCAACCGGCAATCTTAATATCTTTGGTAAGACTTCCTGAAGTAAACCCCCATTTTTCTTTGCAGTTCAGGAGCTTTTTGAGATCCCAAATACTATTTAATTAATGATTACAGTGGCGTAATTTTAGCCCATTGTCTTAAAAGGAATCACAAATATGTCAGTAAAAAACTTTAAGTTTGTCTCTCCTGGTGTTTTTATCAATGAGATCGACAACTCTTTCATTCCCAAGTCAGCAGAAGAAATTGGACCTGTTGTTATTGGTCGTGCCTCTAGGGGCCCCGCTATGCAACCTGTTAAGGTCCGCTCTTACTCTGAATTTGTAGAAGTGTTCGGAGATACAGTACCCGGAGGTACCGGCGGCGATGTTTATCGCGATGGCAACTACCAATCCGCAATGTACGGTACTTATGCCGCTAAAGCTTTTTTGCGTGCCAATGTGGCGCCCCTGACATATGTGCGCCTCTTAGGTGAGCAACACGCTAATAACACAGGCGCCTCTACCGCGCTCGCTGGTTGGAAAACAACTGAGAGCCCCGGGGCCACTTATGCTGCTAACGGAGGCGCCTACGGACTCTGGATCTGGCCGTCTGGCTCTGGTACCATAGTAGGTGGGACAGCCGGACTACAAGGCGTCCTGGCTGCTATTTGGTACGTAGATGATAATGCTTCAATTGCTTTAAGTGGGACGCTAATGCGCTCCACAGCTACGACTGCTTCTATTGGGCAGGTCATAGCTAACGATACTGCCACCGCCAATTCTTTTACGGTGGAGATTCGAAACAACGACTTAGCCAGCGAAAAAATTCGCTTTAATCTTGATGATAGTTCCGATCTCTTCATTCGCAAGCGTTTTAACACCAATCCTCAACTAGTGGCGGCTGCAGGAACATTTGCACCGGCCTCGTCGAAGAAAAACTATTGGCTTGGTGAGAGTTTCGAACAAGAAATTCGCGATGGTATCCATTCAAATCCCGCTCTCTTTACAGTGACGAGCGGAAGTTCTCTTACCTCTGCTGCTCTCCATGGATGTATCCTTCCTATAGCATTGAATAGCGCTAACACAACAGGGCCTCACAATGTTCAGGGGGTTAGTGCAGACTCGGCCCTTGGTAAAGCCGGTTGGTTCATTGGTCAAGACCTTGGAACTCCCGCTTCCTTCCGTCCGGATCAGATGCAACAGCTTTTCCGTCTTAAAGACCGCGGACACGGCGAGTGGCTCCAAAAGAACGTTAAGGTTTCTATTGAGAACATTCGTAAGTCCACCTCTACGGTAAGTGACTACGGAACATTCAGCGTGGTTCTTCGCGCTCTGTCAGATACCGATAGTAATGTTCAAGTGATGGAACGGTTTGATAACTGTACGCTCGATCCCACTTCCCCCAATTTCCTTTCTCGCAAGATTGGAGATCAGTATACATCTTGGGATACCACTAGTCGTCGATTGAAGACTTATGGAGAATATGCAAACCAATCTAAGTTCGTGTATGTGGAAATGAATGCGACTGTAGAAGCCGGCGGCACTGACGCCGAATTGCTTCCCTTCGGATATTATGGGCCGCCCCGGTTTACGAGCGGAATCTCTGTTAGTTCTTCAGTCGACTTGACTGACCAGAATTTGATGATCTTTAATACCCCAACACTTCTGAGTGGTTCAACACTCTTGTCCAGCGTTGGTCTCGCCGGACAAGCGCTGGCCCTGACTGCGAGTCTCGGATTCCCCGTTGCACAGACTCGCTTGTCGGCATCTGATGGCGGCTTAGCAGATAATACTGATGCCTACTTTGGATTCCAAAGCACGCGTTCGTCGACTAGCACCCGCTGGGATCCGAGCGTGGCCTCAATGCATCGTTTCTGGACTGCAACATCTGTTGACGATCCAGTAAACAGCACCGCGGTTGCCGGTATTGAATCTTATGCGTATATTTTCACTCTTGATAATGTGCTCTCTTGCAGTTCCGGCGGATACTATTATGAATCCGGATCTCGCGCCTCCTCTAAGTCTGTAACGAGTGCCTCCTACGGCGATATCTTAGACCTCGGATACAGCCAATTCACCGCTCCTATTTGGGGTGGCTTCGATGGCTGGGATATCACAAAGCCCGATCCTCTATATAACACTGGAATGACAGACATTAGCAGTGTAGATGATCGCAATAGCTATGCTTATAACACGATTAAGCGCGCTGTTGATACAGTAGCCGACCCTGAGTCTCTTAATATGAATCTCTTGGCCGCACCCGGCGTAACGGTTCCGGGCCTGACTACACATATGGTAAACGTTTGTGAAGAGCGCGCAGATGCGATGTCTCTCATTGACCTGCCTAATGTATACCTCCCTGCTTCTGAAGGATCTTATTCTTCTCGCAGCACAAAGGCTTCCCGTATCGCCACAACCCCCCAGCAAGCAGCCACAACCCTTCGGAATCGTCGAATTGACTCCAGTTATGGCGCAACTTTCTATCCGTGGGTCCAGACAGTAGACGACCGAACAGGCCGCATGCTGTGGATTCCGCCTTCCGTCGCAATGATGGGAGTGCTGGCATCTTCACAAGCTTCGTCTGAATTGTGGTTCGCTCCTGCGGGCTTCAATCGCGGCGGTCTTAGTGATGGCGCAGCAGGTATTCCAGTTACTTCTGTGACTGAGAGACTGACATCTAAAGAGCGCGACACTCTTTACGATGCGCGCATTAATCCGATTGCCTCGTTCCCCTCTAGCGGAATTGTGGTGTTTGGGCAGAAGACGCTTCAAGAGCGCCAAAGTGCCTTGGACCGTATTAATGTACGCCGACTCGTTATCTACTTGAAGAAGCAGATTTCTATTCTCTCCACTCAAATTCTGTTTGAGCAAAACGTACAAGCGACGTGGGCGAGATTTAAGGGACTTGTCGAGCCCTTCCTGCAGAACGCAGTCGTGAGATTGGGACTTACCGAATATAGACTGGTCCTGGACGAATCTACTACAACCCCAGATTTGATTGACCAGAATATTATGTATGCCAAGATTATGGTTAAACCTGCACGCTCTATTGAGTTCATTGCGATTGATTTTGTGATTGCCTCGACGGGAGCATCTTTTGATGACTAAAGATACGGGAGTTTTTCCTTCCGTTGACTATTTAATTTTGAAACCTTATAGGAGTACCTAAATCATGCCATTCTGGTCAACCAATCATTCTAACAACCCCGCGCTAAACGATCCCAAAAGGTCATTTAGATTTGTAGTGCGCTTTAACGGACTTAGCGATAACACGCTTTGGTACGCAAAAACCGCTACAAAGCCTTCTTTTCAAATCGCTTCGACAGAGCACAAGTATTTGAATCACACCTTTTATTATCCTGGCGCTGTTACGTGGCAGGATGTATCGGTAACATTGGTCGACCCAGTCGATCCTGACATGGCAGCATCCTTGACAGACATCGTTCAAGCCGGCGGATATAAAATTCCTACCCCGGGCGACAACAGCACGATGACAAAGGCTAGCGCTTCGACGGCGCTGGGTGTTGTGACGGTCGAGCAGATCGATTCTAACGGAGTCGCCCTCGAAACCTGGACGCTTAACAATGCTTTCATTACTGAAATTAAGTACGGTGACTTAGAATACGGAAAAGATGATTTAACGGTATTGACGGTTACGATGAAGTACGATTGGGCAACTCTGGAAGCCCGAGGAAAGAGCATTCGCGATAAGACGACAGCCACTGGCGAGAAGAATAAGTTCTGGTCTGTCGGCGGCGGCAACAGCTAAGAATTTTAACAAAGAACAAGAGGTGAATATTGTCACGCAATAAAGATCGCTTGGGCATGGGTGACACCACCCCAGATAACAGTGGACCCCCACCCCAAGCGTTACAACAAGAAACATCGGGATTCTCATTTGTGATCCCAACTGAATATGTAGAACTCCCCTCCCAGGGGCGATTCTATCCTGAAGACCACCCATTGCATGGGCAGGAAAGTATTGAGATTAAACAAATGACCGCCAAAGAGGAAGATATTTTAACTTCCCGGACACTCCTTAAAAAGGGGGTAGCTCTAGATCGAGTCATTCAGAACTTAATAATGGATAATCGGATCAACGCCGATAATGTATTAGTAGGCGACAGAAATGCGATTCTTATTGCTATCCGTTCATCTGCGTATGGAAATATTTATACGACGAAAGTGACGTGTCCTGCATGCGAAGCTTCGCAAGATTATTCTTTTGATCTAAACGAGGCGAATGTCTTTGATGGCACCACGGGGGAAACCGATCTGGATATTGTTAACCACGGCGATGGGACGTTTGAAACGATCCTTCCCAGTACTCAAGTTACTGCTACTTTTCGACTTTTAATTGGCCGAGATGAAAAGGCCATTTTGAAAGGCGCCCGCAACAAGCAAAAGAGTTCTTACGAGAAAGCAGTTACAACTCAACTCCGCAATATGATTGTGGCTGTTAATGGTGATGATTCGACCCAGGCCTGTAACTATTTGGTGGAAAACATTCCGTCTATAGATGCTCGCCATTTGCGACTCGCTTATAAGATGGTAGCTCCCAATATCGATTTAAACCAAGAGTTTAGCTGTGGCGAATGTGGCCATGATCAGGAAATGGAGGTTCCGCTGACCGCGGACTTTTTTTGGCCTGACCGATGAATATGTGGAGAACGTGTATGAGCAGTTCTTCTTCTTAAAATATTCAGGCGGTTGGTCATTTACGGAAGCTTATAATCTTCCCGTAGGTCTTAGGACGTGGTTCGTAGAACGTCTCGTAAGACAGCTTGAGGCAGAATCGGACGCAATCGAAAAAGCTTCTCAGGGCGGCAAAGGCTCCAATATCCAGACTTTAACGCCTTTTAACCAGCCCACTGCACCTACGAAGTATTAAGAGACAGGCATGCCCTGTCTTTTTTTTATGCAAACTATTTACTGAAGACGCTAGATCCCGGGAACTTAATATATGGCCGCGCCCACCAAGGAAGAACTACGAAGACAACAGGAGGCTGTTGAACTTGCCAGAGAAGAACTTGAGCTTCTTAAAGCAAAGAAAGCCGCCGGCGATGATGTTGAAAGACAACTCCGGGACGCTCAAGGGGTCCTGACACAGAACCTCGATAAGGTGCGCGCAACTCAAGAGGCGCGCCGAAAGGAATCAACCGCCATCGAGGAACAAATTGATCTCCTTAAGCAACAGGAAGACCAGATCAGGACCTTGGGGCGAAGCCTTGAAAACAATCAGATGCTGCATGAGAATCAAATCGAACAGCAGCAGAAAATAATCGAGAAAGCACGCGAACAAATTTCTCTTCAAGACAAAAACACAGAGGCCGGCAAGAAGGCGATTCGCGTCCAGGAGTCGGCCATCAAAAACGCCCAGGAAAGACTAGAGCTAGCGCAAGAGCAAAACGCGGCCGCCGGTCGAGCCAATGATCTTATCAAGTCGCAACTGGGAGGAACAACCCAGCTAACCAACGCTATGGAGGAATATGCGGAAGCCAGCAAAGCTGGACAAGGAAGCATGTATTTGCTGGCGAAAGCTACCGAGAAATCTGCAGGTGCATTTAACTTTATGCTTAGTTCTATTAAGAGCATGGTAATGGGCGCCCACATTGCCGAAAAGCAATTTGAAAAAACTTTCCAACTTCCTGCAGAATATACCACACGTTTGCATGAGAATTATAAAGCTTTAAATGAGTATGGCGTATCTGCTGAAGAAGCAGCAACAGCAACCGGAGATCTTGTAACGAATGTGACCGAATTCACAATGGCCAGCGGAACCCAGCAAGACTCACTCGTAAAGACCACCGCACTTCTCGCCGAAACCGGCATTGCATCCGCCGATGTGGCAAAGGGTGTTCAAACGTCTATGAAGATGTTTGGACAGTCGATTAAAGGCGCAGAAACCACAGCCTTAGAATTAGCTGCTGTTGCACGCGAACTTCAAGTGGTGCCCGGAGAAATGGCTGCGCAGTATGCCGCTATGGGACCACAACTGGCCAAATTCGGCCAGGAGGGTATTTCTACATTCAAAGAACTCTCCCGTATCCAAAAGCTGACAGGCATGGAAATGGGCAAAGTCCTGCAAATCGCCAACAAATTCGATACGTTCGAAGATGCTGCTACAGCGACTGGAAAGCTCAATGCTGCATTAGGTGGTAACTTTGTTAACGCGATGGATATGATGATGGACACCGATCCGGCCTCTCGTTTCGAGACCATTCGCGGCGCCATCGAGCAAGCAGGACTTTCGTTTGATACGATGTCTTATTATCAAAAGCAATTTTATACTGACGCGTTGGGCTTGTCGGATGTAGGCGATTTAGCTTTAATGTTGAGCGGCCGCACCGATTTAATGACCGACGCCACAAACGCATCTGCCGAGTCCTATGAGCAACAAGCGGAAAGGGCGAAATCAGTTCAAAATATCCAAGAACAGCTTCAAAACATTTTGGCAGACAATGCGGATGAATTTTTGAAACTGGCCACTATGGCCGCCAAGTTCTTACACTTCCTTAGTGATAATATGTGGATAGTAAAAACGTTTACAGCGGTGTTAGGGGCCCTGAAAGTAATGCAAGTTGCATCTGCTATAACCACTGGCGCATTGTCAGTAGCCAACTTTCTGATGAAGGAATCTATGAGCAAGTCCAAAAAGGAGGCAATTCAATCAGGAGTTGCCCTAGGTGTTTTTGCCTTGGCTCTCGGTCTCATCGCCGCCGCAATGTTCATGAAGTCACCCTCTCTTCTGGTTATAGAACTCGTTGCTCTTGCAGGAGCCCTTTGGTTAACCTCTAAAATCTTGAGTAAAGCAACCCCCGCAATGACGGCCGCCGGCGCCGGCATGGCCGCTTTTGGAGTTGGTTTGTGGGCGGTTATACCGCCTATCGCAATTCTTATTGTGTCTGTGGCAATATTGGCCGCTGGAATTGGCTATATGGCCTCCAGTTTTGGCGAAATGTTTAATGCGCTGAGCCCGGAAAAAATGGCACTCGTAACCACATTTCTTTTATCATTTGGGTTAGGAGCTATAGGAATGGTAGCTGCAGGCGTCGGACTTATAGCATTTGCGATAGGAATGGGCGCCCTCGCATTTGCTCTAAAATTTATTGCCACAGATGATTTGACAGCTATTGCCACAATCATGGAATCTATCGGAGAAATTCCTACTGGAGGGATGGGTGATTCCGCTAGCGGTATTCGCGGTATTGCTACGGCTATTGATGAGATTTCTATAGATAGTTTGAGCGCCCTTGAAAAAACGGCGGCAGCTTTTAGCAGCTTAGGAAGCGCTGTTAGAGGCGCCCTGGTCCCCCTGCAAAGCTTAATGACTAGCATGTCCGCCCTACAAACAGACAACATTGCCGGCTTATCCACAGCACTACAAGGGACTGCAGACGCGATCAGTGATATCCCCGTAATGAAAACAATGGTTTTGACGCTAGGCTTTGGAGCGATGGCTTTAGCTGCCACATCTCTGAAACCGATTGCCCTAGCCTTTGCTGCGGGAGGAGGCGGCGCCGCCGCTGGTCGCGCTTCGACCGCAGCCGCTCGCCCTGCTACCGGTGCACCCGGCGCAGGCGGAGGAACTTCCGCACAAAATATTACAGTTCGTCTTGAATTAGACGGCAAACTTTTGGAAGAGAAAGTAGTTAAGATAATGGGCGATCAGTACAAGCCTATTTTTGCAGGACAAGGATAATAATTAATGTCTAGTGGCAACAACGATAACAACAACGATAAGCCTATTGGCTCCCACTGGTTTAGCAGTACTAAATTAAAGAGGAATGGTGGTGGAGTTGATCGCACATTCCCTCCGGACGAACTATATCAAAACAGGAGTGTTTATGGACCCGATGGCTCCGATATGCTCGCCAACAAAGGGTTTGTCATTGATATTAAACATGTTCCCAGCGGCCGCAGCTTGTTTTTTAAAGCTTTTATTGAAAATTACGTCGAAACTTATTCTCCGGACTGGAACTCAGAAACGGTTTATGGGCGCATGGATCCCATTTATCAGTTTAAGAACACGACACGTACTATTTCTCTGGCGTTAAAGATCCCTGCTGCCACCCAGAGCGAAGCTTACGAAAATCTCGCCAAGGTACAAGCGTTGGCACAATTTTTATATCCCACATATTTGGAACGAGGATCTGCTACCACTATCGCCCAATCGCCTCTTTTGAGATTGGGGGTGATGAACTTGGCCAGAGCCCAGGCCCCAGGCGCCGGCCCAGAAACTTATTCTAACCCTCAAGCATATCATACTTCTAAAGATGGGTTATTGGGGATCTTAAAATCGCTTACCATTAATCATAATTTGTCCGGCGAAGCCGGTGTTATCGAGAGAGGTCCCACTGGAGGCAATCTTTTGCCAAAACTTATCGAGATTAATTTTGACTTTGATGTGATCCACGAGCACTCATTAGGGTGGGATAGGGAAAACAATTTCCACCAACCTGCATTCCCATATGGGCTTGACTTTGAGGGCTCTTCCCCTATAAGTAAGGACGCTAACGACGAGCGCACCCTAAACATGACGGTCATGGTCGCGAATTTGGAGGCAGAAGACGACTTAAAGTCCGACTATTACATGTCCCCCGATCAACTTACAGCGAACGCCGAAGCACGCTATGCGGCGTTGGTGCCTAGACCCACTATTACACGCATTGAGGGCTCCAATATAGATGCTGAAGGAGCCCCCAAAATGTACGAATACGAGAGCGACGTGGGAAGAGCAGCGACAGAATTGGCACTGCACACAGGCGAATATGATAAATCTGGATTCGACTCTACCACTTTCGATAAATCTTGGGAACCAGGAGAATAACATTAACCTATGGCATCACGATACTCAAAATACAGAATTATTAATAACGGCTTTAGCGGTTATGAATTCTTGCGCAAAGAACGCGGGATCAAAAACATCCGCCAATACGAGACCCCCTATATTTATAACCCCACCGCAGCAGAACGCGGCACCCTACAGACCACCAATCATATGTGGAAATACGGAGATCGTTTATATCGCTTAGCCGATCAATACTATCAAGATACTCGCTACTGGTGGGTCATTGCACTCTATAATGGTTATGCCACCGAAGCCGACATTAGGATCGGCAGCACATTAACCATTCCGCTTGATATCGAAGCAGCGCTTAAAGTCATGAGGGCTTACTGAAATGGCTGGCGGAGGAGGCGATTTTTCGGACATCACCGGCGGCCCGGCAACGGAAGACCAGAGCATGAGCGAGTGGGAAAGATGGCAACGCGACAACAGGAATGCGAGCGCAATAGAAAAAAAGCGCGCCTTCTTACGGATCGAGGGAAATCTGGACGACGATGAAGTCGATCAGGCGCTAGCTGCCGTCGATGCACACATTCGCGCTGCGACTCTTTATTATGATGAGGTCGAGAAGTGTGTACGGCAAATCAAATTAAATGAAGAAAAAGCTTGTGAATCTTACCAAAAACTTAAAGTTATCTGGGATAAGAATTTTACCGATACTGATAATCCACGCGGCCATGATGAAGCCTGGACGTCCGAGGCTGGCGCCTTCAATATTACGCTGGAGGCCGCGGACTCTTCGGCGCCGTTCACCCGCCATGGCGAAGAGGTGTCGGCGGCAAATAGATTAGCTATTTCTCTAAAAAATAGTTCTGTTGATAGCCAAATGGCGGCACAATTTTTTGGGGGTGTTTATTTTTATGCTCGTTCAATGGCTGAAAATTCTGCATTTTGTGCAGACTCTCATCGTTCTGGCACGCCGGGCAATATCGCGCGGGGAGAACGCCTTAAGTGGCACCATTACGTCACCGGCGAGAGCGACGCTGGTGAGCTTGGACAGAGCGAATATGATTCTGGCACGCTCACCCTCAAAACCGGCCAAGTGATGCCGAATGCTCTCAAAGAGGAGTATCAAAGAACCGATGTCACCAACGAACAGCGCAAAGGCATTAAAACTCTCATCCAGCACGCTGGAACCTTCCACGCACACGCGCATCAAGCTTTTTGGGCTCAACTGGGCGCCCAGGAGGTCGAACAAAGAGAGGGTTCGGCCTGGGAGCGCGCGGTACAGCTTTCTTATTACTTTACCTCGGGCGCCGGCGCGCGCGATCAGGTTGCCGCATTTGCCGATGATAGCTATGCCCAAGGACTCTCCCAGGCGCAGGCAACAGATCCCAGCGTCACAGTCCCGCGCGGCGCACGATCATGGAAGAATGGCACACTTGCCGAAATGGCTAGTCAGGCAAGGGCTGCCTTGCGGAGGCTCATCGCGGCCGATATTAATAGAGCAGCCAACGAAGAACTTCTTAACGATCTTGGGGGACTCCTGGGTCAGTTCTCTCTCTTCGCCAGGAACATAGCCGCGGGCTATGGGTGTTGGTCGGAGCAATCCCGGATCTTTGCCAATGCTCAGCAAGATTATAACGAGGCGATAGTAGCGCTAGCCGGCGGCGGTCAGGGGCCCCTTGCATATGCCGCGGCTCTGGTCCGCGGCGACGGATGGGACGGTCTTAATGATTCTCTGATCGACATGCTTGACGATAGCCATAGTGCCTCTACCTATGCTGCGATGGATCGCCAGCGAACTATTTTTAATGAGCAATGCTTTTTACTTTCTTATATTTCCGATATTGCTGATCACAAAAAACGTCGGGACAGCACTGCGCCGCGTTCTGGCTCCATAGCAGCTAGCTGCGGTACCGGCGCGACTCCCGGCAAGGGAGTGCCTTATTTAGGGGAAGCCGGCAACTCTACTTTATTAGTTGATGGAGACTCTTATGGGTTTCTTAACAAGCTCACGCAGACTGGTGATCAAAAAGTTTTCTTTAATATGAAAAGTGATGTCCTTAATCACTTGCAGCCAATGATTCGGCTGTTTAAAGTAGCCTACGACAGTGATAACGAAACCACAGAACAAGAGTTTATTTTTAAGTCTTGGGGCGCGCCAAATCTTCAAGAAGTGTTGAAAAGAAAAGAACAACGCGGCTTTGGAGTGGGAGTAAAAAGCTTTGATTTTTCGTATGAAGGAAATAATCCTTTTGCTGTTAAAAAGAGCATTAAAGCCACTTTAAAGATCTTTGCTAATAGTATGTCTGAATTATTTGATGTGCACAATGGGATTAGTTATAGTGATTTAGCTCTCAAGACCACACAACCTACTCAGAGCAACAATGATTGCGCGACTATTGCTGCTGGAGGTTTTGTCACCGCCATAGGGCAACATTCGGCGCTTGAAGAAGCCAATTTAGATAAATTAAACTTTAGGCTTAAGGCCGTTGTTGGCTGGGCGCGCCCCTCTGGTCAAGGTCCTTGGAGCACGATGAGCAGTCTCACGAGCGATCCAAATCGTAATAGTAACAACTTACGAGATGCCATTTATCAATCTTACACTACTTTAAACTTAACGCCTACCGTTCATAATTTTGAATTTGATGATATGGGGCGTGTCATCTTTACTATTGAATATCTGGCATTTGTAGACGATTATTACGATAGCCCGGCATTTAATATTTTTGCCGGCACTGACACAACCATCGAACAAATTATAAGAAATTTACAAATAGAGTTCTATAATCGCAATTGCAAATCCGAAGAAGCAAGCAACGTTAAAAAAACTCTCGCTGACAGGGCTGCAGCAGAAAAAAGCCAAGCGCTTACTTCTTTAATAGAAAACCTAAAAGGCAAAAAACGAATTTATTATATAAAACTTCCGTGGTCCGAAGTGGCAGAGTTTAACTCGGCCGGCCCTTTCTACAATTGGAATGCGGGGGAGGGTGCTGGAGAAGCTTTTCAAATACAAAGCGATAGTGAAAATGATGCTAGCCTAGCGGCCGAAATGGCGACTGCCTTTGACTCTTATAATTTTGCAGATGCGGGAGTCGGCTCTGAGAGTGAAGAGGCGAATGTTTTTAAGGCATCCCTTCTTGTAGAGAATCCAGAAACAATAAACCTTTCCTTCTTCTATATAAGCGATTTGATCGATACGATTTTAGAATCACTCGAAAAGGAGCTTTCAACGTTGGGCGACCGTCTTTCGGATCGACTGTCAACGGAAGGCTCAGATATTACGCGTTGTCAAGTTACAATGGCAGTTGATAAATATACTCGGGCTTATAAGAATTTTAAAAAATTAAGAATTTTATTAGGCCCGGTGGAGTTTGTGAATCAAGGCGATCAAGGTACACGAGTCTTAGGAGGCGCGAGTGCGATGGTAAACTTCGGTGACATACCTATTTCAGTTCGGTATTTTCTGGAATATCTTGCGGACCAGATGTTGAAAAAAGAGAGAAGCACGTATACTCTTACGAGTTTTCTTAATGACTTGTTTAACAAGCTCATAAGAGACTTCTTAAACGATGAAACTTGTTTTGATTGGAGTATTAAACAAAGAGTACGGGTTAATCAAGCAGTTATAACGAGTTATCCGCAACAAGCCGATGGGCTTGATGAAATCGCTGCTAGTATGAAAGCCGCGGGTAAAGCTCGGATCTCCTTATCGACCTTATCGATGCCCATTTTAAACATCTCCGGCCGCGGCCCAATCTCTTCGCCCGACGTTGCGGACGAAGTCAACTATTTTGTTTATTTTGCAGGACGTACTGCACCCGCAGAGCGCATGCAAGGAAACAAGCGAGATGATGAAAATGCCGGAATCTTTCACTATCAACTTGGCCGCGGCGAAGGACTCATTAAAAACATTAAACTCAGTAAAACTGATTCGCGTGGTTTGGCAGAGGTTAGATTCGAACAAGATGGCTATGACGGCTTAAAACAATTGCGTGTCGTGTACGATACCGAAATCGATTCTTATTCTAATGTTAAAACCTATCCAGGGACTTACATATATGTGGATCCGCGCGGCTTTGCGCCCGATATGAGAGCGGGAGGAACTGCTACAGAATTTGGCTTGACAGACTTAGGTATTGGCGGTTATTATATGATAGTAAAATCTTCGCATACTTTTGCAGCAGGTCAAGCTGAATCTAAAATTTATGCTAAGTGGGTCAATGCCATAGAAAACTCCGCAATTCAAGCTGAAAGAGCTACAGCTACAGGGAACCCGGATGCAGCCACAACAGGGCCGGCACAATGTCACAGCGCCTTAGCCAATCGAAATGACAATGCCGAGGAAGAGGTGGTGAATCCTTAAGGAATAGAAATGAGCAAATACGTTAAAAAAACCACCATTCCTTTGAAATCGCTGTTTTATAAGCGAACTAAATATTATAGAAAATCTATTACTGCTCGCACTGAGGGGGCTGTCTCACACAATAATTTAATAAACTATCATCTGGCAGAGCTTAATATGTATGGAAAAGTTGATCAACAATATGTTCCGATGATCGTAAGACAAAGCGCTCTCCAGAAATTTAATTCTAAAGTTTTAGTTAATCCGGATGAAACGCATCAAGCAGTTGATTTTGTGGTCGATCTCTTTGAGCAGATGGCCCAACAATTTGAAAAATGTGCAATGATCGGAAAGATCAACCCCAACGATCCATTCCTTTCTAATTTAAAAGTTTATAAAGCCTATACCAATCCTACTATACGATATGACCAATATTTTGGATTAATGGCCAACACCTTAAAGACACAGCTTAGAAAACGAGGTATTGTTATTTTAACAATGGATGATTTTATGTCAGCCCTTCTTCAAGTTCTCCCAGACGCAGCGCTGCAGGCACCATTCACTCAAGTGGCTTGGACTAAAAGTAAATATTGTCCATCACGCGTTAGCGGCCTCGTTGTTGAAATTGCAGATTTAGGATATAACAACGATCAAGAGAAGATTGATCTTTTTTATAACAGCCTTAATTGGGACTTTTATGTAAAGACGTGTAATTCTTATGGTTTTATTGTAGATTCGTCGGCGCCTTGGCGCCTCTTAGCTGACCTGGACTCCAAGATAATGATGGACGCTCAATCACGTGCCGGCCACGCCTCTGGTGTCACAGGAACGCTAGGGTCCATTTTTCGTAGTGTGCCAGTCGCCTATATAAGCCGTTTTGAAAAAGATCTATATAATCTTTTTCTGGTTGTGCGCTCCCCGCATACGACGACCCCAGCTATCTGTGCTTATAGTAATGAGCTTTCGCCTCTGGTAACTTACGCACCCTCCTATACGTTTGGAGAGTTTAATTCTCTTAAAAGTGCTGAATATTATATTAAAACATATTGTCAGATAAGGTTTTTGGAAGAGGAAAGTCATTTCACCCCAGCAGAACAACTACGGCTCATAGATGACTGTATTGGTGTGATGCGCACAGGGCAAATTAATGTAGCTATTAAAAATTTTGAGTATGTTCTCAATAAACCATTTGACTATATTGGCTCAGTGAGTTATAATAATAAATATGCAAGAGCAAAAGATGAGTACGAGCGAAAACACGGCGGAGATTGGCGTGAGACCGAACGCGAGGTCCACCGGATTAAAGCCCGTAGAAATCTTAAATAAACGAGCAGACGGTGATATTTCAGACGTTAGATGATAAAAGTGAATGTGTAGGTGTTTATTGTGAGGGTAAGCTTTATTATGAAGATTTCCCCACCGAACTCACCCATACATGGAAGTATTCGGGTGGACTAGAGAATAGAGATATAGAGTATGCTTCTTTATACTGCGCAGGTCTTTCCTTGGCTGAAGCATGCCCGGCCAAACATCTTGAAGAACTCAAGGCGGCCCAAAAAAGATTCCGAGCTTATCTAAAATCTTTTGAATTGGCCAAGGTTAATATGCGCGACCATTGTATTTTTGATTTGGTACCCCAAGATTTTCTTAAAAAGTTTTGCGAGATTAAAAATAAAGTGACAGCTCATGTCATAGAGAACTATTCCAAACCCGAGTGCTATGATCATCTAAAGAATGTATCGGCACTCCTACACGATCTTAAGTATCGGCACCTTCATCTAACGAACGAGGGGTGTAAAAAGTTGCACTATTCTTCCTCAAATTCTATGCGAATTAAGAGGCTGCTAAGTGGTCCTACTCATGTTGATTACAATTTATTCGGAACAGTCACAGGACGCCTTACAACGCGAGCAAATTCGTTTCCTATACTGACCCTTCAAAAGGAATTTAGGAAGCTTGTAAAACCCCATAACGACTGGCTATTGTCACTTGACTATAACGCTGCCGAGGTACGAACGTTCATTGCGCTAGCCGGCGAAGACCAGCCTCAAGAAGACGTGCACGAATGGCACATTAAGAATTTAATCCGAGAGGAAATATCTCGGCAAGAAGCAAAGGTAAAGTTTTTTGCGTGGATATATAACAGCGATGCACCAGCCAATGAGTTTGAAAGCTATAAGAGAGAAGAGGTGCTCGACAAGTGGTATGACGAAGAATTTGTACACACTCCATTTAAAAGAAAAATAAAGGTTGACAAACGCAAAGCTTTGAATTATATTATACAGAGTACCACAGCAGATTTGGTATTAGATCGAGCGGTAGCAATCGATAAATACTTGGAAGATAAAAAATCTTTTATTGCCTTTGTTGTGCATGATGAAATTGTGATTGATTTAGCTAATGAAGACAGGCATTTAGTACCGGAGATAAAGAAAATGTTCTCGACGAACAAACTAGACCAGTTCTTAGTTAATTTAAAATGCGGTAAAGATTATGGCAGCATAGAGGAGTTAAAGTTATGATTTCAATTATCGGTATCGGGAACGTCGGTTCTGCTATTGTAGAAAAGTTTGAAGATATTAGCAATTATGAAGTATATGCTTTAAACAATAAAGTTAAAAGAAATACTAAAAATAAATTTAAGCTAAAACATTTTGAAGACCCAGATCAATATGAGCAGAATGTACCCGATCTCACAGAGTTTTTTAAAAATGTTCGCGAACGAACACAAGTATTTATTACGGGAGCCTCTCTTAGCTCTAATTATGGACTAGGCATCTTAGAACAAATTAGGCACACTCGAATAGACCTCTTTTATATTCAGCCCGATACGGAGTTGTTGACCGGCGCCCCCAAAACAAATGAGAAGATTACTTTTGCAGTACTGCAAGAATATGCGCGCTCTGGGTTATTTAATTCGATCACGATTATTTCCAACGCCCTTCTAGAAAAGGTAATAGGAGAAATACCTATTAAGACCTATTATGATACCCTGAATAACACGATTTTCTCGATGGTCCATTACTTAAATTTCTTTGAGTTTACAGAGCCCGAGATTGGTGTAGTATCGACCCCGGCCGCCACAAGTCGCATTCGCGCCATAGCTGCGCTGGATGTAGAAAAACTTGAAGAAAAATGGTTTTTTGAGCTTGACGCCCCGCGAGAAGTGTGTTATTATATATGTATAAACGACAAAAGATTAGCGAGTGAGGGAGGCCTTCACAAAAAGCTGGTTGATTTGCTCAAGGAAAAACCAAAGAATGCTTTCAAAAAGATTTCATATGCCATTTATGAAACCGAGCACGATGATTTTGGGTTCTGCGTTGCCCACACAAACGTAGTACAAGAACAAAAAACACTTGACTCTTAAAGTTGGGTGTGTTATACTTTATTCACAAAAGGAGAAATTGAATAATGTCAATTGATATGGAGCTTATGCGCCGCAAGCTCGCAACTTTGCGCGGTGAAAACAAAGGTGATTCTACTTCTGTTTGGTTTAAACCAGACGAGGGCGACACCGACATTCGGATCATTCCAACTAACGACGGAGATCCACTGAAGGAAATGTTCTTTCATTATAACGTAGGAGACCACAGGGGCGGAATCTTGTGTCCTAAGCGTAATTTTAGTGAGGCATGTCCTATCTGCGAATTCGCTTCTTCGCTTTGGCGAGAAGGAAGCGAGAAAAACGACGAGGAGAGCAAAAAGCTTGCAAAGTCACTCTTTGTGCGCACCCGCTATTTCAGCCCCGTCGTTGTTCGTGGTCGAGAAGATGAAGGGATTAAGGTATACGGCTACGGTAAGACCGCATACGAACTCCTTCTCGGCTACATCCTTGACCCCGAGTACGGTGATGTTACGGACGCGACCGAGGGTACTGATATTACTCTCACGTATACGAAGCCCACTAAGCCGGGAGCATACCCCCAGACGAGCCTGAAAATGCGTCGTAATACCTCAACTTTGCTTGAGGATACCGAGGCCATCCCCGCCCTCCTTGATGGCATGCCCGACTTTGACTCTCTCTTTGAGCGTCTTAGCCCCGAGCAGGTAGACGCTATTCTCGATGAACAACTTGCCGGAGACGGATCCGCTGAGTCGCGTTCACGCGAGACTGCCAAGTACAGCACAACCGAAGCTACTGACGTCGACCGTGCATTTAATGAACTGGTAGCAGGCTAGGCTCGCCCCGCTGGCAGACCGGGGAATGTCTGCCACCTTTTTAATTAGTATCCAGAGTGGTCAAGGATATAAATAAAAAGACCACATTTAACCCAAAAGTGCAATTGTTATGGCTATCGCACTTTCCATTAACAGGCCATTGGCCAAAGGAATATATAAAATGGACACAAACACAGCGAATACCGGCGCCAATACCGGTATCCTCGATGTCAACAATCTTAATGGTGTTGATAATCACCCTAATAACCCGCTCGTTCGCGTGGGCTTTAACGACCAAGGAACTATCAATCTAGATGACCTAGAGAGAATCATTAAACTTCAGTTCAATGATGCGAAGTTCTCACACTTCGACTGGTTAGATTTAGATGAGATCGATCTCAATTCCTCTAACTGGAAGAACATTGGAATCCGGGATGACTTCGACGAGACTACTCGTATTGAGAGTTTCCGAGTTTCTTTCCGCCGACATGGATATGACATGTCGGAATTCCCACCATGTATCGATACTGATGGTGATGTAATGGAAGGACGTACCCGCATTAAAGGAGCTATCCTGAACGGGTATCGCTACATGCCAGTTGCAGTCTACACTCGTAGTGTCAAGACAGAACGCAACACCGTCACTAACGGACTGCTTGCCAATCAGAAGAAGCCAGTCTTTATGGCCAGCTTCAACGATTATGTTGGAGCGGGAGTCAACTTGATTGCCAAGGGACAGCTTAAAGCTACGTCTACGGCTGTTGATGACTGGCTCAATCATGAAGTCAAGATTGGCCAAGTTATTGATAACGGTATCAATGGAATGGTCACTAAGATTCGCAATGCGATCTTGAACCGCGCCTCGACGCGCGCAGGACTTGTCTGGCGCGTAACTAAATCTGAGGCTGAGAAGTGGATCAAGACAAATCTTGGTTTGGCTAAGGCTGACTTTGTTCTGATCAACATGGCAGACAACGAGACATATGCGGAGCGCGCATGGCGACAAATCCGAGATGCCCTCAAAAACGGCCGCGAGCCGGTGAACCTGATCTTCTACACCACAGACGACGACCCTAACGCTGCACGCGCTGGTCTGAAGAAGTCTATGGAATATGTAGAAAACTTGTACTGCGATTCGTGGGAAGTGGTTATGAGTCAGTTGCCCGAAGGCATCTCTTTGACAATTCCTCCGCACCGCCCCTTTGTTTTTAAGGGAGCGCTGCCGCAGCTTGTTCAGCGTCACAACATCAACAGCAGCAACTTGGTTTCGGTCAATAACTACTGATGAAGACGCCATTACGATACCCCGGCGGCAAATCCCGCGCCGTAAATGTAATCTTACCTCTCATCCCAGAAGACTGTGGGGAGCTTTGCTCCCCCTTTCTTGGGGGAGGATCGATTGAGATTGCAGCGGCCGAACGCGGGATGACTGTTCACGGGTATGATTTGTTTGCTCCCTTGGTATGGTTTTGGGAAGAGATATTAACTCGACCGGACAAGGTATCGAAACGCGCCCGCACTTATAGTGAAAATGTTGCGAATTACACGCCGCTTGAATACTGGGTAGACCGATGGAATCATTTCGCTGTTACTGCACCACTGTGTAAGAAAAACTGTCGCGTGCACAATAAAGAGAGCACGGTGTGGTGTAACGATCATGATAAATTGGAGAAATTGATTCGAGGCAATTTAATCGGCATTTCGGAAGACACCTTCAGAAAGTGTCAAGCGCATTTAAAATCTATAATGAATACGAAGGGAAAGTCCACTATCGATAAGGCAGCACAACTTTTCGTAGTCAACAAGGCCGGCCGGTCGGGAGCCACTTTAAGTGGCGGCTATTCCTGGCGCGCCTCTTGGGATCGCTATAACGAATTACAACTACAAAGACTCTCAGAGTTTAAATTAGCAAACTTTAATGTGGGGCGCGCGGATTTTGACATTTCGATACGCAATCACCCTGCGGCCTTTTTATATCTCGATCCCCCTTATTATCTGGAGGAAAAAAAGAATAAACTTTACGGGACAAACGGAAGTCTTCATGAGGGGTTTGATCATATACGACTGTATCAGGCTTTAAAATCAGTTGACAACCCCTTCATTATGTCGTATAATCAAAGTAGCTTCATTAGAGCACTTTATGAAGAAATTGGTGCGACGTGCATCAACTTAGAAGATGCTTGGGCATATGGAATGAACACTTCCAAAAAGTCTGATGAAATGATTGTAACAAACTTACCGGATGCGCAAATCAGAGCGCAGATAGAAGAAACACTTAACAAAGAAAAAGGAGAGCAAAATGCCGAGAAAGGCAAAACAAACGAAAGCAGGTCGTGTATCCATGCAGGAACTCATGACCCTAGTAAACAAGAAAGCGGGCCGCAATGTCGCCCATGATCTAACGGGGGAGAACCCTACCGAAGTCAAGGAATGGATTCCCACAGGATCGCGCTGGCTTGACAGTATTATATGCAAAGGACACATTGGCGGCATCCCTGTAGGGAAGGTCACAGAAATTGCAGGACTTACCTCCACAGGTAAATCTTATATGGCTGCGCAGATTGCAGCCAACGCCCAGAAAATGGACAAGCTCGTCGTATATTTTGATTCCGAGTCAGCCATTGACCCTGCTTTTTTGGAGGCAGCAGGTTGCGACCTAGAGCGCTTAATGTACGTTCAGGCATCGTCTGTCGAGTTTGTTCTTGAGACAATTGAAGAACTTCTAGGAGCAACCGACGAGAAGCTGCTATTGATTTGGGATTCTCTCGCATTCACTCCCGCAGTGTCGGATGTCGAAGGCGACTTTAATCCTCAATCCTCCATGGCAATGAAGGCACGCATCCTGGCGAAGGGAATGTCAAAGCTGACACTTCCTATTGCCGACAAGCAAGCAACCTTCTTGGTTCTTAATCAGCTTAAGACCAACATTACTAGTGGGCCGATGGCACATATCACAGCCATGACTACTCCCTACATGACACCCGGCGGAAAGGCAATGCATTATTCTTATTCGCTGCGCATCTGGCTCACCGGACGCAAAGCTAAGAGCGCTTTCGTGATGGACGATAAAGGTTTCCGCATCGGCTCCGAAGTTAAAGTTCGACTAGAGAAGTCACGCTTTGGAACTCAAGGAAGAAACTGCGCTTTCCGCATTATGTGGGGCACCGATGAGGTTGGTATCCGTGATGAAGAAAGCTGGTTCGATGCTATTAAGACATCCGAATGTCTAACGTCTAAGGGGGCATGGTACACGCTAACCACACCAGACGGCTATAGCAAAAAGTTCCAGCCTTCAAAGTGGGCCGAGATCATTAAAACAGATAATGAATTTAGAGAGCAGGTCATCCGTCTAATGGATGAAGAAGTCATTCAACGATTTGATCGCCGCGAAGGAACCGCCGACGATTTTTACGAACCTTATGAAGAACAGGAGATTTCAAATGAATAAGATTATGATAGCAACCATGGCATGGTTGAGTAGCGCTTGCGTAGTGCATTCGCATCCCCATCCGCCACCCAAAGCGGCACCCCCGGCAGTCCACCGCCCAGCACCACCACCTCCTCGGGCCCACCAACCTCAACCGGTAAAGGTGAAGGCTTGGGTATGGGTCAAAGGACACCATAATGCACGCGGCGCGTGGGTTCATGGATATTGGGAGTTGCGCACTGTGCCGCGGCATATGATTAATCGCCACCCGCACACTTACGTGCGCCATGTCAAAGGCCGCGGCAGACCGGTGCCGCCTGCACGCAGATATCGTTAAAAAAACTACTTGACACCGAGAGCCTTCTATGTTATGTTATATATAACAGGAGGGCTTTCTTGTATGAAGAGAGTATTGATTATTGATGCGTTAAATGCTTATTTGCGCGCATATATTGTAGACCCCAGCATTTCCACTAATGGAGAACCCATTGGGGGGATCAAGGGTTTTATTAAGATCTTGCAACGACATGTGCGCGAGACGAAACCCGATCAGATCGTGATCGTATGGGATGGTCCCAACGGCTCGAAGAAGCGCAAGAGCACTGACAAAAACTATAAGGCCGGCCGCAAGCCTATTCGCTTAAATCGGGCTTTCCACAATCTTACGGATGATGAAGAATTGCACAACAAGATGTGGCAGCAAAGTCGTGTGATTGAATACTTTAATCAAATGCCTATTGTACAGTTTATGATCCCTGAGATTGAAGCTGATGATGTGATTGCTTATCTTACACATATGCATTATTACAAGGGATGGCAGAAGATTATTATTTCTAATGATCGTGACTTTATGCAGCTATGCGATGATGAAACGGTGTTGCTGCGACCCACCAAGAACGAGCTACTTAACAAGTCACGCATCATTGAACAGACCGGCATTCATCCGACTAACATGGCGTTGGCCCGAGCCATCGCTGGTGATGCCTCGGACAACCTCCCTGGTATCAAAGGCGCCGGATTGGCGACAGTAGGCAAAAGATTAAACTTTTTGAGCGATAGTAAATCTTACACCATTGATGAGGTGGTAGAATATTGCGGCAAAAGCAAAGCCAAGCTTAAGTTCTTCACCAACATCGCAGAGAACCAAAGTTTGATCGAACACAACTACAAGATGATGCAACTGTATGCTCCGCAGATGTCAGTGCAGTCTAAACAACACGTTCAACACACTATTGAAAACTTTGAGTGCGAATTTAATAAAACTGAGATTATTGGTATGATGCGCGCCGATGGATTCGGCGAGTTAAATTGGGAAGTTCTTAAGGAAAACTTAAACAAGATCAATAAGGACTGTGTTGACGTCAACAAAGAAATATTTTAAAATTGATTTGACTTTAGCGCTCAATCAGTTATACTTATAATACACCATCGAGAGGGAATGAATGCTCACTGAAAATGTGAATTTTGGAAGGTACGGAAAAGCCTTCCAAGAGGGACTAGTACAACTTATTTTTGAAGACAGGCCGTTTGCGGATCAGATTACTGAAGTCCTCGATACACAGTTTTTAGAACTTGAATATTTACGCACATTTGTCTCAAAAGTAATAGATTATCGCACTAGATATAGCACCCACCCATCAGTAGAAGCTATGCTGACTATTCTGCGTACTGAGATGGATGGTGAAGACGAAGTACTCCAGAACCAAGTGCGGGAATATTTTGCACGTATTCATACGCGCGAGATGTCAGATATTGAATATATCAAAGAGACTTCTCTTGATTTTTGCCGCAAGCAAAACCTTAAAGAAGCCATGATGAAATCGGTAGGGCTCTTGCAGAACTGTTCGTTTGATGAGATCTCTACCGTTATTAATGATGCCCTTAAGCTTGGTTCGGAAAACAACTTTGGTTATGATTATCTCGCAGATTTTGAGGAGCGCTTTAAACTGAAGCACCGCGCTCCTGTTACCACTGGTTGGAAAGAGATTGATACCATTACTGGAGGTGGACTAGGCAAAAGCGAGCTAGGCGTCGTTATTGCGCCGACAGGTGCAGGAAAGTCTATGGCCCTTGTACACTTGGGCTCCCAAGCGATCAAAGAAGGAAAGACTGTTGTTCATTATACTTTAGAACTGCAGGATACTGTTATCGGCACTCGCTATGATAGCTGTATTACTGGTTATCCTCTTTCTGATATCCGTAATTTTAAAGACGATATCTATGAAGAGATCAAGGAACTCGATGGGGCGTTGATTGTAAAGGAATATCCTACTAAATCAGCTACGACCAATACTATACGCTCTCACCTTGCACGACTTATTAAAAGAGATATCAAGCCCGGGCTTATCATTGTAGACTATGCGGATCTGCTTAAGCCCGTAACCGTGCGCAAAGAAAAGCGCAACGAACTCGAATCAATTTATGAAGAGCTTCGCGCTCTCGCCACAGAATTCAAATGTCCGATTTGGACAGCTTCACAGACTAATCGTTCTGGACTTAACGCTGAAGTCATAACGATGGAACAGATTTCCGAAGCCTTTAACAAGTGTTTCGTTGCTGATTTTATCTTTTCGATCTCGCGCACTATTGAAGATAAACAAAACAACCAAGGCAAAATCTTTATTGCCAAAAACCGTAATGGACCGGATGGCATTATTTATCCTATTTTTATGGATACTTCCAATGTCAAGATTCAAATCCTCCCCAAAGCACAGATGCCGACAATGGCCACCGGAGTTGCAACAAGCCCGGTCGCGTTGGGAGTAAAACAACAACAACAATTGTTGCGAGAAAAATATACAAAATTAAAAAGGAAATAAACAAATGAGAACCGCCGCTAACATCCGCAGATTTAGATTATCCGATGCATTCCTGGAGCCTTATAAAACTAAAGAGGTTCCATGGGGACCTATTGGTTATGTGACTTATAAACGCACCTATTCTCGCCGGCTCAATGAATTTGATCCAGAGTCCACAGGCTCTGAGGAGTGGTGGCAGACATGCAAAAGAGTTATTGAAGGAATGTTTGACATGCAGAAGCAGCACGTATTCTTGCTGGGTCTCGAATGGAACGATGGCAAAGCCCAGCGTACCGCCAAGGACGCCTATGACCGCCTCTTCAGTCTGAAATGGACACCCCCGGGCCGCGGCTTGTGGATGATGGGTACCAAGTTTGTAGAAGAGAAGACTGCCGCAGGACTTTTTAACTGCGCTTTCCGTTCTACTAAAGACCTCTCGCACAAGGGTGGTTATCTCTTTGCGTGGATGATGGATGCATTGATGCTTGGAATTGGTGTAGGGTTCGACACCGAAGGAGCCGGTAGCTTGACGGTCCACGAACCGAGCTATACTAATGATAAGCTCGTTATTGACGATTCTCGTGAAGGATGGGTGGACTCGGTTCATCTATTGCTGGATGGATTTTTCTTTGGCAGCAAAGTACCGAAGTTTGATTATTCGGCTATTCGCCCAGAAGGAGCACTCATCGCTGGTTTCGGTGGTACCTCTAGTGGTGCGGCGCCCCTTAAAGAATTACACCAAAGTTTGATTGAACACTATACCGAGCGGATTGGAGAGCCTATCACATCCGTTGATATTGTAGACACCGAAAACCTCATCGGTCGATGTGTGGTATCGGGCAACGTGCGCCGTTCGGCTGCGCTAGCAATGGGGCGTCACGATGACAGATTATACTTGGAGATGAAAAACGATCAAGAAAAACTGTACCACCATCGATGGGGCTCAAACAACTCTTTTAATGCTGTAGTCGGCATGGACTATAGCTGGCACGCAGAACAAAGTCAGAAGAACGGAGAGCCTGGATATATTTGGCTCGATAATGCTCGTACTCGTGGAAGATTTAAAGACGGCGAGCGACTTGATGACATTAACGTTGCCGGCTTTAACCCATGCGTGGAACAACAACTAGAAGATGCAGAGTTGTGTTGCTTGGTCGAGACATTCCCAGCGATGCATGATAATTTAGAAGACTACTTACGCACATTAAAGATTGCATATTTATACGGAAAGACGATTACTCTTTCAAACACACACTGGCCTGAGACAAACGCCAAGATGCTGAAGAACCGCCGTATTGGCTTGTCCCAATCAGGGGTTGTGCAGGCTTTTAACAAACACGGCCGCCGGCAAATGTATGAATGGTGTGACCGTGGTTACGAATACGTCAGCGAACTAGATGAAGAATATTCCAACTGGCTGTGTATTCCTAAGTCAATTCGTACCACTTCTATTAAGCCCTCTGGAACAGTGTCTCTTCTTAATGGATCGACCCCGGGCATTCATTTTCCGGAGAGCGAACATTATATTCGACGCATTCGCTTTTCTCACACCTCTCAAGTCTTAGACAGACTTAAAGCAGCCGGGTATCATATCGAAGAGGATGCTTACTCTCCCAACACAATGGTTGTGGAGTTTCCCGTGCACGAACCTTATTTTACAAAGAGCAAAAAAGAGGTTACGATGTGGGAGCAGCTTGAAATCGCAGCCCAATACCAACATTATTGGGCCGACAATTCAGTCTCCGTAACTGTGACCTTTAATGAAGAAGAGTCCCTGCAGCTTAAGGATGCTCTGGAAATGTATGAAACGCGCTTGAAAGCGGTTTCATTTTTGAAATATAGTGAAACCGGTTATAAGCAAGCCCCTTATGAATCGATTACTAAAGAAAAATACGAGAAAATGATTAAGAAAATTAAGCCTCTCCAACGCATGGATACCGAGGGAGGCGCAGGAACCAAGTTTTGTACAAATGACACATGTGAAATTTAAAGTGGAGGATATGTGATAAAACCCGTTAATAGATATATTCAGATTACACAGCCTGAATTAGAAACCCAAGCAGAATCTCAGATTTTGTTACCGGCAGACTTTAAGCCGGAAGAAGAACGCTACAAGGTAGTAACCATTGAATCTTGGGCGCCCGATGTTCGCTTCGCCGATCAACTAGAAATACAGTGTCGGGCTGTTGTGGACGCTTCAATGATAGAAGAAATAAAGGTGCAAAATGGACGAATTACTGTTGTTCAAGATAATTATGTTATAGCAATTTTAACTGAATGACAGGAAACACACTTATATGCCCATTGACAAAAACTTTTATAATCAGTCGTCTGCAGCCAATTTGGGGTGGGATCCCTCGTGGTTTACTGAAAAATACTACGATGATAAATTGGTTCGAGCCGTTAAAAAATGGCAAAAGGAGCGAGGTCTCACGCCTGATGGCTTAGTGGGTCCAATGACATTTCGTCGTATTTGGACGGAAAGACAATCAAATATTGATGAGCATAAGCCATCGACGCCAAGCTATTCTAATTATATTGTTTATAATGGAAACTTTATTCCTATTGACTGGGATAAGGTAGTATTGTGGTCGGAGAATGGGGGACTGAAGGCAAAGCCAGGGAGCCACTACGATTACAGTGGTCGACCCGGCCGAGCAATTCGCTATTTTGTTAATCATTGGGATGTCTGCTTAAATTCTCGCGCCTGCCAACAGGTGCTAGACAATCGAGGAATTTCAGTTCATTTTCTAATTGATAATGACGGGACGATTTACCAGACTATTGATATGCAACATGGTTGCTGGCATGCGGGAAGCGAGAGGGCCAACCGGGCGTCGGTGGGGGTAGAGATTTCTAATGCTTATTACCCTAAATATCAAGAGTGGTATGTGCGGAATGGCTACGGAGAACGTCCGATGCTCGAAGGGGTAAGATGCCAAGGAGAGGAGTTGGATTCTTTTATGGGGTTCTACCCAGCCCAAATTAGGGCGCTTAAGCAATTGTGGAAAGCCATTCATCATGGGCTGAACATTCCTTATACTGCGCCCCAGAACCAGTTCAATAATACAGCGAGCAAGTATGTACAGGATGTTAAGTACGGAGATTTTCGTGGCTTTGTAAGTCACTACCACGTTTCTAAGAACAAGATTGATTGTGCAGGCTTAGATATCAAGACTATTCTTGAAGAGGTTGAAGAAGAGGAAGCAACTGGATATAATAGTGCCAGCGCCGTGTGTGAAGATCGTTCATGAATATGAAGAAATAGTAATTGGGAGTAATTTAACCGCAGTTTTATATGCCTTTAGCAATAAGTTGCCCCTTTTTTTCACTCGTCTGCAACAGCCTTTTCGCTTTGATTATTTAGACACGCACCTAGATATCGCTTGTGTGGGAATGGAAAATCGTACTCGCGAGCTTCTTACTCACCATGGCAAGATTAACGTTGGGCTGCCCAAAAAATTGCTTTGGGAGCGATTGTTGTTTATAATTTCCCTGGCAGGCAGGGCGCCCCTAAGCACTCTTTGTCAGAGCATTAGACATAATGGCGAATCTCTGATTTGTTCTAACGAGTACTCAAAAATAGCTGAAGTTAAATTTCAAAAAGCTTATTATTTTGGAGACGATAATTGTTCTGGCTTAGTTAATGAAAAAAGAGTTGCCAATCCTTCATATATGTGCTATGATTGGATAGCATTCAATCGTGGAGGAAAGCATGAAATCGATCTTATCGAAACCACAGACAGCTTTGTCAAGCAAATCTGGTTTTATCCTACAGATCGCGTTGATGGCAACTCTCCTATCAAGGATGCTTGCTTAGTTTCCACGCTCACCAAAGAAGAACTACTAGATTTTGATTACTCCCAAACGATGGCGAGATTTAAGATGATAGCAGAGATGAGAGACAGAGAAATGAGAGGACCGTTTAATGGCTATTCCCCTGCGGGCAATCCGAAATATTATAATTTTAGAACTTCTATCATCGGCCGCGAGACAAGCAAGAAATCGGCGCGCCCACGAGCCTCCCTCTCTACGGTTGAGGTTTCAACCATTCAAGAAGAAACTTTGCTCGAAGATTTACCACAGGCTTGTGTGGGATACGATAGACTTTTAGAGAACTTATGAGCGATGGGCGGCACACACATCTAGCCGGTATTATACCGCTAGCTAACCTGACTACTGATTTTGATCTCCCCACTCCGGAGTGCCTCACGCCTGTGGATCCTGGCTTCACCGCCATCCAAAAAGCAGTGTTTGAATGTGCTGTCGCAGGATGTCAGACCATATGGATTGTGGCCAACGACGATTTGGCACCTTTAGTAAAGAAAGTGGTTGGAGAGTGGACATATGATCCCGTTTATTACTCGCGCTCTCACAGCATCTTTCCCAGCGAGCATCGTAAAGAGATCCCTATATATTATGTGCCTATCCACCCCAAAGATCGCGACCGCCGCGATTCTTATGGATGGTCAGTGCTGCATGGCATTAATTCTGCGTGGAGGGTAGCTAATATTATTTCGCGGTGGGTCGTTCCCGATAAGTATTTTGTCACATTTCCAATGAGTGCGTATAATGTCTATGCCCTCAGAAATTTCCGGGCAAAAATTTCAGATTTTGAAAATAACTTTTTTTTAACTCACAATGGCAAAACTGTAAAGGATAATGAACACTTGGCGTTTACTATGTTTAGTGAAGACTTCATTCACTGCCGTCGCCATGTGAACAAAACTACGACAAGAGAATACTTAAATCCTGGGCCCGATGAAAAATACCCCCAAGAAAAACTACCACTCGCAAAAAGGTGGTCTGCCAGAGGGTTTGACTTCGCTACTATTTTTGAGAAGATTAATGAAAAGAATTCATACAAAATGGACATAGATTGGTATTATGACATTTCCAAATGGTCAGAATATCAAGCCTTTATGGGTTCAGAAAATTTCATACAAAAACCATCAAATAGCTTGACAAAGGCGCATACACATGTTAAATTACCATATAGAGAGGGAGAAATAGATGACGATTAAATTCGTGGGGCTTCACGCCCACAGTGTGGCAGGATCTATCTTTGATGCAATCGGATACCCCGATGCTCATATGGATTTTGCTTTTGAGAACGGGAGCGATGCGTTAGCGCTCACGGACCATGGAAACATGAACGGACTAGCGGGACAGGTTTTGCATGCCAAGAAGATGCAGGCAGAGGGCAAAGACTTTAAACCGATTTTCGGCGTCGAGGCTTACTTCATTCCTTCCATTGAAGAATGGCGAGAAGAATATGAAGCAGCCATGGCCGACAAGAAACGTGCTCGAAGCGCAAAGAAAGACGCAGCTTCGGGTGCAACAGTAGAAGACGAGACCGATAGCAAGAAGGTGCAAGGCTTATTGCGCCGACGTCGCCATCTCATTCTATTGGCTCAAAATCAAACCGGACTTAATAATCTCTTTAAGCTGGTTTCTGAAAGCTATAAGAGCGAGAACTTTTATCGGTATCCGCGCATGGACTACGCACTATTAGAGAAGTATGGTGAAGGCGTTATTGCTGCATCGGCTTGTCTCGGTGGAGTGTATGCCGGAAACTACTGGGAGAATGGTATTTATGATGAAGAGGGCAATCGCACCGGCGTAAACCGCGAAGGAGCGCTCGATGATATGCGCGAGACTACCCGTCGTATGCAAGCAGTCTTTGGAGATCGCTGGTATGGCGAGCTACAGTGGAACAACATTAAAGAACAGCATGAACTTAACCAGCTCATTATTCAGATTTCGGAAGAGTTTGATATGAAGCTGATTTCCACAGCCGACAGCCACTACCCGAACCAGACCGCATGGAAGGATAGGGAGTTATACAAGCGCCTAGGCTGGCTTGGAAAAGGAACTCCATCCTGGGGTGAGGGTGCGGAATTCCCCGAGGGTGTAGAAGAGATTGGATACGAACTGTATCCCAAGAATGGCGATCAAATGTGGGAGAGCTATCAGAACTATTGCAAGAGCAGCGGTTTTGAATATGATGATGCATTAGTGATGAACAGCATCACAGAAACCTACCACATCGCCCACGACCGCATTGAAAGCTTCTTTCCAGATACAACCGTGCGGCTTCCTGACTTTGTGGTGCCGGCTGGTACAACAGCCACCCAGGCTCTGGTCAACTATGCGCTTGAAGGCTTGCGTCTTAAGGGATTACAAAACAACAAAGAATATTTAGCGCGCCTGCGCCGCGAACTTGATGTCATTGATGACCGAGGCTTCTCCAAATATTTCTTGACGATGAAAGCTATCGCTGATGAGGCCACCAAGCAGATGCTTGCTGGTCCTGGGCGAGGGTCAGCCGCTGGTTCGCTGGTTGCCTACGCACTCGGAATTACACAGGTCGATCCGATCAAGTATAACCTTCTGTTCTCGCGCTTTCTGCGTTCAGATGCAACCGACTATCCTGATATCGATTATGATGTATCGGACAGTATGGAATTGAAAGAGAAGTTAGTTGAGATGTGGGGTGAAGATTGTGTAGCCCCGATCTCCAACTGGAACACTTTGCAGTTGAGATCTCTTATCAAAGACATCTCAAAGCTTTATGGTATCCCCTTTACAGAGGTTAACAATGTCACTAGTGTGATGATGAGAGAGGCCACACCCGAGGCCAAGAAGAAGCATGGCATCAAAGCCGGCATCTATGCGCCCACCTGGGAAGAGGTGATGGAGTTTTCCGTCACGCTCCAAGCCTTTCTCCAGAAGTATCCGGAGGTCAAAGCTCGTGTTGAAGGTCTTGTGGGACAAGTACGCTCCTGCTCTCGACATGCAGGTGGTGTTGTCATCGCTGAAGATCTCGACCGTCACATGCCATTGATTAACTCTGGTGGTGTCCGTCAATCTCCCTGGAGTGAGGGGCAGAACGTGCGGCATCTAGAACCGATGGGATTCATTAAATTTGATTTGCTCGGACTCTCGACATTAAAGATGATGGAAGGGTGCATCGAACATATCTTGCGGCGCCATCATGGTGTTGAGGAGCCGACTTTCGATGATATTTTAGACTATTATAATAAGACCATCCATCCCGATGTGATTGACTTTGATGATCTTGAGGTATATAAGAATATCTTTCACCAAGGCAAGTGGGCAGGCGTCTTTCAGTTCACCGAGCAAGGAGCGCAGAGTTTCTGTACGAGAGTAAAGCCAACCAACATCATTGATGTTTCGGCTATTACTTCTATCTTTCGTCCAGGTCCGCTGTCGGCTGGTGTTGACGTTGATTACGTTGAAGCCAAGAACCACCCACAGTATGTATCGTATCTCTCTGATGAGGCTCAAGAAATTACTGAAGAAACTTTTGGCTTTCTTATCTTTCAAGAACAGATTGCGTTGCTAGCTCATAAATTAGGTGGACTTACTCTTGACGAAGGCAATATGCTGCGCAAGGTGCTGACCAAGAAGGGCACCGGCAAGAACAGTGTCAAGGCTAAGCTGCACACCAAGTTTATCAAGGGATGCGCGGCCAAGAAAATTCACCGAGACAAGGCTGAAGATCTCTGGAACAAGTTTGAGTATTTCTCTGGCTATGGTTTCAACAAGTCGCACGCAGTTAGTTATAGCATTATCTCTTATCAGTGTGCGTGGCTGTGGAATTATTATCCTTCTGAGTGGATGGCTGCGTTCTTGGACAAAGAGCCTGAGACCAGAAAAGAAAAGGCAATCAACATCGCCAAGAAATATGGTTTTAAGATTGCACCACTGGATATCAACAAGTCCGGCACAGTATGGGAGATCAGTGACGATGGTAAGACTCTTATTCAGCCTCTGACTTCTATCAAGGGTCTAGGCATGGCCGCCATCGAACAGATTCTTGACCATCGACCCTTTAAGAACGCGGAAGATCTCTTGTTCCGAGAAGGTATATCATACAGCAAATTCAACAAGAAAGCTTTGGATGCGCTAGCACGAGGTGGAGCTTTAGATGATATTATCGATGATAGATTCACAGGACGCAAGCATTTTTGGTCTGCATGTGTGGTAGAGCGCCCCAAGAACCTGAAGAAGCTGCTAGAGAACATCGAAACCTATCGACCCGAAGGCGATTTCAGCGAAGAGGAGATCATTCAGTTTAAAACAGAGCTTACGGGAGTGTTCCCCATTAACCTTGTGATTAAAGCGGAGACAGTCGAGAAGCTCCAAGAAAAGTTTATCCCACCAATCTCCGAGTTTGATACAGCTTTAGAAGTGTGTTGGTTTATTCCACGCAAAATCATTCCTAAGAAAACAAAAAATGGAAAACTTTATTGGATTGTGGAAACAATTGATTCGAATAATGAACTCACAAAGATCCGGTGTTGGGGCGTAAAACCCGAGAAAGATACTATCTTTTTGAACAGACCGTATATGGCCAAATTGCGCTATGATGAACAATGGGGATTTTCTACTTACGCAATTGGGAAGACTTTCAGATTGTTGGGCTAGTTAGTAATATGAACGTCATCAAAAACTTCAGTCCTCTTCTTAAAGACAAAGAGTTTATTGAGGATTTGCCTGTTGTCATTCGCGTGAGAAAGTTTGACGAAGCCGCCGCCAAAGAATTTTCAGCGGCAGTATCTAAAGCTCAAAATACCGGACAACCCATATTGCCGGTCGTAATTGATAGTTATGGTGGACAAGTATACAGTTTGATGTCGATGATTTCAGATATTAGTGCCTCTCGGATCCCGGTGGCTACGATTGTGCAGGGGAAAGCCATGTCGTGCGGAGCTATTCTCTTTAGCTTTGGTGCCCAAGGTCACCGCTATATGGACCCGGACGCAACAATAATGATTCATGATGTAAGCTCGATGAGTTGGGGCAAAGTAGAAGAGATTAAAGCTTCTGCTGAAGAAACCGAGAGATTAAATCAAAAGGTTTATAAGATGATGGCCATGAATTGTGGACATCACCAGGATTACTTTCTCGACATTATTCATGAAAAAGGCCATGCCGACTGGTTTCTAGAAGCAGACGAATGCCTCAAACATAATTTAACTAATCACACTCATGTGCCCGAATTAAGAATCGAAGCACGCGTCAAATTTAAATTTGAGTAGGAACACCCGACTACTTATAGACGGAGGTGCTTGATGTGTCCACTAGTCATGTCGAATGGAAGAGGCAGGTTAATACTTTACGCTTTTTATATCGAGAATTAGAATTAGTCGAAGAGATGATCGAGGAAGCAACCCCGGCTTTTTTACAATACTATCGGGATTTTTGCAAGAGACACCATATTACACCCGAGAATGGACCTCCCGGGACGGAGCCCGCTCCCGAAAATCCAGAAGAAATTATGGGCGCTCTCGCGCCTATATCCGGCTCTATGACACCTCCTAAAGAATATTTTAATGATGAATTTGGAAACTGGCACTTAAAAGAAACGCCCCAAAAGCCGGAAGAGGCTGAAGCGCACAAGGTGTTTACCAAGATTTTTAAAAAAATTGCTTACCATCTACATCCTGATCGTGCACCACCCACTTTAAGTGCAGCAGAAGAAGAAAGACGCTTGAAAATGTTTAAAAAGACATTAGAAGCTTTAGAAAATAAACAATATTTTCGACTGATGATTATCGCTGAAAAGTTCGATATCGAAACTCCAGAGCTAAACGAAGAACAGCAAAAGTGGCTCAAGCACGAAATTGTAACGGCGCGTGCCAGTCTTGGGAGCCTCCAAGGCACCTATAATTATCACTTTTCTCAATGTAAAACTGACGACCAAAAAGAACAACTAATGAAAAGCTTTGTCTCACAAAATTTTGGCATTCAGGTAGAAAAAAACACTTGACGTACTCAATTGGATCTGTTATATTATATAAGTAACACAGGAGGTAAGTGTGGCCAATTCACACGAAGAGAAGAAGAGATATGTCAAGGAGTATATTCGCTCCCTGGCAGCAATTGAAGAGGCGATGGAACCCTACAAGGATCAACGCCGCGATCTGCGGGCAGAGTACCGCGAGAACAGTTGGTTGAATACCGACGAGATTAGAGCAGCAGTAAAGGCATACCGTCTTTATAAAGGAAAGTTTAACATCGATGAAGTGGTGGAGAATTTTGAAATGATTAGTGGAGGGTCAAGAGCTAATGAATAAAACAGTACAAAAAGTAATGTTCTCTAGTAAAACAGGAGACTGGTCAACCCCTCAAGATTTTTTTGACAAACTAAATTGGAGATTTGGGCCTTTTGATTTGGACCCTTGCGCCACCCCCCACAATACAAAGTGCGCTAATTTCTATACCCCCACGGAGAACGGACTGGAAAAGAGTTGGCAAGGACATACAGTGTTTGTTAACCCCCCTTATGGCCGTGGTATTGAAGCGTGGATTAAGAAGGGCTATGAAGAAGCGCAAGACACCGACACCAAAGTAGTAATGTTGATTCCTGCGCGCACCGATACAAAATATTGGCACGACTATGTAATGAAGGCAGAAATGGTCTTCTTCATTAAAGGGCGCCTTAAGTTTGGAGACAGTGAAAACAGCGCACCATTTCCTTCAGCGGTCGTAGTCTTTAGCAGGCGCCCTAAAGGATGGGGATGTACACCGGGAATGGGGGCGCTCACCCGATGAATAGAAAGCAGCGCCGCCGCAAGGAAAAGATGAAGAAAAAGTTATCTCCAGAAGAACAAAATCTTTCGGAAAAAATTTCTCTTTTCAATCAGCTTGCCGAAGAGTGTTTAGCTTGCACTAAGCCGTTTGACAAGCAGGATAAGGCTATGGTACAATCATGGAATGTCGTAGTGCGAGAAGACAAAGACCCACCCGTCCGTCTTTATTGTCCCGATTGTTGGGAGAGAGCCCAAACTATTGCTAAACAATATTTAGAAGAACACAAGGAGCAAGCAAATGAGAGTGACTAGGTTATCAAAGGGAGCACTTACTAATCTTTTACAGGGTAAAACTTCTGTCCCTACTACATGTGTGGTTAAGTTTTATTCGAATGGGTGTCATTACTGCCACAAGCTTAAAGAGTATTACGAGAAAATCGCGGAAGAACATGGAGATTTGCATTTTTTTGCATTCAATATTCAAGATGCAACAGGCATTGAAAATGAATTGGGCTTCAAAGGAGTGCCGACTATAATTAAAGTTAACACCAATAGTGGCACGCCACAAATTGAGATTATTGATGAGCCTCATACTCCTAATGAGTATACTTATTATACGTCTACGGACATTAAAAACTTTATCAACGGAGAACACCCAGAATGAATAAATCTATTTACCAAGCTTTATGGTACAACGTAGTAGCAGAAGCCTCAACAGTGGAGTCGGCCCTCGCCTATCGCATGCGCGCAGAAGAGATAAGCTCTGAAACAGTTCAAGAGTGCAAAGAAATGCTAATGCACTTAGTTAATTTAAAGGCGGCACGTCACGAAATAGAGACAACATATAAGCCTCAATACCTGGCACCGACGCCGCAAGAGGCAACCAAGGCGCAGACTGACGCTCAATGGGAACAATTGATTACCAAGGTAAACAAAATTGAAGCACACCTCGACCCCCGCGCTTCCAAGCGTACAGATCCGCCGACTCACGACGAATTAATGGAGCGCTCCACTTCTTATCGAGAGAGTCAAGGCGCCATCGCTATGGGAACTGTAGTTGAGGCAAAAGAGGAATTTGATGAAGAATAAAGAAGCGCTTTCCTATGATGATGTATTGCTTAAACCGCAATATTCTGATATCACGTCACGAACCGAAATTGATTTAAGCAGCGATTTAAAAGACGGATTCATATTACGGACCCCTATATTGGGCGCGCCAATGGATACTATTTCGCAAGCTGCCATGGCGACAGCATTAGGAAGAGAGGGCGCTAGCGCCGTTATTCATCGCTATAACCCTATTGAAGCTCAAGCACGTTTTGTGCGAATGGCGCGCGACGTAGGAGGGGACATTAACGTTGGCGCCGCGGTAGGGGTAACTGGAGATTATCTTGAACGGGCAGCGACAGTAGTAGAACACGGCGCCACCTATTTATGTGTGGACGTTGCACATGGCCACCATTGCTTAATGAAAGGCGCGCTGCATGCACTGAGAGAAAAATTTCCCGACTTGCATATTATGGCGGGCAACATCGCGACTCTTGAGGGGCTTAATGATTTAGCTGACTGGGGTGCGAGTTCTGTTCGATGTAACATTGGTGGGGGCTCTATCTGCTCCACGCGCATTCAAACCGGGCATGGCATGCCGGGTCTTCAAACCATTTTTGACTGCGCTCAAACCGACAGGGACGTGGCAATCATTGCCGATGGAGGCATTCGCAACTCAGGCGATATTGTTAAAGCACTAGCCGCCGGAGCAGACGCAGTGATGTGTGGCTCTCTCTTAGCCGGCACCACGGAGGCCCCAGGCCAAGTATTGCGTGATTCCGATGGAAGCGTTTGGAAATCCTATCGAGGAATGGCCAGCAAAGAGGCCCAAACAGAATGGAAAGGAAAGTATGCATCCTTTGAGGGAGTCGCCACGCGTGTACCCTACCAAGGAAAAGTGGCCGATGTGCTAGCAGACTTAACACGAGGAATACGCTCCGGACTATCTTATAGTGGTGCAAGATCAATCGAAGAACTTCAGGCTAAAGCAGAGTTTATATTGCAGACTTCATCTGGAGTATCTGAAAGCGGTACTCATATTTTAACGAGGAAATGGTAATGCCTAATATCTCAAAAGAAGAAGTTAAAGAAATAGCTTTGTCAATGGTGCGCCCTGTTTTCTGGCTCCTGGTTGGGGTCTTAGCATATGCAGGGCTCGTCCAATGGGTTGGAGGATAAATGGCAATCGATTATGGCAATTTGACAAAGCGTGTGGTCTTCACAGAAAACGATCATCGTCACGCAAAGTTATTGTTGCGGCTGCAGCAAGACGGATTAACTCAAGCTGCATTCTTTCGTCACCTTATCACTGCCTATATCGAAGGCGACGAGCGCATCGTAGATTATATTGATAATGTAAAGAATCAATCTAAGGCGCGCAAGGTCAAAACTAAAAGGTTGCGAGAACAAGGAAAACAACTACTGACCGATGCCGGATTTTCCGACCAGCAATTGCACGACCTTTTCGACATCATTGCTGAAGAGCATCCAGACCTATAAAAAGTCGTTTTTTTGGACTTTATCTCAACACACAACTATTTATTTTTGAGTTAGCATATATATGCTCAAGGAGAAAACTAAATGGCTCGTAAAAAACTGTTAACAGAAGGCGAGGTTAGGCAATTTATGAAGCTTGCTAACCTTGGACCTTTAAGTGAGAATTATTTCTCAAATAACCCTCTCGAAGAAGAGGAACTGGAAGATGAGTTAGAAGCTACCGAAGATGAACTCGGTGCTGAAGATCATTTTGCCGACGAAGAAGCTGACGAATTGGATGCTCTTGGTGACGAAGGCGGTGACGCAGATAATGAAGCGTTACTGGCTCGCGTTGTTCAAGCTGTAGCAGCTGAATTAGGAGTGGAAGTAGATGTTGAAGGCGCCGACGCTGAAGGGGGTGAAGAACTCGAAGTCGACGCAGAATTAGAAGAGCCCCTCCCCGGTGGCGATGAACTTGAAATGGGCGCGGAAGAGGAACTAGAACTTCCCGGTGGCCGTGACATGTATCAAGAAACGCAAGGCGCCGATGACCGCGAAGATGAGCACCTTGGAGCCGAAGACGGCGCCGAGAGCGGCAAGAAGCAAAGCGAGAAGGATCGCCGCAAGGAAATGCGTGGCGCCCGTCGAGCAGCCGGTGAGTCTGGAGACCCTGTAGCCACCCAAGAAGGCCAAGAAGTCGACGAGGCCATGGCTTCCGGAGGTTCCGGCGGTGCTTTCAAGAGCCAACGTGCGCAGAGTACACGACAACGCCATGGCGGCGGACTTGGTCGCGACAAATGCTATGACGCCGATGGAAATCGTGTTGAATGTGACGGTTCTCAGGGTGAAGTTGCTAAGCGCCAAGCTGCAGAAGCGGTTGAAATCGACCAAGATGCCATCGTGGCAGAGGTCGCCCGTCGAGTGGCAGAGCGCTTAAGCGCAGCTAAGAAGAATGAAGAGATGGCCGATCAGTTAGCTGAGCGTATCTTTCAACGCTTGACCGCAAAATAGTACTTGACAAAAACCTTACGAGCAGTTATATTAACCACTGAGACCACAAAAGGTTTTAGTGGTTAATTTACTTAGGAGCACTGTGTGGAATGGGCGCTGTTTACATTAATGTTTATCTTCGGGTATATTACTTGTAAGATATTCTATTTTATCAAAGCTACGCGCGCATCCGTGTTATTGTTGAAAGCGGCGCAGTTAGTATCGTTAGGTCTTCTTGCACGTGCAATGGAAGATTTTTATTACGCTAAAATCTATCGAATGGAAAAGATGATCGAGTCCCAAGAGTCTGATCACAATATTAGCGCCTTCTCTTATCGGATGGAAGAAGAGCTAGCTGCCTATAAAAAGAAATCGGTTCAAGGACTTGTTGAGCTTCATCCCTCTTTTTTTAAAGAAATTGTAGAGTTTGATGATTGGGCGTCTGGAATGGAGTATCTTAAAAAGAATGAAGAAGTAGTTCGCGCATTTTTTAGTAGGAGAGAAGATGATTAATCGTATTAAAGAAGCTATTGGAGCTTTTGTAACCGAAGAAGAAAAACCGGAAGAAGACGCAGCACGCATCGTAATTGTAGATCCTGCCGCTTTGCAGGCTGCAGCCAAGGAAGATGAACCAGCGGCTCATTTGTTAGGGCTTTTCGCTGCCGTAGAAGAAGAAAAAATTGCAGAAGTAATCCATGCTCTCTTGGTAGTAGTGGAAAATGAACACAAGAAAGAAAAAGAAGCCCGCATCCCTGTAGATTTTTATCTTTCTACTTATGGCGGATCCGCTGACGATATGTTTGCCCTCTATGATATAATGCGGCTTGTACGTGATGACATCACTATTCGGACGGTAGGAGTAGGGAAGGTTATGTCCGCGGGAGTACTCCTTCTGGCGGCCGGCACAAAAGGACAACGAAGTATCGCTAAGAACTGTCGTATTATGATTCATTCCGTAATCGGAGGCAACCAAGGCGACCTTCATAATATGTTGAATGAGATGGAGGCTATTGAACAACTACAACAAATGTTCATAGATTGTTTAGTAACGGAAACAAAAATGACAAAAACTAGGTTGAAAAAAATGCTAGATCGTAAAGTTAATGTCTATTTATCAGCAGAAGAAGCAGTCGAATTGGGTATTGCTGACGTCATTATTTAAGGAAACATACATTATGGATTTGCGCGAGATCTTAAGAGAAGAATACGAAAAGAATATAAAAGAGCTTATGGATCCCAGTGCACTTTTGAAATTAATTGAAGAAGCAATGGAAACGTCGTTTCAACTGGATGAAAAAGCCGAAGCTGCAGCCGGCGTTTCCTTTGACCCCCAACAGATGTTGCTTCGAATGATTCCAGATATCGCAGTATCCGAAATTGGGTGGTCGGACGTGCGCTCTGTAGAGGATGAAGCAGGACACGCCGAAGTAGTATCAGGACCACAGCGTAAGCTGCTGGAAGATTATCTTGCGAATATCGCCGGCGGCAGCTTTGAAGAGCGGATCGCCTCTATCTCTAGCTTTTATGAGAGAGGATCGGCAGAGTTGCAGGAAGGAACTAATGACCGTATTCAACTTATTACTAATGCAATCTCTTATTTGGTATTCTACAAAACTCTAACGAAGATTGTTACCAACTTTAATGCCTCCTCTGCTGGCTTCAGCTTCGAATCCTTTTTAGCAACGTTGGTAAGCGGTGAGCAAGTGCCGGCCAATACCGGCACAATTGCCGATTACATTGACCGGTCAACAGGTAAAGATATTCCCGTGAGCTTAAAGCTCTACAAAGAAGGACAATTGGAAGTGGGAGGAAGCTATACCGATCTTGTCAATGACCTTGTTGATCCCACTAAGTGGCCGGGATTCCCAAGCAAGATGCGCTATGTTGTATGCACCAAAAACCTTCAAGGCGAAGGTCTAGAGCAACAGGGACAGATTAACGTTTATCAATGGGATTTTACACTCGACAACGTAATGGATATTCTTGCTATCACTAAAGACTCATCCAGCAAGAACATTATGCTTCCCCGCCAAGTGGTGTCGGCCCTCTTAGCGGGGCAACAGAGTGGCACAGATGTGGAACTCCCCGAGCGTTCTCCTGCACCTACCGCTGACGATCTTGGAAGGCTCTTCGTCGATTACCTTATAACTAATTTAGAGGAGATTGAGTATATTGAAAATGCTGCCGAGGTAGGGAAGGAAATAGGTGATGCTCTCAACTGGGCCCAAGACGATGAACTTTTTAATAAGAATAAAACACGAGGAGTGGGTGGTCTTAATGCAGCTTACGTAAAAAATTGGGTGACGAAGAATATTACTAATGAAAAAGCCATTCGAGACCAGATCAAAAACGCCATTGTTAATGCGAACGTAGCTGTGGTAGCTTCTCAAAAAGCTAGTGCTCGGAAAGACGCGCGTAATATGGAAATCCAACGAATGCGAGAAGCAGGTGAGTTTTTAAATCCCGAAGAATCAGCGATTGAATATAAAAAGCTGGGCCCACGCCAAAAAGCCATGGCGCTCAAGAATTCATATGGAGTATTGCAGACCGGACACTTTGCGCTTAACAACACCCAGTCTTTGATGTCCGAGCAGCCGGTCAATGCAGAAGCCCTAGGCTCTATTAAGGTGGGTACCAAATATGTAGCCGAAGCGCTCAACCAAGTGCGAGACATTCTTAATGAAGAAGTATACGAAATCTTTGAATCATTAAAGATCTTGTCTGACAGCTTAAACTCGTTCTTTGCAAATGGGCTGAAAGATGACACCCTGGCCAAGACCTCCATTGATAATGCCGAGAACATTCAAACAAAAGAAATCTTACAGCCCGATGAATAAAAAGCTTGACATCGCATACGTAGGCGGTTATAATATAAATAAAGCAGAGGTGCACATTGAGCAGAGCTTATGATAGCCAGCGAGAATTACAACAGAAGATTATGAATGGCGTTAATACGCTAGCAGATAACGTGGCGTCGACGCTGGGGCCGCGCGGAAGAAATGTCCTTTTACAAGAAAAAGGTCAGATGCCTTTTATTACGAAAGACGGAGTAACAGTGGCTCATTTTGTAGCACTGGACGATCCATTCGAAAATGCCGCAGCCCAAGTTATCAAACAGGCTGCAATTCAAACTAACACAGATGCGGGGGATGGTACCACCACAGCTACCGTTCTGGCTCGCGCAATTTTACGAGAAGCCCAGCGCTATATTGCTACCGGCGTTTCTCCTATCGAACTACAAAGGGGGATTGAAATTGGTGTACGAGAAATTACAGAAAATCTTAGAGAGATGTCACGGCCAGTGGCCAGCACAGAAGATATTGCACACATTGCTACGATATCAGCCAACAATGATACTACAATTGGAGAGCTTATTGCTCTTGCTGTGGATCGGGTGGGGCAAGATGGGTCTATTACGATAGAAGAATCTCGCTCTTTGGAAACGTCACTAGATATCACCGAGGGGTTTCGCTTCACGTCGGGTTATTGTGCTAGCGCATTTGTGACCGACGAACGGCGCGCGATGCTGCAATATGAAGAGCCCTTGATCTTAGTGACTGATCATAAAATATCAGCAGTTGAATCAGTCCTTCCGTTGCTGGAACTAGTGGCACGGGAGGGTCGACCCCTCGTTATTATAGCTGAAGAAATAGAAGGACAGGCTCTCGCCGCGATGATTATGAACGCCATGCGCGGCACGCTTAAAATTGCTGCCGTCAAGGCGCCTGATTATGGGGAACAACGACGCAACACTTTGAGCGACTTGGCTCTTTCCATAGGAGCTACCTTTATCACCCGAGAAAGCGGCGTAAAACTTCCTGATGTTAAACTCCAACATTTAGGATCGGCTAGTTCCATTGAATGTACTAAATACAATACAACGGTTATTGGAGGGAATGCTAATTTTGAAGAGGTGGAGGCTCGAATCGAAAGCCTTAAAGAACTAGTTAAGACGACCGAATCACTACAAGAAGCTGAAAGTATTCAGAGTAGAATAGTAAGACTAGCTTCAGGGGTAGGGGTTATTCGTGTCGGAGGAGCCACAGAGGTTGATATGACTGAAAAGAAACATCGCATTGAAGATGCCTTAGAGGCGGTGAGATCTGCACAAGAGGAAGGGATTGTGACAGGCGGGGGTACCGCGCTCCTCCGAGCTACCAAAACATTAAACTTTTCAGAACTGGACAATAGCGATCAAGCACTTGGCATCGCCATTGTCAAGGAGGCATGCAAAGAGCCGATTCGACAAATGGCTTTAAATGCCGGCGCCTCTGCCGATCTAGTATTAGAACAGGTAAGCGCCACGGAAGGGAATCAAGGATGGGACTTTCGCCGCGGCGAATTAATAGACTTATATGAAAATGGAGTAATCGATCCCGTGAAGGTCACGCGCACTGCGTTGCAAAACGCCGCTAGCTGCGCGGGCACCTTAATCACTACTAATTTCGGGATCATACAAACGGAGTAAAAAAATGAAAGAAGGCGATTTATGTTACATACCACAGGCGGTTCAGTTATTTGATCAACAAGACCCGTATGTTATAACAACACAAAAACCAATAGCAGCTATCTACCTGGGGGATAAGCATCCCCGCCATGCTTTGCTGTGGGTAAAGGGTCGAGAAATGTTAGCGCAGAGTCGACATGTTTATCCCATGGAGGAACGATGTTAATTAAACTCACGGAAGTGTGCGCCAATGGGGCCGTTACTACGAGCCAGCGTTATACATTGCGAGAAGTATTGGTGAACCCTGAACACGTTATTATGATTCGAGAAGAATCTTCTATGCGTCAACTGCACGAAGAGGGCTTGGTGCATGCTGGCTTGGACCGTAACCATAGATTTTCTAAACTTACAATTAATCGAGGTCATAACGGGACTGACATCGTAGTAATTGGAGCCCCAGAGTTTGTAGAAGAACAATTAAAATCTACCAAGCAATTATTAAGAGGATAACATGAGAGTTAATATACAATATTCGATTGACACGGAAGAACTGCCGGAAATAACTGGGACACTGATTAAAAAGGCAATTGAGTCTATAGATATGGACTCTCTAGAGAAATTAAGCCAGCCCTATGAATTGTTAAGTTTAGAAACTGCCGAAACTATTGATGCTTTGCGTCAAGCGTTGGCCACTACTGATGCTTTATTACAGGATGCTCACAATATTATTATGGGATGGGTAAGATATAAGAGTACCCCTCCCGTTGCCGAGAATGACGCCCCTTCGGTCATCGCACCAGAAGAACTACAGGCCAAATTAGCCGCTTTTAAAACATCTTTAGATGCACAGCAGGCCAATGAAGCCGCTGATTAGATATAAAAATGGCAATTTTAAGTGCATCTCAGTAATTAAGGATTTAATCCCGCCGGGGAGCATTGTTCACTCCCATTTGTTATACAATGGGCAGATTGAGCTAGCGCTAGCCAGCGAGATGCGTTTTGTATGCGCACATACTACCCAATACGTTGTATATGAATTTTGGAAATGCGCGATGGACAACCCACAGCGTATGCACGACATTATTACCGCCGGCACACTTAAATTTGATAATGAAAATATGCTGGCGCTGCTTCAGGAGTCGTGGACTTCTTTTGCCGATCCTTATGTGCGCGCCAGCTTATTTTTTATACTAAGTAAATGCACTGATGAAGGATTGATCTCTTCGGGGAAACTAACAAACCGGCGACTTAGCCCGCTGAGTCTTGCACATTTAAAAAAATTTCGTCCTACTAATTTTCACGTCTCTTTGGATTCTTCTTCCGGGCCTTTCGACAAGATACCGCCTGTTGAGGATACAGATTATCTCTTATGTCCGGTGGGACAATTTAATTATAATATGCTCGACGAGGCAAAAAGCTTGGGCCCCGAGACCACGTTAGTCAAGCATGTACAATTGGCAGAATACTTACAAACTTTAGACCAGCGCTGGGTTGTGGTCTATAAATATCACCCTAGCCTTCTTGAGTTATACAAAGGCTCTCACATTATTCAGTGTGATCATTATGGAGAAAAAACAATGAGGCAAAAGAAGACAGCAGAGGTGATCTTTGCCAACTTTTAATATAATGGCAGGCATAGGACTCTTCATCCTGGGACATATTTTTGCGTGGTTTCAGCTTAACTCTCAATTTGTGTGGGAGTGGTGGCGCGACAAGCCCTTAGTAGCTGTAGGGATTTATTCAATGCCCGTGGGAACGTGCTTTTGGTATGCAACCAAATTAATTGTGGACGAAACAGGGGCCGCATGGTCGTCGCGATTTCTGGGCTTTGCTGCATCTTACTTTGTGTTTCCATTATTAACCTATGCGCTCTTAAACGAAAGCATGTTCACACCGAAGACATTAACGTGTATCTTCTTGTCATGCCTAATTATAGCAGTCCAACTCTTTTGGAAGTAATGTAAAATAACCAACTATTTATAATGTTGAGGTAAAAATTATATGAGTTACGCAACCGATAAATGGTTCAACTATCTACGCAACGACGTATTAACAGAGGGCGTGCGGGACATCGGACTTCCCGAAGTGGTCATCGACCGCATCGAAAGCACCCTCCCAGACGTATCCGAGAAAACTAAAACTTGGATGGGACACCAGTGGAAGGACACGTCCGCCAACAACTTAAATCACTTCACAGGAATGGTACGCTTAACAAATCGAGAAGGCGTTGACCCCGAGGGGCGCGCCGTATCGGACTTCATGGTTCGTCTCCTTAACATCCTTACGGACTATTCTAGTAAGGGTGAACCAGGGTGGAAAGAACTTTCCCCTGAAGAGGCCGAGGAGAACGCCAAGAAGGTACGTTATGTGCTGACCAACCTAGCAGGGCCCGAAGGGATCGTTGCTAAAAAGCCTTTCGGCGCATGGAAGCGAGGCTTTGATAAAGCACTTAAAAATCTCAGCAAGTTAGGGGTTCATAGCGAAATAGTAGGAAAGGTTAAAACGCAATTGTATGCGCTCTTTACTCAAACCTTTGAGATGTTCTATCGTCAATATAGCGACGTGTTCCAACTGCTTAATCTGGATCCCACCAACTTTGAATACATCAAGAGTGATACTATAGACGAAGCCGGCCGTACTGCTGTAGAATACCTTGAACAGCGCGAAGATCCCGACCAAATCCTTCACACGTTTGACGACGGCTCTTATTGGTATGATCTTCAAACCTCTAACTGCTCTATAGAAGCGGAGCGCATGGCTCACTGTGGAGACGCAGACTATAATAATACGATGATTTCTCTTCGTAAGAAAGGGAAAAGACAAAAGCATTCTAAGTCTTATGTGACCGTAGAATACGGAAACCATAGCGACACTATCTATCAGATTAAAGGACGTGCGAACTCTGTGCCCCCTGAAGAAACATGGCCCCACATCGCATGGCTGGTGGACAATCTCGGCGTGGACAGCATCGCAGAAAGCGGCGAGCATTCCAGCGAATACTTTGACGAATTGCTGGATTATCTGCGCAGCCACACTAATGCCACAATCGACGGCGGCTTTGAAGCCCGTCAGGAAGCAATGCAAGAAGAATTAGATGAGATTCTCCGCGCTCATGACGGCAATGAAGGTTATGACGTCTGGGCCGAGGTCTACGATGAAGACATCGGAGAGGGCCAAGTTTATTATTCGGGCGGCGGTAGCATGTCCCTCCAGATTAATCTCGGTTGGCCCGCGATGAAAAGCGTCGAGGGCGAATACGTGCCGATGGATCTGGAAGGAAACGAACTTTCAGATATTGAGCGCATCCCCACCGATAATAATTGGACCGCCGCCAATGACTTTCTTGCTGAAGCCGGCATTAAAGACTGGGGCTATGAATTGCCCGGAGAAGAAGAAGAATTTGAATACCGGGTAGAAATGTTAGAGGGGCACGATCCTGCTTGGGAGATGGGTGATGATGACCCCCCGCGCACCGCACACATCACCATTGAAGTGCAGACGCGCCAGGAAACTTCTGACGACGCTAGCGCTTTCGATTACTTTGCTAGCGAAATGGAAGGCCATGCTGAAGAGATTAGCGCGACCCAACAGAAGCTACGCACTAAAATGGTGGAAGAAGGTTTCGCCGTCAAGAATGCTTTTGATGCAGGACGCACCGAGATCGGAGAGCTTGAAGGAGAGCTACAGAACTGGCAGGTTTATAATGAAGGCGGGGAAATTGAATTCTGGTTTAACCCAGAGGTTAATGATGAGGGTGGGCGCTATACAATTATCCCCTCCGGTGTCGAGTTTCCCGTTGAGGTATTCTACTACACCGACCCGAGCTTCCGCGACGTGCGAAAGCAATTTCAATATGTATGGCCGCATGCCCGAGGATCGCACGCAGGAATGGGGAAAGTAAACTTTAGCGGCGATAAGCTCAACCAAATGATGGCGCAACAGCTTGGTGCCCAAGATGCTATGGGACAACGTGCGCAACAAAAAGGACAAACTCAATTAGATTTTGGCCCTGAATACGCATGGCAACCGACACCGTTAGAACTTGCTCGCGACATGGAGTTTATAGTTATTCCGCAGGTTAATTATTTCAGCGACAGCCAGGGCATTAGCGACGTTACCATTTCCTATCGCCTCACCCTTCGCGTCGATCCTAACGACAACGCAGAAGAGATCGGCAAAACAATAAACATGGTCAAGTATCTGAACAAAAACCCCGAGCAGGTTCAAGAGGCAGCCCACGAAATTATCCAGTTTTCGGTTGAGCCTACCCTTGAAAAGGCCGAGACGATGAAGAAAGATATGTTGGATGGCTCGCTAGCCACGACTCTGATAAGAGCCATTAATAGGCGATATGGGCAACAGGCCCACGATGGCAACAACGAAGCAGAGAAGGTGACACTGCTGGCAAGCTGGGCCCAGAAAAACTGGGGCGACATGACCGCCGTCGAGAGAACCGCTGTCATTAATACCTATCTTTATCCTGCTAGCCAAGGAGCTTTGAACCTTCACATTCTGGACCTTACAGATATGGACAATCTTTCTCATATCGATCAGCTTGGCATGCCTGCCGGTTGGGAAAGCGACGTAAGGGAAGAGTTGCGATATCGCGGCGCGGGCCAAATGGTGCGCAACAACTATAAGTGGGCCGGAGGCGCCATGGCACAAGATGTGGAAATCAACGAGCCCGAAGATCTGTCGGAAGAGTTGGCCCCTTGGATTGAAACCCCGGAGAGGTATGAAGAGAATCAACTTGGTCGAGTAGAAAAGTTACTAGAGAAATTGCGAGATCCTACCCACGATTTGCGCATCTATAATGTACGCGTCGGTTGCAACTTGATTGACCGCGTTGGTGGAACAGATGCCGAAATTGCCGCTGAAATCCGGGGGATTGATGGGGTCACGACAGTGCGACCTATTGCCGACAGCAAGCGTGAGATCACACCAACAGAAACGTATGTGTTGTTCGACATTAAGTTTGAACTGGTGGGAAGCCAGAGTCGCGTTGAATATAGAGAAGCGATTTTGATTCCGCAGATGCGCCTTATTGATGGTATAAAAATTATTAACTGGAGCGCTATTCACAAGACCAACATTCAAGGAACGGTGCGCACGGTACGAGAGGCAGCACAGAACCTCTCCGAATATGGATTTGGCGCTAATACAGGCGCTAGTTTTGGAGGCGTAGCTAAAAATTTGGGTAGCGTTCGCTTCAACCCTTCGGCGGCGCGCCCCACTCCGACGCCTACCTTGGATGTTATTGTGCAGGATTGGGCGGAAGGAGGAGTACAGGCATATGACTTTCCTACCAACACTAATGATATGCGTTATCATACTATGATGCCTGTATCAGAACTCTGGCATCATCGTTCCGGCTATAGTCGCCACCCCAAGGATATTTTTGATGTGAAATATGGTCATTTTAATGCGGTATATCAGCGCTTAAAGGATCAATTAGAAGATCCCAAAGCCTACCACGAGTTTATAAAAGATGGGGCCCATGGACCAGTTTATGTGGCTATTGGAAAGAATGGGAGAGTAAAGATAACTGGAAATGAGGATCTAGTGTGGTTCGCTAAAAAAGCGGGTCTTGAAGAGCTACCAGTTTTTCTTAGTTATCAACGACAAGTGTAGGTCTTATTTATGGTGCGTAAAATATTACGACAAACAACAAAATTGATTCTTATAGCAGCCCTCACCATAGCTGCGATTATAGGAGCTTACACTAGCGCAACGAAATCTGTACAGTTTCCTACAGAAGAAGAAATTACCAGCCTCACCAATGTAGGCCGCTCACTTTCGGCGGGGGAATCGCTAGCGGTCGTTCGTTCTCGTCAAAGTGCAGTGCAGGTGATGTCATTAGATTTAAATGACGGTGGCATTTCCGCTTCTAGCGGAACTTATGTTAAATATAAAGGAAAATACTTTGTTCTTACCACTTCCCACGGGGTAGGGGAAGCGTGCCCGCTTACCCAAATCATAGCAGACGATGTATTGTATGACTGTGTTGCGTATGCTTTGCGCGATCCTCAAACTGACTATATTATTATTCAGATAAATAAGATACCAGGACGTCTCCCGGTAGAGTTACCTGTCCATGCTCCCCATTCTCACGAATGGCAACGAGATATATCCACTCAAACTACCACTTTCTATACTGGATATCCCAACGAAGGTGGCCCTTATACTTTTGATGGAAAGATTGTAGGCTACAAGGAAGGAGAAGCGCTCTTTGTAGATTCTTATGGATGGAGTGGATCTTCGGGATCAGGAGTTTTTTCGGACAATGGAAAGCTCATCGGATACGTTATGGCGTTGGAAGTGGGAGAGACTTATTTCGGAAGACAAGTTTTAGAGAACTTTATCTGGGTTGTTCCACTATTTAAAGTAGATTGGATAGCAGCCGGAGCATTTGCGGATTAAACTTATGACAAAAAAACGACAAGAGTGCTATTTAGGGATTTTTAACAAGATCGATTGTATTGAAGATCGTATTATAGAAATTAAAGAACAATTAGCTAATTTAAAAGAGGGTTTTTTAGGCTCTGACAACGCAGAGATATGTGTTGACGAAATAGAAGCAGAAAAAGCATTGCTTGAGATTATGAATGAAACAGCTATTGGCGCACTTCTCGATACAGACCCCCAGGGGGACGCTTGATGCACGAAGACGACAATGAACTTGTCGAATTAGCAACAGAGCCTGAAGATCTTAAGCCAAAAAAACCGAGCAACAGAGCGCCGGAAGGCATCAGGACTTTTACTGTTTGCCGACAACACGATGAAAGCGGAGTATCAGGTGAAGGTGTCGTCATTGAAGGCGCGACGTTTGCTACAGGCCACACGGTTATCCACTGGCTCACCCCCGCACCGCGCGGCAGCATTGCTTTCTTTGATGCTTTCGATGATTTCATTAAGATTCATGTCACTTCTCATCCTGGCAACGGCACTATTATTACGTTTGAAGACGGAGAACAGACTATTTATGACGGAGATAAGGACGAATGAGTTATAAATGGACTAGCGGAAGCGTTCGCCGCGGCGATATCTATTTTGAAGATGACGATACCGGCGCTGACACTTATATAGACTTTGGCCAAGACACAATAACCTTGCGCCCGAGTGGTGCGGCCATCCTCTATGCCGAAGAGGATGCAGTAGGTATTGGAACCACCGATCCTCAAACCACTTTGCATGTGAAAGGAGATCCCGGACAATTCCGGGTAGAAGATACTACAGTAGATTATGCTTATACCGTAGACTGTGACGGAGATGGAATCCGCACCCACTTTGGAGACATGACCGGCGTTGGCGATGAAGATTCATTTATGACCTTCGGCGCATACACTGGTATTAATCGCTTAGACACAGCGGCCCGTGATTTTCACATCTATGGCACCAACACTACCACCGGGTTCTACTTTGACGAGAGCGCAGGAAAGTTTGGAATTGGTGTGACTGCCCCTGACGAAAAATTGCACGTCTCTGGCAATCTTAAAGTTGGCGGAGATGATCCGAGAATTAAGATCGTTGCAGATACCGATGATCATCCCGGTGTTGAATTTTACGAGAACAGCACAAGAAAATGGATCATTTACAATAACTATACGAACGATAATCTCACATTTAAAACCGATAGCACTATAAGAATGGTAATCGAACAAGACGGGAATGTGGGTATTGGGGTTGGAAACCCTGCGCAGGCATTAGAAGTGGCTGGCAACATCCGAGTGTCCGATAACGGGAACATCTATTGCGATGGAACCGGAGAGTTATATTTAGGAAACACAGCGGGGGGAGTAATTCGTGTTGGAGGAGATGGCGGCACCTCAACGGCGCTGGCCTCGTTTAACCACTTGTCGCTCCAAACCAGCCGAGACGACGACGATATCTTCATTAAGACGGGGGATGCCACCACCACGCGGCTGTTTGTGGAAGGGGATACAGGTAACATAGCCATTGGCACCGCTGCCCCTGGTTCCACATTAGACATCAGCGGCTCTGTCTCCTTTAATGTTACTTCTTTCGGGGCTTCGGCAAACATTGGGGATACTCACTATACATGCATAGGAAACTGTGGCCCTGGTGGTGCTAATGGATCTGTCACCCTTACGTTACCTTCTGCTACTGACGCTATGACTGGTCGCGTATATGTTTTTAAGAGGGCCGACACAGGCGGTTCGGCCCCCGGTGGATCCGCCCTCGTGGTCGCTCGTAACAGCGCCTATATTGATGGAGGCACGGACAACTTAGAACTCGGCAACGGGGACTGTATCACTATCCAGTGCGTCGGGCAATCATCTGGCTGGATCGTCTTAGGAAATTATGTGCCTATTTAGGTAAACCATCGGTGCCCCTCTTACGCAGGGTGGATCAGCGCAGGTAGGTTGGGATCTGCGCCAAATTATGCCTCTTCTGTGAGTTAAAACTACTTACTGAAGAGAGGTTAATTATGTCTTTTGATAAGTGGCGTGAGTTTTTAGCGGAAGCTCCCCGGCGCGGTAGTCCTGCCGGGATACGGCGCTCTCTAAATACCCTGTTAAACACAGGACCACATAGCGATGGAAGTCCGTATAAAGATGAAGATGAGCATCTCAAAGGAAAAAAGAATCGCAATCAAATATCCGCGCCACCGGGTGCGCCGGGTGGGGGCAGCATTGGTGCATCGGGCCCTGCGTTAGAAGAAGAGGTGGAAGAAGAAACCTTTGAGATGCAGCCGGAACTTCAGCCGGAGATTTGGATAGATAATCAGATATGGCCTGAAGTACGCAAACGCTTTTTAGAAATCGTGGAAGATTTTCTAGACGGCCTAGACCTTAATGTTCCAATTGAAGACGTGCGACTAACGGGATCGCTAGCGAACTATAACTGGTCTAAGTATTCGGATGCCGATCTGCATATCGTTGTAGACTTTAGCGAAATAGATGAAGATATTGAGCTAGTCAAAGCTTTTTTCGACGCAGCCCGGGCCCGATGGAACGACCACCATCAGATTAATGTTTATGGGTTTGAAGTGGAACTATACGTAGAAAACGTCGGGGATATTCATCATTCATCTGGTGTGTATTCGGTCGACCAGAACAAATGGATTATTGAGCCTACTCCGCGAGATGTAGAAATTGATTTTATTACTGCTCGCAAGAAAAGCGATGATATTGAAACGCAAGTGAACTTAGTAGAACGTATATTGCGTAATGGAAACACGCAAAGCGCCCTCAAGATTATAGAGCGCATTAAACACAAAATCCGTCGTATGCGACAAGCGGGACTGGATAGCCCCCAAAGAGAATTTTCACCAGAGAACATAGCTTTTAAAATATTGCGTCGTAACGGAACTTTAGAGCGGTTAAGCGGGCTGAAGCGCAATGCATACGACACCCAAATGTCACTCCCCGAGGAAGTCGATGAAGTTTCAAGCGATTAAAAAAACTTCTCGTGTGTCACCTGGAGAGTATCTTTTGCATACTCCATCACAACAAATTGTATTATGTGGCGCGATAAAGCGCGATGAGGGAATGATTAGGGCTTTAGCCAGCGGGCGCCTGCTGGAAGACAAGATAGAAAATTTCCAGAAGATTTTTCTGCCTCGTGAAGAGTTGAGAAAAAGAAAAGTGAAACGACCCTGTTCGGGATGCAAAGGCTCATGAAAAACCCCATTGAATCAATGCGCCATTTTTGTGTGATTCAATTGGAATTGCTCAAGACGCGGGAACATAAACTAAGGAAAGAAATAGAAGATTGCGAGATCCAACGGGAGTTTTTATCGCAGGTATTAAAAGATATTGGAGACGTAAATCAATTCGAAGGAGATATAATCAGTAATCTCCTAGATACTATAAGGAGGAATAGATAATGACAAGCAAATATATCCCTAATCCCCGGCGGGTAGAGGGCCCTCTCAACGAGGTAGAAAAGAGAATCGAAGATTTTGTTTATAACCTTTATTTTTCATATGTGTTTGATGAAACTGTTAAGTCCCATCAACAACTTCAAGATGATTACATTGAGGCATTCTTAGATCAAGACGACGAAAAGATGCGTGCCATTAATAGAGAGTTAGTTGTTGTGGAGTCGGCATTTGAAGTTACAGCTAATATGATAGACGCTGTTGAGGAAGTGTATTCTTGACCAAGATTTATTGTTATTGTCTCTTTGATGGACGAGGCAATTTTCACGGGGTCTACTCTTCGGTAACTGCTGTCCATCGAGATGCGTTAAAGATCTGCAACAAAGGTTCTGGGCATGTCACGATGGAGACTTCTACCGGACCCATTCCTCCTTCTGCCACTCTCCTCCGAAATGCTTTTAAGGGTGCGTTTGATGTGCAGGTGCATTATTCGGGCGGGCCCGGAAACCAAGCTAAGATTATAAAGACTAAACTAAAGGAGTAAGATGACCTATTTTGTATATGGGATTACGGACTGTCCGGCCTGTCTCCGAGCGTGTGCAGACTTGATGGAAGCAGATTTAGAATATGTTTTTATAGAAACTGATTTTGCACCCACTTATCGATCTCAACTCAAAAAGCAATATCGACGCTCCACATTTCCTATTATTATTAGAGAGAGTGGGCCCGAAACGTTAATAATTGGGGGCCATGACGATTTAACCATCCATTTAGCCAAGCGTTCTGGTTGACAAAAACTTTACTTGCAACTGATCCTCACGCGTGCTATATTATGATCAGACACATACTTACTATGTGGAACTTAAACGAGGAGACTTAGTAAGATGGGTAACAGACTGGGGGATTTATGCAGCGAGCGCGGATGGGTACGTCCAACGAGAATACCCACAATATGCTTACGGCGTCATAATGGAAGTATCCCATCGAGACCCCGATGCTGTAGTGGTTTATTGCTACGATTCCAAACACGAATTCGCGGAACAAGACACGTGGGTTATCCTGCATCTGGTTCACGACGAATTCGAGTTAGTAAGCGAGGGTTAAAATGTGTCTAAGGCGACCGAAGAAGAGGCGCTGGAAGCGCTTAAAAAAGAAATCCGGGTATGGTGTCACACACCATTTTTGGTTAATACAGGAACAGATGACGGGGGGCGTTATCTGCAAATCTGGATCGAACGCCAGGAACCATCAGCACGTTTGGACGCCTGGATGGTAGAAATGCTCCCCGGTAGTAAATATATGGGTTGGCGCTTAATTGTAAGCAAGTGCCCACCCGACTATATAAGATTATTTATTTTAAATAAAAAACAAAAGGATTGGTAATGGAGGTTGGGGAACTGGTTTGTTTATACCGACGAAAGCATAAAGGGATTGGAATCGTCTTAGAAAAAGAAACGATTAGCGATGAAAAAATAAGAATAATAGAGATTGCTCAAAAAGCCGACTGGAAACAAAAAGAAGAACTAAAACGCAAAGCTCTTAGTGGGGCGTCTCAAAAAGGATTAATCGAAGCGGCCTTTCTCTATAACTTGTGGCAAGCGAACGCGAAGCTCAAAAAGGATTTTGTTTATATTAAATGGTTTCAGTGTCCCTCGGAGTATGAACAGACAAAAACTACCACGGATGCTGATTGGTTTCCGGTTGATTGGGTGGGAAGAATAAACTAACTCTATACTTAGTTATGTGGCAACTACTCACATTCCAGTCTACAAAATCGGGGATCTTGTAAAGTGTATTTATGATCTATTCGATCACTACCAGTATTTCTGGGATCAAGAGCCCGCAAGTGGCTATCCTTTCCACGGGATTATCATAGATATCCAAGACAATATGCTGATGGACGAAGAGGTTCACGAATACGGTTATGAGAAACTTTATATTGTTCGCTGTTTCGATGGACACGTCAGATTTTTTGCTCACTGGGAAATGCGGCTCGTGTCAACATCTTCTTGACAACTTTGTGGTTGACACCGGTATTAGAAGATGCTATATTAAGAACATGGCCGAGTGGTGGAATAGGTAGACACACCGGACTTAAAATCCGTTGATCATTATGATCGTGAGGGTTCAAGTCCCTCCTCGGCTACCACCTTACATCTTCTTGACAACTTTTGGCTTGACCACACAAACTGGGCATGCTATATTATGAACACTGACCACATTAACATCTTCACCGACGAAGAAATCAACAAGGAGCTACGGATGGGCACCCGCTCACACATTTATATTGAAACCGAACCAGGAAGATTTCTGGGAACTTACTGTCAGTTTGACGGCTATCCTTCCCATATGTTTCCACAACTTGAAAAGCGCAGCCATGACGAAGTATATAGTATTATCGTCAGAGGACAAACACGCGGTGGCTTGGTAGGCATTGCTGCTACGCCGTCTTCTCCTATTGAATATCAAGATGGAATGGGGGAAGCATCTTTTCTTTTTAATCCGACAGACTATCTCGAAAGCACCTGCGTTAACTACGTTTATGTAAAGCGACTGGATGGAACGGTACTATGGCGGGAAACCCGCAACGCTGAACCTGGAATCCCGATGCCCTGGTATAACACAGCACCCGAGGAGGAAGAATAAAATGATGTTTGAAGCAGGCGAAAAAGTTATTGTAATGGCAGGCAGTGTTCATTCTCCGTCCTATCTACAGGGCGAGAGCGGAATGATCCTTGAAGTATCGGGATCATCTGATTATGTACCTGAACATTATACTATTAAGTTTGAGAAAGAGACTCATATTCTTTATGGGTCCGAACTACGGAGAGAAGAAAGTGAACAAGACGTGACGTATGAACTAAAATAAGTGGTTGGCCCCTGGAGTAATACTTAAGGACATTCGGGTTCAATGTCTACAATGAACCTTGTACCCATCTGGTGAGGTGAAACCTGCGAGGGTAATGCAGGAGTGGAAAGTAGGCTAACGAGTGGAAGACGCGGTGAAGACAGCGTTCCTCTCCAGGGGCCTTTACATTGATTTGACTTGACAAAGAGAAGAAAATGAGATATATTATACATATGAAAAAGGGTGACGTAGTTAAGTTTGTTTCTCCCCCAGGACTTCACCACTTGGATTCGGTGATGAACTGGAAACAGCAGAGTCCTGGTTTGGTCGTGGGGAGCAAAGACACTTCTCTCAAGAAGCGGTCTTATGAAGTGCTGTGGAAGAACGGCGAAAGAACTTTTGAATGGGAATCATATTTGGAGATTATTAGTAAAGCATGATTTATACAGTTATTTATACAGATTACAAAAACGATTTGAAGTCCGAGGTAACGGATGGTCCGATGGACCGACCCGAAGCCTGGAAGGAAATGAAACGAGAATACGGCACAGTGCTGGCAATGGTGCCTGGGAGTCATCCCGTGTATACCAGCGGCTCAATGGAGCGAAAAGATTAGGAGACTGCTTACAGAGCATAAACAGTAAAGCTGGACGCTCAAAACATTAACCCCTATCCTGCGCCGGTAGCTCAGGGGTTAGAGCGTTGTTCTTATAAAGCAAATGTCGGTGGTTCAAGTCCACCCCGGCGTACCATTTTTTTATGACGAGGATATATACTAATATGAGCCATCACTATGGAGAATACTGGTCAAGCTGGAGCCACCAGCCTGCCACACCTAAAGAGCCTGAACTGCTTGAAGAGATTAAAACATTTCTTTTGACTCTCCATGAGAGTGATAAAGCTGCGGAGTTACTCCAAAAAATAGAGGCGGAAGCCGCCAAAGCGAATAAGCCTAAAACTGATTTTTAATGTTACCAGAGATTGACTGGCTTGAACACCAAATAGCGCAACTGCGAGAGCGGTGCGATCAGCTTGAGAAAGAAAACTTTGAGCTTAAGCGATGCATTGGCCGAGCTATCACAAACCTGGAACGAGATAATCAGCAGACCCGAGAATACATTGAGAAAGAAGAAACGAAAATCGTAGCGTTCGCCCCCAACTTCAAGAAGCCGAAGTGGGAAACGCAAGATTAACCTTTCAATTTGGGTCCATAGCTCAATAGGTAGAGCATCGGACTTTTAATCCGCAGGTCGTGGGTTCGATTCCCACTGGACCCACCATTTTTTTAAGAGAGAACAATGAAACAAGAACACTATATTATTCAAGAATATAATCGCAAGACTCAAAAATATACGACGATAGGTGAAGCTCAAGGGCTCACTGCCGACGCTGCCAAACTCAAGTTTATTGAGCAGACCAACTGGAAGCCGCGCCGCAACATTATCCTTTTCGTCCAGCACCCCCTCTGTCGTTGACATTTACTTGACAACTTTGGGGTGGACAAGTGGCTTGCCCTATGCTATATTGTATGTATGATCAGCAAATGGCTATGGATTCCGATTCTTCTGGTATACGGTTTCATCTTTGGAGCCAGCTACCTTCTAACCTCGTGGATGGTCTAATGAGCCCAGGCAACCTTGTAATGATTAAGCGTGCTGCTATCGGCGTGCCTGCTGGCACCCTCGCACTATGCTTGAAGCGCGACGAGAAGCGCGGAGATTATGACGAAGGCCATGAGATTTGGACAGTCCAGCTTATGCATGGGCAGCTACGGGGCATTGAGCGCCGGTATCTTGATATTGATTTGGAGATATTGTGAAAGTCGGTGACTTGGTAAAGAGCGCAGATCGTTTAGTTGGCAATCGGAATCGCATGCGCCTGGGAGTGATCGTAGAGGTAGACCCCGATAAAGCCGATCAACCGGGTTGTTTCGGGAGTTGTTTTATCCAGTGGATAGGCGATGCAGATTGGACATTCGTGTACGAAGAAGATATTGAGGTAATCAATGAAGGTCGGTGATTTAGTAAGAAACCTTAACTCGGAAAGCGGTCTGCTTGGCGTTATTGTTTACTGGACAGATACCAAATGGCCCGACAACAATCAATGTACGAACCATCCAGTCGTACACTGGAACGACGGGCGCACAAGTTGGATTATGGCGCATCGTGTGGAGATTATAAATGCAAATCGGTGACATTGTAAGGGTACATTGGGGCGCATGCGACTGGTCCGGCACGGAAGGTGTTGACTGGGGATATGGCGTTGGCGTTGTGACGGGCGATATTGTGTGGTGGGAGAACACACGGCGTCTTGTGTCTCCGTGCGGCGACGTAGAGATTCTATTTCGCGGCGAGCGCGTAAACTATAACCTTGGTCGGCTGGAGATTGTAAATGAAAGTCGGTGACTTGGTGAGATATAAAGATTCACTCCGCGATGACGTGGGAGTTGTAATGAAAATACAAACCGAGGGATCGTGTTCAATCTTTGGTCACACAGTGATCGTACAGACAACCGATGGGATTTGCCGTCAATATACCGAAAAGAATCTGGAGATTTTAAATGCAAGTCGGTGACTTGGTAAAGATTGTGCAGTCAGCAATAGATCCGCTCAAGACTCCATTTTTGGAACAGGTCGGTGTGATTGTTAGAAAGACTACACTTGAATCAGAACAAAACGATTGGTATGATGTATTAACGCGGGATAGGATTCACTCATTCCGCGCAGACTATTTGGAGAAGATAAAATGAAAGCAGGAGATTTAGTAACACTTTCGGCGTATGCGAATGGGCTTCAAGCCCTCCAGCGGTGGTCAGACCGCTTCCGCCAATACCATAAAAAGCAGCCCCTGGTGGGATTGGTGATTAAAATCTCCCCGTCTCGGTGGGCGTGGGAAGGGATGCAGTATGAAGTACGATGGATGGAGCCGCATGGGCCGAAAGGTCGGGAGGGTAACTACGGCGTACACACATTCAACCGCAAAGATTTGAAGTTTGTGAGTCGAGGATAGTGGAAAATCTCACTCCAGAAAATTTTTTCCTGGTATTCCAGGTATTTATCAAAGTTTTAGTTATATGGAGTCCCGTATTGTTTGGGACGTGGCTTTATATGTATTACACGCGCCCTAAAAAGCGCACAACCCAACGCAACAAAGGAAAGAAGATAATGAGAGCAGGCGAAGTATTTGAATGGCTGGATCAGGGACCAGCGGTATTGTTGGCACCATGTAAGATTGCCGATCCTATTCCCGTAGAAAAGAAGACCGAGTTTCTAAAAGATCCCGAAGGATTCTTGAAGGCATGGCCCAGCGAACAAGGCTGGACTATTAAACTTCTGGAAAGCGGCGACATCATCGACGTGCATGAAGACACGTTGACATACTCTTGACAAGATTAACCTTGACTTACCGTCGCTGGCATGGTATATTATTAGCATGAAAACGAAGAAAGTACCCAAGGCTCGTAACTGGCTCGCTGTCCATGCGTGGAATCGCAAGGGTGGAGCTATCCCTAACAAGAAGAAAGTTATGAATAAGAAGGCATGCAGGAAGAAGGTGCGAGCATGAGCAAATATGATTATGTTCCGTTTTTTGAGCGCGGCGATCTGGTAGAGATCAGCTTTGGCTATGGAGCTAAGAGCCTGGGCCTTTTTATGCATTATGAAGGATGGGCTGACGATCTTCGCGCTAAGGTTTTTTGGGATGGTCAAGACCTTTCCACTCCGGTCGTGCAACTTACACTAATCAAGAGAGCAGCAGAATGAATATCTGGGTATTTATGGGACGCTGCGAAGGGGATCTATTCGCCACCACACACCTAACGGAGAAAGGCGCAGTCCTGGCGGCACTGGCGGATATTCTGGAATATCTGGGAATCGACAGCGACGAAGATGCGCGATCTAACCCCGAAGATGCCGATGCCCTCTTGCCCTGGGATTACGACGAGCTTAAAACATTTCCCACCACGCAGCTATGGGAAGTCTACGCAGGATATCGTGAACATTTGTGGGATGATTTTTCGTATGAGATTGACATTCATCAGACACAGGTGACAGGATGAAACTGGTTAGAGATAACATTCCCAAGATCATTAATGACTCGGGACGCGAATGTAAATATCATAAAGCTGACGAAGCTGAACATATAGCACGCCTCAAGGATAAAATGGAGGAGGAGCTAACAGAGTTTATGCTTGAGCCATCTTGTGAAGAAGCAGCCGACATGCTGGAAGTGGTGCGCGGTTTGTGTCACATTCACGGCATTGATTTTATGGATGCGCTGGATGCAGCCAACAATAAACATGCTCGACGTGGTGGCTTCGATGGAGGGATCGTATTGTGGTAAAAGATACACTGCTGCAAGTCGGTGACTTGATAAGACATAAAACTTTGGGACACACCGGGTTGATTCTTCAAAGCGATCCGCGTTCCCTATGCAGTGAAATGATCCCAAGCTATTTTTTGATTGTGTGGAGCGATTGGCCTCGACTGCCCCAAGCAGATAACCAGACGTGGGCACTTGCAGATGATATAGAGGTGATTAATGCTGCAAGTAGGTGATATCGTTAAGTTTTTTGACTATGACTATGCCGCATTTCACCGCGATACGTCTGGTGAATGTTGGCGCATCGGTGTTGTGTCGGAGATCCGTCACGAGGTGTGGGATGAAGATTGGGATCCCGCATGTCTTCCGCTTGTCGTTGTCGTTCACGACGGACACAGCCAACCCCTCGTGATGCCAAACGAAAAAAATATCGGAACCTGGGTGGAGCTTATAAGTGCCCGTAAGTGATCGAATGTGGGTTATTGTTTCATTGGCGTTGGCCGTGACGGTGTGGTATTATGTGCGCTTCGGGGGAGGGGCATTATGAAGGTCGGTGATTTGGTGCGACAGCGCGACGTTGGCATGCCTCGGCAGAATCGGAGAGTGGGCGTGGTGCGCGAGATCCGAAAGAAGGATCACGCACGCTGGAAGGGTGATGGCTGGGATTCAGTCAGAGTATATTGGGGCGACAACCAGCGCATGAACGAGCGGTGGACTGTGCGCGGGTCATTAGAAGTTATTGATGGCGCTTGACATTCTCTTTACAACATTAACCTTGACTACACCCCATTTACATGCTATATTATAGGGGCAATCAGGAGAAAATAGATGGCAGTTTATGAAGCAACCGTCACCCGTGTGCGCTATGTTCACACAGTTATCGAGGTAGAAGCCGATAGCCCCGAGGAGGCACGAGAACAGGCACAACAAGTTATTGATGCTGGCGTCTTTGGTCAACCAAATGTGACGCACCCTTATCCAGAACCCGTTTATCAATGGACAACGCACAACCGCGAAGGTGTGCTGGGTCACGACGAATATGAGATTGTCGACATCGCTTGACATTTACTTTACAACTTAACGATTGACAAACCCCCTGAAAAATGGTATATTATAGGGGTAATCAAGGAGAACACTAACATGGCCTATCTTCACAAACAAGACATCGTAATCATTCGCCAGGGCGGCAAGACCATCCAGGCTCGCGTGGTAGACATGCGTTTCCGGCGCTTTAGACGCGCCTGGAAGGACCGCAAGACCGGCGAGAACAAGTCACGCTGGAAGTCGGTGCCCTACGCAGTGTGCGAGGTATTTGCGGGGCTTCCCGTGGGGACCGAGTTTATTATTGCAGGCTACAAGCTGAAGAACGAAACCAAAGACGGCGAAAAGCTGCTGGTGCTGCGCGACAAGTATGCAGCCGAGTTTAATGGCGCGTGGGTAAACACCCTATTGGCCGAGAGCAAGAATATCCGTGCAAAGAGGAGTGCATAAATGGGTTATCGATCACAAGTAGTATTGGCTATCGGAGAAGCATTGATTCCACAGTTTATGGTGACAATGGCTAAATGTCCCGAGGCGCGAGCTATGTGCTTTGGGGATGCCGATCAGACGCGAGATTTCCAGGGAGAAAAGGGCAGTCTCTTTTTTGAATGGGATCATATTAAATGGTATGCCGGTTATGAAGAGGTCCAAGCCATCGAGGATTTTCTAAACTGGGCTGAAGATAAGCTGAAGATCGACGGCAAAGAGATTGATGGCGACGAGCATTTTCGTTTCGTTCGCATTGGCGAGGAATATGATGATATTGAAACCCGTGGGTGGGGGTTTGACATTCACCCTGTTAGAAGTATTGAGTATTAAGGAAGGATAACATGACAGGTATGGCAACATTCACATTTATTTGTATTGCGACGGGATTTAGCGCGTTTGCAGTTGCAGTAAAACGAGAGATTTGTATTAAAAGAGGAAAAAATGAATACTAAAGTATGTAAACACTGCGATGAGATTTTTAATCTTGATTCGATTGCTAAAAAAGCAGCGGGTGGAAAGATTAACGAGTGCCCCGACTGCGTTGAGGAGTTGGGCACCGAGACTGCTGTAAAATATACAGGGCTTCAGATTGAAGAAACAGGATCGTTTGCGATCAGTCGGCATGCTACAGAAGCAGACCGGCAGAAACACATGAACGACCGGCTGAAAATGGATGACTTGTCAAAATGAAAATGACACTTGTTATTGATAGTGAAGATTTGGATGGTATTAAAGATTCATTTAAGATCATCAAGATGATGAACGATAAATATAACACGCCAGCGCGTCAGTATAATGATCGTTCATTCGGAAAGATTCGCTACATTAAACTTCTGCGTAAATACGCGAAGTTTGCGGCTGATGAAGATTTTGACGTTGATTCGCTCAAAGCCGCTAAACGCTTTGCCGATGCGTTGTGGGCAGGCGATTTTGATTGACATTTACTTGACATGATAATGATTGACAGCAACGCCTTTTCATGCTATATTATAGGGGCAAATAAGGAGAGAACCACAATGAGATTTGAGTTTACAGAAGAAGAAGTCGGCGCTTTGATCGAGGCACTCGGCGCGTGGATGGAGCAACCGAGCGAATGGGAAGGCGAGGAGTGGTTGCGACGGCAGGACATCGGCGCAGACCTTGACCTTGAGTTGCGCGAGGGGCTGGCCACTGGTGATGGAAACGTCGTCGATGATGCAGCCGAGGCTTTTATTCAGGCAGGCATCGACGCCCGCGAACAAGCTAAGGCAACATCCCGGGCCGCAACGCGCCGTGAACAAAGGCTGGCCGAACTGGCGAAAGGCACCACGGCTACCCTCGCCAACGACCCCGCAGACTGGTAGCATAAAATGAAAGTCGGTGATTTGGTTAAATGGTCCTGGCACCTTGATACAGATTGGGCGACGACGCATTTTATGGGCGTCATCGTGGGCTCCAAGCTATACAAGATGGCGAATGGGCTGGATAAATGTATCGTGCTGCAAGTATTGACCAGGAATGGCCAAACCATCCAGGTCCGAGAAGACGAAGCAACCTTAAAGTTGATCGCCGCGTCTTGACATTCTCTTGACAACTTTCCTATTGACTCTCACCTATCCAGGTGGTATAATGATGGCATATCAAGTAAGGAGATATATCAATGGCTACTAACCTTCCCTATGTAATGACCTTTGCACAAGCGTGCGACTACTTCACCGACGAGATTCTGCCCTTGGTTCAAGAGCAGCATGAGCAAGACGGTGTACCCGATTGGCCCGCCCGATGCGAAACCTGGAACAACTGGACCGATAGCCTATGCAAAGACGGACAGATCAGCGACTGGCAGTATATGAACTGGACACACCCGCCCTGCAACGGTTGACATTCACTTTACAACATTAACCTTGACATCCACACCCCAGCATGCTATATTGTATGCATAGAACGGAGAAAACTATATGGGAAACTATAACGGAACAGTCCACTGCGGGCATTGCTACCAACAAGGACACAACCGGAGATCGTGCCCGAGAAAACTGGAGAGCCTGCAACGGCAATACGCCGAGGCTAAGGAAAGCGGCAATGACAATAGCTATACACAGTATTACGCGCAGCAGATTGCAAAGATGACCGGCACGAACCCCGAGACTGGGGCGACACGCAAGCGTCGGAATGAAAGCTATGGGCGCAAGTGTTCCTATTGCCGCGAGGGTGGCCATTCGCGCCGGACTTGTCCAACGCTCAAAGAAGACCAGCGCAACTATCGCCGCATGTCGTCAGTAGTGCGGAAAGATATGCTGGCTCGCATGCAGGAGCATGGTTTCGGTGTCGGTTCCCTGGTAACGATGACAGCGAACCAGTGGAATCAAGCAGCAGGCGAGTATCAGGAGGTAAAGAACGCTTATCTGGTGACAAACATTAAGTGGGACAGCATTGGACCCCACAACCAGCACGGCAATAGCTGTGTCAAAGTGATGTCGGTCAAAGACCCGAGCAATCAAGTCTGGATGACGATGCCCACGGAGGTCAGCGGAAGCGAAGAGAACCGCTACAGCCGCGCCCCGGAGATTGTTGGGGCTACAGCCCCGGAAAAGATTAACCCTCCGTCAGCGTGGACAGCAGGAGCCCGAGCAGAAGAAGGCGAGAACGCACCTTTTGAGAAGGGTGCCCAGCGTCAAGGATACTGGTGGCACAACGAGGGCAGCGTTCTCCTGGATCGCTGGGCAGGGATCGAGTCAACCGAGTAGTTGACATTCCCTTTACAACTTGGGGGTAGACAGCCCCCAGGTTCTATGGTATAATGCTTGCATACGATGGAGAAAGCGATGAGCCCCTGGATGACCGAGAGACTAAACACCTTGAAAACAGAGAACCAGCCCGAGCGTCCCGCGCTCCGCATCCCGACACCGCGCCCGGCACCGGCACGTCGCCCCGAGCGTCGGCCCGAACCCACTCGCGGCGTTATTATCGTTGACTTGACAATCAGTTGACAACTTCCTTGTTGACAGACCTATTTACCCATGCTATATTATTAGCGTAAGAAACAAAGAACCCCGAACCCGGAACCAATCATGTCAGTAGACTTCAAGACCTTTCAAACCGTAGTAGCTCATATCCTCGATTACAAGTTTCCCGTGCTGGTGCGCGGTAGGCATGGCGTCGGCAAATCCGAGGTAGTGTATCAGATTGCTGCTGATCGCAACCTTCCGATTGTCGAGCGTCGTGCAAGCCAGATGAC